TGAGACTGTGATGTTGACTGTAGCACCAGTACCTGAACCACCAGAGACAGCAACAGCAGTCGCGCTGTTGTATCCAGTACCACCAACGATCGTTCCGACGCTAGCGACAACTCCAGTATCAGGAGAGTCGATGCTGTCAGAAGTGTTAGTCTGCTGGTAGGCTTCATCTAGGATGAGTGCAGCTTCTTAGAGTTGTGGAATTCCAGCTGTAGACAACTGCTTTCTACCACCAGTGAAGGTGACTGTATCGCCCATAGACAGACCAGCAGGTGCTGCTGTTAGGGTTTGCGATTTGGTCAGCACCACGGTCAACAGCGACAACCTTGAGGGAGTTGCCCCAGGATCCTGCTGATCTTGCTACGTAGCGATTACCATTTCCATTTCCTGCTTCCCAGTCATCGTCATTCTTGACTAGGACTGCTTGTCCACCATCCGATGCACTGTTAACGCTTTGTAGCAGCACGAACGACTGCGAGGCGACCGCGTATCCGAGGAATTCAGATGCTACGAAAAAATCTTCTGCGTTAGAGTCGGTGGGATGACCGAATACTGAAATTAATTCTTTTTGTGACGCGATTATTCCACGACCTTTCCAATAGGTCCTTTTTGGAAAGTTGATGCGTGTTGCATGCAGTAATAGTGCTTGCACCGACAACAACAGCATTACTAATGTCACGCTCTTTTAAAACTATTCCAGGCGAGACTTGACTTGCCATGTTTTTCTCCTTGAGGTAAACCAAATTTGATCTATAGGTATTTAGATTTTTGGAACTTTCAAGTGGGGGAAACCATGCACGAACCCTTACCAGTCTGGGTATATGTCTTCCTTTAAATTACGCTTCCTACTCGTCACTCTCTTTCTTGGTACACTCCTTACATTCATAGGACCACGCAGACAATGATGTCCTGTCTGGTCTAGATCTATAGGAAGTCTGTGGTAAGATCTTTAATTTTTTTACACGATCTACATTGCCTCTGTTGAAACAGGACAGTATCTAAATCAAACAGATCATCTACATCCATTTATATACTCCACATGTATGAGACATCCTCTTGGGTATCTCCATATTCCCACACAGTTCCATCGTCTACAAATCCCTCGTCTCCTTCTAGACCAGTGGTGATGAAACCAAATGGTGCCATGTCCTGTTCAATCTGATTCTTCTGTTCACTATAGATACGTGCTCTGACATCATTGTCAGTTAGTTCTTTGAAGTAATCCTGTTGAACCAACCAGGCAAAGATAACCATACACATTACTAGGTCATCATGGAATCCTTCATCAGCTTCAAAGGATTGCTTCTTCTGAATGAACGTAGTAAGTTCTGATATAATTTCGTAGTCATTGAAAGTGAGTTTGTCATCTTCAATAATCTGCTTGAGGTTGGCACAACCAACCTTCTTCACGGTGACACTCATCTTGACACCGAGTTGTGTTTTAGATCCAGAGAATCCATGTCCCACAATCTGCCCTGCACGCCCTCTCATGGCGCACATAAGCACGTTAGGATACTCAAGGTCATAATTTAGAATCGACGCCACAGAGTCTCCCACGTCGTTCACCTCGCACAAGACCCAGGCATTATTGTATGCCCGAGCAACGTCATTGATAACGTTGGGGAACAGCATCGGTTTGATTTCGTTGTTCCGATACTTTCCTACTATCTTATATGGAACTGTAGTAATGTCGAAGATGATAAAAGCAGAATAGTCTCCGCCAATACCCCTACTAACATCCACCGTAATAATATATTCTGCTTTGTCTGTTGGTTTTTCATAAACGTCAAGTCCCTTACTCCTAGTAATGGGATCTATAAATGCCAATGCTCGTAGTTTAGCGGCAGAGATTAATGTGTCAACAGATCCCAGGAATTCACATTCAAACTCCTGGGTGAACTGTCTCTCTGACGTGTTCTTAATAGTTTCTGCTTTCCAGTTCTCATCCCTACCAGGCACCTGTGACCAGTGTACCTCGTGCCAGGTATATCCATTCCTACCATTCTGTGCATCAGTCCACAACTTATAGAAGTGGTTCATACCCTGTGGGGTAGAGATGATTATGACCTTCGTTGATTTACCAGAAGTAATAGTAGGATAAACAGAGGCAAAGAAGGACTCTGCAATATGGTTTGGAACGAACGCAAACTCATCGAGGAAGATGATGTTAAACGACATACCTCGGACAGCAGACGCAGATGTAGAAGCTGCCAATATCTTACTGCCATTCTCTAACTCCATGGATCCTTTGTTCCATGATATCACGCCTTGCTGAATCCACTTGGGCAAGTTCTCGTATGCTGTTTGCAGACGACCGAGTAGATCCCTTGCTGTACTTGCTTTGTTAGCGAGGATACCAATGTTAACGCTGTCATTAAACAACGCATAATGCAACAAATACGAAACCACCGTCGTAGACTTTCCAGTCTGTCGAGGCAGCTTCGCAATGTTAAATCTACTTGTGTGGAACTTCCTGATTAGTTCTTCTTGGAAGTCCCACATTTTGAATGGCACCAGACCCTCGTCAAGTGAGACGATCTGTACATAGTTCTTTGTGAAGTATACAGGATCTTTCTGACACTTAACGTACTCTTCAATTTGTTCCTTGGTAAAGTCTTGCTTGACGTTCGCTTTCTTTAGAAGCGGGTTACCAAGATAAATCTGATCGGATGCCATAAGAAAACTAGTTCACCACTAGTATTTAGAGATCACCGAACTTGTCTCGCATATCTTCCATAGTTTTTTTCTTCTCGGAGATCATGCCATCGATGTAACCTGCCCTGTATTCCCAGGTCTGACCACCATCCATACCCTTCATTGGATTGATGCATTGTTCGTTCCCTAGTTTGTTGCAAACAAGACCAGCAAGGTCAAGCTCACTAGAGTCAGATGTATTCCCAGTGCCACGCCAGACATGTGTACCATTAATCCAGGTGGCACCGCACTTTTCGCATTCTTTCCTCTCTAGTTTGAGAGTAGACAATTCCTTGTCAGGATCGGTCATCTTTACGTAACTCCTTTATTAGTTTGTTATAATCTGGTAGGTCTTTGATAAGTTGTTGTTCCAACTTACGGCGCATAAGATACATCCTAAACCTAACCCAAGCATAGCGCAATTGCAGGTCGAAGTATACAAACAATCGCGTCGTCTCTTCGACACCAGCATAGGCAACGAGTAGGATGACGAGGGTGATTACTACGTAGACACCAAGCATATGTAACACTCTGCTACAGGTATTATAGTCCTATGTAGTAAAAAAATGTGTAACAAACACTAACTTTTTCTTAACTAATTTTAAACGGGATCAAAAATTTGTCCAAGATTCATGTTACCACTAATGATTACCTTCAATTTAGAAGTTCTAATAATCGGAGAAGTGTGCAAAGTATGTGAGGGAAAGATAACAATGTCTCCTTCTCGGGCAGGTGCTTGGAATGCACAGTTCATATCATAGTCCCAGAAGAGAGTCCTATCATCAGGATTTTCTAGGTGTACATAATACACAAACGATATGTTAGATCCACCGTGGACATGCCACCCATGAGATTGAGTTTTTGTATAAACTTGATGCCACGCATGAATGATGTGTAGATCGTTAGCATAGTAACGATCAGACACTGCGTCTGTAAATTCTTTGATGTTCTCCAAGAATTTATTAATATATTTTTTCTCGGAGTTGTTCTCCCAGTAATCAGAAACCATGTTATCTGGATCTCTGTTCTCTGCAGGAGACTCTTCATCCATCAGTTCAATCAGTTCTCTCTTGATAGAGTCATGATGCTTAAATTTATGTTTCCAAATTTCCATTATAAATTTTCAAAATTATATTCTGATATCATAGCAAACATTCTTTTCCTCATAATATCAAGAAGGATTTGTTCTTCGTATGGTCTGGCAGGTGCCCCTGGCCACATCTTGATAGAGTATTCAAAATGGTCATACATCGCCCTGACTTCCTCTATGTTCATAGTCATGGTGCATAGCCATTCCTCTTCCTCGGGCATGAGACTCTTGTGTATCTATACCCAGTATATAGTAGATGATATATCCAACACCTATCAAAAGTATGATGATGCTGATAATCACACTCCATACAGGATCGTTAGGATTTTCTAGTGGTCGTAGGAGGAGGTTCATTCCATTCTGATTTCAAGTTGTTGTATCTAGGGTTGTTTATTGCTTCTAGATGCAGCATTTCTGATAGTTCGTCAACACATTGACACCACTTCTTTCTGGCGTCTCGTGCTCCTAATGCTTTTTTCGCCACAAGCGATTCCACTCCCTCCAAAGTTGGGCACATTCTTCGCTCTTTTTTTGGAGGTGTGGTTCTCGATACACTATGGATTCCTGGGGTCTCTCCCTAAACTTTTTAAGTAGTCAGCCCACCAGTCTGGATCCCTCTTGCATTTCCAATTGGGTACTGGTAAATCATGAAGCGAATACCATTCGTTAATCGCTTCATCTATAGTCTGTGCGATCTCCATATTCCTCTTCCTCTTCGTCAACATCAGCATATGCATTCTCCACGAAGGGTCCTCGTTTTCGTAAAGGTTCTCTTCTGACATAATCCTGTTCAGCATTAACGGCAGATATCCAAACAACAAATTTCATCAACACGAAGATGATGACCAATGGCGAAAGACACAGTAGTAGTGTAAAATTCATTCGTGTTTTTTAGCGAAGGGTTCCCAATGCTCCCAACCATATTTATGGACAAGATGCATTCCTATGATAGGAACAAACACAACACAAAACCCCATGACGCCTAGGCACCACGGGGTATTCATAACAGATCTGACGAACAGTTGTATGTTATGCATTAGAAGTGCCGCTCCAAGACTTCTAACCTCTCTTCCTCATGAGCGATGACATCAATCTGTTCTTGGATTGCTCCAAGCACATCAGGATGCTCACCGATACCCACGGGGTTGTGAAGGTATACTTCGATGTTCACTTTTGCTTTTGCAATTTTGCCTTGAGCATCTGCTTTGAGTGCTTCAATAATACGGTTCTTCATTCTGGAAAATCCCAATTAGTAATTTGTTCTGTTTGTTTCCAAGGACCCCACGTACCAGGACGATAGACATAAGGTGTAGTTCGGATCTGACACTGATCACCAGTGCATAGTAATTTATCTACGATCCTCCAGGATTCCATTACTTCGTCTGCATGCACGAAGTGGGACTGGTCTTGGTCGATGACATCATAGAGCAATTTTTCGTATCCGTCAATTGCTCGGTCTTCTGGGTATGCGTGAGTGAGCGTAGCGAGTTCAAGACTATCACCAAGCCCAGGAGATTTAATGTCAAGACGGATATCCAGATGAGGACTAGGCTGGAGACGCATAACAATCCTATCGTTAACTTCCCCTTCATAGAGTTTTAGCGGTGGTGCTTTGAGTTTGATCACAACTTCCACACAACCATAAGGCATGTTCTTGCCCGTCATCACGTTAAAAGGAACCCCTTCCCATCTCCAGTTATCGACGAATAGAGTACCAGCAAAATAGGTAGGAGTGGTACTGTGAGGATCAACCCCCTCTTCAGAACGGTACGTATCATATTGCCCTAGAACTAGTGTTGGTGATATTCTAGTCGCTGCTAGAACCTTTGTCTTCTCACGTCGTAGTTCCCTGGCATTCATGCGACAGGGTGCTTCCATAGCAATCAGTGCAAGCACTTGTAGAATGTGATTCTGTAGCATGTCGCGTACAGCACCAGCAGTCTCATAGTATTGAGCACGACCATCACAACCGATGGTCTCTGTAGCAAAGATCTGAACTTCTTCTATGTACTGGCGATTCCAGAGAGGTTCCAGAAGTATGTTACTAAATCGCGTAGTAAGAATGTTGTTAACAGTATCTTTACCAAGATAATGGTCAATGCGATAAACCTGTTTTTCCCGTAGATGTCTCCCCACCACAGACTGTAGATTATCAGCAGATTTATAATCGTGCCCAAAGGGTTTCTCAATAACCACTCTGGTCTTGTCGGGGTCATCAAGTAGACCCGCCTCTTTAAGATGGATAATAGCGTTAGCATATCTTTCTGGAGGAACCGACAAGAAATAAGTATTGTCGTCAAGATGAGTAGGAAGATTATTGAGAGAGTCAACATTGTCTAGGTCTGCTGAAATGTAGTCTAGATGATGTAAGAATTCTTCGGGGTAATCACCAAGAGATTCTTTCCATACCCCCACTCCAGGATCTCTCCTAGCACAACCAGTAATCAAAAAGTTCTCTGGTAGAAGTTTCTTCTGCCAAAGTTTGTAGAGAGCAGGAATTAGTTTCTTCTTGCAAAGGTCTCCCGTTGCTCCGAAGATAACAATTCCTTTAGTGAGCGGTTCCATTTCCATCGTATTTGTCGGATTCGTAGTATACATTTTCACCTTTTCGTACCCCGAAATATATCGTGGAAAGTACAAAGAACGGGGTAACCCATAGTAAGACATCAGCGAACGTCATGACCACCGAACATAGAACGCATACCATTCAAAACCTTGGCTGTGAAAGCACCAAGACGGCGCGACTCAAAACGTGCCCACAACGCACCAGAGATGACAGGAGTGGGTACACCCAGATCCACAGCGGTATGAACAGTCCAACGACCCTCACCGCTATCGGAAACTCCTCCATCGAACTTATCAAGCTCTGGATCGCGGCGAAGTACATCCGCAGTAAGGTCAAGTAACCAACTGCCAACAACGCTACCCCGACGCCAGAGCTCAGCCACTTTAGCAACGTCAACGTCATACTGATAATCGGCAGGGTTGTCCATTGGGGCGACCTCTGCATCTCCTTCTTTAACGTACTTGGCACCTGCATTTGCTTCTTTCAGAATGTTGAACCCTTCGGCGTATGCTTGCATGATACCATACTCAACACCGTTATGGACCATCTTCACAAAGTGACCTGCGCCAGCGGCACCACAATGCATCCAGCCGTATTCTTCAGGATACAAAGTGTACCTGTCTGTGTCACTAGTTCTTGGGGCAGCACCGATACCTGGTGCGAGTGCATCAAAGATTGAGCGGCAAGTGGATACTGCATAATCTGCACCCCCAACCATAAGACAGTATCCACGCTCCAGACCGTAAACACCACCACTAGTACCACAGTCAAGATACGAGATGCCAAGTTTAGATAACCTTTCTGCCCTGCGTCGAGAATCCTTAAAATTGGAATTGCCATGATCAATAATAATATCACCCTCCACACAAAATGGTAGTAACTCATTGATTGTGTCCTCTACTAATTCGGCGGGGATAACAAGTTGGAAGATACCAGGAATAGTTCCTGCTACATCGTCTTGGTGTACTACTTGAACAAGGCTTTCCAGAGAATCTGCAGCTGCTGTAATATACCCGTTGTCTGCTGCTTCTTGTGCTTTAGCATAATTTCTCCTGTATCCAAATACTTCAATGCCTGTCTTAAGCATACGGCGGGACATACCCTCACCCATGCGACCCAGACCAATCATTCCTACTTTCATTTTTCTTTTAATAAATTTTCTACTTGTTTGCGAGCATCAGACATCTTCTGCTTGTCGCGTTCTGAATGTCTGTAACCATATTTACCATGGAATATGGCATGACCCTGGCAGAACATTGTCACCCCAAATATCAGGGCAAGGATGATACCTATCCATTCAATTATAAGTGTATGTTGAGCCATGGGAATACAGGATCGATTACTCCAATAAGTCGAAGGAGACCTTCGGCAAAAAGTGCAAGCACAAACCAACCAACAAACATACTGATAATTGAGGCATTACGATTATGCTTTCTTATGGCATCATCGATCATCTCCTGCACTTCGTCTTTAGTGACGTAACTTGGTGGTGGTGGTAGTTTTCTAAATCGGTTTCCAATTCCCATTAGATCATCTCCATAGCATCGTGTAATTCTTTTGAGTGATGTAGTTCATCATTCATGATCTCAAGGATCTTATCATCGGGACCATTCAGTGCTAGGTACTTGGCGTATGTAGTAGCAGCATGAATCTCTACTTCATAGGAGAGATGGTAAGCATTACGAGGGGACACCCAGTAATAAGCCACATTGCTCCAATAGTAGATAAGAACGAGAGACTTGGCAACAAAGCGGTCAATAAAATAAAGGTTACCACCCCTACTTTCCATGTATTCCAAATGTTCTGTTTCATTGAGTGACTGATCGAAGTGCTGTTTCATTAAGTATAGATGGTCTGGACCTCGCAATCCCATGCTTTCTCTGAAATGTAATACACTCAAGAAAGCAAAATAGGGTGCCCGAGCAATTTCCTCCAGCACCCAAAAACGTTGATAGTCTCTACCCTTGTAGAGAAAATCTAGGATCGCGACAGTGATATCTAAAACGAACCTGTTGATTGTCTGCATTACTCTACATGCACAGTACCGATCATGCCTGCACCTTTATGAGGAGCACACCAATAGGTGTAGTCACCTGCATCAGTGAAGGTAATATCAAACTCTTCACCAGGTAGCATCGCTAGTGATTCGTGAGCAAGGTCGGGACGATCTTCCACGATCACATTGTGTGGAGGAAGCATGTTGTTCACAAAGTGAACGGTATCTCCTGCAGAAATAGTCACCTCTGCTGGATCAAAAACTAGGTTTCCATTGGAACCCATCTGGACATCTACTGCCCATGCAGGGGCAGCAAGAAATAGCGTTGCTAGGAACGCGAATAAAAATCTCATTTGCTAGTCGAATGTTGTTCTTGATATGTTTTGAGTTTTTCAATTAACTCATGGTATTCATCCCACATGTATTCCGAGCCTGTCTTGTCTTGATAGACTTGACACGCTTTGATTAGGCGGTATACATCAGTGTCGTTTAGACGCATTTCAGTTTCAAAACTCATAACTAATTATAGGATCACTAGGTAATTATTCGCTATTTTAACATTCTTTTTACAAGTTATGTCAGCAATTCCACGCACGAAGACTTTTATTAATACGGGAGTCCTTATCGTTAGCGGTTTTCTTTGATGTCAACTTCTTTTTCATGCCCTTCATTCGAGCGCAGAAGGATGCCCTCCTGGGATTTCCAACCTTCTTGCTTGGTGCTTTAAGGTCAGATCCTGGATTTTCTCTTTCGTAAGACTTGCGTCCTTTTTCGTTGAGTCCACCTTCTTTGTTTTTTCCTGCTTTCTTTGTCCAGGCTGCTTCTCCGAGGACTGCTTCTTTGAAGTTTTTGACGGCGTACTTGTCCCAGTATTCAACTCCGAATCGGCAGACATCTCTAGTCTCCCACTTTTCACATCCAGGACAGTATCTTTTTTCTGCGGCTTCTCTGATGTCACTACGCAGTTCTTTAAACGACTTCATATTTAGTCTGCCGTATCATCTTCGCTTTTATTTATTTGCTTCAGCATCTTCTGTAAATCTGCTGTGCTACCTACGAACAAATTGTTTGTGGTTTTGTTGTTGACAGAGTTCTTTGTAGGAGCGTCCAGTTCCTTCATTTTCTTCTGTAGGTCAATCAGTTTGTCAGTGGTGTCTGCAACCTGCTTCATAGCGTTCACAGCGACCTCATACGCTCTTGGGTGCCCTGACTCCTGTGCGACCTCTAACGCCCCGTTGAGCGCCTCCTGACCCTTGTCTATGAGGTTGTACAGTTGACCGCGAGTATATTCGTAGTCTTTATCCTGATGATCCTGGTCTTTCTTTTCGGGAACAGGTTTTGATGGTTTGGATTGTTCAATTGCAGTCTCTTCAGTCTCGACTTCAATATCAAAGATATCTTCCATGTTCTTTTCAAATTCGTTCATAGCAATTCAATACCCTCATTAAATCCAAAGTCGTCTGTGCTGATGACCAACGCATCATCTGCTGCATCGATAACACCATCAGCATTTTTATCTTCCAATGCTTTGGGTGTGTACGTAAGTTTTGTATTCCTGTTGTCTGGAGAATCGTTCTTGTCTCCAATTGATTCGTATACAGTTGCCTTTTTGATAACACCAGACTTGGTGAAAGGACCGTAGATATAAGATCTAGCAGTAAAGTTCAACGTCCATACGATACTTCTTCTGTCTAGGAAGTCTCCGTCCCAGTCATCCTCGTAGTTGACATTATTTAAATTGATTGTAATGTCTTTCTTCTCTCCCATTTCTGGGATCATGTTCAACGTAATGTTAAAGTTAGGTTGGAAGTATGGAAGTATTTGCTCAAGAATCTGTAGTCCGTCGTCTTGTGACTTGGCGATGATCCCGAGTTCAAACTCCATGTTGTAGGGGACGGGTACATATTGTACAGAGAGAGATTCTCCGTCTGAATCAATAGTCTTCTTAAGTTTTTGGGTTGCTGTAATTTTTCTGGATGTATCATAAGAAATATTAGTCATCTCAAAATACAGACGAGGCAAAGTAATTGCTACTTTGTTATCAACGTCTGGGTTCTGTTCTAGTCTTACTAGAAACTTATTCTTCGGACCATAGGCAAGGGGAACTTTCTCTGCTTCTAGCACAGTTCCAGTAGAAGGATCTTTCTTCCTGATTTCAATGTTATTGAATAGTGTACCGAAACCGATTACTGTTTTCCTAATCGCTTCGTTATAAAAATGTGGTCCTAACATCAGAATTCACCAGTAACGTTGCCATACTCTCCGAATGGATTCACTTCAGTAAAATCAAGTAAATCATTACCTGTAGTCTCAATGTATTTATTATCGGCGTACTGGACGTTTTCTAGTGATAGATTGTCTACGGTAACGCTGCTTTGTACAGTGCCACTCTCTGCTCCAGTGATCTCTTCTCCTGGTGTGAAGTTACCAGTTCTGTTGATCAGTTTCAATTCATGATTGTCTCTGTCCCAGAAAGATACTTCTGCTGTAGTTCCTGTTGTACCACCAGTCACAATCTCTCCTAGAGAGTAATGAGTGGTAGCATCAGGATCCATAGCGAGAGTGATTGAAGGAGCAAGGATCTCCTCAACAACATCAATCTCTTCGATGCCTGTCTCGAACTCGTCATTACCAAGTTCGTAGATCTCTGCAGTCATCGTGTAGATGTAGTTCTTACCTAACTGGTAGAACGGTGCCTCTCTTTCTACAAACTTGATCTCATACAGATCTTTTGTGAGTGGTAGATAGATAAGGTCTCCCTCATTAGGTCTACCATCCACAGTAGTGATGTCAGCAAACTCTTGGAATACCTGACTCCATCTGTTCTGGGAGACTACCATAGTAATCTCATCAGTGATGCGTAGACCAAACTTACTAATGAATTCAGATGGAGATCCAAATCCCTCAACATTGATCAGTAGCATCTCGATCATGTATTGAGTATTAAACTCGGAATACAGAATGTCGTCTAGTGCTACATCTTTGATCATCTTCCTTGGAAGATAGTAGACATCACTACCGAACAATCTGATCTGCTCATCCACTAAACTCTGGATAAGACCCTGTTCTGTGCTGACACCACCATGTTGTGGGAAGTAGATACTTTTCATCCGATCATATCCATTGGGGGAAGCTCATAGTAGGTTGCACTTTTCTCCATGAGAGCATCGATCTCTTTCTGTGCATCCTCAAACAACTGTCTGCCGTTCAGTGACACACCACCAGGCAGTTGTACGTTGTTAAACTTGATTAGGTTCTGACCCCACTGTCTCTTGATCAGTGCAGTTAGATACTGCTTGACGAAACTATCATTGTAGACTTGAGTGAACTCGTCAGGATTCAAGAAACGATAGCACTCGATTAGAAGGAAGTTACCTTCAATCATTCTTGCTTTGTCGATATCAATGAATAGTCTGTCTTGTCTTTGATTAAATCTAAACTGAACTAATGATCCAGTCTGAACAATCATGTCAAGCGTCTCAAAGTATTGCTTGAGCATATAGTAATTTGACATGTCAAAGTTACCAAAAGCAAATCCTGATGAGAAGGAAAAGATATCCATCAGGAAGTATTGGTTGTTCATGCCAAAGAGATTGTTCCTTGCAAAGTTAGAGGAGATACCCATAACTTTGGAGATGCCAACTACATGCTCTGGTACTTCAATAAAGTTCTTTCTGCTAATCCAGGTAGCAGCATCAGGAGCTGGTGTGGATGATGTTTCATCTGCACCATCAAATCTTGTTACATCATCTGCTGTAATCTCATGCTTGAGATACATCTTCTCGACACCATCCATGTGTCGCTCACGGTAGTATTGAAAAGCGTCGTCAATCAGGTCATCCAGTTGATCATCGTCTACGTTGATTTCAAGAACTGGATGACCGAGACGCCTCAAACAATACTCCTTGAGTTCTTGTCTACTAGAGGGTTCTGCCATGTTTCTCCTTATGCCTGTGCTTCAGACCAGCGAACGTTAATCGTTGCATTAATTGCACTACCAGAAGTTAGGTATGCATTAATTGCTAGAACGTCGGGACCGTTGGGGAATGTACCTCTACCACCGATTGGAGTGTTGGTAAGTTCCTTCAGTTCGGAAAGATCGATTGTATCTCTAGAACCAGGTGCTGCCGTGAAAGCGAAGACCTGCTCTCCAGGAGTTGCTGCACCCGTTAGAGGCTGGAACGTGTAGGTTGTGCTACCTGCGCTTCCTGCTCTAGTTCTGTCAGAGAACTGGATCCATGTTGTGCTGTTATTTCTTCTGAAGATTCGGACAACCGTCGCTCCTCCTCTCAAGTCACCACCAGTTACCTCAAAACCAATCTGTACACCACCGATGTCGGAGGTATTGAAGAAGACATAGTTAGAAGTGTAGTTCTGTGTTCCAGCGTTTGATGCTGTAACTGGAGCAACACCACCAAGGAAGGTAATATCACCACCAGATGCAATCTGTGCAAACGATGGTTGTCCACCTGCACCGCCTGTATTCAAACCTGCCCAGGTAACGTCGTTTGGATTAGTTGGGTAGTTCTTGGGATTAAGAACACCCTCAACGATGATACCCTGCGAACTTGATCCACCCTGTGTGGTAATCTCAATGTTCTTGAGTAGCAACTGTGCTCTGTTGATCAGTTCTCTTTCACCTAGGTCACCAGTGATAGCATTGGAAACACTAGGCGATAGTCTGATCAGGAAGATAGTAGATTTGGTAGTATTAATCTCAACTTCTTTTTCTTGGTAGTTAAAGAGGTATCCACGGTCTTCATCAAATCCACCGTCAGTCAGGAATGCAGAACCCCAGTGATTAATCTGTGGAGTTGCTGTGTTGGATAGTAAGATAACACCAGCGTTGGAGTCATGACTATCAGCACTGCCTGCGAGGAAAGTTCTTTGAGAACCAGCAACGAAGTTGGTGTAGTTTGCAGATCTGGTTAGACCAGAGAGAGTGTTGTTCAGTTTAGATGTGTATCTAACAATCTCGTTGTTGATTAGTACAATACCACTTGGTGGGAACAGGGAAGCATCCTTAAGCAGCATGCTGTCTGTTTCGGTGGAAGTCATATTACTTGCTAGTTTGTTCTTCGCACCTTCGTTGATAACCTCATAGCGAACAGGTAGGTTACCAGAACGCATGAATGCTTCGTTGTTTCTGTTGTTGTTCTTCAGTCTGTGTACGAAGATGAAGTTACCAGATGGACCTCTGAACATCCAGTCGATGAATCCAGCACCATACCAGGTATACTGGAATCCGATCATCTGCATTCGGTTGATCTCGATGTCATATCCAGACTTACCTGTACCGTCTGCCCTATCAATATTCCACTGACTCTGGGGAATAATGATTTCTTTAGTCAGTGCTGCCTTGACATTGGTTGCACTAGCAACACCTCTAAAGTCAGGGTTGACGGACAACTGTGTGTCGCCTTGGATATCAGTAACGACGTGGGACATACCACGAATGACAATTCTGTCACCAACAGATAACTGTTCAGTAAACTTGGTGTTTGTTCCAGTCAGTTCGTTAGAGTCTGGTGTAGCAGATACTGTACCAGCAATCTGATAAGTAGAAGATCTTAAACCGACAGCAATGTTTGTTCCGTCATACTGGAAGAAGATACCGTTCTGGTCATCAAATGCACCAGCACGAACCGTAGCACCCTGCCATCTATACAGAGCGACAACTGGTTGGTCGCCAAATTCTGCTTGTGTCTGTGCTAGACTATTCTTCGCAATAACAGTGAACGTAATTTCATCAATGATTGACGCTACAGTGTAGTGATCATTGTATCCTGCTGTGGTTAAACCAACCAACTGAATTTCTGCACCAACCTGTAGACCGTGGTTGAGGTCGTCAGTAACGCAAGTGATGATACTGCCGATTGCAGTTCCATCTGCACCAACACTTCTCAAGTCATAAGAAGGTGCGAACAGGGCACCAGTGGTATACATGATACCTTTACCAGACTGATATCTGATGTACTTCTTGGATTGACGAACTGCCTGTGCGCCGTGAGCAGGAGAACCTGTACCCAACTGAACACCACCGTCAAATGGTCTGTGTGTATAGAACGAGTCAGTTCTTGGATATACAACACCAGTAATACCACCAGAGACATTACCTGTCGATCTTGCGGTGAAGGTGAAGTTATCTAGTCCAGGTACTTCGTCAACGAAGAACGGACCAGATGCCAGATCATGACCACTGCCATTGGATGTGATAGATGTTAGAATAGTGTCACCAGGAACCAGACCGTGGTTTGATGTGAACTGTACATTGATCTTTGCAATAGCAGAGTATGTGACTGTAGCGTTTGCACCAATGATATTGGTAGTTGCTGCAGACAGAGAGACTGCTGGGAAGAATGCAATAGTGTCGCCACTAACAGGAGTACCAGTAGCACTTGCTAATTGGATTGCGCCAGATGCATCAACGTCATCGACAGTAATTGTCATGTCGTTAGTTGGCGAAGCACCACCCAAAGAAGTACCTGGGATAATGAATTGGTAACCTAGTTTGTAACCTTCACCAGCGTTAGCAATTTCAGGGGAATAATTACCGCTAGAAATTCTAGGAATGAAGGTTGCGTTGAATGCAACTGGGTTTGGATTCATATTCAGGAATGTTCTGTTGCCATCCCATGGAGTACCAGATGTAGTGATACCAGTAATACCACCCTGTGCATTAACAGTTTGTACTGTAATAGTTAAGTCATTGACACCAGTGGATCCACCTAGTTGATCACCATTGAGTGTAATGGTGTCGCCGTTAGCATAAGACTGACCAGGGTTAGCAACGATAACATTGTAAGCTGGTGTGGAAACGCTAGAGTTGTTTGGAACTACATTGTTGGTAGTCATTGTCTGCGTGTCAGCAGCGTTACCACCTTGATCTTCTGTCAGTACAGCAATTGTGAATGATGTACCAGGATTCAATGCAGTGATTTCTAATGTATCACTTGTGGCACCAGTAGTTGCCTGTACAGTTGTAGATCCTGTAGAGAGATCGTTAATAGCAGCAATCAAACCATTTCTGACTGCAACAATAGTTTCTCCTACTTGTGCTGTGTAGGTGTAATCATTTGTTCCATCGATAGTGATTCTGAATGTATCATCTGTTTCAATAGAACCACCGATAACAACGTTATCTACTTGTGCAGTTGACGCGCCAGCACCAACTCTTTCGATATTGAAACCAGCGTTGATACCAGAACCACTAGTGGAGCTCTGTTCGACACCAGAGTAGAATGCTGTTGATGGTACACCAACACCAGTGATGTTAAATCCTTCGATGTCTCCAGCAGAACCTACTGATGTGATCGAGATGATCATGTCATTCAGTGGAGAAGTACCACCAAGTGCATTACCATATACAACCAAGTCTTCGCCTGCAGCGTAGTTTGTTCCACCAGCGGACAGATTTGCTGATGCAACACCAGCAAAACTAATACCAGTGATTTCTCCGTTGACGCCAACTGCATCGATAGTGATAGTTAGATCATTTGTGCTAGCAGCACCACCTAGATCTGTACCAGAAATAGTGATAGTTTCTGATACTGAATAGTTGCCACCAGATTGTTGTGTAAAGACATTCGTATAAGATGGTGATGCACCACCAGTTCTTTCTACAACAAACGATGCGCCATTACCTAGTTGACCAGAGTATGCACCATCAACGTTGTTATAATAATTTTGGGTGTTGATAATAACTGTAGAATAAACACCATTCTCTCTGGTGATATCAAACTGTGCTCCAGTACCATTACCGAAGTTTACTTGACTTCCTGATGTTGGTTGTGAAACAAAACTGTTACCAGTCTTATCGATCTGATATGGGGAAGATAAGGTTACAATATTTCCAGAAATGTTAGTAACGAAGATAGCATTGCCGCTACCATCATCCAGAGAAGAACCTACCTCAATAGAAGCAGTATCGTTGAATGTGATCTCCGACACTGGAGCAACGAAGGAGTCAGTAATGTTTAGTGTGGCGTTTGTACTGATAACAGAAGTTACCTGTGTGCCAGTTGGAACACCGATTCCTGATAGAGGAGCACCGATAGGTGGTAAAGTAGACGAAGGTTGTACACCAATTCTTGTCGTTCCTTGTGGGTTAGATCCTTTTGTTTGGAAGCTTCCAGAAGCACCATTGGTTACTACACTGAATACAGGGTTAGTACCAATTGCAGCGCCAGTATAGAAACCTGCTTGCTTCAATACAGTGAATGAAGATAGTAGCGCAGTAGCAGGGGTTGTTCCTACTTTTGCTTTAGCATAGTAGGTGAACTGTGTGTTGCTAGGAACAGAGTCGATGATGAACGAACCTTCTGCTTTTGCGAAACCAGAAACAGCATCGTCTAGACCCTTGATAGAAATAGGATCTCCAACATCTAGACCGTGATCTAGGACAGTATCAATAGTAATTTTAGAAGGACCGATAGCACCTGATCCAGAAGATGCATCAGTTGTTACAGCGATTAGACCGATATCGGATCCAGGAACTTCGTAGATAGAAGGATAACCACGCAGCAAGTCAAGAGACTGCCACTTGGTTGGTTGAATGCCATACTCAAAGTCAGCGTCAAGCATCGATTGAGGTTCTGCCATCCTCATACGTTCGATAGCATCAGTACCGAAGTCGTATGGACGCATCTTCTGTTCTTCTGCTTCGACAAAGATTAGAATCTTGTCAGTAGCAAACTGTGCAGAAGTGTCATACAGGAACGTAATGGTGGTCACACCATTTGATAACGTATTACTGTATGGGAAGTCTGGGTCAGATCCGTCTGATGTTGATGTGAAAGCTACCGAGATCGGTAATGACGGATCACTGAAGTTGTATAAAAATTGATTGCTAGTAGTGTTAGTGATCAGCAGAATCTGATCGACATCTACCTTATCCAGGATTTTTAATGTACCGACACCAGCAATGCCTGGGGAGAATACATAGTCTCTAATTTGTCTTTTTGCCATTTATAAACTCCGTATTATCCTAGTGCGATAGAGAATGCTACAACCTTACTATCAACGTACTTGCGGTTTGCAGCGTCCGTTGCGGCAGCAGGATCTGCCAGATTCGTTACTTTATTATTTAGAAGATTCAGATCACCCAGGAATCCACCTTGAGGATCCAAAACTCCTGTTACAGTAACGTCTCCAGTGGTTGCATTTAAGACGACTTTGTTAGATCCTGCAGTAATATTTCCAGTAGTTCCAATAGATGATGCTGTTAAAACTCCAGAGGTTGAGATGTTACCAGTGGAGTTTGAAATACTAACGGTAGAATTACCGTTTACGATATCACCCTTTACAGTTAGGTTTGCTGGAACAGCATCAGTACCTAATGTAATTGCCTTCTCGGCATTCAATACTTCTTTCAGTGTGGTGACACCTTGTACATCTAGGGTATCTCTCAAGAGAGTTGCACCACCTACATCTAATTCACCACCAACAGAGAAGTCTGTACTAACTACCGAGTAGTTAAACTTTGCGTAGACAGAGAAGGATACACCATCAGTGTCGGTAAATACGACTACTGATTGACCACCACGAATTTTTAAGTCGGTTCTTTGGTAAGAAGTTCTGGGAACAATGTCTCTATTGTATTCCAGATATTGATCAGAAGTGATTGCAGTGCCAGCACCTTCATCACTGATTGCTACTCTAAATCTAGCAGGTGATGGTCCTTGGTTTGCGACAAACAAACTAACCAGTGCCTCTTCATCAGTAGGAACTGTATAGATTACTGTGTTTTCTCTTGGTGTTGGTAGAGATGCTGCAACAAATCCAGTGGGAGTTGGGTCTTCTTGAATCTGACCGTGGAGAACAAATGATGTGCTCTCACAACTTGACCATACAATTAGAGATTGGTCACCACCATAATAGATGGTGTCACTTTCATAACTTTGACCTTCACCAATCTCATAATCAAATAAGATATAGTTTTCTGGGTTGAAGTCTAACAGACCTCCGCTAGAAACACCGATTCTAACCCGTACTGGATAAGGATCTTTATGTGTAATCGAAATTTTACCCTCTACAACTCTTCCCGTGGGGGCAGTGTGTAGTGCGACTCTAGTTTTTTTGGGTGAAACGAGAGACGCTAAATATCCAAAAGTGGGATTAGACATCTTGTTGTCGCTATAGTCCTTCTGTGTTATACTTATTTATACCCGTCTACAATACGATGCCTAAACTGATTACTGGATGCAATGGATTCATTGGAAAGAAGTTTGCAGAAAAACACCAACCATTCATTGGAGTAGAAGATTATAACGCTTGGGCAATGCTTGAGAACTTTAATGGGTGGAAAGATATTGACGAGATCATTCACATGGGTGCAATCTCTTCTACTACATGTACAGATGAGGAAAGACTTACATGTTTCAACGTAGAGTATTCCATTGCATTGTTTGAGAAAGCACTTGAGTATGGTATCCCTGTAAAGTATGCATCATCTGCTTCTGTGTATGGCAACAGGAACGATGGTGGATTAGATCCTCTCAATCTATATGCAAAGTCAAAGGTTGCTGTAGACCTGTGGGTGTCTGAAAATATTGATAGGTTTGACCTGATTCAAGGATTTAGATTCTTCAATGTGTATGGTCTGGGAGAAGATCACAAAGGTAATCAACGTAGTCCCATAAGCAAGTTTGCAGAGCAAGCAGTATCGAATGGTGTGATTGAAATCTTTGAAGGATCTGAAAGAATGTTCAGAGACTTTGTGTGGGTAGATGATGTTGTAGACATCGTAGATAACAATGGTGTAGAGTCTGGTATCTACGATCTAGGATCTGGACGTGTGTACTCTTTTAGAGAAGTAGCAGAAATCATTGCAGAAAAATTCGGGGCGGAGATCAAAGAGATCCCCTTCCCCGAACATCTGAAAGACAAGTATCAATACAATACTCTTTCTAATTTTAAGTGGGAGAACAAAGATTTTATCTCAATTGAGACCTACATCAGTCACCTTTCTTTACTCGATAAGAGTCAGAGTCAAAGTGTGTCGTAGAGAACTCATACATCTCTGTATCTTCTAACGCCTTCATTTGATGGCGCAATAACCTGGGGACTTCAAACTTGTCTCCAGGTTTTAATATTACTGTGTCTGCATCTATGAAGTCATCATGATATCCATAGACCAATTGCAATTTGCCTGAATGAATATAGAATGTTTCTTCTTTTAACTCATGGTAATGCCAGGAACATTTCTTTCCTTTTTCAAAGAACAAAAGTTTTCCACAGTATTTTTCATTGTTGACGATCCACTTCTCGTGACCCCAACCTTTAGGGACGAACTTAATTGAAGAACTCATGGTCGCTGACTCCTTTGTCGTCAATGTATATATCTCCAGAAGGTTTACCTAGGTATAAAGCGTCGAACATGCACCCCCATTCACATAATTGTTTCTTGGTGAACTCATAGAATTCGTCATGTGCTTTCTGACGATCATTATTATAGCGTCCCATACCTCTAGCTGTGAGGTAGATTACTTCATTTCCTTCAATGTATAGTTGATTGATTCTACGGATACGATCTTCCCTGGGTCTGGCATGTGTGTACACAGCATCACCTTCACCAGGGAAACAGATAGTGCCGTCGATATCAACAACGTATTTCATTTATATCATCTTTAGATAGAACATATGTGCCGAAGTGTGTAACGGCAATTGCTGCTGCTTTGTTTGCGTAAGGAATAGCACGATCAATCGTACCAAGCAACAGATAGAAATGTACCAGAGCTGCTAGGAACGTATCACCAGCACCTGCTACATCAAACACAGGGACATTGATACCAGGAAAAGATCTTCCGTTCCAAGTACAACCTTGCGACCCTTTGGTTACAATTAGATTAGCATAATCTCCTTCTAACTTTTGTGCTTCACGATCATTGATCTTAATGAAACACTGTTTTGGTAACCTGGTCTTCTTGCTATCAATAAAGACAGGACCATTGAACCACTTTACTAATTCTTCTATTTTCTCTTCGGATAGAAATCCTTTGTTGTAGTCAGAGATGACCATAACATCAAACTTTTCTGTTGGTAGTTCCCATCCAAAATCTTCTGCTTCGTCGTTCTCATCCAACCGCATGATCTGCTGGTTGGACTTGGAGTCTACGTATCGAGTCTTTGTGATTTGTGATTCATGAGTCATCATGTAAACTTCATCGCCAAAGGACATGATATTCTCCCTGACGTTATGTGCCATACCTTTGGCAGTCTCTACTCTATCGTATACCATGACTGGTACAGGTGCCTCTGGACTGATCCTGGTGACTGTACCATACACATATTTGTCAGTGCAGGTGTCACCGATAAGGAGTACCTTGAATTGTTTGGGTTGTGGAGTAGTCTCCTTGTCGATCAAAAAACCGAACTGATTTTGCATAGCGTGAACCTACTACTTCTTTTCCTTTCCAGTCGGAACCGACTACCATTGTATCAGGTTTGATCGATTCCAGCAACTCCTCTAGCTCTTGTTTGGTGTCGAATGTGTGGACTACATCAACATACCTGATTGCTGACAGCATCAGTCTTCTATCGGATTGCGAAAAAATAGGTCTCTCGGGACCTTTCATTTCTGCTACCTTCCTGTCGGAGTCGATAGCAACAATGAGATAGTCTCCAAAAGACCTAGCGTAATTAAGAAGTTCGATGTGCCCTGGATGGAGCACATCAAAACATCCATTTACAAACGAGATTTTCATTCGTTGGGAACATGAACAAGTTTCTGGATCTCTGGTAGATACATCCATTCAATATCACTTCTCTTCAAAGTGAGGACTGCATCTTCGATTGTCTCGACCAACGGGTCTCCACCAAGATTAAAAGAAGTGTTAAACAAAATAGGGACACCAGCAATCTTATCGAATGCATCAATGAGTTTGTAGTAGTGTTCATTTTGCTCTTGGGTTACAGTTTGAATACGACAAGTATTGTCCACATGAATAACCGAAGGAATCTTCTCTTCCACTCCGTCATGACACTTGACTGCATACATCATGTGAGGTGTCTCATCACGACCTGCTAGATCAAACCAGTCATTAACCTTTTCTTTCTTGATAGAACATGCGAATGGACGGAACCATTCACGATGCTTAACTGCATTGACGTGATCTTTACCATCTTTGATAGTAGGATCAAACAGAATAGATCTGTTACCCAATGCACGAGGACCACCTTCAGAACGACCCTGATAAATGGTTACGATATTACCTTCACGAATCAGTTTAGCAACATCATCATATGAAGTGTCGGTAGTTTCTAGACCTTCTAGATCTGCCTCGTAACCAGTGGGATCATATTGAGGACCATAGTAAACAGATTCCTGCTTACTGGGTTTCTCGGTTTCCATTACTTTATTGTAGATGTACTTTGCACCACCAATAGAAGTACCACCGTCATGCGAAATAGGTTCGCAGTAGATATTGAGGTCAGGGAACTCCTTCCAATACTTGTAGTTTGCAACGCAGTTGAGACCATATCCGCCACATACTACAATGTTCTTTTCACCAGTCATTTCGTGTGCTTTGCGAATTAACTGAACCATACGGTCGGAAGTTTGTTCCTGAATCTTGTAAGCAAGATCCTTTTGAATATCTGTATACTCACCCTCTACATGGTTGTCATAATCCTTCTTGAGAATATCAAAACGACCAATGTTAATTTGAGCGGCATTAGGATACGTAGGAATAATAACGTCCCTGTTACCCCAACCATCTCTGAAGAAGTCTGGCAAATCTTCGTTAGGTTTGCCGTATGGAGCAAGACCCATAAGTTTGCCAGCTTCAATTGCTGGGAATCCACAGTATTGAGTTACTGCTTCATACATCTTGGTGTGACCAGGGTATTCTGTAATGAAGATACCTTTCTCTGGTTCATTGCAACCAATAGCTGCTTTTGATCCAATGTGTTTGAACACTGTATCAAATTCACCAGGATAAGATGCATCAAAGATAGTTTCAAACTCGTAGGAGACATCTCCTACTTGTTCAATCTGTAGGAAACTACCTGCACCATCAGCAATGACACAAGCAGCAGTTTCAAAACCAGAGTTATAGAAACCACATGCAGCATGCATCTCGTGGTGATTAACGTCGATGAAGTGAGTTTCAAACTCAAACTTCTTCCTGGCAAGTTTCCTTACCCAACCTTGGTATGCATCCTCACCAGACCAATCCAATACAGGACCGTGACGGTGAGTATGACAAATAACCAGGTGGTCAATGTGATCAACATATTCAAACGCTTTTGCGATTCCCATTAGAGGGGATCCGTCATACTTAAATCTAGTGAGGCGTTCTTCTTCTAGATAAAATACTACTTTACCATCAACCAGCAAAGTAGTGCTCCCGTTATGACCACGGGCAATTGCAAGAATGTTCATTATTACCTCAATTATTTTTTAACAGAAAACCCTTTACTGGGAATCTCGATTGCTGGAATCTTTACGTCTGTGCCGCCAGGAGCAGCTTGTTGCATTGGGAGTTGGAAATTGTTTCCATTGCTACTGGGTGCTGCTTCAGGCATGTTACAACCGTCTGCTGTAGGACCACCAAATTCTGGAGGAAGAACAACATCAGTAGCGGGTTTGCGATAGTATTTGTTCATGAATTTGTCAACAGACTTCATGATAACATCCTCGATCTTATCATTCATCGCCATGATACCATCATTAGCTCTCGCTGCTTCTTCATCAGGAGTAATGCGAATAGGATCGTAGATACGTTGTCCTTCACCCATATCCAGGATGTCAAACTTCTCTTCATTTGGATAAGAAACATTCTCTCCAAAAGTAGATCCCATGACAGCAACAACTGGAGTTCCTACTGCATGTGCAATATGCTGTCCTACAGAGTCACATCCTAGGAACAAGTCTGCTTCCTCGATGATACCTGCCCAACCTCTCATGGGGACTCCATTGCCAGCAGGGAATGAAATAGTATCGCGAAGTCCTTCTTTCTCGAAGTCGAATGCAAACTCTGACATTAGAATGACAGAATACTTTTTCTGCAGACGCTTGATGATAGAAACAACGTTTCTGTGCTCAAAACTTCTACCAGAAGGATCAGTGATGATACTACCCGCTTGCTGTACTCCTCTACCATATGGTTGGAATACTACGGTTTTTGGTTTCTTGGTCTTTTGTCTTACCTCTGCAACAATAAACTTTCCGTTAATTGCTTCTTCTCTGGAAAGTTTTAAAGTTGGTTTGGGTAGATCTCTAACACCTTTATTGTTGATAGCAATATCGAATGCTTGAGAGAGATTGCATTTCTGATTGTAATACTCCCACACCCTGTAAGGTTCTGGGGAAATTGTGTCAGTATGAATCAGTTTGTCTCTAAAGAGATTCTTATGCCAGTTATCATACACCTTGCCATAAAGTGTAGGATGTCCTTTGAAGAAGTCTGTACCTCCTTCACATACGATTAGGAACTCCTCGTCGGGATGATCCTCTTGATATTTCTCAAGGGCAGGAATTGAACAAAGCACACGTCCAGCACCACCATTGATAAAGAATGATTTAGGTCTCATAATCAATCACAAAATGATTTAGTTTCTACTATTTATGCATGAAAAAAGGGGCGGTTCCCCGCCCCGATTATACCACGGAATTGATGATCATTCAGATAGAAGACCTTCCTCGTCTACGTTATAGTCATAGTTCTCTAGGAGACCAAGTGTAGGATCTTCAGGGAAAGGAATCATGAATGCGTCAACGCCATCATACTTGGTGTATACATTTTCCATCGTAGTGATGAATGTTTCGATAGCAGTGACTTGACTTGCGATCAGATTAGCTCTCTGTTCTGCAAGGAAATCTTGTGCGCCTTTTAGGATACCGTCGCGAGCAGCTTTGTGCTGTTCCATGGTGATCCAAACTTCCATGAAGGGGAAGGGTTCTTTCCACTCACCAGCAGAAAAATCATACTCGATTGCATCTACATTGTAGGTGTGGTCGGGTAGTTGGGGATCGGGACGCTCGTAATATGCTTCGGTTTCGCCTGCCAACTTGTACTCCTTCTGGGGATAACCAGCATCTTTGCCAGTATCGGTGTGGAAGAAGACAGATGCAATGATAGCATCAGTGTTGGAGGTTTTAGGGCGGAGAAGAATTGCTCTCTCGTCTAGACCTGCTCTGATTTGTGCATTCTCTGCATCTTCAGTTTCATTTCTGACAGGCATGCAGGATTGCGCTGGTAGTAGTGTACCAGTCGCTGCATCAACGAATACATATAAGAATTCTGGACCATTGTAGGTCGCAGTAGCAGTTAGTCCAAGATCACTAGTCTGCTTCGTGTACTCGTCAGGTAGGTTATAAGTGTATTCCTTTGAAATTTTCGCCATGGTAGTAATCTCTGTGTATAGTCCGTGAGTATTGCTTTAGATATTTATATAAAATTGATCAGTAGCTGCATTCAGATTGCTTGTAGGAAATCCGAATAAGACCGTGATATCCATGCTGACCATAGCAGCATCCACCATCAGTCCAAGCAGAAGCACCGCCAATGCCAGGAACATAGTTTCCTTCTGAATATGAACCGCCCCACTGTAGTTGTGCAGTAGCCCACATTGTGCTACAATATCCACATCCTCTGTGCTCACACTGGGTCATGGGCAACCAACCGCCCTTACCGTTAACTAGACCAGCAGGGTAGGGGATGTATTGCTTGTTGTGGCAGTGGTTGCCTTGGCAGAACACGTTACCAGCACCAGCGTTGCCATAAGCACCACCATCAGCACCGTAGTATGGAGCACAAGGTCCATTACAGCATACACCACACTTCGTCATCCAGAAGCAGCAGCACATGTAGCAGCAGGAGCATCCTCCATCACCACCATTAGCACAGAAGTTAGAAAGACCAAAACCTGTGATGTAGGTGTCTCCACCTTTTTGACCACAAGTCAAGTTATTCCTTGCTCTACCACCCTGTCCAATATCAATAGAATAAGAACAACCAGGAACAACATTATTTCCAGATAGTTTCTTATATGCATAAGCACCAGAACCACCAGGGATGCCTCTACCACAGCAGCGACTATCGCCACCAGATCCACCAGCACCCCAGATCTCAAAGATGACCTCGGTGGTGTTTGCAGGAACTTTCCAATCAGGATACTGGAAGTATCCATAGTTAGAAGTCCAGTTATCACACGTTGCACCGCAGTGTGCTGCGATGTACATCACCGTGTAATCCTTTGAAGGATATGGGGGTACTTTTGTTGTAGTGTCCGCTTCAGCTAATGCCTGAATTTGTGCGGTAGTGACGACTCCTAATAAGTCTCGTAAATTGGTATTTGGCATCTTCTATGGCTCTTCTTAATTGATATTTAGTTACAGAAGTGGAAAGCGCAGTCATTATTGACGCCTAACCAGCAGGAACAGTATGTGATCTTAATAAATCCACCTTGACCGCGCCATCCATAGCAGCAGCTATTAGAGCAAGAAGTTGCGGAAGGAGCACCAACGCCAGGGATACCAGGACCGCCATTACAGTTTGTGCTATATGCCCAAGGAGTAGTTCCATTACAGTAGGTACGTTCCTGGTTACAAGCATTACCTCTATTATTAGACATAATGTGACCACCTTTGTGGTCAATGAGTCTACCTGGGTATGCCATTCCAATTTTTGCCCAGCAAGTATCGGAGTTATTATAGGTTCTGAAGAATCCAGGACCACCAGGAATCATTTCGTCTCCACCATAGGAGTTGGACTTATCTGTTCCAGGTGTCCAACCACCAGCACCAGAGAAGTAAACTCTATCTTCACATCTGAATTCATTGCCCCAGAATGCATAACAGCAAGTCTTACCAGGAAGACCACCTTCTGCACAAAGGTTACTTAAGTTGCAACCAGTGATGTAAGACTTACAACCTTGGATACCACAGCAGCACTGTGAGCAACATGTAGGCGATGCTACGACCATTGCGTAACACCATCCACCTTGGATCTGTGGATACTGTAGAGTCTTTCTGACATATGCACCAGCACCACCAGGGATACCCTGTTGACAGCAGCATGCGCCACCGCCAGAACCGCCACCACCCCAGAGTTCAAAAGTGATCTGGGTAGTACCACAAGGAACACACCAATGATTGATGCAATAGTCGTGGTATGACTGCTCACAGTTTCCTCTGTTACAGTAAGGATGGAAGTTGAATACCATCCCGTCTCTGACACGGGTATAGCTACCATATACCGCTGCGGTGTCAGTAATTGTGGAAGCAAATTCCTTCCCTAGTAGTCCTCGTAAATTTGCCATCTTTAATTAAGTCTTACAGTACCATGTGATTTTAACAAGACCTGCAGCACCTTCGGAACCACAGCAGCAACCTCTACCAAATACATCAGCAGAGAATCCACCCATGCCAGGAGGACCATTACGGAAACAGTCACTGGAAAGACCAGCGTTGTTACCTTCCATCCACATTGTTGCTTCTCTACCACATGTTGCCATAGAGCAACGTCTGGTAGTGTGGAGTGTGCCGAACTTACCATCTTGGTAAGGGGCAGTAGGCACATAGTTTTTCATCATACACCAGTTGCCGCAATCGGAGCAACTGTTCTGGTTATAGGAGTTTTGAGCACCCCAGTATTCCTTACCGAACTCACAGCAGTATTCGCGACATTCGCGATCTGCAGACCAGCAGTTAGTCTGCCATCTGCACCATGCTTGACTGACCATCCAGTTCTCTCTGGATCTACAACCACCAGAGTAGTTAGCAGCACCGAAGCAACAGGAGCGACCGTGGCATCCACCACAAGCACAGAAGTTGTCTAGACCAGGACCGTTGACCCAGGACTTACAACCGTCGTAACCACTGTTAGATGGAGATCTACAGGTGACCGAGGCAGCACAGAAGCAATACTTGCAACCATCTAGTTCGGTGCCACCAATGCTAGATTGTGCAGCGCAAACTGTGGTCTTATTGTACTGACCAGAATGTCCATTCCATCCGTTCATACAGCAGCAAGCACCAGCGCCGCCGCCGCCTCCACCCCAGATTTCAATCTCTAGTTTACAAACGCAGCAAACAGGGACGCACCAGCAAAGTTCTTGCCAGTTGTAACTGTGGTTGTTATTATATTCCCAACAGTGACCCCCACGAAACCAAATTTGGTGACTGTTTTGGGGACCGTAATATGTAGTTACTGGTACTGCACTGTCGTCTGCAACATCCAGTAAGTCTCTTAAACTCGACATGACTTATATCCTCCCTAGGTATATTAGTTAGAAAGGATCGACCAACCGTAAGAAGATCCACTATAGATTAACTCAAGTGATGCATTTTTAATATCGAAGTCTAGGTCTTCTGCAAGGTTAGCGATTTTATTGCCATTTCTAGCAAGAATTGCTTTCGTTGTACCACACTGACCTGCTGCATCAATTAGATTGATACGATCGCCCACTGCGGGGTTTGCGGGTAGTGTTAGTGTAATTTCCGATCCAGCGGTAGTGTCAATCATCAGGATTTCTCCCGACAGAACACTGTGGTTTGCTGTGATACCTAGAGTAGTTCTTTGCTCTAGGGGTGGTGCTGATAGATTGCGTCCCATTGTTCTTAAAACTCCTTTGTACTATTTATCAAGCCTCTTCTTCAACGCCATACGCAGCTACGCTGACGTTTGCCGTATCGGAAAGCACTACAATGTTTTTAGTTGCCTGAAGCGCAATACCAGTTCTCTCCAGAATACCGTACCCTGCAATTTCTGCATTGTACTCAATGTATTCTGCGCCAGTAGGTGTGCTGGTAGCAGCGAGAGCAACACGAACGCTAACAGGCGTAGAGTTCGTGTTGACGATGTTAAAGTTAACGTATGCAACAGTTGCTGCAGGGACGGTATATACTGTGGTTAGGGTGTTAGCTGATAGGGAAGCTTGTGTCCCCAGGATGCCAGAAGCCATGTTTATTACTCCTTAAATTTGCCGAGATTTCGTAATTTTACTTGTATTTATAAAGAGGGGATCACATTGCTCCCGCCCAGAAAGTGAAGCCTTTCGTCTTCGTCTTTGTGTCAACGTAAGTCTTGACTGCCTTCTGCGTAGGAACTTTAGCGTTGCTATTTGCAGACATGGTTACATCCGCCGAGAACTCGTTAATAGATTCACCGATTTGAGCACCGATGGAACCAAGTCTCAAGGATGATAGACCAGACAAGTCGAAGGAAGATGCGTTCAAGGTTGTGCTACCAGTTGCCTGGTTAACTTTGAAGTAACGACCAACGGTGAAGTTACCATCTTGGTCCGTGGATACGAAGAACACACGACCAGGGAAGTTTTCAGTAACCTCATTACCTGGTGCAGGTGCCGATAGAGGCTGACCTGGCCAGTTAGTCTGGGTCTTGTTACCAGTACCGATATCCAGGAAGTCATGACCAGTTAGTCTGACTTGTGAATACAGGTATCTGATTCTTGTAGCTTGACGATCGTAAGTTGCACTAGGCTTCTCTTCTGCAAGAACAACCAGTACAGTACCAGTTGTAATTGTTGCGGATTGGGAAACCTGCATGAACTCACTGTCAATCTTGATGTAGTCAGAGGATAGAGTACCCGTAGACGTTTCAACAAGAATAACTGTGTCAGATGCTGTTAGGTCTCTAGCGGTAGTTGTCTCGGTAGGAACCTTGATCTGAAGTGCTCTGACTGTAACGCCAGAGTTATGTGCAGCACCAGTGGTGCCTTCTACTCCTCTGATAACTTCAACAGAAGTTGCAGTTGGGAACGAAACGACTTCCATCATCTCGTCTTCGATGATGACATAACCACCAGTGTTAATGCCAGTAATCGAAGCAACTTGGATGACAGTGCCAACCGCGTCACTAACAGGAGCAGATAGAGATGTTGCAGTACCAGTTTGGTATCTAGCAACAGTGCTCAAACCATCATGAGTTGTAGCAGCAGAACCAAGAAGTCCTCTGGTTACAGTCAGTTCTCCACGTCCAGTAGGACCAGCGTAAGAAGAGTTAGCAACAACATAAGTGAATAGATCAGAACCGAGTCCACCAGGACCAGTGATGTATTCAATAGAACCACCTGGGTCAGGAGCAGCGGTTAGACCACCGAGAACAAAGGTGAAACCTGACATACCCTTTTGAGCGTCAGAGTTGTTGACCAGAGTTGCAGTTGCTGTAGAATTGCTACCAGTGACAACTTCGTTCTGTGCAAAGTTACCTTTGAGAGGACGGATAAGAATCTTGTCTGCCGAAGGTTGGAAACTAGTAATTTCGCCAACTGCACCAGAAGTACCACCCGTAACATTCTCGGCACTTTCAAAAGTTGCGCCTGTAGATAGGGTAAGGGGATCGTAGTTGAGTTCGATACCGTCGATGAATCCATCGAGAGTAGACTCATTTTCGTTGAAACCAGAGGAAACAATAGCGTAAGTACCCCAGGAGGAGTTACCTGCCAAGGATCTGATTCTACCGCCTCTAGTAGAGGTGTAAGAGATGTGGCAATAGTAGGTGAAGCAGGATACGATTTCAGCAGCGCCGTTGTTCGTAATCCAGAAACCTACACCACCGCTTTCGTGGATGTTAGTCCAGGAGTCAAAAACGATAGACTTGTTAGAAGGAGTTCCAGTTCCGTCATACTTATCGTGAACACCACCGTCAACAATTGCACCAATACCAGTCTGGGAGAATGCAGAACACTGCGAAACGTAAGGAGACTTGGAGATTGGGGAGTTGGGGTTCAGTCTAACGAATACACCATCTGGAGTAGAGGTGTTCATATCCTTTGGATCGGATACAGAAGGAACGAATCCTGCCATACCGTCCATAACGAGATCCTTCAGCATCGATCTGTTAGACAGATAGAAGAGAGTTGCGTTCTCGTTATTGAGAGTGTTCACGGTGTTAAGTGCGATATTAGCACCACCATTGTCGAAAGTATCGGAGGTAGTCCAGACGCCGCCAGTAAGAGGCATAACGTCGATGCTAGCACCACCGTCTCTGACATCCATGATCTGTGCGGTCTTATCGCCAGCACCATTTGTGCATGTCTCGCCAATGACTCTCTCTGCAGCAAGAGGAATCGTTGCAAGTGTTAGTCTTTGGATGTTAGAAGGTTGTCCAACGTTTGGTTTAACGGTGGACGTTCTCATGTTGTCACCAATGATCGAAACGTTCTCGGGAACGATGATTGGTAGAGTTTCGTTATAGATACCTGCCTTAACATAAATGGTAGCAGGACCAGTAACAAGACTTACTGCATGAGAGAGTGAAGCAAATGCTTTGCTGATGTTAGAACCGTCGTTTAGGTCGTTACCATTTGTGGTAACATAGTAAACAGGGTCGGTAACATTGTTGTTTTCCCATGCGGGGAATCCGTTAGAATCAACGGATAGAACTTGACCAGTTGTTCCAATAGGTAGTCTTGCAGCACCTGAACCAGAGATGTAAAGAACATCACCAGCATCGGTTAGTACGTTAGACTGTGCGCCTTGGGTCAGGGAGTTCCAGTAGTCTCCGTTAACATCTAGTTCAGGTTCGTTGCCAGTTGTTTCGGCAACACAGATGTAGGAGTTACTTGCTCTGGTGACAGCATCACCAGGTTGGTAAGTTGTGCTTGTATCCCAAGTGCCTCTCCAGGTGAAACCACCAACAACGAAGTCCCAATCAGAAGGATTAGATCCAGGTGTGGAGTTTGTGTTGGTTGTTTTAGCAACGTAGGAGTTACCACCAAGGAGTACAACGTCACCAGGCTTGTATTCGGTGCTGTTGCTCCATGTACCAACTACCTTGAAACCAGTAGTTAGGATCTCCCAGTCACTACCAATAGTGCTATTGGGTTGTGAACCAGTAGAGATTGTTTGAGCAACATAAGAGTAACCACCGAAAGTTACAATGTCACCTGGTTGGTATTCAGTATTGGTGTCCCACGTATCTTCAAACTTCAGTCCGTTAATATACGAGACGAAGTTTGCAGCAGCGAAAGATCCGCTGGAAGTGTGGGGGTTGACAACCCTATACTGATCATTGCCATACTTGACAATATCATTAGTTCTATAGAAGGTTGCATCTGCCCATTCACCTCTGTGGTAAATGCCTTCGGTATGGAGTTGCCATCTGGCACCATCCGATCCATACCATTGCGCCTCATTCGATGCTGACGTGTGGTTTGAAATACAAACAAAAGTGTTTGCACCAAACTTAACGATGTCATCGATGACGTATGCAGTGGCAACTGTCCAGTCGCCCCTCCAATTAAACTTAAGTCTGCCTAATCTGAAATCTGCCATGTTTATGCTGCCTTATTATTTGGGTCCTTCGGTGGTAAAATCATAATTTTCATTGAAACGAATTACAAAGTATCCGTCATCATCAATAAAATAGCTAATCTTGCGACTATCAAATCTATACTGTTGGTATTTATCTTGTGGATGATTCTTATATGACTTCGATTCAGTAGTTTCTTCTACGTAGTCATACACACCTGTAGCAATATCTAGGTATGGGGTTCCGTCTAAACGGTAGAAATCTCCAATTTCATCATCAATAGATCTAATTCTGGTGTAACGCAGCATTCCATCATCATCTCTTTGAAGAGCGTGAATGGTAAAGTCGTTACCGAGGGTATAGCTATTGGAAGAAAAGGATTGCCCCGTCCCCCCAGCTTGTTGATAGCTATCGCTGATAAACATTGTCATACAATTACCCTCCAGTAGTTACCGTCCCAAATTAGTTGCACTCTCGCTCCTTTCAAGTCGAATACTAAAGGACTGGAAATAACTCCAAAAGTGTTTTGAAATTCTCTTCCAATTGGATCGACGATTGTTACATTATTTGTATCCCACGTAAAATTAATATCAATGAACTCCAATGTGTCCCCTGCTTTAGGAACCAATTGATTGTTATACAAAGGCAGAGTCAGTGTGAGTGGTCCACCTGACGAGTCTACGAGATAACGAAGACTAGTGCCAAGCGTGACACTCTGATTTAGATACTCCCACCGAGCACGAAAAACATCAAATCCACCGTTAGTTGTCCCATCATGGACAACCGCCATATTTTTATCAGTATCAATGGTCAACTCACCCTGCGCTCCCGCGAAGTGAGCATGTTCAGCAGTAGTACCTCTTCTAAACTGTACCTGGGTAGTCATTAAAATTAATTTAGGATACCAATGTTATTTATACTATTAAATAATCCATCCATAGGTACGTGGTGGAGCAACATCAATCTTGACAGTTGCTGCGCTACCAGCGATGTAGATGTGAACATCTGGTCTGTGCTGGAGTAGTGGGAAGTAGACGCTGCGAACATCGACCTTGATAGATCCAGTACCAAAGATACGGAGAGAAATGCCGATGATGGAATCGACATCGACCGTAATTTGACCAGATCCCTCGTAACCAAAGGAGCGAAGAACCTTCGCCTCGCCAGTGGTTGCAATCTCTGTGCCTTCTTCTGGTGGGTTGGCGGTTCTGCTTTCTGCTGCAGTACCAGATAGTTGAACTTCTGTCTGACCTGCATAAGGTGCTCTGACGAATGCAACACTTGCTTCGCCAGAAGTTTTGATCTCTGTGTCGCCAGTGTATACCTTGGTGATAGCAGGTTTGACCTGACCGAGGAAGTCGAAGATTGCGACGTTCTCGACAGTAATTGTTCTGGACTCTGCTGCACTGTCGAATGCATACAGGTCTCCAGAACCAGTGAATACTCTGGATCTTGGAGTTGCTGCACGACCAGCAATGTTGACATCTGCGAGCAGACTTGGTACAAAGGCAACTCTTTCTGCTGCACCAGAGAACGAGAAGATAGAACCAAATCCAGATTCTGCATTGGTAATTCTCTCGACTGCTTCGCCAGATAGATTGAAGAGAACTTGCTCTCCAACATAATCGTATGCAACTTTCTCGTCGCTCGTAACGAAACTGAAGAGATTGCCGTCGCCAATGTGGGAGACTGTGATAACAATCTTCGCTTCGCCAGTAATGTCGTATAGACCTTCTGCTGGTGGAGCAACAGTTCTGGATTCTGCTGCACCGTTGAGTGCGAAGAGAGAACCAGATCCATAGTAAGCACGAGTAGAACGTAGAGTCGCAATACCAGCTGTGGAGAATAGTAGATCCTTCTCCAGTGGGTTGACAGTAATGGATTCTGCTGCACCAGAGAATGTACCAATTCTGATGTCTCCAACGTAGGAGAGAGTAATAACAATACGACCAGCACCAGATAGAGTTGCTGTTCCAGAACCGATGTGTATCTTGGTGGTTGTTCCGTTGTTGTCTTCTGCTGCGAAGATTCTTGCGTCGGCAAGTTTGACTTCCGATACAGAAGTTCTGTATGCTGCTCTGCCTCCAATGGAGAACAGCATGTCTTTTTCGAGAGGATTGAAGGTAACAGACTCTGCTGCACCAGAGAATGTTCCGATGTTGACCTGAACAACCTCGTCTCTCGCGACACGCTCGACCGCAGTACCACTGACAGGAATGACACCTTCGACATTCCAGTTGGGGGTGAATCTGATGTCTGCTGCTTCTGGGTAGATTCTGATCTGACCAGTACCAACAAATGCATTGGTTCTTCTTTCTGCAGCGATGCCAGCAACATCGAAGAGCAGATCTCTTTCCAGAGGATTGAAGGTGACTGCTTCTGCAGCACCAGAAAGAGTTGCGATGTTGCCTTCGCCAACAAAGTCTCTTGCTCTGGTGGTAGCAGCAACGCCACTAATCTTGGATAGAGTCTGTGGTTGCTCTGCAAACGTGAGGAGTGCGCGACCTGCAGATCCTCTGAACTTGAAGAGGGAACCAAAGAAGATCTCTCTGAATGTTGCTTTCTCTTCTGCGAGACCAGTAACATTGAGATGTGCTGTAAACTCTGGAAGTTTTCTGGTGACAGATTCGGAGGTGAATCCATTGGAGAAGATAGCACCAGTTCCGACATATACTTCGGTGTTCTTCTCGATTGCAACACCGCTGACAGCAACACGAACGGTTGGTTGCTCTGCAAATGTGCGAAGAGGAATAACGACCTCTCCAGAAAGGAGAAGATGTGCAGTTTCTTCTGGTGGATTGAATCCAACTGCCTCGACTGCAGAACCACGGAAGAGAATGTCTCCTTCTCTGACTGGAGGAATCTTGAATGTGACAGATTCTGAAGTGAATCCTCCAGAGAATAGAGTACCGAATCCACCGTATACATCGACGTGAATATAATCGCCAACACCACTGACAGGAATAACCCCGAATGGTTGCTCTGCAAATGTACGAATTTCTGGAGATGTGGATCCAGAGAGTTTGATCTCTGTTCCTTCGACTGCAGGTGCTGCGGTGAATGCCTCTGTAGCAATACCACCCATGGAGAACAGAAGCTGTCTCTCCAGAGGATTCGCGGTGAAGGATTCTGCTGCTCCAGACAGTGCTGCAATACGACCACTTCCCCTGTAATGGGGGACAAATCTTTCTCCACCCTGACCGAGGATCGTAGCAGTACCAAATGGTTGCTCTGCAAACGTAAGGATCTCTGGTTCGGTTGTTCCAGACAGAGTGAGACGAGCGAGTCCAGACTCGACAACCGTTGCCTTGACTGTGCCACGACCAGTAAAGTCGAACAGAGTGAAGAATGGATCTGGACTTCCTGTTCTGGATTCTGCTGCACCAGAAAGAACAGAGATAGAACCAGAACCATTGAAGTTCGGGATGAATCTTTCGCCAGCGTTGCCACTGACCTTGATAAGATTTCTCTTCTCTTCTGCAACAGCAACTGCCTCGACTGCGCCAGACAGTGCAAACAGTGAACCAGAACCAGTGTATGCTGCTGTTGCTTTCTCTGTTGCCGTTCCAACAAAGTCGAACAGACCAATGAGATCGTCTGGACTTGCTGTAACTGCCTCGGCAGCACCAGACAATGTGGAGATAACACCAGTTCCAGCATAGGATGGTGTGTACTTGACGCCAGAGATACCGCGAAGAACAATCGTGTTCTCTTGGAATCCTGCGAATGCAACTGCAGAAGATGCTCGACCATCCAATCTGATGGTGCCGCCACCATTGAAGTTGGGGATTCTTCTTGTGGCAGCGAATCCAACAAAGTCGAATAGACCAGTAAGATCGTCTGGACTGAATGTTGCAGATTCTGCTGCGCCACCAGTGTTGAATAGAACACCACTTCCCTCGTGTTTGTTGGGAAGTTTGACGAATACATCGCCAGAAAGCTTGAGTGTTGGTTTGTCCAGAACTGCGATGTGACGCAGATTGATGACAACCTTGACTCCACCAGAAAGACCAGAGAACTTGAATAGATGACCGAAGGGGTATCTGGAAGCATCGAGATCTGGATCTCTGATGAACTGATAATCTTCGGTAGCATCTGGAGTATTGATGTTGGGGAGACCACCAATATTTTCCTGTTCTAGGAATCCATAATCGAAGAAGTCGCCACCACCAGTCTCGACAAGATCGACAAGTCTATCATTTCTGTAGTCTTGAATGACCTTGGTTGCATGGTTAGCAATGACCCAAGAATCAATGACTGGCGAAGCAACAGAACCATAGCTGATTCTGTTGAGTAGATCAATAGAACTGGAGTTGTAATGATATGTTCTACGCTCATCGAGATTGTTGAAGCTGAAGAGATCTCCACGCGCAGGAGGATTGAATGCAGTTCTCTCGACAAGTGTACCAGAAAGGGTTGCTGTACCAGATCCATTCCAGTTGGGAACGTATGCAACTTTCGCTTCGCCTGTAATTGTAAATACAGGATCTTGACGTGGATAGTCGAATGCAACTGCTTCTTCTCCACCGTTGATGGCAAATAGTTCTCCTTTGCCTTCGTATGCAAAGCTTCTTGCATCTGTCGTGCTGACAGGTAGAGGAAGAATACCAGAACCCTTGTATGCTTTGGTGAAGGTGTCTGTTGCAACACCCGTAAACTCGATGGGTACAAAGGCAATCCATCTTGGCAACACTCTGACAATAGTGTTGATATCGATGGTGATGGATCCAGAACCAACATGGACAGGTCTGAAGTTGACATCAGCAGCACCACTAACCTGTGGACCACCCATTGCATATCGGGTGACTGTCTCGGTGATGCCTTCATAGTCATCCGTGATGGATGGGAAGAAGTCATTGACAGATCCATAATCGAAGTAAGAACCAGAGGTAGAACCACCAGTTACAAGATCAATAATTCTCTGGTCCTTACGACTCTCAATCGTATCATTAGCGATAGACTGGATCGTGATGGAGTCGATTGGGTTGGCAGCAACCGAACCATAATCCAGAGGAGTGAATATAGTGTCGGAAGTATGACTGTAGTGATACGTTCTTTTCTCGACAAGGTTGCCCATGTCGAAGAGGACACCAGATCCAACCTCGCTGAATGTAGTTCTTTCGACGTGCTCGACATCGATAGTGGCAACACCAGAACCATTGAAGTTTGGTACGAATGCAACTTTTGTGTCGCCAGTAACATCGAAGAGGACATATCCACGATATGGTGCTTTCTCGTATGCGATAGAAGCTTCGCCAGATGTGGAGAAGGTTCCTTGACCTTCGTAACCAAAGGTTCTTCTTTCTTCTGCTTTCTCGAAGTTGAATAGATTGCCATCTCCAATGAAGCGTTTGACGACCGCATCTTGAGCCTCGCCTTTGACCTCGATGTTGACATTGGCAATCCATCTGGGTTTCGTTCTGCCACGACCCTCGACGAAAGCAAACAGGTCACCCTTACCAACGTAAGAGAACTCTCTCCTGACTGATGCAGTACCCTGAACCAGCAGATCTCCCATTGCATAACGAGAGATGGATTCCATGATGGAACCATAGTCTTCGCGAACAGTCTCTGGAGCGTCCTGACCATTGATAAGAATTTGACCATAATCCAGATAAGATCCAGAAGTAGTGCCACCTACTACCAGGTCAATAATTCTGTCGTCCTTACGACTTTCAATGGTCTCATTAGCAATAGATTGAATCGTAATAGATTCAATTGGAGTATCGGCAACAGATCCGTAGTTGCGATACTGGAAGATATCATTAGATGTGCTGCTGTAATGATATGTGATTTTCTCGACAGCAGTCTCGAAGTTGAATAGAGTTCCAGATCCTTTGTAATGATCTGTCTGTCTCTCGACCGCCGTGCCTTCTGTCTTGACTGTACCTTGTGAAATCCAATTGGGGGAGAAAGCAACTCTTGCTTCGCCCTGTAGTGGCAGGATAGCAGTGCTTTCTGGTGGGTTGGCACCAACCGCTTCAGAGGCACCAGAGAAGGCGTAGAGGGCACCAGAACCGTTGTATGCATATGTTCTCTTATCTTCGGCGTTATTAACGCTGAAGAGCGAACCAGAACCTTTGTGCAGCAGACTGAAGTTTGTCTTCGATGCACCAAAGATTCCAATGTTGACAAAGGCAATCCATCTTGGTTTCGTTCTGCCGCGACCATTGACGAATGCGAACAGTCCACCAGAACCAATAAAGTTGGGAGTAAATACTTGCTTGGCAGTACCACTGATTGGGAACAGACCGAATGGATAGTCTGTCTGATTAGTAAGAATCTCACCCCAGTCAAGTCCGACTGTAGATGGAGTCTGCTCACCATCAGTGAGAATAGTACCGAAGTCTAGGAATGCACCAGAAGTAGATCCAGATACAACTAGATCAATAATTCTTTCGTTTGCACGACTCTGGATTGTCTCGTTAGCAATCGACTGAATCGTAATAGAATTGATCGGTGATTCAGCAACCGATCCAAAGTTCTCATAGGTAAAGTAATCGATGCTGGAATTGTTGTAATCCCAGACAACTTTTTCTTCTGTAGAAGAGATGCCGAATAGAGTTCCTTCACCGACATAATCGTATGTCTGTTTGAAGGTAGTGGTGCTGAAGTTGAACAGGACACCAGAACCAACCCAGTTGGGTCTGAAGCTGATATCAGCATCACCATGGACGTTGAATAGTGTCTTGCGATCTTCTGGGGATGTCTTAACAACAGCCTCACCAGCAAAGCTACCGCTGAATAAGGTGCCGAATACATTCCAGTTAGGAGCATACGCAATTTTAGTGTCACTACGAAGGGGTAGTAGTCCCTCCGTAGCAATCGCAGGTACATAATGAGTGTTGGCATTGCCAGCAACCCACAGTGTTCCAGAAACGATGTATGGAGCATCCAGTCTGTATCTGGATCCGCCGAACTCGAATACTGTACCAGAACCAACCCAAGTCTTGATAACAGACCAGGTGGTAAGTGAATGGAAATGGGTGCGACCCATTGCCTGAATATTTGACGTGACTGTAATTTCGCCCCAGTCATCCGTGGCGTATGCTTCTACTTCTGTAATAGATCCATAGTCGAGTTGGTTCAGGGGACCGCCTGACTCCACCAAATCAACTATTTGATCATCTTTGTAATCTTGTATTACTTTGGTTGCGTGGTCTGCAATTACCCAGTATGCACGACCTAAAGCACCAAAATCTAGATATAAAAACTGCTCCTCGATAGCTGATGTATAGCTGTACGAAATTAACCCCAGTGCCTTCACAGCAACAAACTGGGGCATTCTTCCAGTACCAGCGTAGGAGAATACCATATACTACAGCCAAGTTAAAAAAATAGGGGGATCGCCAGATAAGCAATCCCCCCATGATGTAAAACTCAATTTCAGAATATCAGTCGAGGCTGACGTTCAAGGTGACTTTGATTTGGTCACCAGCGTTTTGAATCGCGTATGGACCATTGGTGAATCTTTCAGCGAAGAAGATTGCGCTGTAAAGAGTTAGATCACCAGTGCCATCTAGTGCCTTGGTTGTAGTGAAGGTGTTAGCATCGAGTACATCGAATACGGTGTAGGTGCCAGGAGTTGTGGTGGTGTTACCAGTGCCCTGGTCGATGTAGATTGCATCGCCCTTAACAAGACCGTGACCAGTTGCGGTTACCTTACTGAAGTCAAACTCAACCTCGTCATTGTTGTTAGAAGGCTGAATGTTGTCGATCAGTACGTTGTTCAGGTAGACAGTAACTTGTCCCTGCAGTACCGAACCAGCGTCGTCATAGGTCTCGTGATCGATACCAGTGATGATAGTTGCAGCGTCGATGCCGTTAGGAGCACCACCGACAACACCAGCAGTACCAGTCTGGGAGACTGCCATGCCGACTGTTAGATCTTCACCGACTTCTGCTTGGAATACACCGTTACCAGTAGCAGCACCAGTGAGTGCCTTGTCTAGATAAACAGTGGTTCCTGCGATACCAGCGATTCTTGCACCAGCAGCAACGCCAGTACCAGTTAGTCTCTGACCAACTGCAAGACCCGAAGTAGCGCCAACGGTTACGGAGAACTCACCAGAAGTACCAGAGATGGTGGTGGTGTTAGCAACAGCAGCAAGAACGATGTAGTCATTGCCGATAGTACCACGAACACCAGTCTTACTGATAGTTGTTCCAGCGGATGCAGCACCTGCATCTAGTACACCATGAATGGTGGTAGGCATGTTGTTGGCACGAACAAGCATGTAACCATAAACGTCACCAGCAGCACCAGTGAAGGTGAAGGTTTGCTCTGGATAAGAAGCGGTCGTTCTGCCAGCACCAAAATCTAGGTTTTGGTTGGAGAATGTACCAGTGTTCTTGACGCTTAAGAGGAGAGTTAGACCGTCGATGTCAACGACATATGCACCAGTACCAACGTCGCCGCCAGTTACATAGTCGCCCTTTTTAATACCAGTGTTAGCAGCAACAGTGATGGTATACTCGTCTTGAGTACCGCTACCTTGGACTGCAGCAACTGCAGCAGTTTGTAGGGTTTCGATTGTCCAGCGGTTGCCGTTTAGCAGAATTCCATACTGGTTAGCATAGTTCTGATTAGTTCTGTTATTTTCAACTTGGTGGTATCCAGTTACAGGTGCAGAACCATAACCCAACGTATTGTTGTTGGTGTAGGGCTCATAGTATCTGGTTTGGGAAGGCGTATCACTTTCAGCAGGATACGTATTTGTCGTGAACAACTTTAGAATTAAATTTCTAGGAATCTCCTGATTGTAATTCAGCAGATTACGTAGAGAATCAATTTCACCGTTGTCGGTTACTAGCAGTGCCATGTAAACTCTCCGTGTTTATCTCTCGGTGTAAATTTATTTATATCGTTACTATTTATAGTTTCAGTTTTAATGAGACCATGCATCGCGAAATGTCGATCGAGTAATTCACCTTAAACTGAAAAATGTCTCCTGCGTTCACCGTAGTGTTCCAGGTAGACAGACTGTCGTCTTTGTTTTTTCTAGCAGTAAATCTATTTATGGATCCCAAGGTAGGACGTTCAGTGCCACAAATAGACTGGAAGTTAGGGAAATCAGCAAAACTGCACTTCTCAATATCAACTTCAATATTGCCCTCGCTATCGGCAAGGATAGTCCAAGACTCGATAACTCCAGTGACATCAACAGTCATAGTTCCTTTCGGACCATTCCCCATAGGGAAAGAACCACTGTCTATGACATAGTTAAGGGTTCTGGTTAGATCTGCTGTAGTAGCATATGCTATTCCAAAGAATTCTACACCAGCGGTTGGTGGTGTACTAAAAACAATCTGGTCATTAGATACAATATAATCAACTCCTGGCGATAAAACAACATCGCCAACAGAAATCATTATTTGTTCTTCGTTGAGTGGAGTGTATGACTCTCCATTAACAATCAGATTGAATGTGTCTTGTGTTCCATCAAATTGTGATGCCAGTGATTCAATCAGAAGATTTGAATTCTGTACTGACTTCGATGGGATCTGGTAGTTTACGTCAAGTTTATGTTGTGCTGGCAATTGCTTACCAACACGATATGCATTATTACCAACCCTGACGTTATACTGTGCCATCAGGAAACTCCAGGACTTACTTCTGCGTTCCCCATAATGACTCTAGTCTTGTAACCGTTAGGATCTGTAAGAACAATATCGTAGACATATCTCCTACGATCTAACGCCAGGGTTTCGGTGTCTGTTAGTACCAGAGCAATTTCCCCTGTGGTTCTGTTTACAAAATCTAGAGTGAATGGGACTGAAGTGGTTGCAGAATAACTCTTCTTCATCGATGCAGCACCAGTGTACCCCGACATGTTTAGTGGAGTGCCATCTTTATTTGTGATGAAAAAGGTGACGGCAAAGTCTGCTCCTTTATCAATCAGTATGTTGACTGGTATCGCTGCCATCGGTATCCTTTTCTAGTAGGTTAAGTGCTTCCAAACCGCCTTCTAGTTTAGTGCGATATTCACGCAACTTGACGAGTTCTTCTTCACCTCTTCTGATCTTCAGATCATAGTCTGCAAACTGCTTTTCAAATTCAGCTCGCAACTTTGCGTTGTCCATATGGAATATAACAAGTATCTATATTTAGACGTTCAATTCTGGGTAGGTTGTGGTGCTTCTTCCGATTGAATTTGGTGTTCTAGGATATGTTGCTCCCTCAACTGGTCTTCTACCTTTAAGTTTTAATTTATGACCAGAGAAATCTGGTTCATCAAAGAATGCTCGGAGTCCAGGTGTTCCTGCTGCCTCTGTATATGTGTAACCACCGTTTCCACCGCCACCACCAATGTAGCAGTTACCAAAAGAGATTGCGTTGGATAAAGATGCACCACCAGCACTAGGAACATTAGTCCAAGAGAAACTAGTTCCACCTGAAGGAATACTACGAACTACATTCTTTGCTGACCTAACCAATAATTGCTTGGTTACACTTGGGTTTGGCCAAGATCCGTTGTAATGCTTATATTTCTCCATCAGGCAGGCAATTTTTCCTACAACAGTTGGTGTTGCACAACTTGTCCCAGAGAACATACCCCACTTATAAGATCCATACGTTGAACTTTGATATGAACTATAAGTATTTGCTCCAAGTCCTGTAACAGTAATACCAGGTCCACGGTTTGAATATCCATCCCAACCAGGCATTGCTTCCGAGTTGTATCCTGCTGCTACATCAATATTGTTATTAGTTCCATGGGGACCATATGGTATGTGAGGATACCAAGTAGTTGTGCTAGATGTAGAAGCACTATTGTCATTCCCATAACTGATGAATGTAATATCATATGGCGTTGCTGCATCTACAGTGACATACACATCTTGAGCATCATCTCTCTTCGCGTATGTTCCTCCATTATTACCAGCAGCATTGACACATATGATACCACTATTCCAAGCGGTTTCTAATGCAGTGTGCAGAGAACTATATGAACTCTGGTTAGGCATCACGACACACCATCTGGTGCCGTTAGTTGCATCGTAGACTTTGAATGGAATAATATTTGCCTTCACAAATTCCGACAAATCAGATCCCCAAGAACCACCACCAGGTCTATTGACAGTTCCATTTGGAGTGACAATCTTATCAACATAATCTACTGGAATTGCACGTTTCCTGTCTTGCAGATACTGATATTCTGCAATCATGATAGTGGGGTTTTTCTCTCCAGTTTCTGGATTAGATGGTTTGGCGTTGTGCCAATCAATCAATGCCTGAATACACTCTGTTGGACTGTCGCCAGTAACTAGGTACATTGCATAGAGATTTGCTTTCTTTGCAAATCCACAAATAGTACCACCAGAAACACTCAATACACCAATGCCATGATTGGTTAGTCCACTGTTGCCACCATCTTGGGATGTTACCTGATTGTTAGCAGCTGCTTCTAGATCTGGCCAATCCATTGGAGTAAATCTAGATGCTGTTCTTAAATTCCAGACAACATCTCCAGAATCACTACCATTATTATCTACACTGCCATCATTTACTGCACTTCCACCATCACCAACTCTAATCTCAAATGGGTGAGTAGAAGCAGTTATGGTGAATGTAACAGTATCTCCTTCTTGAAATACTAGTGGAGGATTGCTTCCACTAACAGATCCATTTCTATCCGTTCCAGTTAAAGTGTAGATACCAGAACCACCAAAACTTACAGCAATGCTATATTCTTCTCTAGTGCCATCAGCAGGATTAATGCTGATGGTGTTTTTCATGTTGGGGTGTGCTGTACACTGATACCAATAAGGATCTACCCTTGAATGAGAATCATCTTCACTTGATAACTTTTGAAAGTCTGGGTGCTGATCATGCAAACCCTGATGAGTAGACCAATCTCCACTACTACCAGATTCTAGAGTGACGATATCAACATTCTTTCCAGTCCATCTGGAAGTATAAGTGCCATCAACAAAATATGCGTCATCGCCATTGGTAGTACCAACTTCTCTACCAATTTTTTGAACTGCGCCGCCAGGATCTGTCGCAACAATATGTTGTGTGTCCAAGTAAAACTGGAGACCAGAATTATCTTCTCCTAGTCCAGATGCTGCTCTATAAGATGAACTCGTGGAAGAAGTAAATCTTTTTGACATACTCTCTTTATCTGGGAGAGTACATGGAAATGACTGTGGAACTTCATCTGCAGAAACAACTCTGGGGTCTGCTACTAGAGTTTCAATAAAATCTCCTTCGACAAGCATGACGAGCAAAGAGGGCATGGATGGAAGCATATTCCACCACTCTGCTTTATTCTCATCAAAACTATCTACAAACGCTTGCTTGTCAGTTCCTTCGACAAGAATGACATCTACTAATACCGCTGAACCGCCCAGTTCCATTTTATGCCTCTAGTTGGAGTACAGTCATTTCAACAGTGATAGATTGTTGTCCTCCAGACTTATTCATAACTGATAGATAAACATTTGTTGATGGAGTTCCATCATCATTAAATCCGATCAAAGCAGGAGTGAAGAGAACATCTTCGTTGTTTCCAGTTGTGATAGCTTCTGCAATTACTCCAGAACCAGGGGTGGGATCTTCAGAAATAGTTCTAGATCCATCTGCTGTTCTTGCTGCAGATGTAGGATAAATTCTTACCCATGCAGGGTGAGAAACATTCAACTTCAGTAGTGCATATGATTTGTATGCCGTGATAACAATACCTTCATCGACATCATTTGCATGAGTAGCACTGGTGGAGTTATTAAAATCTGATCTTGTTCCGAGACTGGTGCCACCGCCTCCACCTCCACCACCGCCGCCAGCGGAGCTAATTACGCCATCGGTGATAGTGACGGTAGAACCATCTACTTTAACGCCACCTAATACAGTTGTACTTGCAGTTGGCAGTAGGTATGAATCAAGGGTTCCACCACTGGATTTCCAGCTGCTACCATTCCAGATCCAAGTTAGACCACCCTCGGTATGTGTAAATGAACCGTCTGTAGCTTGTCCAGCGGTATCTGGGAATAGAATTGCCATTTCTTAAGATCTCTCCGTTTAGTTATTTATTTCAAATTTCTTGAACATATAACTGACATGTTTCAGTGCCAGATCTACTTCCAGATGCAGTCAAAGACTTCAATCTAATTTGATATGTCATGATATCGCCAGTAGTTCCTCCATGACTATCAACAAACTCAAAATACAATGGAGTCACACCAGTGACATTTGGATCTGTTGTAGCGACTGTACAGATTTCTGTCAGTGAGGATCCATCACTTCTTTCGAGAGCAATAAGTCCACTGGTATTGTTAGTACCATTCAGTTTACCAAACAGAATGCTAATTCTAACTCTGGAAAAGGTTGTTACAGTAATACCTGCATTGAATGTTCCATTATCATCAGCGAACACAGTTCCAGAACCACCCAAAGTGAATGATGCATCAACATCACCAACAGCGGTTCTGAATGCTGCAGCTGGGGCATCTGCTACGAGAGGAGGAGATGCATCGACCCATGCTGCTGGGTTTGCTCCATTGTCGTAATAAACTTTTAAGCGACCAGAATCACTTTCCCACCACATATCTCCACTAGTGGCATTTGATGGTGGATTGTCACCTACTTCGACATTGGCACCACCACCTTCGCCCCAATACAGTTGACCATTTCCATCAGTGGTCAGAGATTGACCAGCACTGCCATCAGAAGTTACGAACTTGACGACACCATTAATTTTTCCAGTACCGTCAATATTGAATGTGGTGTTACCACTAGACTTCAGTGTTAAACCACCAGAACCTGGTGCGTGGTTGATTACAATTTCACCATCTTTATCAACAAGCACACCGTAGTCATTTGCCAGTGCAGTAGCAATCGTACCAAACCTAGTATTAGATGGAATAACTATATTGTTTCCAGTTAACGTTAAGTTTGCTGATGCTGTTGCTGTAGTAATCGAATTTGTATTTACTCCACCAACATTAATACTAGAAGCAGTTGTATCTCCTCGTCCAACCACATCATTAAGTGTGGAAGTCTCTGTGTAACTTGTTAGATATCCAACAGCATCGTGATCACCCCATGCATACGCGGTGTCCCAAGATACATTGTTGTAGTTTAGAGGAGTCAGATACTTGGTTGTTTGACCTAGAGATAGAGTAATAGAATCTTGGGGACCAAGATTAGTAATGTTCAGGTTATTGACAAATGTCTGTGTTACTCTCGCGTCAATAGCGGCATTCGCTCTAGTGTCTGTGTAATAAAGATTCGTTCCTTCAAGAACTGAAGATGTGGAAAACTCATTGAATGCTAGATCAATTGTTAGGGATCCATTAGCATCATCATAAGTAACCGCTGTTCCCACGCCACCTTGTAATAGGGCAGCAACCCTATCATCTACCTTCTCGTCAAAGGTAACGTCTAACCCGTTTACATCAGCAGCAAGAGCATTGATCTCCTGTCGCTGCTGGTCAAGGGTATATGTAATTGGTACGTTTCTTAATGGCATGATACCAGACTATTCCTCTATTTTAGTATTTATGAGTGTGCAATAACTTGGACAGCGATCGATCCACTATCAGTGGCACTTCCCCCCGCTAGGACACTAAAAGCTATCTTGTCAGCAGATCTCGTTATTTCTAAATTCGTTGTTCCATTAATATCCATGACATTAGCAATAACATAGTAGTCAGTGGCATTAGTAAATGGACTTGTAAAGTTCAGCTCATAGTTGCCAGCAGATTGCCGTGACACCGTTGCTCCTGCTGTTCCAGTCCACGTAGGAGTTGCACCTAGCGTAATCTCACCAGCCTTGCTAGTTGCAGGTGGTGTATAAGTTGTCGTAGTGCCACTGACAGGATGTGCTGCTGCTGGTGGTGTGAAAGATTGCGTGTTACTACTTTGAGATGATGTATATCTAGCATCTTTTGTAAAACGAATATCGTCAATATATGCATCAACAATACCAGCAGTGTTAGTAGATACTTGACTTCCTCCAAATAAAATTGGTTCGGAAGTATTGGACATATTGGTGCCACTATAGGAGGTTCCCTTTGTCCAAGTGATATCTTCTAGACCATTTACATAAAAATGAAGTTGTCCATCAGATTCTTTTACTAAAGCAATATGATTCCAACTTTGTACAAATTTGCTAGCAAAAACCGTGCTACTATCGGTTTGAAAACCTATGGTATTAGTTGTATTAGTAGCTGTATCATGTATGTCAAGTCTCCATCCTATGTTAACACCAACATACGCATAATATAGTTGCCATCCACCACCTGTCGCTCCTGCAGTTTTATTATTACTTCCAGCAAGAGTGCCAGCAGATTTTGATACAATAACATACTTATCATTTACCCCAGTCAGAGAAGCGTTTGGTGCGGAATCTATATTAATCCAAAACTCTAATGTAAATGTGTTAGTGAAATCATAGTCACTTCTGTCGTCATACCTAACACCATTACCAACTGTTTTTAGAACTTTCGCTCCATAATTGGCGGGGGTTCCTACAAGGGTTGAGGCAGCTATACCGCCATAAATTTGAGCAGTGCCAGTGTCACCAAACTTTACGTCGTTAAAATCACTATCGAAAGTGGATCTTAATAGAACCTTATCCCAATCAGTTTCTGCTGGGATAGTAGCTGTTTGAGTGCTACCAAGAATAAACTCTTGCCAGTTACTTCCATCATAGAAATGTGGTTTACCACTAATCTGTCTGATCTCACCTTGTGTTGCTGTTGGACCAGATCCTTCATTGACGCCAAACTTGAATCCATTAGCAGTGAATGGGTCGCCACCACCAGCTACGCTGATAACACCATTGCTATCAACAGCGATGGTTGTGCCATCTGGTTGTACAACACCAGTAGAAGATGTGGTTGCGGCACTACCTGCAGTGAATGGAGAACCACCAACTGTGAATGCCGTAGCATCAAGAGTTCCTGTGACTGTTACACCAGTGGAGGTAGTCTGTAATTTTGTACTATTAGAGTGTTGAAGTGTAACTGGTGCAGCATCAATTTCAATTTCACCAGCAGTTAATCTTTCAAATTTAACAATATTTCCAGTGTTGTTATAAATTAATCTTGCATCATTGTTACTACCAAGATTAATTGCATTCTCATCATACATGTATAGTGAACTATTTCCACTAGCTGCTTTGAATTCAACGTGTGCATTTACATCAACAGCATCATTGAAATCAACAGTACCACCAAAAGTAGCAGTGCTACCAATGTCCAGGGTGCCAGCAAACGTGACATTACCAGCAGCATCGATTTCTGATGTGATTCCAGCAGTTCCTACTTGTCTACCCTTCCAAAGAGCCTGTGCGCTAATGTTAGCAATATAAATCTGTCCACCGTTGCTTACACTAAATCCAGCATTAGTGGATGTCTCGTTGATACCACCACCAGGAAATTCAGCAATAGGATATGTACTAAAACCGTATGGTACATACATTGATCCACCAAAGACAGCTTCAGTAACCATCTGACCAGGAGTTATCTGATCTGCCGTTTTAATAATAAAACTACCTGATGCAGAATGTAACTCGTCATTAACTTCGAGATCTCCTAAAACTGTCGCACCTGTAAGATTAGTTCCAATTTTTTTAGCACCGTCATAGTAAAGTTCGACAGGACCATCTTTGAGAGCTGTGAGATACAGTTCACTAGTATCAGTCTTTGATCTGATCTGCAAAGCATCAGAATCAATGAATGATGTTAGGACACCTACAGATCCATCGTAGTAAATTTTTAGGTCAGCATCATCACCAAAGTTTGCTGCTACATTATCAGAAAAGGTAGGACTGCTATTGAATGTTGCAATGCCGTCAAAGTCTACAGTGCTTTGGAATGTTACATCACTAGAGAATGTTTTACTCCCACCAAATGTTTTCGTGCCCTCGACCGCATTATCGAGATCAGATGCAATTAAGTTAATCTCTTGACGCTGCTGTTCCAGCGTATGCGCCTTTGGTACGTTACGTAGTGTCATTTGATTAACTGCTTAAGGAGGGACTTGATTTCGGACATTTCTTCCTTCAAAGTATTTAGATCATCCTGCACATTTCGGAACTCTTCTGCGAGTCTCTTTTTTGGTTTGGGTGCCGTGTTGATAATGGCACCCGTATTCATGTCTCGGACAAGTCCTTCTTGACCTTCGACTTGCAAATATTCAGATAGTTTCATATTAGAAAGAAGCAACAGTTCTCATGTCCTGAATCTTGGGAACATAAGAAGGATTATCAGACTTCATAACAATCTTAATAGCGAAGGATGAGAAGTCTGGGATATCAGATACTGTGAATGACAATTCTTGATATGCGCTTTGAGATTCATATTGACCAGAAATGCTATTCTGTGCCGTAGCGATTACATCATTGTCAGAAGAACCATCTTCATTGAAGTAGGTCCAACTAATATCATCAAATTTTTGTTGCGATGCTTCTGGTTTTGTCTTATACAGAACTTGGATATTGTTAACATCCGTTGCGTTGACTGTAAGTTTGGTGGACAGAGAAGCAGCAGAACTTGCTAGAGAGATCTCTTTAGTTACATACTTCGCAACAGCAGACGTGTTGACAGATCCATTTTCTGCAACAAAGTCAATGCCATTTCCAAATTCCATCGCCTTGATTTCAGAGAACTTGGATGTCTCGAAAGAAGCACCGTCAAAATCAATTAGATCTCCAACTCTGAATACATCAGATGTTTGTAGACTTGTGGTTGCAGTTCTAGCAAAGTCACTGCCTAATGTGATTTCACTAGTATAGTCACCATTAATAGGTCTCTTATCATTCTCAAGAGTCAGTGTCTTGGTATTGGAATCCCAGAAGATTACTTTTCCACTGACTTTGTTGTCATACTTCTCGGTTCTTGCCGAAGGGTTGAATGCAGTAACGGTTGAACCAACTACGAAGTTTGGAAGTTGATTGAAGATACCATCATTTGTGATTGTAACTGTGATACCGTCTAGTTCACCACCACTGGCAGACTGTGTACTGAAGTATAAAGTTTCGCCCAAAGTAAAGTTTACAGAGTTTTTAATTTTGACAAAGATGTCATTGTCACGAACTCGTAAGACTTCAGATTCTGCACCAGAAGTTACGCCAGTGACATTCTGGTTGATGACGATAGGAACAAGGTTCCCCCCAACTTCATTTCCTTGAATAGTAAATTTGTATACAGGGAATATTTGAATTTTCTGATATCTCTTGCCATATCTATCTTCCTTTCCATAAGAGTTTTCAACTCTGTTGGTAACAGTTTTTGCAGAAGCAGATCTTAAATCAACTACTGGGGAGAGATAGGATTGATCAGACTTTAATGTCATCTTGTACATTAAAGATGCATCCATGTTATTGAGACTTTCGTTGATTGGTGATGCAATCATCTTCTGGTTCAAGAAGTATTGCTCTTCATTCAGGAAAGTTGTTTCATAATCCGTCATGGAATATGAAGTGTAGTTATTAGTGTCAGAGTCAACAGGAATAACATTGGTAGTCTTGACCATGCTGTCGATGGAAGTTCCACTTACCTGTAGATATGGAATCTGTGCATAAAGTTTTTCGTACTTTCTGTTGTAGGATGCAAGAACTGCATCACCACCAAAGAATCCAGTATCTGATGCTCTAGATGGTCCAACGATATTGTAAGAGTCAATGCCTGCATTAGAAACTTGGAATAGGGTGGACTCTAGTTCGATGGCATCATATCCAGCGAAATCAGGCAGTCCTCTGAAGAATACTTTAGAATCTCCACCTTGTTCAAATCCATTGTCTCTATGATATACCTTAATGATACTGCTGTTGTTTTTGAACAGAGGAGAAGTTGCTGTGCTGTTAGCAAGAGCATATGTCTCAAGTGGATCTGATAGTAGTTTTTCGTATCCCAGATCCTCGTTCTTGATAACCAGTTCGCCATTTCTAGAAGTGTCGAATTCTGCTCTGTATAGAGTGAATTTAATATCTTCAAACAGATCTTCTTCCCAGTTAGCAGTATTTTGAGACTTGAATAGAGATCCAAGGAGAGGTTGTGCATTGACAACCAGACCAGAAGAAATATCTTCCTCTCCCAACTTGGAAGACCATAGTTTGTATTCAACAGCATCACACTCAATATTGAGTGCATACTCGGTATCATTCTGTAGATAAACAGGATACTCGAAGTTGAAACGTGTGGGTGTGGTGGATCTGATTCCACCTTCAGGATCGATTGCAACACCCATTCTTACAGCAGGTTCATCGACCTCGATTTCAGACTCGATAACAGCACCGTTATTACCAGCACCAGTTCCTCTGATAACAACAGATGGTGCTTCGGTGTATCCTCTACCAGCAAGACTTACTTCACTGAAGAATAGTTGACCACCAGATACTTTGACAGATCCAGTAGCATTGCTTCCACCAGGTAGCTGTGGACTCTCGATAGTGATGGTTGCACTCTCATATCCAGATCCCAGATTAGTAATATTCAGTTTGGATACGCGACCAGAATCTTTAGCAATCTTCAGACCTACTGTAGCATTGTTAGCATTATTGTATGCAGTAACTGTGCCGATGGTTAGATCTTCATTTGGTAAGAAGTCTCTTCCATTGTGATTACTCAAGATGAACGTATAAGTCTGCTCATTTGTTAGAGAAATCTCACCATTGCTGGAAGGGGTAACTTCAAAGTTGTTTCTATCCAAAACTTTGGTGATAGGTCCTTTAGCAAGACTTCTGTTGCCAGTGATGTCTTCATCCTTCTGAATAGTGATGTTTCCAGAAGAATATACCTTGAGGAAAGTATCTGGATAAAGGGTCTTGATAGAACCAGGAAGGATGTACTTACCAGGTTTGTCTGATTCTACGTTAGAGAGATACACTCTCAATGGAACAGTAGAACTCTTCTCGGAGAAGAACAGGTCAACGCCTGTTGCAAACATACCACCCTCAAAGCTTTCGACTTTGAAAGTCTGTGCCATTGGGTTGGGTCTTTCTTTATTCTCTGTGTTGCTATCAATCTCCTGAACACCTTCATTTGCTTTGAAGATCGCAGGGGTTGTAGAGATAATAGAAGAAGGATTCTCTGGAAGAATACCAGTTGCATAGAACTTAACTTCTGCGAAAGAACTTACTCCATCAACATCAGTGATGGGAGCATCAGACATACTAGAAGTAAATCTAATCGTCTTGATACCAGTAGTAAAGTAAATCTCTTCAGCAGTATCATCATACTGCATGGTGTCGATATTTCCAGTCCAGAAAGAATTTTCTGCTGGTGCATAACCCGATGGAATTAAGATAATGCCACTAGCATTACCATATTCATCTGTAGTAATACTAGTACCAAATGTAGTAGGAGAGTTTGCAGCAATACCAGTAAATCTTGAGTCTGGGTTGATCCATCTAGCGATGTTTCTACCTTCCATGAAGACATGCAGTTTTGTCTTGGGTTTCATACGCCTTACGACATACTTAACAGGAACAGATCTAGCATAGAACTTCAGTGCATTTGATACGTTAGTACCATTGATAGTCTTGTATCCAACACCCTTCGCAATCTCGTTGTTCTGTGGACTGACGTTAGATGAAGATGAAATGGATGCACTGCTTACAGTAGACTCTGCAGATCTTCCATTGTTTTCTGCAAAACTCTTCAGGTTGTAGAAGGTCTTGTTCACACCAACCCAGTTGATTACAAAAGAGTTGTAGATACTGGAGAATGCTACTCTTGCATCTTGCTTTGCCAAGAAGACCGAGAACAAATTAGTATTGTTTTCAGTAACCAGAGGTGCTACAAAACTGTTATACCATTGATCAATATTTGGATCTAATGCAGCATCACCAACATATTGTAGAACAACGAATGGGTTTGGATTTACTGTCTTTGTTGCAAATACATTACTTGCGTATTCAACACTCGTAAATGGCAGTGTGATCACACCATTAGAATTTGTGTAACCAGAAATAACTCTTTGATCGTCTCTTGTATTGACTTCTTTGAGTGCAAAACTGTCTTCTTTGGATTGTGGTCTCAATACAGACTGCTGTGCATCAATGGAACATAGATGATCAATAGACTTGACATTACCAACATTATGAGTTTCGTAGTTGTCTACAAGGAATCCACTCTTGGATCTATCAATACCAAGAGAATCCTTGACTTGCATGTTAAGTGCTTGCTGCTCAAGAACACTCAATGTAGTGTAATACTCAAGACGTTCAATACGCTTCTCTAGTTTACCGATGTCACGCATCGTGTAACGACGGTTGTCAACAGGAGTAATTCTTACATCCTTGCTAGACTTCGTGAAAGCAGGGATGAACATATAGTAAAGAGGAATGCCATCCTCAATGATCTCTGGTTTGCTTGGGTTCAGAGATGCATTTCCTTTCTTGACAATGAACTCACCTTTCTTATTGAGGAAGACGCCATCAATTCTGTCAAGATACTGTGACTCACTGAAAGAGATGGTATAAGGAATATTTCTAGCAGAAGATGGTGTACTGGAAACAGAACCACCAGGTCCAATGAAGTTGATGTACTCCGACTGTGACAGTAGTGATGTGTCCTGATAACCAGGAATAATTGCAGTAGAATCTACTTTTGGTCTGAAGTCAATAACGTTCTTAAGACTTACATTACCATGAACGTTGGAGTTGAAATCAGGAATCTCATCTAGGACTACACCTGCTTCATGAATGTAGGAATCAACCGTGCAGAAATCACCTTGAGAATGCTCAAAGTAATCGAAAGCAACAACTAGTTGACCTGTGGGTGGATCAAATCCAGGTTTCAGAACGATTCTAGACACGTCATAGAATGTATCCCTTTGTCCATCATCAAAAGTAAATCTGTTAGTAAGATCTGTACCAACAACTAGATTACCATTGACATCAACCGTTGGTGGGGCAGAAGATGATCCTTCATAGATGTATCTAATACGGAATGCATCTGAATAGGAGAATACTTCACTGCTGTCGCTATCGTAGTCCAAACCGCGAAGAGGTAGAACCTGATCACCAGGAGACTGGACGATAACTCTCTTATTCTTAATTGCTGTCTTGAGTTTTGGTCTACCCTTGGAAACTTCAATGGTAGCAGTCAACTTCAGTTTGGGGAAGTTGGTTACATTGTTACCAAAGTAATTGCCAGGGAAAGTCAGAGTGATACTACCAGAAGACAAACCAGAGGTAGCATCTGTAGTATTCAGAATGCTGACAAACTCGGGAGAAACGTAAATAACATCGCCAGTTTCTACTAGGTCAGAACCACCTTTGTCTAGGACAGTGATGAGGAAGTCTCTTTCTGTAAATTGAGTAAATCTCTGTGTACCAAAGTCTAATTGTGCAGCGAAAGTAACGTTACCACCGTTATCACTACCAGTAGTTACAAAGTCTCTTCTGATATAGTATGTGATCTTCGTGTTTTCTGTGGAAGAAACAAGACTGCCGACTTCTTTACTTCCCGTTGGGAAAATCAACGTAGAAGTAGATCCATTTAATACCTTTCCTCTCTGTCTGATGACAGTTTTAGCAGTCATCGAATCTGGTAGAGCACCATTCAAATAAACTCTAGACTTATCAGTTCCTCTAGGTTGGGTAACCTGTGAAACGGAGAACTTGTTTAATCTTCCAGTGTCATCATTAAATTGAACAATGTCTCCCTGTTGGAGAACTAAAGATGCATCGGAATTGAATCCATTACATTCGATAAATCTGTAACCTTTTGTACCAGAGAAAGTATTCTCGGTTACATCTCTCGTATCACCAAGAGAGTCATCTCCAGTTTCGATATCAGCGGAGAATTTGTTGTTAGAACCAAAAGTCGAGTACAAAGACTTGACGTTCTGTGAGTTGTAAGTAAGAACACTATCTCTGAACAGAACAGGAGCAATATTTACAGCGATAGTGCTTGAACCAAGAACCTCACAGACAGGAGGTGCAGCAAATTCTGTTTGCAATGCATCTCTGTTCTTAATTGTAACTTTGTAAACAGTACCACCATCAATGCCAACTTCTACGTCAGCACTTTCAAAGATAGTTCCATTGATATTGATTTTTGATCCTGCAGTGTAACCAGTTCCTTGACGTTGTACAACGAAGTGAGAAATAGTATTGTTCTTTGGAATACGTAATGTAGATCCTTCTTCGCTGGTGATTGTTTCACCAGGAATGAAGTTGCCATACAGAGTTTTTACATACAAACTCCTTCCCAGAGACATATATCCATTGGAAGCACCCTCTATGACCCCATAAGCGCCGCTTTGGGCACCTATGATGTATTTGCCAGGAGAGAAGTCAGGAGTGACTGGAGAGTCTACTAGGAGTCTTGTGAAGAAGACAGGGTTGAAGTATGAAAGGTTGAAGTTGCCGCTGTAAGTATCTCTACCATCAGCAAGTTTTCCACGAGAGATAACAATGTCAGTGTCTTGATTAAATCCGTCTGGTCTCTTTGTTAAAGAAAAGTCTTTAGGTTTTGCAATACCAACAACAGGAACAATGCTCTCTGTATAGTCTACAATGTATCCAATGTTATTAACTTCCTGTTGGACGTTAGCAAGACTGGTGTAAAGAAGTCTTCTTCTGATTGATACATCATCGTCATATTCAAGGAACATGTTGTCCAGTAGATCCTTTCTACCTTGAACAGTCAATTGAAGGAATTGTGCATTCAAATCACCAATTTCTGGTCTGGTGACCTTTGCAAATGACAAGCACTTAACTGTATTTGTTGTTGCAACACCACCAGTAGAAGATCTAGTCTGAACAAAGTACAAAGTTCTCAAATCTAGTTTTCCAGCACCAGGAGAATCGGAAATACTAGTGTCGTCAATAAGACCTAGATCAGCAGCTGCCTGAATCCAGATAGTCTTAATGGCATCATCTTTGTCAAATCCTTGTCCTCTTCTAGAAATAGTCTGTCTGTATTCAGCAACTTCCTCTAGATTGTTGAGACCAACAGTTCCATCATTATGTACTGCATTCAGGAAAATAGTTGGGTATGCAGTAAGATCTGCTCCCTCTGCATTCAGTGGGAGTGTGTTGTATACATTGGTTAGTGTAAATGTCGAAAGTCCATTAGACTTGATCGATACATTGTCTCTAGATAGGGTTTCTCTTGCCTTATCAACTTCTAGATACTTGGTTTCTTTGTTTACAATCTCGAAACCACGGACATATGCTCTACCAGCACCAACGGTAGCAACTAGTTTATCCGCAGCATCAGCTGCAGAAATGCCATTGGGTCCTACAGTGCCATCACGACCAGCGGTGTATAGACCAAAGTTTCCATCTCTCTGATAGAACTCTCTAATGTCAACGTCAAAACTATCTACTACGTAGTCTCCAGACTCATCGTAGGTTCTTCGTGCAAGAGTATTCTCAAGCGTATTATATGCTGCTTGCTTGACTTGCTTCTGGATAACTCCATTCTTGATAGACAGGAGTTGAATAAAATTCTTATCAGGAGTCTCTTCAAATTGATACTTGACTAGAGATAGTGAAATCTGTAATCTATGTGCTCCAGGTGCAGCATAGTTAGAAGATCCAAACGCATTGTCATACAAAGAGGGTTCATCCTCTGGTGTGACTAGAGTTTCATCAATTTTGAATCCAACTTTTACAGAAGGATTGTCACTGTAACCATCAACAACGATTAGACCAGAATCATTTCTTACAAAGAAACCATTGACAAAATATACACCTTCTTCTACTTGAACAGCAGAACCAAATCCCATTGCACCACTGTCTACAAATGTAGTCTCACTGGTATCAGGATTTAAGACTGCAACGCTAGTAGGTAGAACGCTGCCGTCAGTGCCAACAACGAGTAGAGGGCTATTAATGCCATCGATAACTTCGAGCGTTTCTCCTTGGCGGAACCTTTCTTCATCTCCACTGTCACCTGCCGTCAAATATTTTACATATAGTGTATCAGAGTTATTCTCTGTTGCTTTTACAACAGTCTGAACAATCGCAATGACACCAGAAGATAGTCCGTTGATCTTTTGACCAATCAGACCATCGATGTCATACTTTTGATATACCAATTCGCCGTCTACGTTGACAGCAACTTCAGAAACAGACGATAGTTTTACAAAGTCAAGTTTTTTGTTGAGACCGACCTCTCCAGGGACAACTAGGTCGCCCTGTTTGAAAGCATATTTGCCATAGCTTTCGATTTGATTCTGTAGGATAGATTGCGTAGTATTAAGTTCCCTGCCCTGTACAGGGTAACCAGGGCGGTATAATACTTTATAGAAATCTTTCCTAGAATCGTAGTCGTCAAAATATGGGGCGGCTTTAAGATTAGTCTTCTGTGGCATTGTATTAAACTACCGTCTTGTTTTCGTTTATAATCAGAATTCGATGACTAACTTGATATCCTCAATCTGGTCAGCTGCTCTAGTGATTAGTCTTCTGTTCTCTATGTATATGAGATCGCCCGTGTTCGCTTCGATCTCGGGGTCTGATAGACCATCGGTGAATACGGAACCAATTAGTTCTGTACCATCTGCCAATGCAACATCAACAGTACCTTGAGAAGCAGAATCTACACCTACAATTGCGTTAGCAGCATCAGATGCAAATGCTCTCACAATGTAGTTAGCATCCATATGATACTCGGAACTTTGCATGTACTTCAGAACGCCGCTACCAGGGGTTCCTGGCGTTGGAGTAGGAGATCCAGCATCTAGGGTCCAAGAGACTACGGTGCCCTTTGCAGTGCCTCCTGCAACAGTCTGGTGATCATCTCATCAGGGGTGAAGTCTCCAGTTGCTCCAGTGATCTTGACTGCCTTCAATCCAGAAAGAGTGTCCGAAGTAGAGAAGGTAGTAGTACCGTAATCATATGGGTCCTTGATGATGCCGATACGACGGAAGTCGTTATCGACGGGGAAGTCGCCAGCACTTTCAACGAAAGTGAGACGAATGTTTGCCATAACGCGCTTTGCGTTGAATTCTGTCTCGAAGTCAGAACCGTGACCACCTTGGGGAGGAATGATTACTTCTAGTGAAGGAGCAGATGTTGCTGCAACTGCTTGGGATACTGTGAGAGCATTATCGGAGAATAGACCAATTGCTTCAGTGCTTCCAGCAGTTCCAGAAGGAATACCAGTTGTAACAGGAATAGATGCATAGGTGTAACCAGAACCTACCGTTTCCATTTCGATTTGGTCGATAGCACCACCAGCAACTACTAGTTTAGCAACAGCGCCAGTGCCGTCTCCTAGTACAGGAGCATAGAAAGTGCCGTTGGTAAGACCAGTGCCAGCATCTTTAATTAGAGCAATGTTGAGACTGCCTGCAACAGCAGCGGTTTCGGTTGCAACTCTGCTTGTTTCTCCTACTGCCGCAAGAGGCATAAAGTCGGAGGAGAGGAATGCTAGTACATCATCAGTAGGCATGGTGTACATGTACTTCCAGACATAAGAACCGTCAGGAGCAGTAAAGATGCCATTAGCATATGTACCAAGACCCGAAGAAGGGTTGGTTTTGGGTTCGTGAACTACGTTAACGCCAGATGGGTTAGCAACAGTCTCACCGTTGTAAAGGCACTTGAATACCTCATAACCCTGGTTCATTACATAGAACTTTGCTCCAGAGATGGAAGATCCACCAAGAGCAGTTCCAACACCGACCTGACCACCACCAGCAGGGGTAGCAGAGTAGTTGGGTTTCCACATGTCGAACTTTGGATTGTTCGCTGTGTCCCAGTTGTATCTTCTTACAACAGATCTTGCATAGGAAGAAGTGATTCTCTTCGCTGCAATGATGTCACTATAAACGCTGAATTTCTCGGTTAGGTTATCAAGAGGTACAGGAGGAACGTTCTCTGTAGAATATCTGTAGACACCCGTGGTTGCTTGGACACCCGTATCCGCCGAACCGTCGTATTCTTTTAACAGAGATCCCTAGAGCAGGAGCACTAGTTGGAAGTGGTCCTACCAAGTTAAGTAGAAGACTTTCAGGAAGAACCTTTGCGATTGTTGCCTTGAACGTAGCGCCTGCGTAATTGGCACCAACATATACTTCATTACCTACGGCGAACGAACCACCGTCTGTAGAGTATACTTCTAAAAATGAATCCCATGCTTGGGGTCTGCCGACAAAGAAGTACATACGACTTCGATCGACACCAGTATCGCTAGAACCTTCAGTAAGAGACTCTAGGAACTGCTTCGCATTAAAAATTCTGAACTTTTCCGAGATAATAGCAGCCATTGAAATAAGAGATACGGGTTGGATTCTGTGTTATTTATATTTTATACGGTGTTTTTAGAGAGTTGTCTCTAGACCGATAGTCCTGATGAATGTACCTGCAGTATGTGCTTCTGCAGTGGTGCCATCGACACCCCTTGTAACACCAGCAAAACGATCAGCTGACTTGCTAGTATATGTTACAAGTTCTTTACCCAATAAGAGTTTTCCAGAGTCAGGGAATCTAGATGTGTCGGGAACATAAAGAACAATTGACACATCAGTTGCAGGAGCATCCAAGAAACTGACATGCTCTTGTAGAGATGGAACACCTGGGTTGAATAGCGTTCCATTTGTCGTCAATGAAGAGGCATTGATTGCCATATTTTCCATCCAGGTATCAACTCCTTCGCTGATACCATTGAATTGTGTATAAGTCAACTCAAGTTGCTCAAGGGTGATACCAGATACATTTGCGTATCCAACATCTAGATATAGATAATCGAGGAAAGATGCTACTGTAGTTCCCAACTTACCTTGAGAGTAGTATTCGGGGTTAGCAACAGGGTTCTCATCCAATGCAACAACACCAGAACTAAAGTATCTGGTTTTAATTGCTCTGAATGACTCAAAAGCAACATCCATATTCTCTGGGAAGATTCTCGTAAATGCAGGTTGTGATACCGCAGCAGGAGATTCTGTAGCAACAACATACTGAATTTGAGTGAGGATATTCTGTTCAGATACTTCACCCATTCCAATTGCTGGACCAATAAATTGAATAATTCTAGTAACTTCAGCGCCAAAAGAAACTGGATCCAATACCTTGACAACGCCAACAGATTCAATGATGTTCTTGTAGTAGAGAGGAATGACAGTCGATACTGCAGTGATAGTGGCAACTAGATTCTGACCTCCACCACCAGTGGTATATCTGGTCATGAAGAACTCTGGATGGTTATTCTCACGAAGGATTGAATAACCTCTGGAGATTACGACTTTAGGTGCCTTGGTATAACCAGATCCAGGATCTACGATCTCAATATCAATGATTTGTCCACCATATACAATCACTCTTGCTTTAGCACCACCACCTTCACCATTGACAGGAACAAAGTTTAGGACTGGTGGGGTGTTGTAATTATATGCAGTGGGATTAACAAGAATACCATTATTGAAATAGTATGAGAGATCTCTACGATTCCAATCAAGGGAAGTTACTTTACCAGCATCAACATTAGCAATTACAGACAGACCTTCTCCAAATTTTTCTTTGTCATAACCACTTGCAGCAATTTTTGTGAAGAAGTTATTGGAGATTTGTTCTCCATCACGATAATCAGTTGGTCTAGCAAATAGTGGTGAACTGATAATACTTCTGTATGATTTTTCACCATCAATTTGGATCTTATCACCAACACGAAGGTTTGGATGTTGCTTCAGAATCTCACCTCTGTAGTCATAACTATCAAAGGCATCACCTGTAGGTAAGTAAGGAATATAGTTTGCCTCTAGTCTATTGAGGATTCTATCGCCATCTTCATTAGTTACATATGTAATGGTGAAACTATCTGGATTCAGTGTAAGAGGAGTTCCATCATTTCTATCGAAGATGATTGGTTCTGATGCAGAGGATGAGATATTCTGCGAACGGAGCTCAATAACAAACTTGTTACCAGAACCTAGAGAAACCGAGATAAGATCTCCCCATACATTATTGCCCTGCTTGACAATAGTAGTATCAGTGGTGTTTTGTGTACGCCAGGTTGTTAGGGAATCATAACCACTAGCAAGGTCTATTTCAACCTTTGCTCGGTTGTAGTAAACATCAGGTTCATGATTAAACAGAGTAACTGTTGGGATTGCATCCTTTCCATATAAACGAATGATGTCAACTCTTGCAGATGCATAAGTACCATCTGCTTGTTCTGCATAAGGAACTGCTTGATTGAATCTAATCAAAGATCCAGCAATTTTATAAGATAGTTCCCTATTCTGCAATACACCATCGACATAAACATATAAGTTTTTGTCGTCAACAGAATTGATTACATTATTATTGCTATCGTAAATGAGGTATTGATTATATTGGTTGTATGGTACTACTCTTTCGTCAATTCCAAGTCTTTCGTATAGACCCACACCAAATCCATAGAAATATGTTTCATTCTGTAGTTCTTGTGGAAAAGCATCAGCATCGTATAAGTCTTTGTAGTTTTTGGGTGCTTTAGCAAAAGCGATACGATCTGCTTTGTTTGCGCTTGAAAATCGTCTGATTTCATACGAACCTTGCTGTAATACTCCATCAAGATAGATAAACAAATCTTCTTTATCAGATGTCTTTACAAGACTACCATCTTCCCATTTAAGATCGAAGATTCTAGTTCTACCATCAAAAGAATCTGCAATGTTTTGCAGTCTCTTGAGATAACGAGAATTGTCGGTGTCTTCTCTAAACCTAAAGGATCTGATGTACTCTTTCTGTGCTGGGACTTCCTGATCTTCGTTGATTCTGATACCTAGAGGTGGTTCGTAGAAATTGAGTTGGTTGCCAGTCACCTTGAAAGAATAACCAGGTCGCTGTGCAACACCATCAATAGTCATGAGCAGTTCTTGCTCATTATATGGAGTGTATGCAGTGCCTGTTGCTTTATCAATGATAGTGAACTGGGTATTACCAATCTTCAGACCTGTTTGAGGATCGTATCTACCATCAAAGGCAGGAGTGAGTTCTAACTCTCTAGTTCTGAATAGAGTCTCGTCAAACTCATCAACAGATACAGAACCAGCACCTCTCGAAACTCTAGAGTCTTTTACCTTGAATATACTAGTAGTAATAGATCTCTTGGTAGAAACAGTAGATAGACTTACAGGGGGACCTGTAATAATCACCGTAGTCTTTTTGACAGGTTGATTAACAGGCATGATCGCAGGTGCCTGTGTTTCCAGGTACACCTCACCAAATGCCTTGAATCCTGCAGGGTGTGTAGTATCTTTGATGATATTACGCCACTGCTTGATTGGAGTTCTAGATCTAATTACATACGAGTAATCTTGATAGAAATCTGAATCATGGATTCTCTGATTTCCAGAACTGATCTTTCCTCTATCAGACTTGAATACGCCAAGAGTCTTGTCTCTAGTTACGATAACAGGAGAGAATATAGACTTCCTGATGCTATCAATGATAGCAGTACCTTTATTCTTACTCTTCCCAACAATCTGTTTGCCAGCTTCAAATACACCTACAATTTCTTGTAGTCTCATTATATTTGAACCTTTCTTCCATCCGTCAGGTGCTACTCTACCTTGAGCAGTAACAGTTTGTCCAGAACGCTGTTCAATGATCTCACCCGCTTTAAACGCATCCAATTCAAAATCTTTCAAGATAAAGATGGATGGTGTCGAGTATTCAGAAATAATTGTGTTGTCTGTATGGAATCCAGATCCATACTTAACAAAATTGACATTTTGTGGAACACCAATATTTTCTGATTCAAAGAACAATTTGTTATCAGTTTCAATGACTTCTACTAATGGAGTTTCTGTATATGTACCTCCATTGATAATTCTGATCTGTTTGACAACACCGAGCTCAATATCAATTTCTGTCTGTAATCCAGATCCATTACCACTCGCAACCACTAATTCTGGTTTAGAATACTTCTGACCAGGATTATCAATAGTAATTGCTTCAATTGCATTAGTAGAGGCATTTCTAACTGCCGTTACTTGTGCCTTACATGAATCAGCAGGCACAACGCCTTTGATAACTGGCATTTGGGTATATCCAGAACCCAGGTTATCTAGTTTGACAGATGCAATTTTTCCAACAGATCTTCCTGTATAGTTAATATCTCCAGATCCATCATATTGTGGGATGTTTCCGATTTCATACACAACTTTGGTGTCTGATGTGTATGTAACTCTCTTTCTACCAGAAAGAGGATCATCGATGACTCTCAAGAAAGATCCTTCTGTGTCTGTGGAAGAATTAGTGAGGAAGTAATAGTAACTAGTGAAGTTTACATCTTTACGTGTCTTTTCACCGATGTCTGCACCATAACCAAGTCTGATTCTGACATATGCACCAGGATTACCAGGTTCAGTCAGACCGACTTCTTTCTCTTCTGTAAAGACATTGAAGTTTGGACTTGTAGAAATATCCAGGTATGAATTCAGCATCGAAGGATGACTGACATCGAACTTATAGAAGTAATACTTCTGAATGTCTACAACAGGATTAGTTATAAAGTTGTTGTTATCTAGAGAGAAGAGAAGTTTCTCTTTGATAGGATAAGTATTAGAAATAGACACCACTTTAGATGGTGTGCTCTGGTCTTCAATAGAAGACACAGTTGTTAGAGGAACTGTAGATGTTGCGTTGTAATCCCAGTTGACAATTAGTCTCTTGGTAGTCTTATTGTAAGACACAACAACAGGATCATTAGCAGTATTGCCGCCAAGTCTAGATCCAGGTGTAAAGTTGTAAGATGGATTGAAAGACGTTATATCCTTTCCATCACCATGATCTGACTTACTGGTGCCTTCCTGTGCTCTCAACACAGTCATCTTCTTATTAGCGTTGTCAACTGTGACAACCTTGATAACTTCAGATCCGATAGACAGTAAATCATTTACTGCAATACCGAAAGTGTTAGTTACATTGAGATCTGTTCTGTCAACACCAAATCCAGCAGAATCTACATTGATTAGAGGAGTGGATGATCCTGGGGAAGGATACACAGTAATGGTTCCAACCATTTCTGGGTGGGCAATACAGATATAGTAGTATGTACCAGCAAATTGTGGTGTGAATGTAATTGGGACAGATTGATCGGTAGAAGATCCAGTAGCAATATCATAATCCTCAATCTTCAATGCATATCCATCAAGTGCCAGCGTTGTGCTGTAATCAGACACCACATAGATGGTATGACCACCCATGTTGGGAATAGTGAGTGTGCTGCCAACACGAAGGTTGTAGGTGGGGTTTTCTTCGTTGGTAGTTAGATCTTTGAATATGTACTGTGGTAACAGTGAACCAGGAGGATAGAAGGTATCTACAGCAGTAATTACATATCCACCAATTGTATCGGAAGTTGTGATTTCATCTCCCTCTTCATCAACAATAAAATACTGAATACTAAAATTATTTGGATCTGTGCCCTGATAAATGAAGTTTACGTTACCACCGTCATTTACACCAAAAGCAGCTGCCACATATTCATTGGCAATGAAATTATCGTAGTCAGCTTCTGCAACGAAGAATCTCTTCGATAGATTTGCTTCTACTTGCGATTGGTTGGTATACACCATACCAAGATTAGGACTCTGATCCAAATCAGCAGGATCTACTCTAGGGATAGCAGTTGGTTCTAAAGTTAAGATATCATCTCTACGATAGTTAGAACCTGGATCGGTAACAGTAATGCTTTCGATATTGCCACTACCATCAAAATTACCAGTACCAACAACTACAGTCGCTTTTGCCTGAACAATATCATCTCTGTTCTTTGCAGAATTTGCAAATACCAGGGGTACATCATTATATGTGTTTGAATAGTAGTCTTTACCCAAACCGATGACAGTAGATGCTCCGATACCACTATCGTCTACTTTGGCACTATATTGTAGATCAATTAGATCTAGTTCTTGGAATTTCTTCTTCGTGACATAGTAAGTAGTCTCTGTAGTTGCTTCATCAGGATCTACAATAATATCGATGATATCTCCACCACCAAAGTCATGTGCTTCAGTAGTTTCTAGAATAGCAATATTCTCTTCAATATCAGTGACTCTGATATTTCTACTTAACTCATTAATAATGACAATTTCTGTTCCAGCAGTGTTACCTAGGTCACTACTCTTCAAGATTACTTCGCCTTCTTCATAATTTAGATAGTCATCAAAACTACCAGTCAATACTTTTAGTCTAACAGCATTCTGTTCGACTGTTCCTGCTAAAATCTGACCAGTAGCAATTTCTGTGGTGGGATCGTCAAAAAGTACAAGAGCAAGTGTTTCACCTTGAGTGTATGTACTATTTTTAGACAAGAGTATGTTAATTACTCTAGTAGAAGAATTGATGTCATATCCTGGTTCAAAAGTACCACTGATGTTTCTCAACACCATGGTGTTCTCTTCACTCACATCTCGGATGAGTTCGCCAGTAGCATTAGTTCCCTGTTGAGTGATTGTATCGCCAGTAAAACCAAAGAAGGTTTGTAGTGTGGAGATTTGCGCTGCTTTTAGTTCTTTTGATTCGATACCAGTGACATCTTTACCAAATGTGGATGCAACGATACCAGAAGCACCACTACCACCAGTTCCAGAGTCATCAACATAAATTCTACATCCAACTTGGAAATTGGGTTGCGAATCTTCAATCTTCACTGAAGATACAAATCCAGAACTGACAGAATCTACAAATGCAATTTCATCAGCACCATTCTTCAATGTGCCAGGGACAAACAACCTTCTAGAGTTAGAAGGAATGGATTTCTGTGTGATCTTACTTTCGTAGTTAGATCTAACAGGCAGAGAATAGAAATTGTCTCCAAGGATATATGGATATACAGGTTTGTTCGTAGCATCCATCGAAATGAAGTATGCATACGTTCCCTGTGGGAATTCTGGTGTTACACAGAATCTACCATTATTGATATCAAGACGAGTCTTACCAGTATCAACTGTAGCAACCCACTCGTAGTCATCAACAAATGTGCCCATCTCGTATGGAGCATCGACGGGACCATCAGTTCTTGTATTCTTGAGTTCGTACCCACTGTTCATTCTCGCAATGGAAGATGAACTGTCTAGAGGGTCAGAGAATGCATATGGACCATAAATTGGATTTCCATCATAAGCATACCCGAGAATTGGTGAGTGAGTGAGAGTTGCTGTCTCCTGAAGAGTGACTGGATTGATGTTATCCTGTAACTTTACACGCAGTCTTTTGGGGTTTGCAGCAACACCATAATAATATTCATTTTCAATTGCATCCTTTACTGCTAGTCCGTTGTTATCATCTAAAACGAGCTCATTTTCAAAGTACCTATTTCGCACCCAACGATAAATTTTTGCAGTCGCTGCAGCTGGGTTGTTCTGACCTTCGGAGAACAGTTCGACTCTTACATTTTCTTGTGTATAGAATTTACCACCAGAGACTTTTTCAAATTCGGTGATTTTTCCTAACGTGTTGATCTTTGCACGATATTCTGCAAACCTACCTTTACCTGCTAGGTCACTGATTAAGATGAGAGGAGGGGCAGAATAATACTCGCCACTGTTAATAACTCTGATGCTAGTAATTTCTCCAGAAGTCACAACCGCTTCTGCTGCACCATATCTACCAGCAGTGATCTCGATCAGTGGATCTGCTGTATAATTTTTATTTTTGATCGTTGTGATTGCATTAACAGTATCACCTGCCAAAGAAGACAGAGCAATCGTTGAATCACCGTTCACCAGAACATAAGGAGGTTTGGTGTATCCAGAACCACGATTCGTAAGGTTGTAAGTCTGAATATCACCATAAGCAATATTATTCTCACTCTTGAAACTAAAAGCAATAGAACCATCAACAAAGATGCCAATATCTCTTGTTGGGGTTTTATATACTTCTGGTGTTGTACTAGACTGCTTTGGAATTAATTTAAGCAGTTGAGGATCAACCAAAGGTGTAGGTTGAGTAGCACCTGTCAAAATCCTTGTAGAAGGATATGAAGATGTTGAGATGTAGAAATACTGACTATCTTCGTATATTGCACCTACATCAGCAACATAATTTGACAACCCTTGACCAACACCAGGATTCAGTGGAACTGAAGGTGTTAATGAACCAGGGTTCATCTGCCAACGAATTCTGTTAGCAGTTTGATCATAGATTACAGGATTCTTGGTTTCAAATCCTGGTTTGGAGATTTGTACCTTATCTCCAACTTTAGAATATGGTTCAGCAACATCAACATTTAAATTTGTTAGTGTTCCATAGACAAGTAACTTGACATCACCTTGATCAGTAGATGCAGTGACATTAGAATAACCTACTACAAGGTCACCCACATCGTGAGTTCTTGTGACATTACCACGCTCTCTAATAATAAACTGTCTAGAACCCTTTCCTTCGTATCGGATGACTTCATTATTAATTTGAACGTATCCATTCTGTGTATTCCAACCTAATGTGGAGTCTACAGTGACTCTACTACCAGCACCTTGACTAGGCGTGAGAACCCTGTCCAGCACTGTCTTTTCAGGGATTGTAAATTCACCATTTACGGTACTTGGGTTAATGATCAGGTTGAACAACCCATAATCACCAACTTTACCAATGCCAATGACATTCTCAATACCTACAGATGCATATGAAGCATTTGGAGAGTTCTTGTCAGACTGCTGAACAATAGTTTGTCCAATCAACCAGTCGGCATCACCTTGTAGAACAATGACTTGTAGTGCAAATGAAGCATCCCAGTTGGATTCTGATACTTTTACAGTAAAGTCTTTTGGATAGTATGTTGTGGGGATATCATCAGCACTCTTCGAGACGATAGAGTTGAAGATAAACCTAATTGACTTGTCAGTTCCTTTGACTTTGTAAAAGTCAGCGATGTTCTTGATTAACTGACGTTTGTCGATATCTCCTTTGAGATATACTTCTGGCACATCAACCAGATATTCTCTCTCAAACGCCTTCACAAGAGCGTACAGGAAGAGGTGACTTAAATTATGTACTACCGAACTGGTAGCGTGAAACTTTGCGTCAGAGGACGTGTATTGGGACTTTTCGTAGAGATCCCCTAGTTGGGTGGTTCCACTGACTCCTCTGGAGACTCCCAAAAACTCTGTATCTGTTCTGGAAGCATAAAAACAAATTTCATCACCAATTTTGACATATCCATTCTTTCTGGGGAATGAAGATGCATCAGCAACCGCAATGGTGGTATCTGTAACAGAAATACCAGCAGTTGTGGTAGTTTGTTCTGTTAGTAGATTTTTTTCGTAAAAATCGATATCACGGTATGATGTGATGTTCGATATAATATCTAAAGACTGACCAGTAGATTCTAGTTGCTCATAGTATGCTTCGATGACTGCCGCGACATTTCCATATTCAGAAACGATAAACGCAGGAAGCTGTGTCTCAATTAGCGATGAAATTTTATTACTCATCTACTTACTCTGGGTATACCGCGAACTTACTATTAGCAACATCTACATCCAAGTACATATGTCTAGATGCATCGATATCGTTATTACGAGGAACGACACGAACTGAAATTCTGTTGTCGAAGAAAGTACCTTCTATAATAGTCACGTCATACAACTTGATTTCACCCTCGTCGTAATCAACATCGCCAATATAGTCCTTCAATACTATCTTTTCGCCAGTTCCAGGATCTAGTCTATATAGGATCATTTTGCCGAAGCGATCTTCCATATAGACATCAGTAACAGGATATTCACTGACTCTAAATGCTGTACTCTGAATTACAGGACCATCTTCAGGGCAATTGCTCTTAAATGCGTTCTGGAAGCAAAGTTCATAGAAAGAAGTGCTGTTGATAAGAGGATAGAAATCCTTTCTCATCATTACGGTTGTAGTGTTAGATGTGATCGATCTATCAGAAGAATCGATGACTCCAATGTACTTACTATATCTAAACTTACCGTTGAATTTCTCGGTGCTTGATGCTTTGGTGTACTGTTCAACACCAGAATAGACTTTAGTTCTGATGTCTTCTGGATATTGATTAGTAATCCTTGTATTGAACTGAACTCTACTGTCTAACTCCAAATATAGAATAGATGGGTCCTTGATTTCAGGAGTTACCGAAGCAACAGCATAATCTTTCAAACCAGCGATAATTTGTTGCTTGGTGGTTGTGGATAAGTTCGCACCACTCTCTGGTTTGATGACAATCTTGACTTTACCAAATTCAGGGTATCTCTCCTCTTCACCACCGTATGTAATGATGTCAGAGATCGCTGGGTAGATCTTTCTTACAATAGCAGCGTAATCACTCGCAGTTACCGCTCTATTCTGTGTAGCATATAATTTCGGTGCATTGAACTTAATCTTGTCAATGCTCTCGATGTCAGCACCGCCGTTTGCATTATCAACAACTGTGATGTTTCTTACTTCAGTTCCAAACGCAGTTCCGTTGACATCCTCTAAAACACCAGCAAATACAAATAATGACGCACCATTTGCTTCAGCGCCATTAGAAATAAGATATGATGCCTCAACATAGTTGTTGTGCTCTAGTTTTTGACCAATAACACCGTCACCAAAGAACAACTCATATCTCTCGTCAGCAGATTCATCTACGTAGAAAATGCCGTCAGTGTCTTTGATGTCAATGATATTATCAATCATAGTGAAGTAAGCGAACTCACTAGACTGTTCTGTGGGATATACTTTGACTCTAATGGTGCTAGTATCCGCTTTTCCGTTAGACAGTACGTACTTCTGTGATTTAACGAAGTTACTTGTGGTAAAGTTGTCCTCAACAACAGAACCTTCGTACAACTCTACGTTAGTGAAAAACGCTTGACCATTAACAACACCCGCCTTGTAGTCATCTAATACTACAAAGCGGTATAGTTTATCATTATAAGTGGTGACAAATCCCGTACCCTTCTTCAATACAATGATTGCAGGTGCGGATCCTGGAAAATTTACTTGGAAATTAACCATTGCCTTTGCAGCAACTACGGACTTTGGTTTATATCCTAGTTGCTTTGCCAGAGAAATTACGTTGTCACGAAGAGTGGCAGACTCCAAGAACAACTCGTTTACCACCATGTTCGTGTTGAACGCGGTGTAATACGTGTTATACGCTAATACATCGAGAAATGTGCTCCAGACAGAACCCTCGAAATCATAATCAGTAAAATCAGACTGTGCTCTCAAGTATTCTTTGAGAGTGGTCTTAATATTTTCAAAGTCTAAATTATTTACTTGAATATGCTTCATCGGGTTCTCTGGAGGAGGAAGTTGATTGATTGATCGGGAGTGTCCTGACGACCAATAATAGTAAACTCTAGGTTTGCTTCAAATGCATTATTGTCAAAGTCTGGTAAGACCTCAACTTCTTGCAACCTTATTCTAGGTTCGTATTTTGATAAAGTACGTTTGATCTCATCAGCAATGAGACCTGCAATAGCAAAATCAAGTTGTTCAAACAACAAGTCGCGAATACCCGAACCGATTTCACTATCAAACAATCGTTCTCCAGGTGATGTCAATAACAAATTAGTAATTGACTGCTTAATAGACGCCTCATCTTTAGTCACCTGCAAATCCCCTGTAATAGGATGTGGATTGAAGGTGACCTTTAAATCTTTAAAAGACTGTTGATTAGGCACAATAACACAATTTATTGTTTATTTATGGTCCTTTTTCTGATCTTCTTTCTCTTTCTTCTTTAGATACCTATCAGAGTCAATCTGGGTGATCAGGGTCATTCCAGACTTGATAAAATCTTTGCTCTTGTCGGTTGGTGAATTACCCATTTTGTTTCTCCTTTGGTGTTTGCCAGAAATAGTCGTCGGTGTCTCCAAGGCGTCCCCAGTCAATTCCTGCCTCTACTTGGTATTCTATGGTGGATACCTTAAAGTCAGGGAATTGAGGGTCCTGGGGCGTTATAGAGAGGTCATACAGTCGCATTCTGTTATTAGGATATAGTGCATACTGACCGTTAGTTAAAGCGATACAATTATGCGACTTGTGCTCTTGTGGCACCTCACTTACATTATTATCTATAACATCGATGTTTGCATGATAGTTATCAAGTGTAAACAAGTATTGACCTTTCATCAATCCATGGTCTCTTGTAAAGACTTCACAGTCCATAGATGCCACAAATCCTTTGCTCATACATGCAACACCATAATCCATACAATTCCAAAATTGTAGATTCTCCAGACTCATATCAACATCTGGTGTCTTGGGTGATCTTACGAATGCACTGATCGGAAGTTTATCATACATTGCCCCATAGGTAGGCAAGTACGTCTCAAAGTAAAAAGCACGTCCAGGTATGCTTTTAGCACATACCCAGACGCCCTCTACAAACTCCCCATGTCCATCCTGGTGGTCTCGTAAGTATTCTTTACGAACCCATACCTTTTCGGCAGGAAGATTGCAAATTAAATTCACTTACCCTGACCACGATAACGCTTCTTTGCCTTGTTACGAGATGTTGCTGCATACTTGGTATGCTGTCCACAACCCTGTCGTGATTTCTTGGGTGTTGCCTCAATAAACTGTTGACCAAGAAGAGACTTTTTAACCTTTGCCATTAATCAATGATGAACTGATCTAATTATACCACAAATTCATCAACCTGCCAATACCGTATGACTTCCTTGTGTCATCACTGCTCCAAATGATAATACATCACCAATACGCATGATTGCTTTCTTGTTACAGAAAATCGTTAACGATCCCTTTACACACTTATCAGTATGAGGTGGGTTGTTACCACATACATGCACTGATGTCACATCACCGACACGCAATGCTGCTTTCTTATTCACAAAGACGTTCAGAGACCCTGTAATCACAGGAACAGGTGGCCAACACTGATGACCACTCTCTAGATCTTTGATTCGACTCACACCACTTCCTGCCATTAGGGATTGCCTCCAGTTGTTCCTACATTACCTTCAGTGGCAGTACGTTGCCTCTTCAGTCTATTTAACGTCCTACTCTTATGATGACGCCAATTATTGTCTACATCCACATATGCTGGGAATGTCCAAGTATATGGTGGACATGTACTCGTAACAGTAATGAGATAATGATAACGTAGTGTTTGTATCAGAGAGGGTCGGTAGGACCACATATAGTTACTATTCTGTTGAGCAAGGTCATGTCCTATAGGTCCATATAACTCTCTACCTACACTATTCTGATATGCATAGTTCCTTACACCTCCTCCAGGTATCTTTCGTGCTATCAGAGGCTCGGTCCTCATTTTTTGTGAGATAGGCTTCACCCTACCCTGACCACTGATATACGATGAACTTCTCACATTGTCCTGTGCTGTTGGCACCTCTAATCCCTTATAACTCTCAATGAAACCTGCCTCACCATCATATAACCACTTCTCCGTGTAATTGCCAATGATAGGCAACGGCAGCACTAATGTGGTGACTCCAGGTGCTACACTGATGCTCCCAAGACTCACAGCATCAGAACCATCCCTCATCTCTGCAATGGTGGGTACTCCTCCTTTCAGGACTACCACACCAGGTGGATTGATACTGACACTGATACCTGTGATTAACTCGGGACTCGGCTGCGAGGGACCTGGTGTGCCTCCAGGACATACCAAGTTCGCTTGAGCAGTGACATTCACTACCCCAGCAGTCTCGTAGATATTAATCTCCTGCCCCTCTCTCCTCATGTCGGGTAACACAAAGATTCCAGGGGCAGGCAGCATCTTCCACATGCCACCCACATTCGTAAAGGATTGACCAGCAGGTATCAGTATTGCCATTACCTTTCTAATACTCGTAGTCTTTTATCTACATCATCCAAGTAATCTGTTACCTTCTCATGTGCGTCAGCACCAGGGCGTCTATACATGAGTTGTGGAGACTTTAGACGCTCGACTTCACTCTTCAGTTCCCGTATCTCCTGAAATGCTCTCTCCAGCACTTGTTCCAGGTTCAGAGATTTCTTGGAGGAGTTTGAATCGTTCATCGGATTTGTCTGCATTCTTAAAGTTCTCGGAGGCACGTTTCTCAAATTGTTCGCAAAAGTCGTCAAACTCGTTAAGGACTTCTGCTTGCTTATTCAGATATCCATCGTAGTCTTTCATGATTCAACTATGGGGGTAAAAATTTTCTGGGGGATTTTTTTGTATAGGGGGGACCCGTAATATTTATCTCGCTTGGGTAACACTTTGTAGGTTAGGAAGAAGGTACTTTTTTGGTACGGCGATCGGGGGTATCACAAAAAAGGGGCAAATCACTGCCCCTGTGTGTTACTTACTGGTTGACTGCTGATCTCACCCAGTCTGCGAAAGATTCGAGAGATTGTGTATCTAATGGGTCGCAAGTCTTGTAGATGGGATTATTACTATCACGTTGCTTGGTTTGGTTAACAACGAACGTGTCAAACTCACATTCATCTTTGAACCAATCATAGGTCTCATGCTTAACATCGAACTGACCTGTAAATACCGCTGCAGGTATACCAGGGTACACACGCCTGATCTTATCGAACTCACTACATGCACGGTCCAGCATAGATGAATCGAGATAAGTCTTGCACTCAATGATGCAAACTAATTCATCGTCCTTGTATACGTGCAGGTCAACTTGCACCTTTTTGTAATACTGTCCCCCACGCGATTCAATGAGAATATAGTCATTGTGCTTAACCACAAGTGTGGGGTCTACAGTGTAGACAATACCCTGTGCAATGTCCTCGTAGAGTTTACCTACGGTGCCCCTCATCTTGCCGCCTGCGTTAAGAGTATTTGTGTACTGCTCATTGAGGGGGGCGACCGATCTGGTATAGTGGTCGATGACTGATTGGAAGCGGGTCACGGTGGGGGTCATGGTGTGGTGTGTCGTTGGTGTATATTGTAGCATGGGGGGCAGACCCCTAGAGTTCTGCCAGCATCTGATCCATCTCGTCGGTGTCGATGTCGTCGTGCAACCATGCCACACCGTCGCCCGTGATGTACTCACCGAATTCATCGATGAATCGCTTTGCCCACTTGCGGTAGCCCAGGTTCTTGTTCAGTTTGGCGTGACGGTAGATGGTCTCATCGTTGCCGATCCACAGTGCAGCGTTCCAGGTTTCGTAAGTTGCCCAACCGTTCATGGTGTCGTGTGCGTTTGTTCTTTTAAAGTCTACAGGGTCAGCGGTGGAAATCAGACCAACAGCGCCAGTGCGTCAGGTGTCACAGCGTCCACGTTCTCGTCAGCGTAGACCCTCACCCATGCGACGGGTTCGCCACTGGTCAGACGCCAGATCATCTGGTCTCCCTCGCCGTCTGCTTGCCTGATGCCTGCCATGCGGTATGCTCCCTCTATGGTGGGTGTGTACTCTGCACCCCACTCGTCAAAGGTGCCGAAGGAGACGGGTTGAACTGCGAACATGCTTTGTTTGTTTGTTGTGTGTATCCTAGTCGGTCAGCGAATCAATCGCGGTCGCTGATGTTCCAGACTCCCCACTGTCCCATAGCAGGTCCCCAGGATGGGAACTCATCAGCAGACTCGGCAGCACGTCGCGCCGCTTCACGTTCTTTCTTCTCCTGCTCAAGCACTCGCAGGGCGATGGCAGCGAGTTCGGGAGATGAGGCGTAGATGCCGTTAGAATCGAATTTGATTTTGTTCATGTCCTTATTATAGGGGCTGTGAGGGCGTCTGCCCTATGCCATGTGATAGTTTACCCACTGTCCTAGGGAGCGGTCTCCTGCCATCATCAATGCTAGGATGTCACGCTTGCGAGTTTTGAATGTGTATTCTGCTGATGGAGTTTTGAACCAACGGACAGCACATGTGCCAGTGAAGGGATTGACCTTGAGAGTCCAGACCGATCGGGAGGGTCGTGGGCTGATGCAGGAGACGTTGATCATTGTTTTTTTGTTTGCTTGTGTGTATCCTAGACGGTCAGCGGCAGACGTGCTGTTGATGCAGTGCCAGTCCAGCGACTGCACCCTGCTTCACGTAGTCTGCTGCGATGATGCCCACCACAACGGCAAGGGCAAGGGGGAAGACTTTCTTAATGCGTTTCATTGATCAGCGAACATAGCGAAGTGAGCATCCAGAACGAAGTCTATCACCTCATCGGTGGCAGACACGTTGAACTGATTACAAAACCAGTCCACTGCCAGGTCACCAGGCAGCATGGTATCGAAGAGGAAATCCTGCAGGTCTTGCAGTGTCTGTGGATTGGAGAGGAGTGTTTTGTTCATGTGTCTACAATACACGGTCTGGGGTGCTGTGCCTATTTTGTGTGACACTTTGGCAACTGGAGCGAAGCGGCTGACCTGGGTATCAATCAGCTGTAGTATATTCAATGTCGAAGCAATCACAATCATACCCGTATTCCTTCAACAATGTATTAAGTTCTGCATAATATTCTTCGTAGTATTTCATCTCTCCATCGACGTAATCCTTGAAGTCCATGTATACTAACCCCTATGTGTGCAGTGTATATATTTTAGCATAAAAAAAGGGGGTTGTTAACCCCCTGTTACATCAGGCGAAGATGTAACCATTCTCGAATTCTCTGGTCACATTGTTGTCACGAATGAACCACTCAAATTTCGACTGGTGTACACCATCAGTGACGCCATTGCAGAACTCATTGATGAGTGCGTTGAGACGTGATTTGGTGGTGTTTGATTGCCAACCTCCATCAAATATTTGGAGGAATGAATCACCCACAGTGGCAATGTGGTTGCCGTGCAGGTATACTTTGGACTCTTCAGATTCAGGGCAGTACGTAACACTGGTGTTTGCATTGCTCCAGTTCTTGTTGTTAGAAACTGCAGCGTTCATCAGTGATTCGATCTTACGCATGATTGGTGTCGTTTGGTTGACTTCTATACAATACACGAGATTGGCAGCAGCACAACCGATGTTGTGCCACTACCTCGACTGTCTACCCGCCGTAGACCTCTTCTGCCATCGGTGTGTCAGTATAGGACACATGTACCACACCAGCATCTTGCAGCAACTCGGGATAATACTCTTCAGTTTCCTGAATAAGTTCGGTCACTGTGTAATTATCAAAGTTGCCATTCAAACTATCATAAACGTATGCATACATTGTCTTGTGATCCATACCATCAATGATGGATTCAATGAGTGCATCCTGCAACTTATCGCGATCGATGATGTTGTCAGACATGAGGTGATTTGTGTCGATGATCTACTATTGCATAGATCAATCTGAAATGCAAGTGTTAGTGGACACTACAACTAGTGGCACAATGTGACTTGATATCAGTCGAATTCATCGTAGTCTCTGAACTTGGCAGATTGTTTTGCTCTGCTTTTGAATCTCTTTGCATTCTTGACTTCATATCCAAAGTCTTCATAATCATCTTCAATCTGAATTTGTTTATGATTGTTATCAGGATTGAATTTACGATTGCTTTTCATTGTTATTACTGTGTTTATGCAATAATTTGAGTAATTATTTAGAATTAGTCACTAATTCTTCAATATTCTTCTCTTTTAGAGATTTATTGATGAATTTACCAACACTTTCACTGTTTTTGATAGTATTAGTAAGCAATTCTACCCAATTCTTATCATTTATAGTGTAATTATACTCTCTATCACTACTATTAAACACAATAGTGAGATTATTCTCATTAGTTGTTAAACTTGAAATAGCAGAAGATTCAAAATCCTTAAAATTCATCTTTTTTAAAATTTGAGATTTCTGAAAAACTCAAAAACTTGACTTTTTGACTTTTCCATGTTTCTATAATAACCGAAAACCCTGTGTTTGTCAAGGGTCTCGGGGACACTTGGAGAACTGTCACATAGCTCGTTGACTTTCGAGTGGTCGGGTGCTAAACCAACAACAACCCCGCACAATACCTATGTTTTTTAATACATTTAGTTTTCCACAGGTTTTTCCACAGGTTGTTAAGAAATACACAAAATGCGTCGTTGATAACCCTTACAGTTACTTGGGAGTGCCTCCACGGACACTCGTCAGCTTATGTTCATATAAACCAGTCACAACTTGTCCCCTATGTATCATGGTCATCATTGCTTGTTGTGCTGATTCGAGTTGAAAATAGCATGCTCTTGTGATGATTGATTGAGTATGTCCATAGTAAGTATGTTCATATTCTACTGTATAGTAGTTCATACTATTTCCATGGTGGTCCTACCATCCAACCTACAATTGATTTACGTACACCACTAGTGACAGGTTTGACACGATGTCGAGTTACTGATGGAAATACTATGAGTCTAGACCTCTTCTTTGGTACAGTGTATGTACTACCATCTTCTTTGTTCCAGAACTCTAGATCTCCTCCTTCATAGTCATCATTACATAGAAAAGAAAATGAAATCTTTCTTACCACATTTCTATCACCTTTGAACTGTGGTTTAAGATATGTTGTTTCATCTATATGCCAATCATAGTGATCATCCACACCATAGGTAATGTATTGTACTGAATCACGTAGATGAGCAATGTCATAGTTATAGTACACTTGATTGAATCGTCGGATGTATGAGTCAAAGAACCCAGGTATCCAACACTCATTCATGTTGCATACTTGTGTAATACATGAACGTACTTCTTTATTTGTGAACTGTGTACTCTTGTCCTTGATACCATGCACCTGTGCTTCTTCTTTTGGTATTGTAGAGACTGACTCTTCAATCCATTTAATTAGATCAGGTGGTGTGTCTAGGTCAAGGGAGTAAATGCTCATGATGTCAGTTTGTATATCTTCTCTTTAATTTTGTTGAGGATCTGTTGATGTGATACTGATGGGTGATTGACTTGTTCACCTCTTGCTTGTGTGTAAGATGTTGCCTGTTCCAATACCTCTTGTAGGTATTTAAGTTCTTCTAGGTTGAATTGCATTAGATTGGGTCTGCCTTGAATAACTTTGTGCCAGGGTGCATAGAGTGGTCCATCATAGTTCATGTCGTTTCAATACAATAAATGCATCAGAGTTGTACTTACGGTCACCCTTTTGTGATGCCCACTTCTGATTGTATCCTTCAGGTTGTTCAATACCAGAGACTTGTGTACCACCAATTTGTACATCAATCAGGTCAGTACGTTCCCAACCAAGATCATTCATTGTTTGAAGGAGTTGTTCATCCCATGTCAAATTAAATGGATTCACTTACCTACTCCATAGTCATCTGCTTGTGCTTCGAGATTAGATTGAATGGTAGCGTGAAGTTTAGCGATTGCTTGACGTGTTTCAGGTGTTTCATCCCATTCCCATGTATTACCTTTAGAGTCAGTGTAAGACCGTGTGATGATGTTTTGTTTCATACGAAGAAGTCCTCAATGGTGGAGAAGAGTTGACGCTTTGGTTTCTTGTAGTTCTTTTTGAATTTATGTTGGTGATCAGGGAAGATATCCACTCGGGAGTTCTTCTTGTTGAGTGAGTACCTCTGTAGATGTTTGTTCAGATGTTCTTCACATTCAAACATGGCAACGATCTTGTCACCATGTGAAATGTATTCTAATCTGTATGGGAATGCTTTAGAATGTGCTGGCCATTCAGTAATGCTCTTCCTCCGATCCGTAATCTTCTGGGTCTTCTGTGAGACTTTGGATTTTCTTTTGGTAGTAGAGAGTTTCGAGTTCGTCGGCATTGTAATACACAATTAGATCATTGTCATCCTTATGTTCTGGAGATAACCACTCAAAGAACTCATCAGCAACACTAAAAGCATCATCTAAACGCTCTTTACGAATGAGAAACTTGAACCGTCGTGTGCGATTCTCCATGATCATATCCATTTGTCTGGAGAGTCGTTCTGCTGTGGCTTTATTCATGATCAGTGACCAGTTGATTCTTCAGGTGATCGTAGGACACAAATGTGTGACCAGTGGGAAGCGATTTGGCAAGGGCAGCAGCAAATTCAGCAGGATAATGACCATGATAACGCCAAAACAACTGATACTCTCGATCAGAAATGTCCAGACGTGGTTTCACCTTCAGTTCTTCGGTGATGGGTTCTAGTAACTCTAGAACGTGATCAGTGACAATGCTCATTTTGTGTACACGTAAGTTGAATTGTAAGTCAGCAGAAAATCATATGCTGCCTTGTACATTTTGTACTCTTCAGGGAGCATATCTTCCCAGTCAACACTATCACATGCTGTCCAGTCGATTGTACCATCATCCTCATCAACGAGGTATGATACAAATGCTCCATTCTCGATCATGATTGCCTCACCATTGATGACAACATACATGAGATCGTGGTCCATTGTGCTCCTTGAGTGAACTGTGATTAGTATACTATGTATTGGTCAGGGTGTCAACCCTCGTAGTATGCATTTTTGTAGAGATAACCGCCACTCCAGTCAGCATTCTCAAATACCCACTCACGTTCCACAATGATACGAAGATCAAAACGTGGTTCTTTCACTGGTGCCTTGAATGATGCTGCCTTGTGCAACTCACCAGTCTTCATATTCACGAAGCAGTGTACACTACGACTGCCACCATTTGTCTCCATCACAATCTTGTGATACTTACGTCCACTCTCAATGGTGAACTTATACATGTCCTTACCTTCATTGATGTCCTGAATACGCTGTTCACGATACGTAGGATCATTCTGCAGGAAGAAATTAGCACGTCGCAGACTATCCTTCACAAAATCTTGCTCCAATGCTTCGCATAGCATCAGGCAATACTCTCTCACTTTGAGTTGAATGTCGTTACGAGCATCTTGTGTGGCAACGTAGTCAGCGAAGGAAGTGGTCATGTCCGTTTGATTGATGTGTTTAGTATAGTCCATGGAAGGAGTCAGACAACACGCACTGTGACACCTTGTGTACCGTCTCCATTCAGTTGACGAGACAGCAGGTTGGAATGTATCTTACGTGCTTGTGCCTCATCCAGCACGTCGTAGGTCACTTTACCTTCGTCGGGAGTGACAGCTGTGATGCGATAAACCATTGTCCAGGAGCCGTGTGATTCAGGAGAGAAGAATTGACCGATCATGCTGCCACATACTCGCTAGCAGGCACACGGGAGACGGTCAGACGACGGAAGTTGTACTGACGCCATGCATCACATGCCTCGTTCACCATACGATTGTGCTGACGATCCATGCCCTTGGCAGTCTTGCACTTGCCTTCCTTACGGAAGTATACGATGGGGTGCTGGGGGGTCTCATCAAAGTCAATCTCGATCTGTAGTAGGAGTGCTTGACGATGGTGGTGGTCATGGGGTGTCTCCCTTGCTGATGAACATAGTATAAGGCATTGGCATGCCCTGTGTGAGTTCAGTGGACAGTTCGAGCACTGGTCAGTTGATGATGGACAACACCAGTAGCAGCTCACTACCATTCTGGCAGTCATCGAGCCAGTGTAGGTATGATGCCCAAGTTGAAACAGGAACAGTCATCAGAATTGTTGTTGTTGAAGTTTGTCGTAGATACTAGATGCTTTGACGTATTGTCCTTTGTGATATTCCATCCATGAATCTACCTCTTCCTTGATGTCACCAATCAAATCATTTGGTGTCATCCGATCAGCATTCAAATACTCTGCGATTACATCAGATAGTAATCCTTTGCAGTGTGTTCTCCATTCAGTGTCGTTCATGGGATTAATACAAGTTGTTCAAATTCAAGGTGATCACAGCATGAATCATCATCATGCAGATCAATCATGTCTGTGTCTGTGTGCTCAAAGAGTTTATCAAAGAGAAAGTTGACGAACTCTTTGTTTTCTTTTGCTCTCGTTTCCATTGCCGTGTTGTGCGTGATGGTGTTGATTCTAGAATGACAACGTTTGTTGACTTGTTAATGTGATTCATCAGAATACGTTAGTGTAGCGTTCGTGTTGGATTTTGGTGATGTGACCCTCTGCAAGCATGTTATCACATACATGACAGAAGACTTGAAACTTTTCTGCTTTGGTCAGTGCAGTACCCTTGCAGCAGGATTGAATGGTCTTGATGATAGTTGCTTTGAGCATGATGAAGAAAGAAAGAGTGAGGGTGGGCAACTGTTTGTCGTTGCCTCTTACTGTTTTACCCTCGAATCATACTGCCATTGGCATATACTCGGAGCGAGGCATTTTGTCGGTGTTGTAACCAGTGACCTCGGCACCACCAGCGATACGTGATGCCCACTCATTACGTGCTGTGAGCATGGTGACGGTGCTGTAAGACTTCACACCATTGACGAAGGTGACACGCTTCTGGAAACGCTTGACGCCTTCGTCAGCGATGAATGCCTCGGGAAAGAAGTCAACTGTGCAGTAGTTGGTGGTGAGTTGCATGGGGTGCCTTGCTTTGACTCTCTTAATATACATGCTTTTGGGGTGCTGTGCCAGATTAGTGGACACTTCCCGAAGTGGTCAGCTTGGTCATGCTGATCGCGAGCAGGAATGACAACATGATCACCACGTCCCACGATTTAGTGCGAACAAAGTATGGAATGCTAATCAAGTCTGCTATCAAGTTGATAACAACACCAACAATCACACTCACATGTAGAATACAAAAATAGGCAGTGATGACTCCAACACTGCCTACAATCCTTGCTTTACTGTCTAGTTTCATGTCAATTCTTTCATCTGCTTACGAATGTTGATCAGGTCAAACATAGCAATCTCAATCTGTGCAGACAATATACCAACAGCATATGGGTATGATGCTGCAGGAGAGTCGTCTACAGGGTCCAGGAAGGGTGTTCCCTGGGCATCCACAGGGCAATCCATGCTTGTTGCTGCCTCGGCACGTTCTAGCGCCTCCTGAAGGGACTCGATCATACGCTCAAGTCGGTTGTCAATTTGCATTAGATCCCATGTGGATGGTGGCATGACCTAGTATAGGGGTCAGAAGTCTTCTAGCAGTTCATCGGGTACAGTTTCAACACTGTCCCACAACACTTGCTCTGCTGCCTCACGTAGGATAGACTCCCGCACTGCTGGATCATCAGTCCAGTCACCTTCAAAGTTGCCCATGTCAAAGTTGTATTGTTCCATGATGTTAGCGGTGTTGATTTCCGTTGATGAGTTTGATTTTGTGAAAGTTGTGTTTGTATACCACGAGGCATACTTGTCTAGGTAAGTCATCAGGTATGACTTTAATGCAGATAGTGCATTGTTCATCGAAGTGATTGAAAGTTACTACACCAAGGTGTCCCTCGTACTCAACTTCTGTACCTACAGGATACATCAGCAGTCGTACTCCTTGTTAACCATGTCAGACATCTCCTGTTGGAGTTCTTTGATGTAGGTATCTTGATCTCGAATCTTTTCGTTTTGATCCTTGATAAGTTCCTTCATCTCATCTACCATGGATTGTTCGATTTCAGTCATGGGTGGAATCGTGCGTTAGACAATCATATGTATACTACAGGGAAATAGCAGTGTCAACATAATGTTGTCATTTACACAAAAAACTCTTCCATGTAATAATCTACTGTAACCTCAAGGGCTGCTGCCCTCTCTTCAAGTGCCATAATGAATGCTTCATCAAGAGTCGTAGCAACATTCTGCGACAATGAGTTTGACATCGGCGTAGTTTCCGTATCCATTGTATTTGACGAAATCGCAGACAGTTTGTGCAGTTTGTCGAGAAACGATGTGTCGCTGAAGAAATGTTCCACTGTTCGATTGAATGGTGAGTTCGTACTTTTTCATCAGGTGCCTGGTGTTGTGTACCTGCATATTGTAAGGCGCATCGGGTGCGTGGCGACCGTACATGTGGAGGTTTGTAAGGTGTCACAACAGGTCTAGATCTTTTCGCTGATGTCCTGTAGACAGGATACCGTTAACTTTATTCGCAAGTTTGGACACACTACCATACTTTGTCGTGATCACGCTCTCTTGTCCCCGTGTCAGGTGATTCAGTGCGCTCCAGATGATATTCAGTTCTGCTTTTGTGAGTGTTACTTGAACGGACATTGCCATGTTGCGTAGTCTTCGTCAGTTATTCTACCACATTCACGCATCGTGTCAAGGAAATAACGCCAGTATAATTGCTTACCTGGCGCATCTCCCCGCAGTTCTTTATGCCATATCTTAATCATCCTGCGGCAGATCCACACTGCTTCACGTTTCGTCAGGGTCTTTTGGGTTGTCGAATGTACCATATACTGCTATAAAATTGAGAAATGAGTTAATACTACGTTGAACACATAACGATTTCTTTGCTTCCATCCAGTATTCGTATTCTTCTTGTAGCTCTGGTCCTAGATCTATGTATACTTTCTTACTCATTTGTTTAGTATGCGATTGCCTGCTACCAACGTATTCATATCGGATCTATAATATAATTCAATGGCATCATTGATACTACCACAGATAGGTTTGCCGCCATTGTTCAGTGATGTGTTGAGTAGCATTGGTACACCAGTTAGTTTACCAAACTCTTCTAACAACTCACCAAAGACACCATCAGTAACTGTCTGTAGTCTGCACGTACCATCAATATGTGTGATAGAATCAAACCCACTATGCTTAATCTTATACAGATATAACATGTATGGTGATAGTCTATCATCCTCAAAGAATGACCCAGTAGCATCTGCTAGTATAGATGCACCGAATGGTCTGTATGGTTCGCGATGTTTCACTCTGGTGTTAATAATGTCCTTACCATCACGTATCAATGGATTCATGAGAATACTGCGATGACCTAATGCTCTAGGTCCAATCTCACCATGTCCTTGATACCACCCAACAATTTCACCTCGTGCTAATCTCTCGGCAGTTTGTTTGATTGTCTGTGTAGATGGTTGATCTTCAGGTGCTTCATCATCTTGCCAATATGGAAATCCACTTACATCAAATGGTTCACCTTCATAGTGTTGTCTCAAGAATTCTACAGCACCAAGAGATAAACCGTCGTCTGCACAGTGGGGTCCGATAACCAGATTAGGAAATTCATTTCTCAATTTGGTGTTGATAATAGTATTTTGTGCAATACCACCAGAATAGTATACGACATCACTCTTTTCGCAATACTTTGTAAAGTGTTTCACATACAAATCTTCGGTGATTTCGTGAGCAAAGTATATCCCTTGATTGATATCTGCATCAGTGTCCATATCAAATGTCCACAGATAATCAAGGAAATGTAAACTCATTCTCTTCTGCTTGAGTTTCACTTTGCGTAGTAAATGATTAGAGGTAGATCCATATTCCTTTTTTGCCATGATCTTACCTGCACGGTCGAGCACATGACCCTCCATGCCCATCTTACCACCAAGATTTCCTAGTATCTGACCGAAACTAGGCATCTCATCTAGATTATATTGTACTAGTTTCTCACCACCATGCATGATAGTATGTGAGTTCTCATTATCACCATACCCATCAAATACAAATCCATAATCATACTTGTCACCAAGCATGAAGTAACTCAATATGTGTGCATAGTGATGATCTACACGAAACACAGGACAATCAAATCCCATGTCTTTAAACATAGGGACATCAAGAATCTCAAATAGTTTGCTACAATCAGTCTTGATGAATGGATGCTTATGTGTATCCATGACAATAGCGATAGCGTCCACCTTGGTGATACCCCATCGCTTTAATACACTAGTCCACAGATTAAGACTGTTGTGACCATGGTGTTTAGATTGTAAATCACGCTCTGACTTATAATATCTGACCTTAACACCATCTGTGTATGTGATGTTAGTGTCATGCTCACAGAGTCTTAATCCTATGAAGTTCATTCAAACATCGGTCCCCATGTACCACGATCACCAGGTTGTCTGTTCTCTAGTTTATCCATCAGACTGTCAATATCTTTAAGTGATTCAAGTTTGACAATAATCTCACTGATAGCATTACAGACCATGGGACGTTCTTGTCGCGCAGCGAATGCTAATGCATTACGCAATGATGCACTCGCCTCGTCAATTGATTCTTCTACTGATTTTGATAATGCCATTGTTAAATCCAATTTGGTTTGCGTTCTGGTATACGTCTGTAGTTATCACGCACCCATGGTTTGGATGCTATGTACCACTTGTATGCTGTGAATGTATCTATGCTAGTGTTATGCTTGTAGACATCAGGCATTGCTCTCACAAATGGTGTGACAGTATCAATACTGCCCTGTGGGAACATATAATATGCATGAGACAATGTATTATAGCATGAATGTTGCTTATTGAAGCGTAGTGTATACTCACCACACAAACTAATGCCCCATTGTATCAACCACCACGAGTTGTGAATAGACTCTGCTGCCCACACTGTGCATGGATGATTACGAAAAGCACCCTTGGCAGTTTTATATGGTGTGCCATCCATCTTTGGTAGTGTACCATAACTATGATACCAATCTGATGCAACAATAGAGAGCATTTGACAGCACTCTAGTGGCATCTTGACAATATGTTTGTCAGGTAGGCAAGTAGCACATTCAGCTGGATACTTGCTCGTTACGAAGATGTTCATCGCCCAGGTATGCCTCCCTGTTGATACGGATGTTGAAACTGAATGTCAGTCTCATCTTGTGTCTGTTTTCAATACCCACTTTAACATGGTGATTGAGAAATGGTGGGAATAACACAATGTTTCCATCTTCTGCACCCACCATGAATGAATCTTGATAGTATCCCTTGATTTTAGAGTCCTGATGTGGCCATGGTGGTTGTGTTCTCATCCCACGTTCCATGTTTGTGAACTGTAACTGTCCACGACAGCAATTCTTTGCGAAGTAAATACCAGACCAAAATGGATTGATGTTGTAAGGTGACAGGTGATTGTGTATCTCTTGTCCCTGCCCTTCATAGTATGCATTATACCAGAATTGTGTCAATGATATATCTGGTGGTGCATCGATTGCAACCATCATCTCTTTACAATGTGCTAGTATGTCATTGTGTACCGAAGCAAGCAACTCCATTGACATGTAAGGATCATTGACATTCTCTTCTACCTGTCCAGGGAATGATGTATTGACTGGTAGAATCCATCCTTTTGGTTTTCTATCGGTTTTAGGAATGTCAGGAAACTCGTGTGTACCGTGTTTCTTGAATCTACTGAATAATAATGGAGTTGAGAATACAGGTACATGATACACCAACTTCTCATTTATCATAACTTACCACCAACAATAGCGGAACCAACTACTCTTGTATATTTCTCTAGTGTACCATCTTGTTCACACTTGAGGTGCCAATGTGTCATCGTGATCACACCATCTCTAGTCGCACCAGTGAGCATTGCACGTCCTTGTTTAGTCATCGTAGAGAACAAACCAAACCTAGTCTCCCAGATGTAGAATACATCATCGATCAGTTCTGCGTGATCAGGTAGTCCTCTCTCCTTACATACAGACAGATCATTCTTCTGTTGTTCAGTCAGATGCTCGCCATTGTCCATAACTATTTGTTCTCCTTTGTTGTTGATACTCATCAACAATATCTAAAATATGTTGAGAGATTTGTGATGCTGCATCATCATCCCAGTCACTATCATCTAGTGTACGACCCATATTAAACACCTCATGCAGTTTGATGTTGATAGAGTCAATTAACAAGTCATGCTTTGTCATAGCAAGTTCTATTAAACTTTGGTATATAGCGATTCAAAGTTCATTTATTGAGAGATTGATATACTGCTTCAATATGCATGTTACCATGAATATATCCAGCGATAATAATACTAATCACAAACAAAAAACATGCCACTAGACTCAAGACTAGTGGCACTGTAGGATTTTCTATTTCAGATTTCGGTGTTTCGTCGCTCATCGAGATACCTAATAATATCACCACGCCATTCCATCAACTCATTGTAGCATAGTTGCTCATGTGCTGCCTGTCGCAATACATGGTCTGGTTTTAATACAGACTCATAGAATAGATGAAATGCATCAATACGTTTTCTTTGTTTATCGTCGTTCATTCGTCGAATACCTTACACATAGGGGAACCAGGGTGATCATCACAGAACTTATCTAATACTTTGTCTTGATGACGTGTTGAGGGATCAGCAATCTTACCTTCTGTCTTTGGATCCCACTCATCGGGAGAATGTGTCTCGTTACAGTGTAGATCTACCTTGTATTCATTCCACTTATCATTAGGATCATAGAGTGGATCGTTAGGATCGCGTTGGCGTGGTTGTGACATTAGCATTGCTCCTTATTGAATAGTTTACGACACTTTTTTACTTCTTTGAGTTCATCTTTAATCATCTGATAAGCATCTTCAGGAGTGATACGTCTTGACATTTCCATGGCAATAGTGTATTCAACTCTTGTACCAAAGTGTTTGAGTGCTTCCTCAAATGAGTTTAGCTCTTCGTACATGCTGCCTCCTTCTCTGCTTTTGCCTCTTCTGCTTTACGCTTGCGTGACTGCTCGATTACACTGAAGTCAAGACTACCAGGGTAGACAGCATTATAAGTGTCACAGACGTTCTTGAGAGAGTCCTCACGCTTTTTAGACTGCAAACCACGGGCACGTAGTTCCTGACGTGTTGGAATGGCACTGTGAGGTGCTTGAGCACGAAAGAAAGGAGCGAGGCATGCAGCATCATGGATGTTGAGCGCAGAACGGTCGGGCAATGAACCTTGCATTATGTAGGTGGTGATCAACTGATTAATCATACACCATGCTGCCAGTCCTGTCAACCCTATGTGGCAGCCGCAACGTCTGGATTCAGAACCTCGATCTCCTTGAACTCTTTATACTTGAATCTGTACACAATAATGTCATCGAGAGTACCATCCTTGTAGATATACTCAAAGTCTAACATATACTGCCAAGGATGAAGATATCTCTGGTTGCCAAATATATCTTCACCTCTTACAAGTGGTGTAGTCTCATCATCCATTCCTGGCAGCAATGAGTACACGTACTTTGCTTGATCTACAGTCAATAACTCTGCGCGGATCAGTGCCTCAATATGTTTGTCCGAGACCTGATCATAACCAACGTGGATCTTCTTATCAATTCTAGTTTTGATTGTGAATGGATTAAATCTACCTCTAAATTCGCTGACCCACTCTGTATATGCACATCCAATCACAATGTTTAGACTTTCTTCTCCAAAGAAATAATCAGGTTTAGACCAATTCTTCAATCCAAACAAGTATGATTCCATCTTAACAGCATCTCCATGTGCTGATAGATCTAGTAATGAAGTACAATGAATACCAAGATGAGTAGGTACGCCCTCAACATCGTGCTTAAATCCTACAAATGTGGGACGCAAATCAGCGGCAGAACTACCAATACTCTCATACATCTCATTATATTGTTTGATTAGATGAGTAGATCTGGTTTGCTCTTTGAAATACTTTATGCTGCTGTTGAAATAGTTTAACCCCAAGTCTCCTACAGGTCTTATAAACCTACTAGTGTATCCAAGATGTGTGTCACCATTGTAATCAACAGTGAGTTTCTTCAACTCATTTCTAGCAGGTTCGTGATATTCTTTCAGGAAAGGAGTAAAGTCCAGAGCAGCATTGAGTCTTTCCTTAACAGGACTAGACAATTCTGGTTCATATCTCTCTTGCACCAAACCAGTATACAACCACGGCATGGTTGCAGAAGAACAGATATGTTCTTGACGGAAGATACTATACTTCTCTACTTCAGTGTAGCGATCAGAAAATATCATTCGTTTGATTCGATAATTTGTCCTAGCTCATTGTATAATGCATAGAAAATATATTGTGATGGTTCAGTACACGTTGCTTGAGACTCTGGGAAACTATCCTCCAAGAAGTCTACAACACCATCTAATGACTCTAACTCAATTAGATTATATTCGGACAGATCCATTTGAGTCCACAGATCCAATGGCAGAATGCCTTTGTAAATCTCTCTAGACTCATTGATCTTTGCTACATCGTCAGTATTGTTCCAACCATATGCTCTGATGTAGATCATAGGTACACCACGCAGGGCAACATGCCTACCAATACTGGTAGAGAGATCATAAATTTGATAGTTCTGGTTAATCATTTAGATAATTTCCATGCGATTGTGACTCTCAAACCTTTGTACGCTCTATTTACTTCTGTTGATGAGTGGTATACAGAACCAGGGAAATACACTGCTCTGTTAGGTCTTGGGAAGACAACAGTTAGCATCCCATCACCATCATAGAATTGTGTACCACCACTCCAGTTTTCATTCCACTTCATGTTAGCATAGAATAGAAATGTTCTGCCATTCTCCTCATATGAGTCTTGATGGAGGGTTCCAGGTTGACCATATGTGGCACCATTGGCATACACACGTTCTAGTTTTAAAGAGTCATCTCCTACAGTTTGTCTTATCTTATTTAGAAGATAGTCGTAGAAGAATGGATCCTTGCTGAAGTCAATATACCAAAATGGAGTCATGTACATCCTACGAGGATCCTGATCATTGAGTGACCCAGATCCATAGTTCCAGTTGACTATCTTTGGTTGTAGGATATCATTCTCTTCAGGAGTCAACCAGTCTTCATACTTAATCAGATCGTCCATACTCACGTAACATTTGATATCTAAAATTATTCAGTCTTTTTCCAATTGCGATAAACTCTAGATCTTCCTCGTTATTATCATAAAGTGGGCACAGATCTCTCAAGATATCATTACACGTCAGAGAATAATCAATACAAAAATTGCGATGAAAACTATCTTTGATCTCTGTCTCCATCCACCCTAGCATAACTTTACGCTCACCTTTTGTGACAGGTGCAACTCTATGCTGTAAGTTGGAGTCGTAGATAATAAACTTACCCTTCTCTGGTTTAGTAACCACCTCAACATTTCCTACCTTGATAATCAACTCACCACCTTCAAAGTCATCATTAAGATAGACAGTATAGTTTAAGTTCGGATATAACTTCCTGATAGGATAGTTATCATTGTGGTATCCATACTCATCTCCCTCTTTATACCAAGAGAATAGAGGCACAGAGTGTTTAGTGGCGAGAAATATATTGTTCAGGATTTTACTTTTCATGATATATGGTTTTACCGCAGAACAATAGTTTAACCAGATATTGTTCTCGTCCATCTGCATATTCTTTTTTATCTTTTCTGGGTTAGTATTGTTTCCACTGTGGAACCACTCTTCACTCCAATCTTTACCAATGTAATCAATGATTTCATTAGGTATAATGTCACTCTTCTCCCAAAGCATCTATCTCTTCCTGTGTGTATAATGTAGTGTAATCGATACCGTTTTCAACAAACTCCTCACATCTCATCATCTGCATGATTTCTTTGGTCAGATCAGCAACAACACGTCGTGACTTATTCCATTTAGCAGATAGTTCACTGATATTAGTGATTCTACTCAAGATCAAGTCTGTTGATGCATCAGTGTCTCTCTTCACAAAGCAATCATCTGTGTCTAGATATCCAGTCAAACTCTTATCATCGTTGACTCTATCTGGAAACTGCGTGGCGAACATCTTTGGATCCATTGGCCACTTGATTTCATCAATACCCTTAAACCACTCAATGTCAAAGTTTTCCATACCCATTGCTTGAATAGAATCCCAAGAAAAGTATTCTTTACCAGAGTTTCTAACGTTTGCTCTCCATTTGATCCAGTTGTCTTTCTCTCCAGGATAGTTGTCAGTGACATCAGGCAATACACGCCAATCAGTTGCATTTAGCATGTTTTGCTTTTCAGCGATTCTCTTTGATAGAGTAGAATCCCAGAAAGCATGCTCTTGAGAGATGGAAGTAATCTTATCATTAATCTGGAATTGATTAACAATTCTTTGTGCCTCTAGGAATGCCTCAAGATTATTCTTTAGCTCGACAACATCATCTACTGTGAATGCTTTAAACACATAAGATTGGAAGTAACTCTCTTTTGTGGTGAAGTTATACTTCTGCTTTCTTCTCTGTACATTTGCTGTACCATCATTATAGAGGACGACGTACTCGATAGTGTCAGTTTCAGTATGCCACTTCTCACCAAGAACTTCCGTCTTGAATCTCTCTACCAGATCTGGTTTGAGTTTGTAAGAGGGAGCACCCACTTGTCCCGTAAGTTTGTTGGTAACATTAATACCAGTCTCTACAACGAAGTTGGAGATGAAATCCATTTCGTAGATTGCTCTTCTTACGAATTTTTCTTCTGCCATGGGTATTAATGGGTGAGTGGCGATGGGGTTTTAATATACCATCCAGTTACAATGTATTTATTGTCTTCGCCCATAACCATGTTGCCCTTATGGACATGAGTCATGCATGCTGGGAATAATACAACTGTTCCTTGGGTTGGTCTAATTCTTCTTTTCTGGAATCTGAACTCGGTCTCTCCACCCTCTTCAATATCATTCAAGTAGATCATCCACGTAACTTCACGTTGAGAGTATTCGTGTGATGCATTTTCATAATGCCACAGGTGATAACCACCACCAGATGGTGTTCTTTGAAATTTGATATCAGTAGATACCATTGTCATTCCTTTCAACTGGTCAAACTCATCCATGTAATGCATCATACATGACTTCAGGAATTGATTGATCTGTGCTGATCTATCAGAAGCATGATAGTTCACCATAAATGATGCATCATGTCTGTTGCCCTTGCCTTTGTACTGCGATCCACCATCGGAAACGCCATACAAACTTTGTGGAGTACCTACTGCTAATGCAGCACTATTTTCATCCAGAACATCATTTCCATACTTAATCATTTCTTCACAGAAAGGTTTGGGTACAAATCCTTCCCAGACACCAATGAAATCTTGAAAGTCAGATCTCGTCGCTGCCTTATTCCTCATCAACTCAAGAGGACGATACGGTGCTAATCCCATAATTAATATGCTTTGATAATATACTTAACTTTGTGGAAGTTTTCGACTAGTGGAACTTTTTTGTTCGGTTTGAATGTGACGTTTGGAATAGGTTTCTTAAACGATTCATTCAAAGTGAACGTACCACTATTTAGTGCTACATCTACATCTGATTGTGTGAATCCAATGTTGATAGTAGTACCAGCATTGCCCAGTCCTCTTCTAGCACTACCAACACCAGAAACGTTACCATAAGAGAAATCAGTATTGATATCAGTAACAGCTTGTGTTGTCAAGAAGTGACTGTGAGTCTCTACAGAAGCATCAAGATCTTCTAACATAATTTGAGGGGTGTAAGATTCAACTCTGGCTTGTGATTCATCAACATCAATAACAGCACCAGCGAGAACACCACCAGCAACTGATTGACCTGGCCCTGCTCCCACTGCTGCAGCAGGAGCTGACGCGGGCGCTTGGTTAACCAAGTTATTGAACGGATAAGTAGAACCCGTCCACTCGGAGCTACCAACTAGTTGCAATCTATCCCTAACACCATTTTCTACATGGTGAGGCCACCATACAGACATACTCCAGTCTTTTGCCCATGCAGCGGATCCACTAAAAGTGTTGTTGGCAGCATCAGGGAGACTAGGTGCAATTCTTTCTAGGAATTCTTCAAATGTTTCCCCAGTATTGCCTCGGAAGAATCTTGACATTGTTGCCGAGAATTCACCACCAGCATAATCGTCAATCTTCCCTTTCCACCTTTGAGCAAAGTCCGCTGGATCACCTCTATCTTGCCAGTATTCGTCACCTAAATCAGCATCAATCCAAGCACCTTGTCCCAGACCTAACATCTCATCATCATCGATGCGAATTTGCCATCCCAAGATACGAGCGTTCCAAGGAATTAATGGATCTTGAGAAGGACCTGTTTGTGCAGAAACAACAAAGTGTGAGTGTGCAGGCGTATTTACTCTAGCATCCAATAGAGGACCAATGATAGCATTAACGTTACCAGTTACAGTGAAGTCAACGTCTTCTTGAATTGGTTCATTGAAGACAGTTTTAACAGTGCCAATATCAAAGAATATACTTTCATCAGATGTATCACCACTACCAATCCATTGCTGGAATGGTGTGCTTTGTTGACCAGTACCAGTTGGGTCTCCAGTAGTAACATCAACATTGTCAATGTACCACCATCCACCAATATTTCCTGGTTCAAATGTACTAGGTGATGGCAAGAACGCAGATGAACCTGCGTTACCATCAACTCTACCAGTTCCTGCTAGTTTTCTGTTCCTATAATCAGGAACTTTGAAGTTACCAGTCGCTGTATTTGTGGTTTCATCCCAATTACCAGTACCCCCATATTGATTACCAATTACGAGAAAGAGATCGAGATAGTCTGCGACGTTATATGATTCACCATCGCAAGCCAAATACCCAGGATAACGAGAGTCACGACCACCCGAAAGATCACCATATGTATCACTTACCCATGCTGCAGGAGAGGTATTTCTACCAGGACCGAGGGATTGTTTCAGAATAGTAAGAACTGTTCCGATTGCCATTCCATCGTCCTTTGATTCTACCACAACATTGGCAGAATTGGAAGCATCGTAATAAACTTTTGCGTTTTTCTTGGCATACCAGGTGCCTCTCAATTCTGGTGCTGCTGGTTCTGATGCCCAGGTGGTTGCAGACCACGCAAATGTGTTACCGCTACCAGTACCAACAGTAACATTAGTAGTTATTACATTGTTGAGAGTTGTTCCAGTGACTAAAAATACTCTGAATCCTGTATTTACATCTGGATCAAATGTCACTGGTCCCTCGACTGGTGCAGCGAAGTCAATAGAGATCTTACCATAACCAGAAGCATCAATCTGAATAGGTCTGTTGATGCCAGTGACAATAACAGTAGCACTAGCAACAGACTTACCTGTAGGTTGACCAGTCAGATTCGATGGTGTTGTATAGTTTGCATCTGTATCTGCACCCAGTTCTGTAGTGATATCCCAACTAGAAATAGTTCTAGTTCCCACCTTAATAATCATGCCTGTAGTAGCATTATTATTTGGGGATGATTGGGTATAAATCTGTAATTTGTCACCATTCTGTACATCAACAGGGAAGGTAGCCTTTGAAGTAACACTACCATCTGCTCTATGTACTCTAACACGAGATGTCAAATAGTTGCTACCAGGATTAGTAGAAACAAGTGTTGCTTGTACTGTTGTACCAGCACCAAGACCAGTAATACCATTAACAGGTGCAATCGCAGATTCAATTTGTGTATCAACTGGTTGATTAGCTACATCAGGGAAACTAAACGCTCCTGGTGTTGTTGATGGGAAGTTACCAGTGGTGACATTCCAACTGGATAGATTAATACCCTCACCAATTGAGAGAAGATTTTCAACACTGACGTTAGCATTTGTACCAGTATTATATGCTAGTTGTAGATACTGTCCATTAGTAATGGTTACAGTTGTCGTAGTCGCATTGTTGAATGTAACTGCTGATCCATTTTCTGCCAGGACATCAAAATTATTATCATCCGTAATAAAATCATTGTTATCAGAAACACCAGCTAAAGCATTACCACTAGTGACCACAAGAGCAGGAGCATTCAGTCCAGTTACCCTCAAGATCTCACTGTATACCCTAGTATCAAATGGTTGATTAATAATATCAGTGAAATTAGGGAATGGTTCTGGTACGTTAGGTGGTCTAACAAACGTAGTGATATTCCATCTTTCTGTTCTCGCACCAACAGCAAGAGACAGATATGTTTGCGATCCTTCTGACTGACTAGATCTTAATCTAACTTGTAGTTTGTCAGTATTACTTACAACTATCGCATTTGATAGTGTAGGGATAGTCCAAGCACCATAAACAGTCTCGCCCTGACTTACTCGCTGGACTCTTACTGCAAAATCATCAACACTAGAACTGTAAAAACTGGAGTAGATATTAACAGAAGCTTCTGTATTTGTGGTTAGACCAGTGATGACAATCGATGCTTCACCTGCTCTAGTACCATCTGCCCAGGTGAATAAAGTATTCTTATCTACCTCTTCAAGGTCACTAAATGCAAATGGATCTGGCGCAAAATCTTCTGGTATCGTGACAATATACCAGAGTGTGGTTTGATCACCGATCTGAACCGTAACCGTCTGCGTTGTATTCCATGCTGAAGGAGCTTTGAACCTTAATCGGATCGTTTGTCCTTCATCTACATATACTGGGTTTGATCCGAATGAAAAGCTCATTTAGTGCCTACGACCGTCACTATTTCTGTAGTATTTATCAAGTTTGTCGAACGTTGTACCATACACCACCGTCGTCAATCTCAACCTGAATAGGTGAAGAAGCTTTAACTTCTACTGGAATATCAACATCATCAATAACTATTTGTTCACTAGTAACTGTCACGTCAGGTGTGATAACAGGTTCTTCACCAAGGAACTTATCCTCTGATGATGGAATGTCAATAGCATCTGGCATTTGGTCAATGTTGATATTAAATATCGATTCTTTCTCCACAAATTGACCACCAAGACCATATGCTTTCATTTTTACCTTACCCTGACTATATCCCCTGTTGTTCCATCTAGGTATTGTACCAGATGTTTCATCACCAATCAATAAATTAACTGTAGTTTGTGATGGATCTGCACCAGTAAATGCAGGATGAGTGATCATGACACCATCTAGGTCTGTATATTCAACTGTCAAATCATATGAGGTGACCTCATCAAATTCAAGTATTGCTTGAAAACTAGAGTCACCCCAATCAATCGTAGATGGGATAGTAAGAGATGCTGATGGTGGTTGAATAACAGTAAGAAGTAGTGACACAGAATCTTGTAATCTACCACCATATCCTGGTGATGATGCATATAGAGTATATGTTGTTGTTTCTGTGGGTGATAGTGAAAGTGTCCCACTCAAATTCTGCAATCCAAGACCTGGTGAAATAGACATGGTTGTAGCATCACCAGAAGTAGACCACACAAGATTTGTACTATTGCCACGCAAAATTGTACTACCATTAGGGAATGATGCGATAATCTCTGGTATCTCTTTTACATTAACAGGTATACTAAACGAATCATTTCTTGTTGGTGGTGCATAACTTACACTGTAAGTATATGTTGTGTTTGATGTAGGGTTAGCAACGAAAGAACCACCTCCATATTGAGAAGATGATAATGATCCTGGTGCGCCTTGACCAGAAATAGATCCAGTATACATGTACTGTGAATCATTAGCAGACCAACTAACAGTTATAGCATCACCTTCAACAATAGTTTGAGTAGCAGTTGAACCATTAACAGTTAACTGTGGGTTTGGATTAGCATATATGCACCCAGAGTTTACATTAGCACTGCTGTTATAATTCACAGCATTGGAATCCATACAACCATAAGTTGCAGGTGGTCCAGAAAATGTACTGTTGCCAGTGAAAGTACCACCACCACTGACATATACAATCATGTCATTGTAGTCATTGTCAGCACCAGCACCTTGTCTATCATCTAAACCCAAAGTTTGACTATTCAATCTTCTCAAGGCTGTATTTCCAGGACCACTACCGCTGCTACTTAAGTTATATGTCTGACCGAACCCAACATTAACAGATCTACTACCACTATTGGGTCCAATAGTTCCCCCTGGCATGCCGTAAATATAGTTTGAATCTCCAGCACTTCTTTGCCAGGAAATGTTGATGCTTGGCATTAGATACTCCTAATATTTCTCCATGTTCCATCATCATCGATCTCAACCTGAATGGGTGTATCAGATTTGATTTCTACTGGTATATCTATGTCATCAATGTACAGTTGTTCACTAGTAAGTGTTACATCAGGTGTAATAACAGGTTCTTCATCAAGGAATTTATCTTCAGATGATGGGATAGACAATTGATCTGGCAATTCATCGATATTAATTGTTGTTGTAGCACTGTCAGTTCCCTGTAGTGAACCCATACCATAAACAGTCAATCTAAAATCTACCTGACGTGCCCCAAAATCATCATACAATTGATCAGCAGTTACAGTGTATGTGCCACCAACGTTTCCCCCACCAAGCGTAGCAATTTGAACATATCCATTACCATCCTTCTGCATCTCTAAAGCACCACCATCAGGAGATCCGCCGTCAGCAGTGATAGTCAAGAAGAAACTTCTAACGAATGTCGCTTGTCTTTGAGAAGAATTTACACTACTAATCATGTCAAAAGCAACTTCATATTGATTTGCTGATACTAACTTCGGATAACCAGAAGTCAATGCAATTGATCCATTAGGATCTATGAGTCCACTTGCTCTCATCTGGGTGTCTGAAATACCCACAGTCATAGTTGGGTTGCTACCACCACTAATGTCAACAATATATTTCAAAGATTCAAGAGGATGACCCTCCGTGCCACTCAAACCAGGTTGAATGTACCTCGTAATAGAGACAGATACATTACTCAAAGGTGTTGTAGTTATATTTGGACCAGAATTATCAACATTAGTTGTCTCTGTTGATGTGTTAACAGCATTCGAGTAATCATACTGCAGAACAATGTCATTACCATAGTCTGTAGTAAATGGTCCAATCAAATCTACAGTGGGTGGTTGATTAACAGTGATAAGTAGTTCAGCTGAAGCAGTTCCAGCAAGACCACCAACAGAAAAAGTATATAATGTTGTTTCTGTAGGTACTAGAGTTATATTTCCACTTAAATTCTGTGCTCCAAGGTTAGGAGATAACTGTGCTGTTGATGCATATCCATCTGTTGTCCAACTTAATTGTACAGACTGACCTCTAGTAATAGTATTTGCTGGTGCATTACTAGTAAAATTTACACTTGGTATTTCGTATATCGTTGCAGTAATAGACGAAGATACAACTCCACCACTACCAGTAACTTCTAAAGTGTATGTTTTCGTTCCTATGTTGCCACCCTGCTGGTCAGATTGAGGAGTTACTGTAAACGAATTAGATGTTGTAGACGGAGCAATATAACCAAAATCAGTAAGAGTGATACCACTCATGTTTCTACTGCCATCGACTGCCCACTCGATGTCAACATTCTCACCCTCAATTAAATTAACAGTAGTTGAGTTTGCTCCATTTTGTTTGAAGTGGAAGTATGTGATTTGTGGTGGGGGGAGAGTATATGACAATACCATCCATCCATTACCTATGTTTGCATATCCACTGTTAACAATCCATCCAATGTCTCCCTGATCCCACCAACCAGAGTTGCCACCAATACCACTAAATCCACTGTAAGTAGCAGAACCAGCAGATCCACCAAATACACCAAGTGTTGATCCACCGCCGCCACCTCCACGGTGACCAAACGGTGCGTTGCCGCCTGTTCTCCAGGATGGTCCTCCACCTTGATTACTAGTTGCACCACCGCCAATACCAGCACCGCCAGAATAAAGTCCTTGACTAGAATAACCAGTATCGGGGTGAAATCTACCAGCACCACCACCGCCAGCACACCATGCAACATATCTATTAACACCACTATCATAAACAGCACTGGCACCGCCACCACCTCCACCAGAACGGTGACCGTCACCACCTGGTGCTATAGGAGAAGTACCACCAGTACCACCTGATCCATATCCAGAACCTCGGTTATTGAATCCGTCAAATCCTCTTCTTCCAAGATAAAAAGTTAGAGTGTATGCATAAGATCTTGAGTTGATAGTAAAGTTACCTGCTCTACCTGAAGCACCATTTTCAATGTACCACTCACCACCAACAGGTTTAGATCCGCCACCACCTGCGCCTGCGAAACTAAAATTGACATTTGTTGCTCCTGCAGGGACTGTGTAACTAAACGTACCCCAGGAATTATTAGAGAATGTTGGCATTACGTTATCTGTCTTACGTTCATCCAGTTATCACTATTATCAATTTCGACCTGAATAGGTTCGTTTGATTTAATTTCCACTGGTATATCTATATCATTGATTACAATATTTTCAGATGTGACCTGTACATCAGGAGTAATAACAGGTTCTTCACCAAGGAACTTATCCTCTGATGATGGAATGTCAATAGCATCAGGAGTCATATCAATAACAATATCGACATTCTTGGTTTCCTGCACAATTAGAGATCCATACCCATCAGCAGTAAATTGTAGTTCCAACGCTGTTGGTCCTACGGTATCATAAGGAAGACTAGTTCCAGGAATAGTATACATGGCACTATAAGAATTTCCTGTAGTGTTTGGTATAGCAATGGGAGACATTGTAGAACCAGGTCCCTCATATTCATCAGTCTGTACTGTCACGAGAGTAACACCAGTTCCAGAAGGATCTGTGTTTGTACCACTAACCTCGATTGTTATATCATCCCCATAATTTACACTGGATGGAACTACTATGTTTAACGTAGGTATTGTCAACACAGTGATAGTAGCGGTGTCACTACCACTACCACCAGCACCAGTAACTGAAATTGTATATGTTATATCTGTAGTAGGAGAGACAGTTCTTGATCCAGTTAAATTTACAGCACCAATACCCTGGTTAATAGCAGCATTACTAGCATCTGAAGAAGTCCAATCTAGAGATGCAGATTGACCCACAACAATGGTCGAAGGTGTCGCTGTTAATGTAGCAGTTGGTATTCGATATACAGTAAGATCAATAAAACGTTCTCTTGTATACACAGCATTATATGCAGTAATTGTGTACCTAGTGTTACTGCTAGGACCCACCACTGAAGATCCTGATGTGGCAAGGTTTTGTCCCAGTGCAGCACTACGAACCCCTTCTACATCTCCACCAGCAGACCACGAAACAGTTGCAGTTTGTCCTTCAATGATAGCAGTAGGAGAGAGTGATATACTTAATGAAGGTTGTTCATAATTCTGCTGCCAAACATATACAGCACCATGTCTACCAAATCTTCTGTAACCATTACCACCCTGTTGACCACCGTTGCCAACACGTACATAGTATGAGTTACCAGGTACAGCGCCACTGTTGCCACGCGGACGACAACAGCGACTAGCGCCGCCTCCGCCACCACCACCAGTGAAGCTAGGTGATCTCCACTGACCAGCACCACCATATCCATATGGTCCATATCCAGAGTTAGCACGAGCATATTCACCATTAGAATAGTTGACGTAACCAGTCTGACCATAAGAATAATTTCCATAACCACCAGATCCACCAGAATTTAGATTTCCTGGGTTTCCACCATATCCTATCGTGCCAGGAGCACAACTATATCCACCACCTTGTGCTGGTCTACCGTAACCTGCACTAGGGCGAGCGCCACCACCGCCCCCACCAACTGCCATGTAGCAGATATATTTTACATCACTGCTGACATAATGATTGGTAGATGATGTGTAAAGTCGGCACGTCCATCCCATTTTCTACTTCCCGATTAGAACTTGATGATGTAATGAACCATAATGAATGGAGTAACAACCTGGTTCAATACATCAACTCTTTCAATATCAACGTCAATGTATGATTGCATGTTGTCAGTAGGAATATTAAATGGGGAATAGTTATAAACAAAGTTTTGGTTGTACGCCGTTGGTCTCTGAAGTCTATGTAAGTGGTTTGGTTCTCCATTAGGAATATTGAGGGTTGTTTCATCCATGCCATTAAATCCATCAGAGTTGGCAGAAAAAGAATTCTGCTGACTTCCTGTCATACCCTGACCATCAGTGTCATAGTTTCCAGTATAATTCAATACACTGACATCAGCACGGTGAGAGTGTGCCTGAAACTCATCAATGGTCAAGATGTAACCTTCAGTCTCTCTGATCATGTTATATCTCAAGTTTCCATTGAAGCTAATGTCTGAAGATGATCCTTCCACTTCCATACCAGCTTGCAATGAAACGGCACTAGTGCCATCTACTCTGACTACGCCATCACCATTATCATCTTCGAGTGAGATATTTCCATTGTGTCCATTTTCAATGCGCCATGGTGTATTGAAGTTCCAGGATAGTTTATCACCAGTAACATATCCTTCACCAGGGTTGATGATGGCAAGAATCTTCCACTTTGTTCTACCACCGTCATCGCCTTGCATACGAATCTTGAATACTGCACCAGCGCCAGACCCACCTTGCATCTGGAAATTTTCTTCTACATAATCATTATCATCTTCCCAATAATCATACCGACTTCCAGTATCGTCCCAAAAGTCAGAACCAGCATTATTATAGAACCACTGATCAGTAGTTCCTGTTTGAAATCCTTCAGCTCCAAGAGGTGCAGAAACTGATGTAACTTTAAAAATTCTATTACCTGTTCCTGCCAGTTCATCCCACTCGACAACTGAACACTCGTCATCTACTTTATATCCAGATCCTCTCTGACCATTGACATATGCATTAAGTCTAACTTTCGACCTATTGAATTCACCATTTGGTTTTTGGTTTGGTTCGATGGTGACATTCATGACACAACCAACACCATCGGTTAATCGATCTGTATTACCGCTGTTGTTTCTCCTGATTCTGAAGTCTCCTGTGATATTTTCATTGGGATTATTCCACCAGTTGGGATTGTTCCCAGGAGCATTTCTATAACCATAATCACCAAATTCAGAACCTGCCCATGTATTTACAGTTAATCCAGAACCATCCACCTGTGTTACTTGACGCATTAAGAATCCTGTAATAGCACCACCACCACCTACAGATCCATTGTATCCACTCCAACTAACGATACCATTGTTGGTAGAAGAACCAGAAGTATAATTGACAAAGATTCTATTCTCCTGACCTTCAAGGACTGCCTGACACTCTACACCAACCTTTGTTGTGCTGGGTTTATTTTCCATGAAGACATTAGTATAATCTCCACTACCACCACTAGGAATAATAACTTTAGATCCTAGATCGGGCAACTGAAAACTACCAAGATCATCTATCTCTGGATTTGGGTCTCTTAAAGTAGTTTTCTCTTTCTTGAATCTACACTCTTCACCAACACCGAGAATCTGTGCTAACAAATAATAATCTTTTGCATTATGTACTGACCCATCACACTTTAAGAATCCACCAGGCAAATCATCCTTGAATTTTGCCGTATTAGGATCATTGTTGATACCGATACCAGGGGTCGTATGAATTTGGATAGTGCCAGGAACACCACCAAACAAAGACTTATTTCTTGTATAGTTAGTAGATTTAGACCTTACCATTAGTATGCTCTGATGATGTATATACAGGTGAGTTTGGGTTGTGCAGTAGTGAATTCAATTGATAATGCTCCTTCATTCTGCGTATTGTCTGGATTTGTGCTAGGGGGCAAATTAACATTAGCAAGAATACTCGACTGGGGTTTTAATCTGGTCGAATCAAAATCAATATCAAATGTGCCATGATCATGAGGATAAATTTTATCCGTACCAGGTGCATCTGCTAGAAAGTCATATGCTGGGTGACTCAACAAAGTTCTGCCGCTAACGTCATTTTCTGGTTGAGTATCATTAAAGTAATTCCTGATTCCCACTGGAACATTAACTTCATTTCCACCAGCACCATATGGAATACTTTGTTCATTTGGTCCGCCAATAAAGTATGCATCCTCGTGTTTATCTGTATCAAGGAAAGCTGGCGTCAATGGCGTATATCTCAACTCTCTTGGTTTAAGGTTAATTGGAGGAGATTCTGAATACGATAAACCAAAAACTTTATTAGGAACACCATCATTTCTTCCATCAGGACTCTCCTCACCATTATTTCCCTGCTCTGGCCATCTGTAAGAAAGTAGTGCAGGATAATTTGGTGCATCGTTTACAGATTGGAAATTTCCAAACAAACCACCAATGATACCTGGTCGAATGTTTACAGGAGTTCCAACTTCACTTCTTTCTGTAGGATCACCAGTATGTCTGCCTTGGATATTATTATCAGTCCAACCAAAGAATATAAGGTCACCATCACCAACATCACCAACATCACCACCACTGTCGATGTCAACCGCTGACACATATAATGTATATGATATTGGAAAGTAAGGAACAACACCATCACCAGGATATCTCGGGTCGTCATTCCTAATAGTCGAGACGTTTCCAGGATGATTATGTCTAGTAATATGCTTTCTACCTAGTTTTCTAGGAGCAACATATACTGTCTTTGTTCCTTCACCAGCAAGAATAGTATTACCAGTAATTTTTCCTTGATAACCAGTTCTGTCGCTTGGACTAATTTGGAAAATAATGTCTGTCGTGATGTCAGTATAACTACCAGTAAGTGCCATTCCTTGAGTATTCTGTTTCTTACTACCAACGATAGAGCTCATAATAGATCTAGCGTCAGTATCACTATCCGCCGCTCTTCCAGTAAGAGGAAAATAGTCATTCTCAATATCCATCAGCATTCTACCATTTAGATCTGGTAGAGTAATCAGTCCAGTATATGATGGGAATGTTCCGTTGAAATTACTACTAGTTCCCATGTTATATGAGTCACCAATAGTAGCAGCCAACAGAGGGAAATCATCCGCAGGTAATGTTCCCCCATCACAAATGACCCAACCATGGGGGATAGAACTTAATCCCCCTGTCCACGCCATAATGGTGCCGATAACGGCACCTTTTGCTTCATGTCTTTCCTGATAAAACATGTATCAAACCTCTGCGATATACCAACCGACCTTACCACCAGGAACTGCTGTTTGACCAGTTGGTGTAGAAGATCCAGCAAAGATCAGCGTAAATGCTGCATATGGAGTCTGAACAATCAGTTCACCACCATCATATCCATCACCAACCAAATTTCCAGAATTAGAAACACCACTCATTAGCGCAGTTCCAGTATTGTCAGTACCACCCTGAACATTAACGTCAGAAGGTGCTCTAACGATCATACTCATGTTATATGTAAGGAGTCCACCTATATCTATAATGCGAATCATATCGCCAATTAGACAATCACCTAGTGGTGGTAGTTTGACAACAGTATTTTGACTTGCGTTGACAAAATAGTTAACATTTGGTTCTGTTTGAACAGTTTGTTCTGCAGTATACTCCCACTTACGACCACCAGTTCTGGTGATGTAGTTCTCAATACTAGCGATTGTCATGCCGCCTCGTTCATCAACTGCGAAGATCTCATCACCACTAGAGTTGACCGTTAGATCACCACCATTGATGGTAATGTCTCCCGTAACAGTAATGTCGCCGCCGAATGTTGCGGTTCCATCGCCAACTGCAGATAATGTACCAGTAACTGTGAGGTCACCAGTAGAATTTTCAAACGTCAGTTTCTCGGTAGTTCCATCTTCACCGAAGACCTTAATGTCACCACCGTTGATTGTTAGATCACCAGTTGCAGTATCAACTTCCAGAGTAGTTCTTTCTGTGATACTGGTAGAACCGCCGTTGGTTAGTCTGAAGAACTCAACGCCCTCGACAGTAGCACCTCTGACCTTCAGAGTATTGTTAACAGTAAGAGTGCCAGCAATAGTTGTATTACCATTTGTACCCTCAACAACAAACTTATCAAATCCCTGTCCGACACTCAATCTTCCATTGAGTTTGGTATTACCTGTAGTAGAATCTACTCTGAATACCTCGGTTGCAGGAGTGCCACCATCAGTAACACGCAGTGACTGAATATCTGTGGAGATAAGTTCAGCGACTTTAACGATTTCAATGTTATCTAGAATCAGATAATCGTTGGTGGTTAGAGTTCCACCGAATTCTGCAACACCAATTCTGATGTCAGCAGTAGAAACACCAGCACTCGTGTTACCTGTGTCTAGTTCACCATTGTTGTCTAGATCAAATCCAGTGATGTAAGATGCGTTAGCAGACTTATCAAGTTTAGCGATGATGCTCTCATCGGGGTGATCTGCTCTAGTAGCAGTACCATCAACACCTCTCTTAACACCTAGTCTATAACCAAGAGTATCAGTTGGGTCGGTGACGTTGATCAGAGCAGTAACTTGGACAATCTCCGAGTATTGCTGATCTGCTGCAACAGTAGCACCATTTGAATCAACAGAATCAACTGCTTGTGGATGTCCTCTATCGATGAGAAGAAGATCACCGATCTTAAAGTCATCAGGTGCAGGTGCTGTGATTGGTAAGTAGTAGAGTTCACCAGAAGCATTGACTTGGTTAACTCTGAAGGTTAGATCCTGACCACCAGCAGCACCACCAAGTTGATCGGAGGTGATAGTTAGAGGATCGTTATCAGAATATCCAGAACCAGGAGCGACTAGACTGATAGTTACATCACCAGAACCATCGATCTCAACGTTAAACAGTGCTCCAGTACCGTTGCCAGTAGTGGTTGCTTGGAGGTTATCATACAGTACGTTTGCAACCCAGTCAGAGCTGTTTGTTGGACTGATGCTATCAACAGCAGCAATCTGACCACCTGCTAGTAGGAATGTATCGCTACCCCATGGTGCAACACCACCAGTATCGATCTTCTTACCAGTCTCATAATACTTGAGGAAGGTGATGTTAGGATCTTCCAGAGATCCAACCTGATGATCTCCAGTAGAGGTAGAGAATCTTGCTCTGTTGATCTTAATAATACCTGCATTCAAACCACCAGAAAGTGTGATAGTACCATCAGAAGTGGTGCTACCTTGTACCTTCAGGGAGTTTCTAACAGTAGTGAAACCACCCAGACCAGCGATATCAACTGATGCTGCGTTAGCACCAATGTTAACAGAAGTTGTTGCTGCGCCATCAAAGAGGTTAGCTTCTGCTGCTAGAGTGAAGATACGAGCAGTAGATGAACCAGCGAAAGCAGCGATTTCTAGTGTTCCAGCAACCTTGGTTTGATATGTACCAATGTAAGTAGATGTTGCCAGGTTAGGAGCACCACCACCAATGTTGATAGAACAGTTAGATGTAATTGCGTCTTCGACAGATGCAATGTCAACAAAAGCACTCTTGGAACGCTTGTGAATCTCTAGTGTAGTAGATCCAGCGTTACCACCAATTCTCAATGTATGAGAAGCAGTGTCTGCTACGTTCATACCAACACTGATCGACTGATCAGATTGAGTGGTGTTACCGAGCGACAGAGATTCAGCAGCACCTAGACCAATGAAGAAGTCAACATTAGTATTGAGGAACTGGAATGTTTCTGCAGTAGAGTTCAGATCTCCACCGTCGATGCTCAAGTCATCTTCGATTAGAGTATTGCCAGTGATTCTAGCATCACCATAGACTACGAAGTTTCTATCAAGTTCTCTCTCGGCAAGACCACCGATGGAAGTGTTAATACCAAATCTACCACCAGTCTGATAAGTAGAAGTGACAGAAGCAGGATCAGAAGTCGAAATACGAACAGTTGCAATAGCATCAGGATCGTCGCTTTCACCACCAACCAAGAATGCATTGTCTACTGTAAAGTAGGTCTTTGCATTAGATGCTTCAGCAAAGTAGTTGTTTACATCTACCAGACCAGTATTGTCATATGTGACCAGAGTCTTACCACTGATGAATGCAGTACCAACAACGTCTAGGTTAGCACGAGGATCGGTGTCTACACTGACATTAGCAACATTGGTTGCTTCTTTAGCAGAACGTCCAATCGTGTTGATGCCAAGTCTGAAGTCACCGAATGTATCAGTGTCAGTTCTCAATGCTTCAGCACCGATTACACCAAGTTCCTTCCATCTGGATAGAGAGATCTCGATCTTCGCACCAGGACCTTCTGCCGACCAATCGTAGACGTTCTGTGCAATCTGGTTGAACAGTTGAACCTTACAAGTGGATGCAAGTGGATCGAATGCAGAAGCTAGAACCTTCCAAGATCCATTGAAGAATGTGTTAGAGAAGTTAGAGATGCGTAGGGTTTCTCCTACTTTGACATTCAACTGCTGGTTGCTAACACCCGCACCCCACTGAATTTCAATGGTTGTTGTGTTGTCAGAAGTTAGCGAGAAGATAGAAGCATCAGGAATCTCGGTGAAGAAGTTGGTGTAAATCCAACCCAGAGAACCACTTCTGTTTACTTCCAGACCCTTGTACAGGATATCACCAGCAGTAGGTGTGATAGAAGAACCATAGGTAACATTCTGTGCTGTGTACCATGCAGTGCCACCAGCAGCAAGTAATCCTGTGTTATTTGGAGTGATGTTGGAGGGGAATCCACCTGCAACATGAGTTCTCCAAGTATAAGATTGACCAGGAGTCTCTACAGTACCGCGTGGGTTAAATCTGTAGACCGCAGCGTTGATGCTGTTCTTGGTGAGAACAATGTCACCATCCAATCTGTTTCTGAAAGCTGTTCTATCCTGCGTAGGATCGTCTCCAGACTGCGTTAGAGACAGGATACGAAGTGAATCACCATCCAGAGGGTCAACGTTGATCTGAACGGGATTGTTCAGGAAGGTCTCACCTTCAATCGTTACCTTATCATTGAAGGTAACTGCGTTATCGAAGGTAGTAACCAGTGCTCCGATGCTATCGCTATCGTCTCCACTGTCTTCTAGTGCTGCCTGCTCAAGGAACGTCTCTTCGCCTGTAATAGCGTTGATCTTACGGTTACCGATATAGAGGTCACCGTTGGAGTTTAGACCCGTGTAGAAGACGATACCGCCGTCTTCACGCTTCGCTTGTGCATAGAAGTCTTGCTTATCAGATAGAACGACTTCCTGACGGAGTGGGAAACCAGTTGAGTAGTTACCAGGACCGAAACCAAGGTACTCAAACGTGTGGTTACCAGATCTTGCAATAGATGGTCTACGAAGTTCTGTATAGTATCTACTCTGTAGAGGATATACAGAGTCACCAGAGATAGGAATCTGTCTGTTCTCGGAACCTACAGATGCGTTACCTTCTTGTGCTCGAATTCTGTTATCAATTACTTTAGCATTGACATCAGCAGTTGAATTTGTAAACTGGAAGTTTGCAAATGGTCTGGTTGCAAGCATGTCTGTAACTGCTTCCTTCGTCTCACTGTACTTGTAATCGTTAAGAGTAACAAGACCGTGGACATAGTTGTCAGCAGCAGCAACAGATGCTGGAGGATCAAGTTTCGTAAGATCTCTGTTTCCACTATCATCGATCTGGAACCACAGTGGGTCGTTCTTGTAATCCAGAGGATACAGATTAGAGATAGGTTGAGAGAACTTGTAGTAATGGAAGTTAGTTCCAACACCAGCACCCAGAGGATATGGAGAGATGTTACCACGAACTGCTGTCAAGTAGTAAACACCTTCCTGCTGGAGAGGAATCTGCTCTTGAATAGTCTCCACATCAAAGATGTAGAAGGTATCATCAATATCAGGTACATCCTCGACCGCAGAAATTGTGTAGGTATCACCACCAGGAGTGGTAACTTTATCACCAGGTACTACAGTGTAGACATTAGCACCTTCAATTCTGTAGAGATAGTTCTTTCTCTCGGAGCGACTGATTTGTGTTGGCCACGCATCTTTCTGACCGTTGAGATCAAAGAACGTGCCATTGTTTTGTACAAAGGTGGTAGGATTGCTAGCGTCGAAATCTAACTTACCAGTGATGTTCTTCAGGATAATAAATGCAGTCAAGTCTGCTTGATAGTATCCATGAACAAATCCAGATCCAGAGCAATTACCAGTCCAACTAACGTAGTTGGCGTCATCGCTATTGTAGATGCTGGTTTGAATACCTGCACCCTGTGGAGATCCAATCTCAACAATAGTGAAGATCTCATTCTTCAGTTGCTGGTTGATGATCGTATGATCGAAAACAGTCAGTTCTAGTCTGTCTTCATCAGCGAAATTAGATCCAACTCTTGCCGACTGAATTGTAACTGCAATCTTGGATTCAAACTCGATCTGTAGAGGATTCTCGTATGGATCGTAGAAGTTTCCACTGATGTCAACACCAGCAGCGTTAAGAGTCGCCAGAGATTGACCTAGTTTCTCGGCAGGTCTTGCAGGGTTCTCAAACTGTGCAATAGTAGGTGCGCCATTACTGAATGGTTCCAGAATGAATCTCTGGGGTTTCAGTCTTCTTCTGTCATCAGTTCTTGTCTTAATGACATAACCATTGAGAGGTTCGCGAACTGTCGATAGATACTTGGGAATGACATAACGTAGACGATAGATTCTGTCCAGAGGTGTACGCTCATCCTCAATTCTCTCGAAGAATGTATCGGGAGTGAAGAGATTACCAGTGCCATCTAGGAAGTCAGCAGCATGGAATCTGGTAAGGATTGCATCAGGATCTAAACCACCTGAAGACTCATCCTTAACGTTAATGTACCATCTGTTGAACGAAACTGGATCATATCTCAATGGCGATGTCTTCTTGTTACCGTAGACAACAAAGTCACTACCACTACCAGAAGTAAAGATTACTGCATTTGTGCCTGCTTGAGCATCTGCCTGACTAGTGTGAACACTGAACTTATTAGGCGTCTCAAATCTTGGGTAGTAGTATACGTTCGTTGGAACTGTCGATGCACCAGCAATAGTTGGTAGCTGGGAACTTGCGTCACCAGATGTTGCGAAGAAAATCTGTTGTGCAGGAACGTTAGGAATGGGTACATCGAAGATGTGAGGAACATCAGTTTCGATGTAAATTCCAGAAACATTACAGACATAACGATGTAGATCATACTGATCATCGAGAACATACTGCTGAACCAGAATCTCAACTTGAGGATCTACTGCTTCTGTTTCAGAAGAATAGATGTAAATACCTGCCGAAGCATTCTCTTTGGTTGCTGCCAGCATCAATTTAGTGCCTGCAGTGTTGTCAAACTCACTGGTGCCATTGAATACACCAGGAGCTGTCAATCTGCCAGGAGCGATCACATAGTATGTTCTGTTAGTTTCAAATCCTCTTGGTAGTCTGACAAGACGCTTATCAACCTGATCATTAAGTGCTCTTGGGACTAGTCTGACAGGAGTGCCAGTTTGTAGTCCATGAGGGTCAGTTTGACCATTACCAGTATCAATAGTGAATACTGTCGCTCTACCAATAAGTTGAGCAGAATCAATGATTGGTTCAACTCTAGTTACCTGATTTCCGTTGCCATTGAGAATTAGATTGACAACATCATACAGGTTCTGAATAGCAGTGGTGATGTTATTACACTCTGGATAATCTGTATCCTGGGTGATGTCTTCATCAACTACACGCTGCGATGAAGAATAACGGTTGACGTTTTCAAAGTAGAACCATGCAGTAGTGCTATCACCACCAGCATTAAATGGTTGGTCGGTATTAACGTCCTTAATAGTGATCGTTGTAGCATTAACAATCTGATCAATAATTACAGGAGAGTTGGAATCTAGTAGAGTTCCAAGGCGAGTGGAACCCTCATCCAACTTACCATTGGTAAAGTCGGTTTGACTGTAGTGACTGACATTCATGCCAGGTACAAGACCAGAAGTATCACCAACAGTTACGGTTGCAGATCCATTAACAGTGGTACAATTCTTGATCAGTAGATTGAAGTTACGGATAGCACCGAACGACAATCTTCTCAAGTGATCATATGCCAGTAGTGTTTCAGTTAATTCTCCATCGACATACGATACGTTACCGCCAGAGATGTAAGATTCTGCAGCATAGATTGTATTGATGTTACCGCCGACACGAAGGTCTTTAACAACAGCATCAATAATGAATCCCATGTCTCTTTCACACTTGGTGATAGTCAGGGAAGAATTGGTCAGCAGAGCAGGATACAGCGTAGTGATGTATCCATAAGTTTCTTCTGCTAGATATGATCTGTTCTTCTCGATGAGATTAGCAGCATCATATGCCATGTTAAAGTCATCGTTACCATCACCATCTAGGTCAAAGTTGATGTTGAGACTAGGAGGTGTAAGACTAGACAGCGATGACTTATAAGTCTTGACACCAGATGGTTCTAGAGTTGCATGATAAGTGTTCTTACCACCTGCGCCACTGCCAGGTAGTTTAACATAGAGTCTGTCATCTTGCTTGGCACCTAGTCTGTAACCACCGATGGATGCAGCAGGTCTAGAAGATGGATCTTGATTGGTATCACCTGCGAGATATAGTTTGTTGTGGTTTGCTTGATCATTAGATGCTTCAATATCAAGGGTGTAATACTGTAGAGTAGAAGTTCCTTCTGCAGCAGTGTTAACAACCTTGGGAGGAATGATAGCATCAATGTAACCACCCTTGTCCTGGTTGAATGCAAATCCTTTGAATCCAACAGAGTGAAGTGAGGTGTTACCGAAGTTAGAGTTCGAGTTGGTGATAGACATGTCACCACCACTTTCCATCAGGAAGTGATCGTGGAAACCAACAGCGAAGACCGAGACGCACTGGATGAAGGAGTCATCAGAAGCACGAATGTGGAAGTTTCTCCACTCATCCTTCCAATATGCATCACCCTTGGCGTGGTAAGGAACAGTTGCAAATGCATCAGTTAGTGATGCTTGGTTCCAAGTGTTAGTAAATCTGTCGTAGCGGATGAATGCACGGTCGTCTTTCTGTAGCGAAACACCCGTGTACTGTGCAACAACCATCGATTTGAATCCAGTTGCCTTGGATCCATCTGCCCACATACCACACTGACCCCAGGTGGAACGAATGGAGCAGTTAAAGACATAAGGAGATGCAGACTCAACGGAGTCAATCTCTGCCTGAATGACTGCATTGGTGCCAAGACCATTAGCAGTGGTGTAAGTGATACCAGAAACCAGTCCTAGACCAGCAGCGGTGATAGGAATGATGTAGGTGAATACCTTTGGATTGTTATCATCAATGGTATCAACCTTGAATGTTCCGTTGACTTCATCAGATAGTCCACTGTTGATAACAGCGATGTACTGACCTTTGAAGTAACCGTGTTCAATCTTGGTAGTGACAGTAAATCTAGCAGTAGAAGTGCCAGGAATGTCAACAACTTCAATACTTTCAACCGTTCTGGTATCAGATAGAGGACCAACAATTCTGGTCTCTTGTACCAGTGCTTCTAGTTCACCATCATCAATGGTAGGTTGGAACTGTGCAAATGCTCTACCAACTTTCTCATAGAAACGATCTAGTTCTTCATTACCTGCATAGGTCATGATGCAGATCTTATGGTGAGAATACTCGGGAATCTTCAGATCCGTAGAGTTCTTCTTGTAGTAAACCTTACCTACCTTGTCTGCTTGATCATATAGTGGGGAGTTCTCGGAGAGGTCACCATCCTTGATAGTGAACTGCCACAGGTAACAACCACCAGTCAGTTTGAAGATACCAGTTCTCTCTTGATCGCCATCTACAGGATCGGGAACATACAGAGGTCTGACAATGGTGCGACGGAGGTCATAACCGATCAGAGAACAACCTCTGGGAACGATACAACCGCCCTCGGTAGAGTTGAACTTGTAAAGTACGTTGTCGGGGTTGCCTAGGTCAAGGATGCTGTCATCCTGCCACTCCTGAAGTGCTCTGTTGTAATCAAATACAGGAACAACACCAGTAACCTGAACCGATGCAAGAACAGAAAGACTACCAGCATTGATAACGTCCGTCAGGATCGCTACAAGGGTCTGGATGCTCGTCTGAACGTCAATACATGCACCAGGGTTACCAGACTCGTCATACTCGATGTCAGGGGTGTTAGCGCCTGCAATAGCAGGACCAGGGGAGATAGTCAGATCCTTATCATATAAGGAGTTCGTGACTGCCAGTTTCATCATGTCACGCGCTTTGTTGTAAGCGGTGATGCTTTCTGCCTCTTCGCCTACAATACCATCAGCAATTGGATTTCCATCTCTATCAAAGTAAGTCTTTGCAACAGAGATGATGTTGCTGTTACCACCATTTCTGATGTCAGCAAGTACACCATCAACAATGAATCCGATGTCACGCTTACACTTCTGCTCACCAGCAGTTTCGTGATCAGTAACAGTTTCAGCAGGAAGTTGAGAGAGATTGCCGTCAGTTAGAACAGTCTCGACAATAGCTGCAAGGTTGCCCAGCATGCTAGCAACATCAGCACATAGAGGAGTACCGTTAGGATCAGCAGTAATTGTAGAATCTTTGGCGAATAGTTCATTTCTGAATGCCGAGATCATCAGGTCTCTTGCCTTATTGAAGGCAGCAATAGACTCCGACTGCTCACTTTCTAGAGATCCAGTAATAAACTGTGTACCTGCCTCATTGAAGTATGTCTTCAGATACTTACGGGTATATCTGTTACCACCAGCAAGTGCAACGTCAAGGGAGAGAGCATCGATGTACTCACCAAGGTCACGCTTACACTCGATTTCATTTGCACTAGCAAAGGATCCTAGAGTTTCTGCAGGTAGTTGAGATAGATTGCCATCATTGATGACAGTCGTCAAAATTGCAGTTAGAGTTGTGATAGCAGACTGTACGTTAGCACAACCACCACCGTCAACTGTAATCGTAGAATCCTGAACCAGAAGAATATTCTGGACAGCAGAAATCATCAGATCACGCGCTTTATTGAAAGCAGTGATACTTTGTGCCTCTTCTCCTACGAGTCCGTTAGAAATTGGGGATCCGTTAACAAAATATGTGCCAGCATGACGGCGAACGTACTCGTTACCACCACTAATGAGATCGAGCCCAAGATAGTCAACAAATAAACCCAGGTCACGTTTGCATTTTGCTTCATTTGTAAGATCAGAACCAGTTGTTTCTACGGGAATTCCCGATGCGTCAGCAGCATTAAATGCATCAGTAACGATCTGTGTAAGAGTCGTGATTGCAGACTCTACGTTAGCACATGCGTTGGGGTCAATTGTGATAGTAGAATCAGTGATCGTCAACTGATTCTTCATTGCTTGGATCATCAGATCCCTAGCAGCATTATATGCATCGACGGTAGCAGCTGCTTCACTAATGATGTAAGAGAATACACCACCTTGGAAATATTTCAGGGTGAACTTACGGGTATACTCATTACCACCTTTTACAAGGTCAATACCAATGTAATCAACTAGAAGACCGATGTCACGCTTACACTTTGCCTCATCAGCAGGATCAGCGGCATTAGCACCTGCTTGCATGGTTGTCCATGCAGTGTCAATGATCTCCTGTCTGTTCTGCTGAATCAGACGATATGCATCCTTAAATCTGTATACAGGATCGTCTGCAGGGTCACCAGGGAAGAAGAAATCAGGGTGTGCTACAGCGATCTCTGCTGCTGCTCTATCAACAATCTCTTGCTTGTTCTGCTGGATTAGACGATATCCATCTTTAAATCTGTACTCTGCTTCGGATGTACCGTTGCCACCAGGATAGAAGAAGTCAGGAAACTCTACTGCAATATGTGCAGCAGATTTATCTACAATTTCCTTACGATTTAACTGTACTAGACGATATGCGTCAGCATATCGAGACCCATCATCAGTTTGGTTGTCACCAGGATGGAAGAAATCAGGGTGTTGTACGAAAATTTCTGCAGCAGCACGATCAACGATCAACTGCTTATTTGCTTCAATCAGGTTGCCAGAGTCAAAATATCTAGATTCTGGGTTAGCAGTGTCTACAAGACCAGGGCGGTTATCAATAAAGTGGTTACCAGGCATCAGCATAATGCTGAACTGGTCAAACCTGTCATTATCCTTACCAGGCAAGTAAGAATAACGTGCTACTTCAATAAAAGCACGTTGAATAGTTTTAAACGGACGGAGAGGTGAATTGCCTCGGTTGTCTAACTCGTCTGTCGCGTTAAAGTCATCTGGTGATACGTATAGATACTTACCTGTTTTACTTGAGTAAAGGTTATCAAGTCTTGTAAGAGGCATAATTAACCCAATCCTGCTGGACTATAATTTCTTCTGGATTATTTATACAATAAAACCTCCCCTTGTGAGGGAGGTTTCAAGCACACGGAAGGGGTTTGGTTTGGCAGTATCGCCAACTCCTCCACCTGGAATCGAACCAGGAACCTATTGATTAACAGTCAACCGCTCTGCCTGATTGAGCTATAGAGGAATGGGAGGGGGCGCTGTTTCTAAAATACAGATCTTTTGTACTCCCCCAAAGTGGAGAATAGGAGACTCGAACTCCTGACATCCTGCTTGCAAAGCAGGCGCTCTACCAGCTGAGCTAATTCCCCCCAGAACCGACTCGTTCAGTTTCGTCTAGATAACTGAACCAACCAGTAATGATGTACTTATCTTCATTCGGAGCAACTTGTCCCTTATGAGTATAAGTCCAGTCTGATGGCCAGATAACTGTCTTACCTTTTTTAGGTTTGACAGTATAGTTCTGGTGCATAAAATCTGTACCACCACCCTCTTCAATATCATTAAGATATGTCATCCAGACTAGGTGTCTGTTGTTATGAGGGTGCATTGCATTGCATCTTTCAGTATGCCACTTGTAAAAACCTTCACCAGGTTTGTACCACTGAATGTTAACAGATTCAGCAACTCCCCATGGAGAGTATACGTTACAAGTAGGATATTTGTCAATATATTTCTTCCCAACGTCGAATAAATGCTCTAGATATTCTTCGACAGGAGGAGCAAGATGCTTCTCAAATGGATATATGGTAAGATCTGTAGACTTCTTGGCATCAGTGACACCAGTTGTAGTCTCTCCAGGATTTCTGCGATTTATTGAAAAATCCGAATTTTGAAAGAAGTCAATTAGCCTGTCGCAAACTGAAACATCTTTAATTTTCGCTTCTAAAATAAAATCCATTATATCCTGAATGTCGATGAGAGGACTTGAACCTCCACGGATAAATCCACTGGAACCTAAACCCAGCGCGTCTACCAATTCCGCCACATCGACGGAGAGCCTGTTGACAGACTTGAACTGACGACCTACGCTTTACAAAAGCGTTGCTCTACCAGCTGAGCTAAACAGGCATGCGAGCAAATTCAAAGAAACCATAACGACTGCCCCAAATTTGCTTCTTGGTCCCCACGAGATAACCACGATCTATTACATGATAATAGTCTTCACCAAGAATTGCTTCATTCTTGACATAAGTTTCACCATCTCTATGGGGAACAATGCAATCACAACCTTCAACAGACCCGATATACTCGGATTTGTTTGGGTTGTATGATAGAATTGTATCACATGTACCCTTATGTGTCAAGCCCTCGTCGTATTTGATTTGATCGAGATTGACACATCCACGATACCGATTTTTGTCGAAATCGTAGTTTTTCATGCGAATCTTACCATTTTCTAGACATGCCTCAACAATAAACTGTCTATAGGGAGCATGCAACTGATAGTTGTATGCTTGTTCCCCATAAAACATATTGTCGGTCCCAGGCACCTTTTTGTGGTGCAAACGGACCATAGCAAACCTAGATGGATAAGAAAATGCCTGAACTTTGTTTTCCCACGTTCCCTCAAACCATTCTATAAATTGTTCAATCATCTTTAGGTAATAGTTCAGGATTATCAACAGTGAGTTCAAACATACAAGGATGACATTCTTCTGCCATAAGATATGAAGACCATTTGTATAGATCTTCATCATCCCAGTCTTGACCTTCCAACGCTTCGGTTTGAATCGCTGGATGATCTTGGACGATCAGCGGAAGTTCGTCAAAGGTATATGGTATACCTTGGATGAAATACATGCGTACAACGGTGCCCATATAAAAGACATAGGACTGTGTTAGTGAGTATTTCATAACATTTCCACTACATTTTATTTAGTAGTGGAATAGGGCAAGCGAGAATTGAACTCGCACGACCTTAAGGTCAACAGATTTTAAGTCTGGTGTGTCTACCGATTCCACCACTGCCCCTCGGGACCTCTGTATTATATCACAGGAACATCCCTTTGTCACTCATATAACGAAGTGCTTCTTTCATTCCACCAATATGTTGGTTGCCAATGGCAATTTGTGGATATGTTGCCTCTTCGCCAAATTCTCCTTTGAATGCAGATTCGTCAAAATGACGATTTAGGCGATATTCGAGATATTCGTTAATTTCGTGTAAATCCTTGAGCAGCATGCCCATGCGTTCACACTCTTGACTGCCGTTACTGTAGATTACTGCTGTGGTCATATTCAATGACGATTTTTCTATGTTGAGTTTTTTTGTCGCAACAGACGATATATTGTACTTCAGCATCTAATAGTTCGCCAACCTTCTCTAGGAGATTCTTGGCGATATTCATATTAATCACGCTGACGCCAGTCGTCTGGTTTGTCTCTTCCGAACCATTCATTGATGTCATCTGCTCCGTCAAATCGTTCTTTCCAGTTATTCGGATCAGGATCACCTAAACCCATTTTGTTCATAAAATCGTCAATACTGCCCTCTTGGATATCTTGAGCAGCTTGTCTTCGTGCCTTGTTTAACCAATCACGAGCAGTTGTGTGCCTTTTTGCTAATTTCTCTACCCAGATCATATCATCTAGGGGCACTTGTTTTTTGTTTGCAATGCATCGACAGATGGACTCCAGTCGGAGTCGATAGGCAGTAGAAAGCATTTTTATTCTCGGAGTTGTTCTTCTAGATCAGACATTCTAGAATATTCTGCATGTGCGATTTGCTGTCGCTCACTGATAATATTTAGAATATCATCCATAATTATTTGTGTTTCCACATAGTTGTCAAAATACAGTTCAAGAGATTCCTTGAGATACCTGTATCGATGCCACTCTGGAGAATATGGTTTGTAGTGCATGATAAAGCGATTTCATACGAGGATTATAGGGCATTTTTGCCGTTTTGTCAACTCAACCTTTTTGGGGAAAAATTGGTGGCGAATTTTTTTCGGAATTCTGGTATCAGAAGGTCGATTTTCAGTTGAGGAAGATCGACAGTGCTTTGACCGTCATCGTACCAGCAACAGTAACGTCAAGAACACCAGCAGTCTGTACTTTGCTAGCACCCTTCAGGAACTTGAGATCAAATCCCATAGCAGACTTCAGCAACCATCCCTGTCCACCTAACGTAGGTCCCAACTTAACATCCCACGTCGCAGGTGCTTTAGTCTTCACATTAGGCATAGGAACGCCTTTGATGTCATCTACTTTGAAACCAGTGATGTTATTATACATCGGTCCAAGGGTTTTGAGTGAGTATCCACCCAGTTGTGACTGCATGTTAAGGTTAGCAGATGCAACGATGTTGTAGTGTCCCTTGGTTTTGATCGTATAGTTGCCTTGAATATCGTGAACAATAGATCCTGATGTGTTGATAGTCGTGGTAGCACCTGGTTTGTTCTGTTCGGTAGTAACCTCACCTGTTCCATCAGACACTTCACGACCATTGATATTCTTGTTCAAGAATTCAGCATCCATGGTGATGTCACCAGCATACATATTGATCTTGCCACTACCGTTACCAACCTCAAGGTTAATAACTTCACCAGCCTTCAGTGTAAGCGTCTTGACGGCGTTAATGATGATGTTGTCACCTTTGATACCACAATCGTCTCCTTGCGCCTCAAAACTCATTGCACCTTCAGCATAGACGCTGTAGGCAGGCGATTCTTTCGACTTTGGTTTAGATGCAGACTTTCCTGGTGCTGCTTCGGTATCGTTAGGTCCAGTTGCTTGAATGGAGATAGTTCCATTCGCTTTCTGAAGTTGATCACCTGTATTCATGATGAGTTTACCACCACAACCAGACTGCCCTGGCACACCTGTGGAAAACACCATGTTACCTGTCTCGTCAAAGAACATAGCACTTTGACCGTTGGTGACAGTAAAACCACCTGGTTGACCGTCAGCACCCTCCCAACTCATGCATGTCCAACCATCAGACACCCAATGAACTGTAGGTTTTGCAGAACAAAACTGCTCCGTAGACACCTCTTCCTTTCTGCCACTAGCAGGTTCTGCGGCAGGTTTGTCAGAATTAATTGACGAATATAAATTACGAAAATTATTTTTAGTATCAAATGTCATGGGCAATCAATATAGCGACCAGTACCGATCTTAACAAGACCAACTGTGTTGATCTCTTGTGTATCTAGACATACCATACTTGGTTTAAAGATAGCACCACTACCACCACCGCCAATTATCTTGACAATGGGAGTAGAAGAGTAAGATGTCTTTCTATCTATAATCTTAACAGAGATGACATATCCTCGATCATCAATTTCAGCAATAGCACCGCCACGCAGTCCGTTGATGAACACATCAGGAGCAGAAGTATATTTAATACCAGGTGCAATCATAGTGAAGGAGTCAATGATACATCTCAAGTCAGAGTCTTCAGGTAAATTACGCTTGTAACCTAGTCCTCCTCTAGTGACTCTAATCTCACTAACAAATCCTTTGTCATCTAGTAGAGCGATACCTGTAGCACCAAAACCCTCTCCAGAGAAGATTACTCGGGGTGCCTCTGCATATGCATCACCAGTCTCCTTGATTGGAACACTAATGATTGATCCATCATCACCAGTGATAGGATCATCAGACTCTGGTTTCTTGTGATCACCTGGATCTTTCTCGCCAGTAGGATCATCATCACCATCATCATCACGAATAAATCTTTCAGCACGTTCGATAGTAGCACTACATGAAGCAGCAGTGTCAACGATCTTGAAGTAGAACACTTCATCATCTTCAATGATACCATCATCTTTAATACCGATGGTAACTTTAGCTGTGTCTTCCTTCAGTTTGAATGTACCTTGTAGTGTGTCGCCAATAAAATCTTCGGCAGACACATCACCATAGATGATGTATTGGAATTGTCTTCCTTCGGTGTAACCCTCACTCTCAATAGTGAATACAATATCTTCTCCCTCTTTGTAGATCTGCTTGTCCGTTCTAACACTGATACTTACATCAGTTGTCGGATCATATGGAGGATCATCGAAAGGATCAGGCAGAATAACATTGAAGTCTGCAAGGATCGTGATAGGTGCGACAGCACCAGTATCATTACCCTCCTCATCATTGAGTTGGAATATAAAGTCCTGATCCACTTCCATCTCGATGTCTGGCATCAACTTCACCTTGACTTCTGCTCTACACAGAGGAACAGCGATGTCCTGTAGTTCATCGTTCTCATCTACAAATTGATCCTCAAAAGTATCATATTGAGTGACTTTAAAGGTTCCCTTTAGTAGATCAACATCATCGATACTTCTTGACGAATCATCAATGTATTCCTCAACGATGTCACCAACTAAAGCATAACTTAAGGTAGATCCATCAGCAACATTAGTTGTGTTGATAGTGAATAGAATCTCATCACCACCACCCACTAACTGTGGTTTTCCTACGACACTATAACGTTTCGTGCCATCGTAGTCAATAGGAAGTGGGGGATCACCATCGCCATCATCATCAGGATCATCTGGGAATTCATCTGGATCGATTGGTACGTAATCTTCGTAAGCAAACCTACAAGAACCATCATCAACAGTTGCTTCAGGATTATAGTTTTCAGCTTCTGGAACTCTACATCCTAAAATTTCTGCAACTGGATCTTCTGGGAAGAATCCTGGTGGTGTATCAGGTCCACTACCCTCATTGCCAGGTGGTTCTCTCGGATCGTCTGGATCGTTTGGATCTGGTTGATTGGAAGGAACTCCACCGATAAAAATAACTCTAGTAGGTTTAGGATCTGGATAGTCTTGACTCTCTTCACAAGAGAATCTTTCTCCAGTGTCACCCTCTTCTAGGTCTTGGAGAAGGTTATCCAACCAGTCGTCACTGTCTTCATCAGTACCACAGTCATTACACTTGACAGTCTCTTTAGAACAGTTGCTATCGGGTCCACTACAAGAGATACCCAGGAATGACATGACCTTATTGAGAGCACCGCCGATCATGTCCAACGGTGCCGCTAGTATTCCTAATATACTTTGCAACGGTCCAAGGATACTACTTATCAGACCCTCGATAAGTTCTAGAATCTTATTGATAATACCATCAACTAAATTGATGACTGCACATGCTGCTGGAGAGAAAACATCCATGATAAAATTGAACAGCAAGTCTGTCAGGAAACTTACCAACTTTTCAATCAGATCTTCAATAGCACAACCAAGTGCCTTCAGAATCTGATCAAGGATTTTCTTTACAGTCTTGAGGAAGTTACCCTTCTTTCTCTCTGGTCTGTGGTCTTGCTTTGGATCTTTAGGGATCTTTCTTTCTGCTTCCTCGGGTATATTCAGTCCAAGAACTGTCAAGACAAGTTTCTCAACACCCTCTCGTAAAGTCGTAATAATTTCCGACTGAACACGACCCATAAAACTACTTACGAGTCTATTGATTCGACTGATGTGGTGTCTTGCAATCGATACCTTATCATAGATGAATCCATTGATCTTACTGACATAGAAGCTACCAATCTGTCCACCAGATGCTTGGTTTGCTGCTAACAGATCGCCAATGATATTGGTGATTCCTTTGTCAAGATTACTCTCGTTACCACACTTTGGGTTAGCAATAGTGATACAGTTCTGTGAACCAGTAGGGTTAGTCTCACTATGCTTTGCACGAAGCGCAGCAATGATAGCAGGAGCACCCTTCTCTAGGTTAGAACGAGCAGCGTCAGGTTGTCCACCATCTACGTTAGCACCTGTGTCAGGATCAGTACCATTTGCTCTATCTTGAGAGCGATTTTGCTGTGGGGTACTATCAGCATCTGTATGGGTAGTAAAGTTTCTAGGACCATCACTACCACCAGCAGGGTCAGTATTCTTGACGACAGTAGCACCAGCAGTGTGTCCAACCGATCCCATGATGATAGGTTTCTGCCTGTCATTGTCAAGGAAGAAACCAATGACCCAGTTACCTGCTCGCAGTTCTGCTGTAGCACCAGTCACACCACCATCACTGAATGGTGTAGTCACAGGCATGACTACGTTTGCCCATGGCAATTCTTCAGTTGGTGTTGCTTGTCCTTCTCTTAAGTGGACACCAACAATACGCACACGATATCTACTAGATCCTTTAGGATCCGACTCTCTACCTGTCTCAACCTGTCCAATCCACCAGTTGAAACCATCGGAACCAATTTGATTAGTAGCAAGCAGTGATGATAATACTGGATCCATACCAATGAGGTTTATTTTTATTTAGGTTGTAACTTCGGAAGTCTCGTCAGGCATACCGTAAGAGTCTCTGACTAGTGTCACATAGGTGTTACCTTTAGCACCTTTAGTATCTAGTGCGTGGTTCAACTTTGCAACGAGATATACACCACTGTGTTCTTTGTCGTGTATGTCTTCACCTTTCTTTGATTTCTCATTAGTAGGGACATAGTTAGGAACTAGAACCTCAATGGTATCACCGATCTTTAGGTCCAATCTAACAGGTAGTTTAATCTTCAGTTGTTGATTGTTCTGTGACTCTAGTCTAGAAATGTTCTGTGCAATATAATTCTTCTGCCAGTCAGGGAACTCGGCAGTGTCTTTCTTGCCACCATCCTTGTCTTCTGGAGAGGCAACCTCCTTACCATCAAACCATGTCTCATGATCCAATAGCACCGACATGACTCTACTTGGACTCTTTGCAAGTTCTGATTGACCTTTAGCAAGACCAGACTGTGATCCCAAGTGCTTCATGTCATCAAAGTTATCAGCTAGATTGTATGCATACTCTTCATAAGCACCAGTGCTAAAGTTATAGAAGCAGATGACATTAGAGTAAGCACCCGCTCTTAACTTCGCAAGGATGTCAATCTCATTTTGAAAGTCAACGTCTAGAATTTTGTTGGTAGAATTTTGCTCGTTCAATTGAGCAGGTTCTAGAGTAAATGTATCGACAGGAGGATTCTTCTCCACATCATTCAGAAGATCAATCGACCTGAAATTATATCCCTCACGGTTTTCATAGAAATAATATCCAGCAGTGCCTGATGATTTTTGTAATGAACCACCAACAGAAGAAGATGAACCACCAACAGAGAGACCTTCATTGACTGCTTTACTTCGCAGTGAATTGATGATAGAGAAGGGAGTCTTTTTACCTGGAAGCATCCTCACTTTGAATAGAGTAGGATCTCCTCGATATGTTTTAGTAGAAGACAGACCTTCAGTTAACAGAGTTCTAACTAATGCATCTGGTTTTCCTGCCAGGGTTAGAGGAACCTTTTCTGTTTCATTCAGCAGTGCTTCTCTAGAGATGAGTCCAAGAGAATACCTCTGAAATCTCTCCGAACTAAACCTGTTGTAAACTTTATAGACCTTGAATGAATACTCAACAACATCATCACCGCCAGCGCCATATCTAAACTTCATGTTGACATCTTCATACCCCTGAATAGGTAGTGAAGAAATCAAGTTCACACCAGTGTCTACGATGTCTAGGGTGCCATGAATTGTAGGTAAATCGATGTCTTCAAAGTAATCAAACCTAGTAACAAGGTTACCAATAGGTTTTGATTCCCCTTCAAGATCAACGATTTCAATTTCTTCTAGTATAAGACTAGATGCATATGGTAACTCTTGTTCTGCCATTAACCCACCACACTGTTGAGATTATAATATGAATGTAAACTATGGTCACGACCCTCGTCTATGGTGCCCTCACTAGTAGGTTGAGCACCCGTAGCCGCAGTCTTTCTGGGACTCGCTGGGTTATTTATCATTGCGATTGTCTGTCCCCTCTCGGAAGCAGACGGTCCCTGTAAGGAAGCAATCTCACGACTCACTGGTTGTAATGATGATGTCTTTTCTGGTGGAGTTGGAGATAATGTTGCCTTTGGTTTCGGTCCTGGTCCTACAGTTTCTCTTATTTTATTAGTAAATTCCTCAAAAGTAATCGGATTACCATTTGGATCAAAATATTTATCTACTGCTCTACCAATACCATCTCTACCACTCACGAAAGTTCCGATACCAGGAACTCTAACACGTTCTCTCGTTCCTTTATTAGTTCCAATTTTATCAATTCTTCCCAAGGAAGGTCTCAAATCATCAGCAGTAATTTTATCATCGGACGGAGTATCTGGTACAACTGGCGGATCATCTGGTTGTCTAGGTGGTTTCTTCTCCCACACCCGACCCGCAATGAAGTCAGCAACAAATTGCTTGTAATTTTCTGGATCATTACCATCAGATGCTGGTGCATATGCATTCACAATAGCAGCGAACGCTTCATTAGGATCTTCAAATGCTTCCAAGTTCATGTAACCACTATGGTTCTTGTCCCATAGTCTGACGAACTCTTTGACGGCATCCTCTCTCGTTTCAAACTGCATGAAAGTTCCGTCTGTATTCCTCATATTGAATGGATTGTTTCCACGCTCACTCTTACCCCACCCTGTCTCCATTGCAGAGATAGCAGCAGCAACTTCAGGGTGCTTTGCACCAGCAGCCTTCGCCATCTCATAGATCTCACCAGCATACTCCTGCTGCTCTTCATTTGATGCCATTGGGTTCCCAGTAGCAGGTGCATTAGAAGCAGGACCAGAGTTAGGTGATCCTGATCTAGATCTATTGCCACCACCAAACAAGTTCTTTAAAGCATTTCCAAGACTAGCAAAGACTCCTTTCTTTTCATTAGAACCATCAGCACCACCGCCACCACGTCCTTCACTAGTTACCTTTCCACCCTTCGCCTTTGTTACCAGTGTTGATGGGAGACCGAACGCTTGAGCAAGAGGTCTAGCAACTTGAGCAATTTGAGAAGATGCTTCTGCATTATCAACAGAACCTGCTAATTGTGTAGTAGCTGCAAGTGCTGCACCACCTGGAACCATGAAGACTAACTTCATTGCATCCTGTAGTAGTTGCACCTGGCGATCAGTCTCTCCACCACCTAGCGAAGGTAACTGCATCGGTGTAAATCCAACCTTACCTCCAAGAGATGACTGTGGTTTTTCAGTTCCTTGTTCATACTGTGGAGTAGAAATATTGTAATTGTTGTTGACAACAGGTGATTGAGGTTGGGGTGGTGCTTCTTGAGGAACAGGTCTCACCTTACCATCCATCGCACTTGCTTCACCTTGAGTGTAGTTATTGTCAAGTGGGATGACCATCTCATCACCATGCAACTCTGCAAGGTAACCACTGTCAGGACCAGAGATAATACCACCAGTTTCTGCGCGTGGAACATCATCTTCTTCAGGATCCTCACCGTATTGAGGAGTATCAACACTCATGTCCTCACCAAGTCCCTCAAACTGATCGTCTAAAGACTCATCCCCTTTTGTTGTGAGATCATCAGCCGAGAAAGTGTCTGATACTTTTAGTTTGTCGTCCGCACGATTAATATCAGCAGCGCCTTGCTTCTTATCAGTCTCTGATTTTGCCAGAGCAGTTTGCTCATTGATAGCATCAGCAATTTTGTTTAACTTGTCTTCAATGCTATCTGTTCTTTGACTTAACTGATTAACAACATCAGTCTTGATTGCTTGTACACCAGTAGCAACGTCTTTAGTTTCTTTTACATTGTTGTTGATAGACTGTGCCGTCTTCTCTAGTGACGCAGCAATCTTGTTTACAGCAGAAAGAATATCCTCTCTACTAACTCTCTGCTTGGAACCTGATGCTGCCTCTGCAGTTTCTTCACCAGTGTTGGGAACCTTTTCTTCCTGTGGTTCTACATCTTCTGGTGGTCTCTTGGCACTAACAAAATTATAGTTATCAAACTGTTCACGAAATCTCTGTGTGGCATTCTTTGTTTTTACTGCCTTGCCGTCAGCGTCTCTGTTATCTACAAAGTTCCAGAACTGTGCCTTTGGATTCTTTAGCAGTTTGACACGATCAACTGCCTGCTTAATGTCCTGCTTCTTACCAGTGATGTAAGACCCACCGAACTTACTCTTCAGTGCTGACTTAAAAAAGTATCCTTTCTCTACACCTAACTCTTCTAGACTATCATATCCTGCTTTCTTTGCCTTCTCTTCTGCTACTTCTCTCTCTTGTCTAGCAAATTTTCTGGCAGCAAGAACTTTAGAGATCGCAGCACCCATGTGCCCTGGACCTTTATCGTAGTCAACTGTGCTAGAGAATCCCTCTGTAAATGCTGCCATTAGTTACTGCCCCCCTGATATTTATGAGTACAGAGCAATGTTCTGTAGTGCCTTGCCGAAGCGAAGACCCCTGTGTGGAGAGGGAGGAGCAGTAGTGCTCACAGACGCTGAATGATGTAACTCTGGTTCCTTCGGTGGTGCCTGCATGATCAAGATGGTAGACATACCTTCTCCCTCCTCATCATACTCAAGAATTTCAGGAGCAAATCTTTTAGTAGCCTCAATCAAATCCTTGTTTGTATCAGAAGCATTGTATGCGTCAAGCATTTCTGACACTGGTTGGAAGGAATACACCAGGTTCTTCATAACTTTTTCAGGACCCTCTTCACCCACAACAATTTGTTCTTGTCCTTCTAGTCCAACATCTCCGCCATCTTTATATCCATTACCTTTATAACTTAAGTGGAAGATAGCAGTGTTCGTGCCCTTGATTAGCGCATTGATGCCTTCACCTTTGCCAGGAGTATTTCTTACATCATCCAACTGCACAGGAACTTTTGGAAACCCTGGCATGTTAATGTCAACTGCATATGGTTTAGGACCAGAGTGGTTGTGTCTGTTAGCACCATGTCTAATCAATTCAGCTATCTCTTTGTCAGTCATGTCTTTGGTGAATGGTCTTGCATCGGATGTCTCTGGTTTCATACCCATAGAGACCATCTTCTTAACGACAGGTACGGTGTCTTTAATCAGACCAGACTGACTCTTATCTTGGTTCTCGAAGTGTGCATGCGACCACCCACCAACTTGCATGGCAGTAGAACCAGTCAAACCGAAGCGCAAATCATCGGTGTTACCAAATTCTAAATCAGAAAACTCACTTGGAAGTGCAGAACCATCACCATCATAATTTCCTCTACCACCAAAGAGATTGTTAATATTATTCCAGAGACCACTTATCATTCCAAGAGGTCCACCTGTTGTCGAAGGTTCTCTCTTCAAATCCTCTTGCTCTGCAACATTCAGACCCATGCCACCCAACATTGCATCCTCTTCATTAGTATCACCTACGTTGTTAATTGCATTAGCAATAGGTTCCATCGAACCTCCAATGTTTGGACGAGCTAATGATTTTGGTACATCAAATTCTTCTGTCAATTTAGAAGCAACTTGAGTGAACATAGGAGCAACTGACTGTGCCATTGGTCCCACCTCTCCCAAAAAGTTTTTGGATGCTGCAACTAATGCACCACCAATCGGAGACAATAGTTTGCTAGTATAATCATCAGGAATAATTGCTTCAGTTCCATGAAGCACAGCAGGTCCCGCTTTAGTAAGACCACCAACTTCTTTCTGCTGAACACCATCCACCATCTTCTGATCTTCAGCGGTGAATTCTCTGCCAGCAATAGCATTGAAAATATCATACATCAATAGTCCAGTATCAGCAGCAATAGATACTGCTTCAGCAACCGCTGGAACAACAGCACCAACACCACTAACTGCAGCAGGAGCAGTCACTGCAGTAACTACACCAGCAGTACCACCAGCAGCAGCAAGCCATGCTCCTACAGCGTCACCCCTGTTTGCTCTATCAACAGCATCAGCAGCACTGACAGCAGATCCAGCAACAGGAACCATCCTTCCACCAAACTTTGTCGTTGCTATTGCTATTCTTTTAGCAACAGGAGAATTTTTTACAAAAGCAAGTCCTCTTTTACCATATCGTATAGCATCATCACCAAATCTCTGACCGAATCTCATCACGCCACTAGCAGCCCTCTGGACACCTTTGATAGCATCATCACCAAATTTTGTTAGGTTAGTTTTCCCCTTGTTAAGGAGATTGCCTGCTCTCTCCTTATTTCTGGATATGAATCCACCAACACGCTCTTTATTTCTAGCTACAACACCACCAAGGTTTTCCTTCTGCTTGTTTAAAAAGTTGCCAGCTCTATCCTTCTGACTGTTTAAGAAGTTACCTGCTCTAGCCTTCTGTCTATTTAAAAAGTTACCTGCTCTACGTTTTAGATTGCTTGGCGCAAACTTCATCCTCAAGAGACGAAGACGTGACCTCAACCATTTAGGTGCAAACCTTTTCCACAAGAATTTAGCAAACCTCTTTAGGTAGTTGCTTAATCCACCGCCGCCACCACCTCCTCCGCCTTTGGGAGGACCATCATCTTTCTTGGTGCCAAAGGTGCTAGCTACATCTTCCTGCCCCGCCGCCATTGCTTTGTCAACAGCAGTCTGGCGTTCATCTATTTCTGCTTTCTTTGCTGCTGTCTGTGCTTCAAATGCACCAAGAATAGCATCAAACTTATCGTTCAGTCCAGAATGTGTCGTCTCAATACTATTCAGATTGCTGATGGTTGTTGCCATCGCATCAGAAATCATCAGGTTCTGTTTCTTCAGTTCATTATCAATACTATCAAGTTGTCCTTGAATTTTCTGAAGATTTTGAACAACTGTTTTTAAAATCCTGTTGTTAGTGACATTACCAGTCGCTTCTCTCTTTTTCTTCTCTGGTTTTTGATAGTCACTACCCAGAGACTTGTTCACTGCCTCTAGCATGCCAGGTGGCAGTAGATCTACAATGTCAGATAGATCTGGTTGCTCCTGGTCTCTTTGCTGAACAACTTCTTGTACTGCTTGCTCAACTACCTCTACTGCAGGTTCTAGGTTCTCTTTTACCTCCTCTTCTGCATCCTTTACTATCTCCTCCGCCTCATCGTCTATCTTTTCTTCTACTTCATCTGCCTTTTCTTGCTTCTCTTCTACTTTAGGCAGTTTCTTCTCTTGAATTTCAGCAACTCTTGCTTTAGTTGCTTCCTCTTCAATTTTTCTGTCAACTTGTTCCCTAAATGGTTGCTCTAAATACTGATCAACCAACCAGGTTTGGAATTCTTTTAGCGCCTCATAATAATCTGTAAACCCAAGACCACTCTCATTAAATTGTGGATACCCTCGGGTATCTTTCTGCATGTTTGCAATGACAGTATCAGCGTCAGCATCAGACAGTTTAACTGTTGATGTATAACTACCACCACCAGGTTTTGTCTTACCTGTAAGTTTCCAGTGTAATTCCTTCCAAGTGTTACTAGTGTGTGCTGTTCCACCAGGACGACCCTTCCCATACCACGGTTGGTCGGGGTCCATTACATGAAATGGTGGATCGATGTTAAAATTCACTAGTAACTACTCCGAGATGCCTCTTGTTTTTTCTTTTCCTCGTTGATGTGATTAATCAATAGGGATGTGTATACTTCACGCTCCCAAGGCATCATGTTTTCGATCTCTGTCAAGCTATATTTATGGTACTGCATGAAAGCAAAGTTAGTCTTGTAATAGCCCTCCAAACTATTATGGAAGACCGCTATCCGAAAAAACTTTGTAATCCCTCAATCGTATACTCACATTCGTTACCTGTATTGGGATTAGTAACAGTAAATGTATGAGTAAGACGAGGCATTGACTCATAAAACTCTTGGATAGATTCAAACTGTTTGGTAGTCAGTGACTCAACGAACTCACGAAACTCTTTCTTGGTTGTCGTAGAAGAATCATACACCTCCTCACCATCAAACAGTTGATCGACATGATCAGCAATAAAGTTAAAGATCTCGTCAGTTTCAATACCTTTCTCTAAAAACTGCGACTGAATAAACCTATCCATACTAGGATAGTTCATGATAATACCAGTGGTATCCGTCAACATAATTTTGTTAGTGTGTCCCTCTGGTCTGAACACCTCAACATCATCGATGTTAATGTTTGCAGTTACAGGTGTGGTATTGTCATCATTACACGTAACTTTCATCTCAATCATCTCACCGACAGCAGCGGCACGATCTTGAGAAATAGATACTCCAGATCAAAAGAAGGTAGTTGATCTACCTTAATCCTACTGATCACACATGCTTTAAGAACATTCTTGACAGCATTGATGATCTGTTTTTCATCTTCAGACTCTAATGCTACTAGTAATACTTTCTCTTCCTTTACTAGAAATGGTCTGTATTTAATAGTCTTTCCACTAGAAGGTAACTTCAGTTCATACTGTGGTACACCAAGTTTTGGTAATGCCATGAATATTTGAGTTCAAATCGTATATTTATTTAGCGCGACTTTTTGAGTCAATTTTTGGTGGGGAATTTTTTTCGGAATTCAGGTAACCGAAAGGTCAATTTCAGTTCAACCCTAATGCATCACGAGCATCTTGTGCTGCCTGATCAATTGCTTTCCTGACACCAGAGTCAGAGCCACCAATGTATCCCTTCAGGTTGTTGTGTACAATAGTATGCTTGGCATAGTAGAAGTTGACAGTCACCTTTGTGATCTGCGAGGTGCCATAGGATAGAGGAACAGAATCAATAGAGTATGGATAGCAGTCCTCTAGAATATACATCATCGATGCTCTTTCATTCGGAGCACTAGGACCCTTTTCAGTCTTGGTAATCTTCAGTTGTGCCATGTATTTGGATGGGAATTGCATCCTCACTTCACGTTCTCTTGCCAATGGGGATTCTTTCTTGAGATCTTTTAGTCTGACACCTTTCTTCTCTACAATTACTTCCTTGCCAGAACCATTAAAGATATAGTTGGTCCAAGCATTAAAAAATTTGAGTGGAGTCATGTTAGCATCACACATCCATGTCAGTGACAAGTCACTAAAAAATCTAGCGTATGGATAGTGAACTTGATTCTCTCCCAAGTATCTGCCCTGCAACTGTCCAGTTGCTGCCTGTAAGTTTGGCAGTTGTGCCTCTTCACACATGATGTGCAGAATTCCCTCATCTTTTTCATACTCTGGGAAGACAACAGCAAGTGCTGATTTCAAATCCGATGCTGACTCGGGGAAGGCAAAGTCTACATCATAACCATTAGTCATAGACATGCCGCCGTAAGCAGACATCTCTACCAAAAAATTATGCAAGGATTTAGTCATCTAAATAGATACGGAAGGTGTGCGGAAACATTATGCCTTACTCTGGAAAATATAAACCAGCCTACCCACGAAAGTACAAGGGCAATCCCACTAACATTATTTATCGCAGTTTGTGGGAGCGTAAGTTCATGGACTTCTGTGATCATAATGGAAACATCATTGAGTGGGGTAGCGAGGAAGTAATTATTCCTTATCGTTGTCCTACTGATGGCAGAGTACACAGATACTATCCAGACTTTTATATCAAAGTCAGGGGTCGTGGTAATATAATTGCAAAGTATCTGGTCGAAGTGAAACCAAAGAAACAAACACAAAAACCGAATGAGAAACCAAAACGAAAGACAGCTGCTTGGAAGAGAGAAGTTCTAACTTACCTAAAGAATCGCGCCAAATGGGAAGCGGCGGAGGACTTCTGTGAGGACAGGCAGATGAAATTTATTATCCTCACCGAAGATCACCTAGGGATAAAACAAAATGGTAAGAAAAAAGGCTAAAGGATTCGGAACCAATAACTATACTACTATCTTTGAGAAAGTTAGTGATGCTACAGGTGGAGACAAGAAGTCTCTTGGTTGGTACAAGGGTAAAGTAAAACAACTAGCCGCAACATACGAGGCAACACCAACCAAACTAATACGACAAGAGAAAAGAGATGAGCGTGACCAGGTGCAGGATGAAAATCTACTGCGCTTGAAAGTAAGAGAGGGTCACCTATACTTCTTTGAATACAAAGCAAAGTCAAAGTGGTTGCCATACTATGATAAGTTTCCACTCGTCTATGTTATCAAGCAAGACCAGGAGGGATTCTATGGTGCCAACCTTCACTACATCAAACCAAAGAGAAGAGTAAAGATCGTACAGAAACTAGAGAAAGGTCTAATTGACATGCCCATCACATTGGTGCATAAATATCTTTATAATCACTGCGAAAGTAAGTTCCTAGATCTTGCCATAGATGAGTGGGAGACTTCTATCTTCCTACCTGTCGAAGACTTTATCATGACTAGAGGTACAGGCAAACTACCATACGATAGAGAACTTGTGTGGGAAGAGACTGAATCCAAGTACAATGATCGTATCAAAGCACAACGAATCATCAAAGGTTATGGTAAACAATCAGACAAGGAGATGGTGACGTAATGCCAAACTTCCGAGAGAATGCCGAGGAGCAGGCAGCACTGAATAAGAAACACGCAAAGACAAAACAAGGGAAACTTGAACAAGCTGCAGAAGACGCAAGGCAAGCAGGACTAGGAAAGGTAACTACTATAGGACCAGGAACCGCTGGTCCCTCAATTACTACATCCAGTCCTAATATACTGCAGTATCCATCCTATTCTCCGATGACAAAGGAGACTGATTATGTTTCATTCTCTTTCTTTGATTACACACCAGCGTTCAAAGGAGTGTCGAACAATAAAGGTGACTCCACATCCGAAGCGGCATCTCTAGGTGCTAGATACAAACAGTATTCTGGATCTATCACAGACATGACCAAGGCGAAAGGATACTCACCAATCGTCATGTACATGCCACAAGATATTCAAGGACAGTATGGTGCCAACTGGGGTGGCGCTGGGTTCGGAGCGTTCTTCTCAACCATCGCGAGTGCAATGACAAATGTTGGTTCAGATGGAGATTTTGGTGCATCTCTCAAGACTGCTGGAGAAGACTTCAAAGGATTTATGAAGATAGCAGGGTACAAGGCTGCTGTTGCAGCAATGAACAAAGGACTGGGAACTAACGTTAGTGTAACCCAATTGATGCAAGGTGTTAGTGGCACAATCATAAACCCTAACATTGAACTGATGTATGAAGCTCCAGAAATGAGAGGGTTTCAATTAAGATTCAAGATGATGGCACGATCAGAAGATGAAGGTAATACTATTCGCTCCATCTACAATACATTTAAGAGAGCAATGCTTCCTACTTTTGGTGGTAGTGTTGGCAAATCTTCAGATGGAAAAGGCGGTGGACTGATAGGAGATCTAGGAAAAGCTGGGTCACTAATGACTGTACCTAAAATTGTACAGGTTCAGTTCATGACTGGAGCTAACATGAATACATATGTACCCCAGTACAAACCATGTGCTATCACACAGGTTGATCTCACCCACACTGCAGATGGTTCTTGGGCTGCATACACAGGTGGCATGCCAGTTGCTGTAGAGATGGCAGTAACATTTAAAGAAACCAAACTCATCTTCGCAGACGAAATCAAAGACGGGGAGGCTACCTTCTAATGCTATTCAACATGATCCCAGACATCAGATACGATGTCAAACCAGTAAAGTATCCTTTCTCGGAATCAGATTTTGTAACTGCAAAGAACTTCTTCAGAAGATACAAACTAAACGATGATGTTTTTGATTATGCATTGTACTACAATAAGTATGCAATCATAGAGGGAGAACGCCTCGACAATGTTGCTGAAAAATTCTATGACAATCCAAACTTTGATTGGATCATTGCAATCACAAACAACCTAGTCAATCCTCTGTTTGATTGGCCAATGGATGAGTATACTGTGAGGAAGTATGCTGAAAAGAAATATGATGATCCTTACTCCGAGATTTTATACTACGAGACCAGGGAAGTAAAGACTGATCAGACAATGATCTCTGATGAAAGTTATCAAAGGAAAAAAGTTGTTGCTCTAGAGGGTGGTCTAAAAGTATCGAAGAAGTTCTACGACAGTTCTTTCACATACTTTGATGGGTCTACCAATGTAACGGTGCCAGGTAGTTCTGTATCATATGCAGTGACTGCACTAGAGCATGAGATAAAAGAGAACGAAAAGAAAAGAGAAATTTATATCCTGAAGGGTGATTTGATTCCAGGATTTATCAACGAGTTTAAGTCTAAAAACAAGTACATCAAATCTTCAGACTACATTTCAGTTAAGCTTAAAAAAACGGGGGTGTGACCCCCCGTTAATCTTATCATTCTTCAGCGAGTCGCTGGAAGTATGAGAGTGCATCGTCATCGTCTGACTCACCAGTGGAGACAGTAGGTGCTGGTGCTTTGGGGGTGATATCAGGAGCGTTAAACCCACCAGTGGTAGGGATAGGATCCTCATCCTCCTCGTACTGTGCCTGTTGGACAGGACGTGAGACACCGAGCACAGTATTCATACGGCTCTCGATCTCATCATATGCTTTGAATTGATCGGCAGTAGTGAATGCTTCCAGACTGTATGCTTGCTTCCAGAGTTGTTCCATCTCGTCATCATCAGCACTCAATGCAGAAGGTGCTGCGAACTCGGAAGCATCGTAGTTCCAATAACCACCAATGGTACGGATCTTCAGTTTGAAGTTAGCACCTTCCCACAGGTCAAAAGGATTGACAGGGGTTTCATCATCGAACTCGGGTTGCATTGCGGCAAGAACCTTGTCGTGGATCTTCTTGCCATACTTGTAGAGGAACACCTTGCCTTCGTTGTCAGGATTAGCAGAATCCTTGACGACATAGATGTTGCTGTAGTAGGAGAGTTTACGCTTGCGATTGCGAGCGATCTCCTTGTCGCTCTCAACTCCACTGTTCCAGAGTTTGTTGTTGGCGGCACAGACAGGGCACTGCTCACCTTTAGTGGTGGGGCAGTTGTCGATCAACCAACCACCAGGACCTTGGAAGGCGTGGTTGTAGAGCTTTGCCCAGGGGAGGGATTCACCCTCGGGTGCTGGCAGGAAACGGACGACGGCGTAACCATTACCAGTAGCGTCAAGTGCGGGCTTCCAGAGTCTCTCGTCGCCGCTGCTGTTTGCATTGGTGGACTTCTGAAGTTCCTTCTGGAGGAAATCAAAGTTGCTCTGGGACTTGCGCTTAAGTTCTGCGAAATTAGACATGGATGTTTTGGATGTTAGGATGTGGCTTATGTGACCCCCGTCACGATCGTATTATAACACAGGCAGAAGTCGGGGTCAATACCCTTCTGCCTTGAGTGTGTCTCTCATGACCTCGATCTTTTCGACCAGCTCATCAAAGACAACGTTAGCGTCCTCGTCTTCGGACGCCCCAAACATGACAGCAGCTTGTTTAATGCTGTCTGCCATGTCAATTGCCTCGGGATCATCAGACAACTTCAGTCTAGTATAGAAGACCTTCTGCTTGACGATCATCTCTTGTAACACATCGAAATATTCTAGTTTTCTTTCGGGAGATAACGCAGGAAATGTCATCGCTGCTCTCATACAATACTCTTGCATGGTTGCAAGTTCTTGTAGGTCACCTTTGACCATCTCCGACTTAAAGAAATCAGTCATACCAACAATAGTTTAGCTCTACTAGTTTTCTTAATGTAATTTAGTTTCTGTGCGTCGTACTTAAGTTTTTCCTTAAGTGGTTTGCTAATGAGTTTAGGAACTGATTCGATCTCAATGTCATGAGTCTCGCAGTAAAACACGATTGCATCAATGTAGTTCATTGCATTATCAAATGCAATTTTCTCTATGTCTTGAGAGAATTTTGCAGTAGTCATAAATTTATCCTCCAGTTTGTCTAGCATATTTTCCCTGGTATTCTTGGATGTACTCTTGTAATTTGAAAAGATATTCTTTCTTGGGCGGCATAACTTTCACTTGAGTGTCACCATTTTCACAAGCAACAATAGTAACCAACTTCTTTACTGACAAACCATATACTTCTTGCAGCATACATGCGTAGCCACATTCTTGTACAAAATAGTCGTAAAGGTATTGCTCCTTCTTCGGTGCTTCCGCTGTCTTGAAATCAATGATGGCAAGTTCCCCCTCATACTCTGCAATGCAGTCAACTCTTCCTGCAATTTGTAAATAATCAGAGTATAGTGCCGCCTCTTGTAGATATACCCTATTTATACGATCAAGAACTTCACGAGATGAATGAAACATGCACCAGGGAAGAGGCATGTCCTTGTACTTTGTGGTATCAAGTTCATTGTTGATGTAGTCTTCAACCAGTTTATGGTAGCGTGTACCTCTACCAGAAGCACGAGTAGATTTGGCTGTCGCTGCCTTGTCACCTACCCGTCTCCTCCATTTAGCTAGACCTGCTTGTTTCTTTGAATTATTACCAATCACAGTGGTGATCGATGGATACTTACCACCAGTAGGGGTGACATAGTATCGCTTACCATCGATGGTTTCAGTTACCATCTCAACTGGTGTTAGATCACCAACATGATTAAAGATATTCATTAAAGACCCAAGTTAATTTTACTAATGAGATAGGATTTGACTAGACCAGAACGAACGATGTCTTCAATGTCATACTCGACTAGAGAAAACTCATCCATGTCCTGAAGAATACGTTGGAAGTCAATGATACCTGACTTCTCATTTGCTTTTTGCAAGTCAGACTGACGAGCATCACCACAGAACATGATCTTTGTGTCTTGACCACAGCGAGTCATGATTGAATCAAGTTCGTGGAAGTTTAAGTTCTGACATTCATCGATGATAACAATGGAGTTATCCAGTGTAGTACCACGGAGGAATGAGGTGGACCAGAATGATACAGTTTCTTGTGCCTTCAGATTTTCATACAGCATTTCAAAGCTGTTGTCATCAGGCATCTCGAACATGTATTTTACCATGTTCTTGTAAGGAATCTGATACAAAGATGCTTTATCTTCATGGGTTCCTGGTAGGAAACCGATCTCCCTCGTAGCGACCAAGGATCTAACGATATAAACTTTATCATATGGGGTGTCCTCATCTAATACATCACGGAGAGCAAGGTACAACGCAACAAATGTTTTACCTGTACCAGCACACCCATAAGCATAGATATTTTGCCCCTTACCATACTCATCAAACATCAATCTTTGATTGTCTGTGAGTGGTTCAATTGGTAGGAGATAGGAAGAATTGACAGGTTTCTTCCTTTTCATTTGCTTTGTAGACATACCATTAATGTCAGGTTGATTACGCTTTCTTGCTCTAGGCATGGGTCACCACTCAATAGTTGAATTTCTGATTTTGGATGCACGAGTCATGATATCGTTCCATCCTGGATGAGTTTTACTCATCTTGTGTTTCCACTCACCGACTTCACCAACACCAGCAACACCTGCTTGCCAGTCTTTATCCCAGTCAGGATTGGTCAGTCTCCATTGATCGTATTCTCTTACAGACATGTGGAGTTCTTTAGTCTCCCCAGTCTGGGTGTTCTTAACTGGATACGTCGGCATCTTCTTCCTCCTCTTGTGGTTTCTTGTTGAATCCAAATGGTCCAACCTTTTCTTTAACTCGTTCCTTCATCACACAACCAGTCAGTGCCTCCATTACTTTCAGCACGTCTTCTGCTTTTGTGGGTCCTGGTCCAAGTCGTTCTACAACGTAGTTATACTTCGCGAAGAACTCATCACTTACATTTTTGTAATCATCAACTGTGATTGGTTCAGTCATTGCCATTCTAAAGCCTCGGATACTGTAGGGAATTGTTCAATAAAGATTTTGCGAGCACCTTCTGCAATGTCCATGTGTTCTTTCTGTGTACCATGTGCCGAGCGAAGATCGATATAATGGATCCATGATCTGCATGAGCCTGTCATGTAGATTTTTGTTGGCACGGCGAGGGGTAGTACAAAACGAGCACACTCCTTTGCAATTGATGCGTCAAGCATTTGCTTGTAGAGTTTCATTCCTGCATCAAAGTGCTGTTGCATTTTGATCTGGAACTCTTGACGGACAAAGGGATCGATATCATCAATAGAGTTCTGTCGATTCTTTGTGTCCTGTCGTCGCAATTCAGGTAGTGGGATCTCGCCTAGCAGAGATGAGTCTGCATAGCGTTGGGAAAACTCTTGAAATGTGAACGAACGGTGACGCAGCACTTGAGCTGCTACACCGCGTGTTGTATTTATCTCAAGCGTCATGTATGCCTGTTCAAAGACAGACCAGTGCTGATGTTGTACGCAATACTTAAGGAGTCCCGCTACCTTCGGGTTCTCCTGGTTCGCTGGATTGCTCACCCTCGCTACGTACCCCATCGTCTGCTCCGCCTCGGGAGTCACGCTTACGAGATTCACTGATGTCATACCCAAATCCTTTTCGTTTCTGTTCGTTTTTGATTAGTGCTCGTTCAAGCATTGCATCATAAAGATCACTCACCCCTGTCTGAATTTCTTCAGAAGTCATGGTGTTGATGTTTTTCATTGCTTTCTTCAGTCGCCTGACCTTTGATAGCTTCTTCATATTATATCATAGATTGGTTAGTCTGCATAGCCATCATCGTCTCCATCGTATCTAGCATAAGCAGCTGACACATCATGGCGATCCGATTTGATGTATGCATTGGGGTCGGAATAGATCTCTGCTTCTAAAGCATTGAGCAAAGACTTAAGATTCTTGTGGATTAATTTTAATCTCTCTCTGTCCATGTGTACTCCCTTTAATTATATAGTAGCATAAAAAAAGAGGGGTTGCAACCCCTCCGAAAGTATTACATTAAGATTCTTCTGCAGATTCTCTTACATTGTGTCTGGTTTAGCGCGTCACATTCAATTAGACATTCATAGTAGTCATCTAGTTTTTGATTTTCTGTTTGTAGATTGTCAAGTGTGTCTTCTAGATGTCTCCATTCGTCAAGTTGATTTCGTGACAGTAGTGTGTGCATATCCACCTCCAATTCGACTGATCAAATAATATAGAGAGGGGGTTTGGTTCATGACTACCTCCGATAATGCTATATTATATAGGACTATTGTAGTAGATATTACAGTTGTTTGATGTGTTACCACAAAAAAAGAGAGGTAACGATACCTCTCTTAACGAAAACGTATTAAGTTTTATTGATTCACTTTCCAGCTGGACGTGCCTCGTGATTTTAGATAAACCATTTTGGCATATGTTATACCACGATAAGTCAAGAGTCTAAAGACTTTATCTGGATCGTGTTTAGCAGAATCATAGACTGGAAGATCATATTCAAATCTGATCTTCAGCATCTTTCCCCCTACATCTTTTGTAGGAGGAGGATCTCACCGTAAAGTAATGCGATGAATGCTGCACAACCTAGGGATGTTACTCCAACTAATTGTAGTGCTTGCATGTCGATCACTTAACGTAGGTGCGACCGCGATAGCAGAATGTGCCATGAGCTTCCTTGCTTTCTACACAACGCTGATCGTACCCAACACCACGGTAAGAGGTGTGAGTGATTTGTGCGTCGTGAAGTGCCGCTGCCTTCTGGATCTGCTTCTTGATGAGAGTTAAGGTGTTCATGAGTATGTCCTCTGAAGTTAGGGTGGTTTAATCCCCGTTCCTTCAGTCGTTTGCGTCCCAATCCAACCACCTATTCGTGATCAGACCAATACCAATCACATTCTGGGTTTGATTCCTTTACGGTATCAACCAACTCGATCTTCAATACATCGTCGATGTATTTGTTTGCCCGAATCCTCAACATGATAGCATCGGTTTGCTGGCATGATAGAGTTGTATACAGAAGTAATTCTGGTATCATGGGATGAACGCTCCGTTCCGCGACTTACTTGCGTCTTATGTATAAGATCCTTCGCACTGACCTTCCACTTTTGTCTTGAGATATCCAATTAAAGCCCACTTCGACCGTTGGTCTAGGTTGGGATCCATCTGAATTTCCACACGACGTTGGAGGAACCTTTCACATGACATGTGCCACCCGTAGGGGGAACCGTCTTGATGATGGGCAAGGGTCAATGCCAGTAGGATACTGATCATAAGATGAACGATTGCTATAGTATAGCACTACTATATAGCATTTGTCAAATGTATCGACTGTTACATTTAACTATTTTTTATTCTTTGGTGGTTCGTTAGGGTCCACCCAAAGTTTGGGGTTGGCTCTCCCCTCTGTCTGTGTCATGGTAACAAAGTCTTTACCATACATGTCCCAGTAGTGATCAAAGATATCCACACGTCCAGGAGCAGTTACGATATCAAACTTGGTGATACCATCTTGAGAATACTCTACCATGTAAGCAGAGTATGGAAGACTGCGATCCTGGCAAAGGGTAGGATCACATTCCTGATGCAGCATCTTGATTCCTTTTCCCATCAGCCGCGATTCCCCCATTGAATGTGAGGGAATGCCTCGGACACCACTGCTTTGGTGATCTTCCAACGCTTACCCAGTTTCTTATCCTTGACCAGAGTCAGAACCTCTGCTTCACCAGCAGTCAGACCCTCTAGCATCTGGATGAACAGTTCCTCACGTCGGGACTGTTTAAGGGTGCTGCTACCGCCCTTGAAGAAGAGATACAGCTTTCGGTACTCTTTCTCCAGGACCGAGTGTTCCGTCCCTTCAGGGGCATCGTTGACGGTGTAGGGGACCTCTCCTGGTGGCAGCATGCTGACGATGCTCTCGTCAAAGTTTGCAATCAAGAGAGCACGAAGGGCATTAGTATTGTATTGCAATAGCAACTTCTTCTTCTCTGCCTTGGTCTTCGCATTGCTCACTTTCTGGAGCACTTCATTAATAAGCAAATTCATTTTGTAAATGGTGATGAACTACGAAAAAAGAATTCCTGCAACAGATCATTCAGTTGATGTTCCTTGAAGTATTCCAAAGGAACTTTCTTTCCACTGATATTTATCGAGTTATATTCATCGAGAATTTTCTGCTCGATCTCTTCAGGAACACAATCAAAATCAATCAGGTTACGGTTGCGATGATAGTTCGCAAGTTGCTGTGTGTTGTCACAGAACTGTGATGGTTCTTGTGTGACCCACTTCGCTACCTTCTTTTGACTGATAGGTTTCTGCCTGACTCCTGCAACAAATGTGTCATCATCTGACAGGAAGTTAGGGATACCATCTGACTTGTCACCACGCATCACATGCTCCTTGATATATTGCCAAGGATCATCGTGTGCTACAGGTCTTTTCGTGATTGGATTGTACTGTGTAATGCCTGGGTATTTCTGCAATTGAATGAAATCCTTATCCCCAGATAGAATAAGAATCTTGTCCAGTGGTTCTTTGTTCTTACAGAGTGTAGAGATTACATCATCTGCTTCAGCACCATGGACTTCTACTACTTTGTAAGGAAAGTATTCTCTGATCTCATCTCTGATCTTGTTTAGGACTTCAAAGATTGCTGTCCAGTTGTGAGATGATTCTGCTCTTGCTTTCTTTCTACTTGCTTTGTAGAAAGGAAAGATGTCCTTACGCCAGTAGTGTCTGCTATCGTATGCGAGAACAACTTCACCATATTCTTCGGTGTATTGTCTCTCATAAGAACGAAGACTGGTAAGGACCATATGCCTCACCAGTTTTTCGTTCAGTTCACTTTGTTTGATCTGTGCCATCAGGTTACTAATCATAACCTGATTCATATCAATAATAACCATCCTCTTCAGGGTCCTCCTCGTCTACGAAACGTACAGATAAAAGTTCTTCGTTAACAACCATACCATCTTCGTCATACATTTCTGGGTGCTGTGGTAAATTACTTCTTGTGTTCATGTATGCATAGAGAAAATCGTTTGCTGTCCATCCAATCAGTGTACCAACAATCATGAATAACACCATCAAGATTGATGAAAATGTGAGGATAACTGCAGTAGTCATGGTCTTTCTCCTATTAGGTAGATGTCTCCTCCTTCCAGGTAAATTCAAATCTTAATTGAAATACTTTGCCGAGGAGCGATAAAGTGTGTTTGATCCTGATCCCCTTACCTGGGGGTTCCTTCGTCCTCCTCCGAAGCATTAACTCCACACCTTTATTTATCTCGGGTTCAGTCATTTTCTCTTTGAGCTTACGAGTCCTTTGTCGATCAAAAACTTTGCTGTCTGGTGGAGTCCTCCGATTGCTTCACCATCTATAATAACATACGGATACCCTTTTGCCAAGGGGTATTTCGTGACCATTGTCTCCCTGCTGATGTCCTGTCCAACCACGTAGGAATTGTACTCTAGGTTGGCACGTTTCATTAGGACTTTCACCTTGTCACAGTAACTACAACCAGGGATAGTGAAAATTTGAATCTTCATGGGATGTCAATTGAAAGGTTGAATGACAGAGAGATTCTTTCATCCTCTGTTGTGTTGCTGTTCACATTGTGTTGCAGGTTAGATGGGAACAACACCACTCTACCCTCTTCAGGTGGGATGCCCCAGACATTGTGGTGCAGTCCATAAAGTGCATGTCCCTGGGGAGAATGCAACACCAGTTCACCTGATCCTTCTGATGCCTTGACCCAAAGGACACCAGAAAAGAAGGCGTGTGGATGGGTGTGTGGCATGTTCCAAGCACCGTTTGGGTTGGAGTTGAACCAGAGATTGTGAAGACCAAACTTGGTGCCTTGGAATCCACGTTCTGCAAATGCATCTGACATTAAGTCACATCCTGGTAAGAGTACAGTCTCCCAAATCCTATCACAAATAGAACGAAAGTCGGGGTCTTGGTGAATATCAGATGACGACTGATACCCACCCACGTTACTCACCTGTACAGTTTCATACTTACTCTTGTACTGCTTGGTGTAGTCAATGATGTCATTCCTATACTCATCAAAGTCAGGAATCATCGCGGTGTATACAGGAGTTGGAAACAACTCCATCTTTCCATAATCAATCACGCAAAACCTCCTTTGCTTTTCTTTTTCTTGGGATCAACCACATCCATATGCGATAGGAACTGACTAGGACACTGGAACCACCGTGCGTGTGCTACCTGCCAGTCCTCATACAGTTCTGACTGACCATTGGTGAACACAATCCTGTAGTGATGCCTGTCGTATGGTTTGTCACAGGTCTGCTTGAAGTACCTAGGATCGTTTGGTTTGATCAGATCGTAAGACATTAAAAAAGGGGTCCGAAGACCCCTAGTATATCACAGAGCGTTGCCTCTTGGCAATACCTCTTCAGGAAATACAAAGTTTTCATGCGGTTGATCGACTGGTGCCAACCATGCACGTAGACCTTCATTCAATAGGATGTTCTTTGTGTAGAACGTCTCGAACTCTGGATCTTCTGCTGCTCTGATCTCTTGGGATACAAAGTCATAAGCACGAAGGTTGAGAGCAAGACCAATAATACCGATGGAACTTGTCCACAGACCCATAACAGGAACAAAGAGCATAAAGAAATGCAACCACCTCTTATTACTAAATGCAATGCCAAAGATTTGAGACCAGAAACGGTTTGCTGTAACCATTGAATAAGTCTCTTCCTCTTGTGTGGAATCGAATGCTTTGAAAGTGTTTGCTTGATCACCATCTTCATACAGAGTGTTCTCCACAGTGACACCGTGGATTGCTGACAGCAGTGCTCCTCCCAGGATACCTGCAACACCCATCATATGGAATGGGTTGAGCGTCCAGTTATGGAAGCCCTGTAGGAAGAGTAGGAATCTAAATATCGCTGCAACACCAAACGAGGGCGCAAAGAACCAACTGGACTGTCCGAGAGGATAGATGAGAAACACACTGACAAAAACAGCGATAGGCCCAGAGAACGCAATAGCATTGTACGGACGAATTCCAATTAACCTAGCCAACTCGAATTGACGAAGCATGAAACCAATGAGGGCAAATGCACCGTGGAGAGCCACAAAAGCCCAGAGTCCCCCAAGTTGGACCCACCTGACGAAATCTCCTTGAGCTTCAGGACCCCAAAGTAGAAGAAGAGAATGACCCATAGCATCAGCAGGCGTTGAGACAGCTGACGTAAGAAAATTAGCACCTTCAAGATAGGAAGTAGCAAGTCCGTGGGTGTACCAACTCGTGACAAAAGTCGTGCCAGTAAGCCAACCGCCAATGGCAAGATAAGCAGTGGGGAAGAAGTAGTAGTCCAGACCAACCCACAAAGACAAAGCGATCCCGTTTAAGCCAGTCATCGAGGACATCGAACCACCCCCTCGTCGGTTGTTGTAGTGTGCTTGTAGTCATGTTTTTTCATTCCTTTTAGGTAGTACAGTTGAGGCCAAGTATCACGAATTATTTCCGCTAATTTCCAAGAAGAATTTTGATTGATCACTGGGTGTATTCTCGTAGATGGATGAATCACCATAAGTTTTATGATCTTTATAACCTACCATACGACCTTTTGTATTTTGGATAGCACCCATCATAGCAATGATGAGGAAGATCGCAGGTGGACCGATGATGAGAGCACCACCGATAACATAGTAAGTGAGCAATTCGATTAGGTCTTGAGTGTTACGTTAAAAGTTGTCATGTTTCCAGAAAATAAAAAAGGACCCCGAAGGGTCCTCATATTATACCACGTTTTGGATCAACCGACAGTAGGTGCGGTGAGTGCAACGGGGGTAGACTCTGCAGCAGCAAGGTCAAGGGGGAAGTTGTGAGCGTTACGCTCGTGCATGACTTCCATACCCAGACCAGCGCGGTTGAGAACGTCTGCCCAGGTGTTCAACACACGACCCTGACCATCAAGGATGGACTGGTTGAAGTTGAATCCGTTCAGGTTGAACGCCATGGTGCTAACACCAAGTGCGGTGAACCAGATACCCACTACTGGCCATGCTGCCAAGAAGAAGTGGAGTGAACGGGAGTTGTTGAATGATGCGTATTGGAAGATCAAACGACCGAAGTAACCATGAGCGGCTACGATGTTGTATGTCTCTTCCTCTTGTCCGAACTTGTAACCATAGTTTTGAGATTCAGTTTCAGTCGTCTCACGAACCAGCGAGGACGTAACAAGCGAACCGTGCATAGCACTGAACAGTGAACCACCGAAGACTCCAGCAACGCCCAGCATGTGGAAGGGGTGCATGAGAATGTTATGTTCGGCTTGGAAGACCAGCATGTAGTTGAAGGTTCCCGAAATACCCAAAGGCATAGCATCGGAGAACGAACCTTGACCAAAGGGGTAGACCAAGAATACTGCGGACGCAGCCGCAACAGGAGCAGAGTATGCGACACAGATCCAGGGGCGCATGCCCAGACGGTAGGACAATTCCCACTCACGTCCCATATATGCATAGATGCCAATGAGGAAGTGGAATACTACAAGTTGGAAAGGACCACCGTTATACAGCCACTCATCAAGAGATGCTGCTTCCCAAATGGGATAGAAGTGAAGACCAATTGCGTTGGAGGAGGGAACAACTGCACCAGAGATGATGTTGTTACCGTACATGAGTGAACCAGCGACGGGTTCACGAATGCCGTCGATATCGACGGGAGGTGCTGCTACGAAAGCAACGATGAAGCAGATGGTTGCCGCCAACAGAGTTGGGATCATCAGCACACCGAACCAACCAACATAGAGACGGTTGTTTGTCGATGTAACCCACTCGCAGAAGTTATCCCACGAGGATTGTGATTGTTGTCTTGAAAGAGTTGCCATTTGTTTTGAAAAAAAGTAAGACCATCAGGGAATGGTGGAGTTACTATTCCTCTGCGCCCTAGGCAGAGGTATTAAAGACGTTGTTATACACCCTATAGGTCTTGGTTTGAGGGGTGTTACGAAGCGTTAAGAAATGTGTTGGTTTCTTAACCTGTCGATGTATTTATTATAACCGATGGGCGGTTTTCCGTCAACCCCTAAAAGATGAGTACAAATGCTCAACTTGGCGACTGAACGGGGACCATCATGCCACCGCCGAAATCGTCATCATCATCTACATTACCATCTGTGAGTAGTGCTGCGAAGATAAATCCTCCGAGCATGGATGCTGCGATGAGTAACATGTCGTTCACCATAGACCAGGGATGACTTGCCCTGTCGTGAAGTATGCACCTACTGCTGCAACGAATCCGATCATTGCTGCACGTCCGTTAATGAGTTCTGCTTTTTCGTTCATTGTTTTTCCTCTAGTGTTTTGTTAGTGATGATGATACGAGTACCATCGTGGGTAAATTGTAGTTCGTCGTCTGGATGCCAGAGAAGTTCTTCGTACATGTCGTCGAGCTTCTGCATGTCTTGATAGAGAGCGTTCGGGTTTGGCATATTATTCTGGCGTATCTTCTAATTATATCAGAAGATTCCAAAAAAGAGCTTACCTGTTACAGCATAAGAAATGAAACCCGAAACGATTCCCATCATTGCCCAACGTCCATTATACTTTTCAGCATACTGTTGAGGTGAATCCAGACCCTTACGGTTGTATGACTCTACAACCATGGGTGGTTCTTTGGCGAACAAGTTGTTCTGCCCATACTCGTTCGTTGTTACAGTCATTTACCTTTTGTTATGAAACTTTACATAGTATATAGCAAAAAAAGAGGGGCGTCAAGCCCCTCTTCAATAATTATTTCTGATCAATGACATTCTGTTTCCTTGCCTGACGGGACAACCAGAAGGCGATACCGATCAAGGCGAAGTAGAACAGGGTGTCATCTATCATGACTAGGAAGAACACAACTGAACCACCAATCTTCCAAGTGGGAGGGATGGGGATCAGTTCTACCAGGTGACGCACCTGCTTCTCAAGTACAAAGAAGTAAAGAAGAGCAAGTGCAGTCATCACATACTCACTATAGGGTACAACAAAGTACAGTGAGATGATAATAAAGATTGGGAAGTAGTGTCGTTCAGGGACCTTACTCAACATCCCAACACTTGCTTTTAAGAAAGTCTGGATTCTTTTTGAGAAACTGTGTAACATAACTGTCAGCGTCCAAGGTCATATTGTAGTGAGCATGAGTATGCAGTGCTTGGATGATACCCAAAGTTCCCACTATCGTCACGTTTATTAGAGTCAGTGGATGCAGCAGATACTTCATAAAAAAAGGGGTGCCCAGCACCCCCAGTATAGTGATTATGCAGTCACTTGTCTACAGATCAGAAGGAATACTTCAGACCCAATTTAGCGCCATAACCACGGTCGATGTCCTCATCACCAGAACCGATGAAGGAAACTTCACCATACGCACCAAGTGCCTCGGTCAATCCCAGACCCAGACCTGCTTTACCAGAGGGGACAGTATCGGTCTCGCCACCATCAGGGGAGACCAGGCTAGCACCGCCTTGAACGTAGTAAGAACCAGTTTCGCCCAGTGCGCCTTCGTATCCAACGTGAAGGTCTGTCGTGGTTCCAGAGTAGTCCGAGCCACTCCAACCAGAGTTTGCTTCCACGTTAACGTAGGGTCCTGCAACAGCAGCGCCAGCAGAAAGGGAGAGGGCAGCACCAGCTGCGAAGAAAGATTTGATCATGTTTGTTCCTTTAAGTATGTCTCGTAGAGTTTAACCTACGGATGAAAGAAGACTCGACGTGTCTTCGTGAGTAAGTATATAGCACAGGGAAGTCACAAAAGTCAATGCCCTTGTGACAGTTTCTCTGTACTAAAGCGGGATACCAGAATCGAACTGGTGACGAAAGGTTGGAAACCTTTAGTTTTGCCTCTAAACTAATCCCGCAAGGGTGGGAGAGCGTTACTTCCCCCTAGGCTCGCCACTTATTCTTTGACTGGAAATAAGAAACCAGGCGGCAGCAAATCACCCGCACCACTTGCTTTTTAGGAGAAGCAAGAAACCCGAGAGGATCCCGACCAGGGCAAGTTTAAAGTCTATCCGAGACTGGACCAGCAGTAGAAACTACCCAGCTCCACCAGGGTAAGTTTAGAGTCTATCCAAGACTAATGGTGTCGTTATCCTCATCCTTCTCATCGGTATTGAAGGTGATGGTATCCACACCTTCTGCACCAGAGATGATGGTATCACCACCAAAGTCTAGCACATCAGTACCGATACCTTCAAAAGGCATAGCGACAGGACCAGCAGCACCAAACGTCTCTACGTTAGTAGAAGACAGATAGTCAGAGTTCAACTGGAAGTTGTAAGCAGACTCATCATAGTCTGGGTATTCACTGGGAAAGTTAATAACCATACCAGTTTCTACAGGTGCCATGGTACGCAGTTTGTCATAGATCTCAAAGAGATCACGAACAGAGTCACCACTTTTATTTTGCAGTGCCTCCAGTAGTTCCTGGCGCACTAGTTCTTTTGCTTCAGCGAGACGAGACATTTTCTTTAACATAGCAAGGGACATTTTCGGGATCTAACCACTTCGTGTATTCAAAATCCTCCATGGCAGTCAGAAGTTGCATCTGATTATCAAGGAGGTACATGTCGGAGTACCGTTTGGTGTACTCGTTTGCTTTTTGAATACGAAAGTCAGGCATCCCATTGATTTCCAGTGTACCACACTCAACGTAGCGGTAGGGGAAACGCTCAAGAAGGATTTTCATTAGAAGGAGGGGTCTCCAGGAACGTCATCATCATAGGGCAATTCAGGCATAATGTCAAGCAGTGGTTCGATCTCTTCTGTGATCGGTGCTGCGATGACTGCACTGCCGTCCGAGCGACGGACTAGGAAGTGCTCACCCTGGTTCTCAATGAGATCCATGTAAGCATCGAAGTTAGCTTGGAATTCTTCCTCACTAACCTCACGCATTTCTTCTACTTGTTTCATACGTTACAACAAATGTTTTGTTCTTGAAGATACTTGATAGTTTCTGTACATCCACCAAGTGCCTTTTCACCCATCAAGATTTGAGGAAAGGTAGATCCAACACCAAACTGATCATAGAACTCACTGCCAGTGAAGTCTCTACCTAGTCTATACTCAACAAACCTAAACTCATTCAATTCAAAAAGCAATTTGATTTGCTCACAAAAAGGACAACCGTGCTTTGAATAGATGGTGTATGTCATTTAGAAAGTTGGGCGAAATCTTGTTCAAAAATATTTAGACCAGCGTCAGTTAGAACGTGGTTGTACATTTTGTCAAATACTGATACAGGCAACGTGACTACGTTAGCACCATACAGCAGGCAACGGGAGACATGGTGGACATCTCTCAAACTGGCAGCAAGGATCTTGGTGCTCTGCCCTTGGGTACAATAGAGACCAGAGATAGCACGGATCAGTTCCACGCCACTGACACTATTATCATTCAATCTGCCTACAAATGGGGAGACATATGTGGCACCTGACAAAGCGGTCACCGCTGCTTGAGCAGCAGAGAAGCACAGAGTCACGTTAGTCTTGACGCCACGAGCAGACAACTCCTTACAGGCGATCAGACCCTCCATGTGGAGAGGCAACTTGATAGTGACTGCTTCACCTAGACCAATGTAGTTCTCGGCATCTTCCAGAAGTTCTTCTGCTGTGTGTCCATTAACTTCTGCTGATACAGATTCAAACCCAAAGGAATCATCACACAACTGTGCAATAAGATCTCTGTATGGTACACCTTGCTTGCGAACAAGCGTAGGGTTTGTTGTTACGCCAGAAATGATGCCAGTACGAGAACGTTCGATGATAGCACCGAAGTCTGCTGTGTCGAGAAAAATTTTCATGATTGATGTTAAATGATTTTACCGTTCTTCAAAGTCAATGCGTCGGACCTTTCGTTGACGCCTTTCCTCCTGAAAAACCAAGTCTTGTGGTGACAGACTCGGTGTAGATTTTTCTTTCTGGTCCGATACAATCTCCACAAGAGACAGATCTTTCCCTGATATGTTGGTGCCACGGATGCTCGTAAGATTCGGGCACCCGCAACACCTGGTTTTGGTGGGATGACTCTCCAATAATTTGTTGCAATTCTTGCATCTGATTACTAACATTTTCCAACATACCTCTGATGTATGCCAGCTCTAAATGCAACTCATGTAGCTGGTCTTTTACTTTTTCTTTGTTCATTAGTATAGGTATACTATGGGCGATGAGGGAATCGAACCCCCGACCCTCTCCGTGTAAAGGAGGTGCGCTACCGCTGCGCTAATCGCCCTGGCAGGCACGGCTGGACTCGAACCAGCAATCGGCACTTTAGAAGAGTGATGCATTATCCATTATGCTACGTGCCCATAAAGAAGGGGCATTGCACCCCCAAGAGTTATTGGATTAGAAGGATAACTTATCCCCCATCTCCCATTCAGGCAGCAACGGTGCTGCGGGAGAATGCTACGATGTTATTCGCAGCAGAGTCAGATGTGTTTGCATCTATGGTTTTGTTCCGTCAACAATTACAACCTTTTTGCCCTGTCGAAACCATGGCACCCCCATGAGTGGAGGTGAGGGGAATCGAACCCCTGTCCAAAACAACAGACTTTGCAACCTCTTGAACACTGTATATAGTAGCATACAGTGTAGTGGTTGTCAACCAAATAGTTCTTGATTTCCTGTTCCAGACATCCATCCACCAGGAGCAGATTGGATCTGTTCTGATCCACCTCCAAGTCCAGTCAATGGGTCCAGTTGTACTGTTGTCTTACCACTACCAGTGGCAATCTGATACATCACTTCGTGAATATCATTAGGAACACCAGTGGTTTCTTCTGCTAGTAGCAGTTTTTCTGCTACACAGAGATCGTATTGTGCTTTTAAAATTTCCTGCTTCTCGCTATAGTAAGCAGGTCCAAACCAAGGATCATCTTCGAGATATTTTGGTGCTGGATATGTCATGAAAGAGTTAAGCGACGAGTGTAGTCATAAGCGTAGGTCTCCCTAGCACCTTCGATACCCCATCCTAACCAATAGTAGGCAGGAACCATGTATTGTCGGACAGTTTTACCACTGCCCTCAAATTCAGGGAGGTAGCGTTGGAAGATGTTCTCGTTAATCATGTAACGAGTCTGACCTTCCAGACTGCTGGGGTCACAGCCGTATTTATCACAGAAGTTACCGAGATTGTTATAACGTCCTACACTGGTCCACTGAATAAGACCATAGCCACCGCTATAGCAATCCCCGTAAGAAACTCGAGCCCCTCCCTCGCATATGTTGGGAATAAACTTGCTCTCCTGTTTAATGTTACCCAGGATCGTAGCAAGTGCATTACGATCAGTGATACGGGTGTGTTCTTGGAGCTGTTCGAGGACATACTGTTCTTGTGGGGTGCAGTCTTCACACTTCCATGATGGAACATGTGGAATTACAGGTATCTCAACAACATCTTCTTCTGTTGTGGGAGGAACCTGCTGGGGTGGGAAGGTGAATCCTGCTGCGAGAGCTGCTGTGGCGGCGACACTAGCACCAACCAATGAAGCGATAGTCATGTGTTTCATGCGTCAACCATCGTATAGTAACACAGTATCTATGCTACGTCAATATGCCTAGGCGCATAATATGCCTTGTAGTATGCCACTATTCCATCTGTCCTCACGTTGCCTTGTGACACCCAGTCGTGGGAGCATTCCACAATACTCTTCTGACTGTAGACAGGTGACCCATCTTCTTTGAGCTCGGATCCAAATTTCTTAAGAAGTAGAGCATACACCTTTGATCTAATATCCATGCGGTCTTCACTGTAGCGCCAGTCTTCAGTCATAGTTGAGTTGCATCTCGCCCAGAATTGTATCACGGTTGACATAGGTTGTCAAGCTAAATAAATACGTGGTTAAATTTAGATCAAATGAAAAAAGCAATTGCAGCTTTTGGAATGCTTCTGATGACATCACCTGCTATGGCTGGTGGACTTGTTACTAAACACTCGTCGAGTGTACAACTTAACGTAGACGCAGCACGTTCTACTGCCACGAGAATTGGTTCCTCATTTAGTATCTCTGGTTCAAACATTGATACTACTGACGGTAACACAGCAGGCACAGTTTCTGTTGGCACGATCACCTCTGGTGTATATAATCCTGGCACTATTGCTGCTACTCAAGACACAGCAGGTGCTGCGTTCTCATTTAGTCAGTCATATACACAGGCTGATGCTGTGCCCACAAGTGCAGCTACTGTAGGCGCAATTCCTAACTTCGGTTCGGTTACTTCCTACACTGCTGGTACTGCTGGTACATTAGCTGGTACTGTAACAAGTGCAGGTGTACTAACCGTGACCGCTGGTGGAGCTGGTACAAGTGGCGTGGGACAATTTGTTTCCGAGGTCACTGTAATTGATTGAGGACATCCGTAATGACCCGTTTTGGAAAGACAATCACATCTATTGTGACAAGTGCGGCGGCAGTCTTGACTACTGCTGTCGCTGCCCAGGCGGTCCCCGTGGTCCCAAACTTCACACAGGGCTCAATGACGAGCCACACGGAGACGACCCAAACAATAACTGAAACTATCAATAGCATGGATTATAGTACAGGATATCAATATTCTGCTACTGGATCTGGCGTATCTGCTAGTGGGAATCTTTCCCCTGGCACTTCTAGTAATTCTGTATCAATCGAAGGAGTGAATTCAACATGGACTGGCGTGGGTTCAAAACCAAGTTTCACACAAACATCACCAGGTCAAGCGTTCCAGTTTACCGAAACGTATTCAGGACCAGGACTACAAAACCATACGATCATCCAAAGGGTGACGGAGGTTACAAGCGTCACAGACACAACAAGTATCTTCTCACAATAAAAACACTATGTCTATCTGCCCTAGCTGCAAGTGTAACTGTCCCTGTAAATGCCGAGACTGTGGGGGGTGTAAGTGCAACAGCAAGTCCAGTAGCAAATAGCTCTGGCTCGGTGACCAATCAAGCCATTCAGGTTTTACAAGGTCCTTACATTACCAATACTTATGGTGGAGGAATCCAGTGTCAAGGACCCACCCGTAATTTTACTCCCTATGTAACAGGAACTGCATCAGCTTCTAAACCTTGGGAACCATATTACAATGACCCTGTGTATGATATTACTGATACTCGTGGTGCCTTCGATGAAGATGGGAACCCAATGGGGGATGGCATAATTGATAATCCTGGCGACATCCTCTTCCATAAAAAAACTAGAACTGGACAGAAAGATAACTATAGTTTAGGTCTAGGTTTCTCTATGACGTGGAGTACACCTACTGATAGAAAACTACAGGATCTATGTAAGAAAGCAGCAGAAACACAGATCCAATTGAACAGTCAACTCGCTGCTAACAAGCGATTAGATTTTGAGATCGCGAGACTTAAGAATTGTGGACAATTGTTAAAGGAGGGAATTCGCTTCGCTCCTGGTACTAGATACGCCAAGGTATGTGAGGATGTACAGGTAGTAGGTGTGAACTTCATGGTTCCACACAGACACAAGATCCCTCCTACTTCTTCGTCTTCGCCTTCACAGACCGAAGTTTTGCAATCGCTTGATTCCGATCCCGCTGCTCTGCTCGGCGGTCCTCTACAGACTGGACCTTAAGTTTCTTTCCTCTGATTGCAGCAACCTTCTTCAATACTTTCTTCACTGTAGGTTTGATCACCTTCAGAAGTATATCTGCAAAAGGTTTAGCAAGCAGTGCAGATGTAGTAGCAACTACAGCAATACCCCCAGTGGTGATTACGGTCCCCGTTGGGGGTAATCCATTTATGGCTTGTTCAACGATAGGTACATCACGTACCTCACGAATACATTGATTGCCGACTAATTTATATCCAGTAACTTCTTTCCTACCACTGTCGAAGATGAAACCAACAGGTTCCTCTGACAATTGCTTCTGGGTAGGACATTCAACAGTTGCTGATGCTGCTCCACTTGTGTCTGGAGTCTTTGATGGTGGTGCCTCTGCTTCTGGTGCTTTCTTATCTGGTGGCGCACCAATAGGTGGCACTGGAGTCTCACGCTCAAGCTTTAACTTACTTCTATTATAATCCATAGGATTGAACGACGGTGTGCCTGCATCACAGTACACCTTAACACCTTTCGGATCGTCAACCTCTAATTGATTGTTGTCATTACGTTCATGTGCCTCCACACAGCCAGGCATGTCCACGACAGGGACACCAATCAGATTGGTGACTGGATAGATGGGAGGAACACCAGGGATTCGTGCCTCTGGAGCAGTCCAAATGTTAATTGGACCGATGTCAAGGTCACGAATCCTGATGCTATCTGTACTAATCTGTGGGATATCCATCAGGGTAGAGGGATTGCACCACCTGTAGCACTTGGGAGTTTCGGTACTTCAGGCATTGCACCGTCTACAATACCTGGCAGTGCTTTAGTCACTGCATCAGTCGCTGCCTTCGTAACTTTCTCGATGGCACGTTCAGTAATCGAATCTTTATTCAAGTACACATATGTGGTGGTGCCAACTACTGTTAGGGATACTAGTCCCGACAGTAGTGCCACTGCGTTAATCACTTTTTGCATCTGTTTTTTCCTCACGTTTTTTATCTTTGTCGTCTTCTTTCTTTTTAGACGCTTGGACTCCGAACGTAGCTAAAGTCGTTGTAAAAACGCTGGCTATAAAAGTCGGATCAATTTGTCTTTGTGGAATGCCAGGAACAGTTACATAATTAAGTGTAAGAATTGCTGCAGACCACCCAAGAATAATAACACGCACCAATGCGGACAAACCTTCGTCTGCCCATTCAAACTTTTCCTTCTTCGCTGGCGCTTCCTTTACAGGAGTGTCTGCCATGTCTGGAATAGTTGAGGCATCTTTATTTAGTCTGCAAGGTAACCATTTTCTTTTAGCCATTGCGCTGTGAGTGGTGTGGGTGGGTAAACTTTCCACATCTCACCAGTTGCACATGCTTCTAGTGCCCTAGCAGTCATACCCTCTGTGCGACCTGCCCAACCTGCTTCTGCTTCCCAAGGCAATGCTGATTTGGGATAGGTGCGTTCGGCAAGTTCACGCCAGATCATAGGTACAGCATCTTCAGGTTTGATGATAGCAATCAGACTGTTTTCAATAGTCCCTGCCATACAATCCTGTGCTGCATGCCATCCTTCGTGACGTGTGACGCTCATGAGTACACCTTGACGGTGCATGAAAGCATCATTCAGGAAGAAGTTATTACCTACAGTATGATAGACACCACGGTGTCCTGGTGGAAAGTATTTTGAATCTGCTAGAAATACCCCAACTCCGATCTTATCAAAGGCACTGATGATGTCATTAAACTCGTTAACAACAGCAGAAAAATCGCTGTTGGGATAACGATCGATAAAATCTTGAATACTCGTGACTCGTTTAACATTGTCGGTACACTCTTGCAGCAACATGCATCCCATAGAATCCATAGTGTTGTAACCTCTAGTGGGTTCCGCTGCTACGGGCACAGTCATACCATGAGCTGCTCCGAGGAGCAGACCTGACAAAATATACTTAAACATAATAATCCTCAATGTGTGTTATTTATCTTCGTTGTACCAGAAGTCGTTCCAGTCTTCTTCTGTTGCTTCGTAGATAGGGCAAGGTTCTTCCATAAGGAGATCAACTTTTGCTCGTACCATTCTAGCACGGATTTGCTTTTCTTGCTCTTTAGTTAGAATACTCATTGATTCTGTCTAGCATATGGTTCAACATATGATCGGCACCAGATCGCCAATCATCGTTCTTGTGGTTATACTTGCCATCGTTGATCTCATTTTTTAATTTGAGAACGTGATGCAGTGCATCAATCTTGAGCAATCTTCCTCTTGGCATAATATAAAACCACTTTGAAATATTTATTTGTTGTTCTCGAACAGACCAATGAAATATTCAGCATCCACCACAATCAGTGGTTTCCTTCTGTTCTTCTTCATGACTACGATAGGTTCATAGTCACCAGAATTTTCACATGCCTGTTCGTATGCGTCCCAAACATTGAGACGTTCAACGTTCTTACATTCTATCGAGTGTGGGAACTTTTGTCTAGCTGCTCGTGCCATGATGAGGTCTTCACCACCTGCACCCATTGATCTAGACTCGATGTCCTCTGGATGTACATCCAGCATCTCAATCAGTTTCTCTCGAACCCACTTCTGTAAGTTTCTTCCTTTAGCTTTAGCACTACTAGTTTTCATAACCACGGATCTGGTATTTGTATCTCATTGCTTGGAGAAACCATGCGTCCGTCAGACATTTGGGACCGTTCATTAGAACTTCCACTTTGTTCGCTGGGAGATTCGGATCTGCTAATGCTCTCCTTCTCCACTCTGGCAATTCTTTTGTCATGTAACCACCTATAAAATATATTCATTCGGGTATGTTATCTCCTCGCAGGAACTTACCCCAGTTCACAGTATTATAATCTATGCTATTGTCCCAGCAGAACTTCTGCATGACACGCATCAATTGATCCTCATCCATCCTGGTCCACCAAAAGATTTCACTCTGATCTCTTGGATCAGCAACCTGGCGCATGACCTTAAGGTATTGTTCAACCGCTTTGGGTTGCTTGGGGTCTGCAACCATTGGTTTTGGTAAAGGAGTATCAGAATTCATAAGTCTATCAAGGTACTGTCATCATGGTAAACAAACCTATTTGACACTGGGTAAAGGTCAAATGCAATAGTAATTCTAGGAAAGTCTTCCTGATGAATGGAAGTATAGTGTGGGATATAATTGGGGAAGAGAGTTAACTTCCCTGGCACATTTTCTGCATGATATACCTGTCCGATGTCATCCATTGGATTGACATATACTGTACAAGTATTGCCAGCAGTAACGGTGAAGTGTCCTCCAAGGTATGTATAAGGGTGAGAACAGTGCCAGTGTTTCTGAATCTGTTCTCCTTTCCTCAATACATTTGCCCAACATCTGATACGAAGATTGGGTGCTTTCTTTAGTAGACCAAATAAACTTTGATAGTATTGTCTATGAAATCTTCTGATCTCTTTATGTAACTGATCGGTAGCAGGAAACCCCCAGGTCAGCACATTAAAGTGACTGAACCTAGAGGTTAGACTTTCAGGACCAAGACCAGTGTTCCCATCATTATTGCCAGGAAACTGTTCTTTGATCTCTACTTCTTTTTTTAGTACGATATCAGCAAGAGAATCTAAATCTAGATCAATCTGCTTCTCTGCAATTGTGTAGTCCCAGGATGGTGCGAAAGGAGTTTGTGGTTCATCACTTGCAAATCGTGTAGCACTCCACTCGTTCATAGTTTAAACCCAGAGAATGTTTTTTCACCAACGTCCTGTTTGATACCACCAATGACATAAGACTCAACCTCTGTCTCCTGTGGTGCCACCTGCATAGACTTGGAGTTCAACCAGTGCTCTGTCCAGGGGAGAGGATTGTTAGAGATAGGTTGATCGAAGACAGGTTTGAAATTGATTGCCTTCATACGACGGTTAGCAACCCACTCAACATAGTTCTTGAGCAGTTTGTCATTCAAACCAATCATGCTACCATCTTTAAACAGATACTCTGCCCAGTTCTTCTCTTCCTCTACACAATCACGGAACATCTGAACGACGTTCTGTTCCTCTTCCTTAATGATGTCTAGCATTTCAGGATCATCACCCTTCTGCCAGTTCTTAATCATATTCATAGTGATAGTCATGTGCTGTGACTCATCACGAGCAATCAGACCGATGATCTTTGCATTGCCTTCCATCATCTTGAGTTCACCAAAAGCAAACGAGCAAGCGAAAGAAACATAGAAACGAATACCCTCAAGGATATACACATTCATGACAGCACGATAGAGTCTGCGCTTCAGATCATGCAGTGTCCATCCAGAAGTAGGAGAGTCCTTCCAGTCTTCTTTCCACAGGTTACCTGTGCCATACTCCTGTGCAGCATTGATGAAGTCATCGTATGCTCTAGTCACACTAGCAGCACGTTCGATAATCTTCTCGTCATCAATGATGGTGTCAAGAACTTCGGTAGGATCTGGGTACACATTCTTGATGATGTATGTGTAGGACCGACTATGAATCATCTCCATAGTCTGCCAGATATTCATGGCAGCCTCAAGCTCGGGTAGAGAACAGTAAGGTGCAAAAGCCATCCCAGGACCACGCCCTTGTACACTATCCAGGAGGATCTGGTACTTAAGGTTGGAAGTGAAAATGTGCTTCTGCTCGGGGCGAAGTGTTTGATAGTCTGCACGGTCCTTCTGGAGCGACACCTCTTCAGGTCTCCAGAAGTATCCCAGTTGCTGTTGAGTAAGTTTCTCAAAGACAGGATACTTGTATTGATCATAACGTTGGACTCCCAAGGGAGCACCAAAGAACATAGGTTGCTTCAGTGCATTCACAGTGTTGGTATTGAAGACAGTCATGCCTTCGATAGATTTCTTTGGCATGTCGTCGCTTACTCTAAATTTTGCAACTGTCACAGTCTTCTTCCTCTGTTTCTAGAATTTGGTTTAGTAGGTCTTCGATGCTTTGCTTCTGCTCTTCTTCTTTGTCTTCGTCTTCTTTTACATCATAGGTATTCTGATAGTATGAAGTCTTCCAACCGTACTTGTATGTAGTGAGAAAGTCCTGTGCCATAACCGAGACTGGGATCTCATTGTTGGGGTAATTCAGTGGATTGTAACTCCAGTTACCAGAGATTGCCTGGTCGAAGAACTTCTGCATCACAGCAACAATATTAATATACCCAGTGTTGTTAGGCATATCCCAAAGAAGGGTATAATTGTTCTTAAGAGTCTGGTATTGCGGGACGATCTGTTTAAGCGGTCCCTTCTTGCTCTTCTTAACGGACAGATACCCTCTAGGTGGTTCGATTCCATTTGTTGCGTTTGACACAACGGAACTACTCTCGCTTGGCATTTGAGCGGACAACGTGCTATGTCGTAGTCCGAACTCCCGAATTGTTTCCCGTAGAGTTCCCCAATCAAGCGATAGGTCATTTGGTACTAGTTCGTCAACGTCCTTTTTATATGTATCGATTGGCAAGATGCCTTGAGCATACTTGGTGCGATTAAAGTATCCACAAGCACCTTTTTCTTTAGCAAGTTGGTTGGATGACTTGAGCAGATAGTATTGGAATGCTTCAGTCAGATCATGCACTGCTTTAACTGCATCAGGAGAGTCGTAGGAGTGCCCCTGCTTCGCCAGGAAGTGTGCTAGACCGATGTATCCAACACCAAGTGACCTACGATTGAGTGTGGACTCTCTCGCTGCCCTGACGGGGTACTCCTGGTAGTCGATGAGTTCTTCCAGACCACGAACAGCAAGGTCACATAGGTTCTCCATCTCCTCAAGGTTCTTGAGTTTGCCAACGTTGATAGCAGACAGAATGCACAGAGCAATCTCACCATCACCATCGATATGTTCAATGGGATCTGTAGGCAGGGTGATCTCCTGACACAGGTTAGACATGTTCACCTTGTCCAGGAAGGAACTGTGAGTGTTGCAGTGGTCGATGTTCATCAGGTAGATGCGACCAGTCTCTGCTCTCTCTTTCAGGAGATCGAGAATAAGTTCTTGAGCACCAATAGTTTTGCGTGGAATAGATCCATCAGATTCATAATCTGTATAGAGATCATCAAACTTGTCAGTGCCAAAAGCATCGTACAAACCTGGGACATCGTGAGGTGAGAATAGGCTGATGTCTCCATCTTGGATGAATCGTTCATAGAACAGTTTGCTTAATTGAATACTGTAGTCTAGTTTGCGAACACGATTGTCCTGGGTTCCTTTGTTGTTCTTCAGGACAATGATGTCCTCTATTTCTTGGTGCCAGATTGGGAAGTGGACAGTTGCGCTTCCACCGCGAATGCCATTTTGAGTGCAGCATCTGACAGTGCTCTCAAATTTTTTGAGGAATGGAATAACACCTGTGTGCGCGACTTCTCCACCTCGGATCTTACTGTTGACGCCACGGATTCTGCCTGCGTTGATACCGATGCCCGCCCTTTGTGCAACATATCTGCCGATAGCCATATCAGAACTAAAGATGCTATCGAGGGTGTCATCAGAATCAACAAGAACACAGCTAGCAAATTGTCGAAGTGGAGTTCTGACCCCTGCCATGATAGGTGTGGGAATGTTGATTCGGTGCTTGCTGATTGCGTCGTAGTATCTCTTGACATAATCGAGTCTTGTGGCAAGTGGGTATTCAGCGAAGAGAGTCAGTGCAATCAACATGTACATGTACTGTGGGGTCTCGTAGACCTCACCAGTGCTTCTGTCCTGTACAAGATACTTGTCAGTTACCTGGCGAAGACCAGCATAGGTAAACAAGTAGTCACGGTCATGATCAATCCAAGAATTAATCTTGTCCCAATCTTCATCGCTATACTTATCTAGGATTTCTTCATCGTAGACTTTGTTAACTGTAGCATTATAAGCAGCAACGTCGAACACCGAAGGCATACCTTCCTTCCAGATGTTCTTATGGAATGCTTCCTTGCGTGTAGTGGCGAGGAGAAGGCGAGCAGCAACGAATTGATAGTTGGGGTGGTCCAGGTCAATCAAGTCGCTTGCAGAGCGAATAAGGATCTCCTGAATCTGTTCTGTGGTGATGCCATCGAAGAACTGAATGCCAGAGTTCATCTCTACCTGACTAGCAGACACCCCACCGAGACCCTTACATGCCTCTTCCACCATCTTGTGGATCTTTTCCAAGTTCAGGGATTCAACGGACCCGTCACGCTTTTTTACGTTGATGCTCATACTTTCTTCCATGTGTTCAGTTTAAGTTTCGCTTCCAGACCACGGTAGGTATTAGATTCTACCATAGTTTGCACGTCATGTCCAGCAAGGTACATGTCGTTGATGTCTTTTTGTTTAACAGATGATGGCCAGATAACTACGGAGTAGCCTGAATCGATTGAATTACTGATTCGCTGGACGATTTGTGCGTTGCGGGGTTCATTATCATAGACATAACAGCAATCGTCAATAGTCCCGTCAGGAACATGAACGTCACTTCCACACATAGCAATCGAATTGCGAAGGAACGTGCTGTCAAAGGGTCCCTCTGTGATGTATACTCTTTCATTAAAATTGATTCTGTCAAGACCAAAAATTTTAGGTTGCGATTCGTCAAGTATGATAGTAATGTATCGCAACTTGGTTCTAGGTGAGAGTGACCTACCTTGGAAACCAAACATTACTTTTTCTGCTGTGTATAGTGGCAGAATAATACGTGGACCATCGCCTCGCATGTCATCGAACGTAGGCGTCTGTTCATTGGTCCACTCCTTAAATTTAGGAGCGTATAAGAAGTAATCGAGATCTTTAATTTTTCGTTGCTCTAGATATTGCCTCGCTGGGTGAGAGTTATTTAGCTCGGAAATCTTCTGTAAACCAGTGGATGTTCTGAACACTGGTTTTTTGAAATCAAACTTTGGTTCAGGTGTATTACTTCCCTTCCCAGTGAGTCCATCACGGTATCTCTCCATGACATACTGACTGTGCAGATGAGGGTCCTGATCCTTAAGAAAATTAGTGAACGTCCTACCTATGCCACAGTTGTGACACTTGTACACATAGTCATTCTTCTTACGAAAGATGTACCCACGCGCTACGTTCTTCTTCTTTCTACTGTCACCGCAGTAAGGGCACCTGAAATTATACAGGTCAGCTTTCTTCTTGGTAAATCTCTGGAGTTGAGGACTAACTAAACTTACGTACTTGCTGTCCAGGTAACTCATTATGATAGCCGATTATTCCTGCACCTACTATACCAGCATTACTGGTAGGTGTCAATACCTTTACCATAGGTGGGACCACTTGTAGCACTGCCACAATGGTTGCCAGGACAGCACCTGCACCGATCACAAATTTAGCATTCACCTCTACCTTCTTCTGAAGAGTAGTAATCCTAGAGTGAATAGTTTCGTTGTCTTTATCGTGACGATCTTTCATCTCCTCAAGCATCTTGAGGATCAACTGGTCAGCACGTTCGCTTTCATCCAAGCGATTCTCATGGCGCTCCAAGATGATAGCAATCTTGTTGCTATTATCAGAGATAGTACCGACTGCTTTTTCTAGTTTGTCAAGCATCTCCTTGGAGAGATCTTCATAAATGTTCAGTTTTGATTCTAAAACTGCTAATTTACCAAACCCAAATGCCATGTGACTTTCTGTTAAACGTTGCGGATAGCAAATTCAAGAGCAGACTGATACGTAGCAGCATCTTTGTTCAGCATGTAGCGGAACTGTGTCTGTTGCTCGTCTGGCAATTGTGAATAACAAGCAGCGATACGTTTCGCTGAAAAATTGTCCAGGTTCTGTTCGGATCCATCACCAAATGTAATCTTGGCGAAGGATGCCTCTCCTGTGGGGTTGAGTTCAGATGTTGCAACCTGTAGTGCAACGTCCAAAGCGTCCTGTTGTGCGGTATTTTCTGTAATCATGTCAGTAGTCACTTCAGTTTCTTCTTTCTTAAGTTTCTTGGTCTGGTCGGATGCTTTCTTTTTAAAGTCAGACATACGTGCCTTCATCAAAGTATCCATCTCTTTAGTTTTATTCTGCATCTTTGCTTTCGCTTCGCCACGCTTCTTCTGCAGATCTTTTGCACGGTTCAGTTTTTTCATCTGACCGATCTGCTTCTGTGCTCTCTCGGTTTCCGAGGGCACTGCTTCAGAAATAGTTTGTGATTCTAGTTCTTCTTTCATTTTCTTACGGGACTGTATACGAGAGAGCATTGATTTTGCACCCTTGGTGCGACCGTCTACCTTATCTTGATTCGCCTTTTTATATCTACGATGTGACTTTGGATTAACAAAGACAAAAGCAGGGGGCATTGACAGAGCAGAGCCATCACCTGCCATCATTTCATTCATAGTAGATTTAGATTCTTCAGACATTCTTGATCAACGTCGGTGTTTAGAACTTCAGGTAAACGGTTAAGGACCAACATGAATGCTTTCAATATGGACCAATGTTTTGACTCTATCTTGTAAAACAATAGAGGCGTTGCAGCATCATCAAATACATTGTACATGACGATGATATGATTTAGTATGAGATGAACCTTCAACTCACCATGCATTTCATAACGACGAAATAATCGCTTGACGCACTTAATCTTATTTAGATCTTTTTTAAAGTCGTCGAACGTAACGGAGTTCGGGTTATTATAATTTTGAATAGCGAACATCAACCAGTTATCCTGGTTCAACTCATCGAACTTCATTTAGATTATTCTGCTGTAGTTAGAACTGCAGTAGCGGAAGTCACTTCTGGAGCACCATTGGTAGAGTTAAGCTTAACTCTGTAGGATCCTGCGTCATCAGCAGCATAAGATGCAATAGCATAGGATGCACTAGTTGCACTAGAGATATTGGTCCAACGCCCTGCTTCAGATAGTTTCTGCCACTGATAGGTGAGAACAGAAGCGTCACCAGGAGGTGTAGCAGTACCAACAACCGAGAGGGTGTGAGCATCACCAGCAGTAACTTCAGCAGTTGCAGGTTGAGTACCGATTGCAATTACTACAGATACATCTGCTGCTACAGCATCATCTGCCTGGGTCTCACTAGAGTTCGCTTCAGGATCAGCGATGGTTACCAACATCTCTGCCTTGTGGCGAGTGTTACCTTCCGTATCGGTATAGGTAAAATAGGACCACCAACCAGGAGCATTCAAACCGCGAGCTTTGTTCTCTGCGAGTGCTGCTTCGGTGTCATCAATAAAAATTGTTTGTTTTGCTTGCGATGATGCTGCAATGCCACGACCTGCTTTAGTCTTATTAGCATTGCTATCATCCTTTCCGTATAAGGACATGAGAATTCTAGGTCTACGTTAGTCTGAATATATTTATAAAAAAAGGGAGAGGCACTTGCCTCCCCCCAGTAGAGATCACTCTTCTCTTGCTTTAATTGCTGCAGTAACTGCTTCTAGAAGTTGATCATCCATGTCAGTTTTGGTCAACTTGACTGCTTTACCTAGGATGACTAGGCAGATGTCGATCAACTTTTCTCCGAGCTCTTCGTTCTCGGGGATCTTGGATACAGCGTCAGTGATAATCTTTGACGCTAATGGAAGTAAGAATGCTAGCATGATTTTAGGGGCATAGTATACGCCCCTATTTAGTCTGCCTTCTTCTGGCTCTTCATTGCCTTAAGAATGTACTTCTTATTCTTCTTGGTGTTCTCTTTATCCTCGGCAGCACCATCTTTAATTTGAGGCATTATCTCAACGGTTGCACCACCTTTCTTTGCAGGCTTGTCGTCACATCCGCAAGCCTCATTCACTTTTTTTCTTCTTCGATCTCCTTGCGAAGTTCTGCCTGCTCCTTCATCTTCTTGCTGGTGTTGATAATCTTGGAGACCTTCTTGCGACGTGCTAGAAGATACTTGTCAGACTTATCGTGATCACCATCGTTATCGATGTCCTTGTCTTCCTTACCTACAGGATCAAGTTTCTTCTCTTGAATCTCTTCTTCCTTGACACAGTTAGGAACTTCCTTGCCACCCTTTTTCTTGGTGCCCTTTGCCTTGTATCCTTTCCAACAGGTAGAAGCACCAACGTTATCACGCGCTGCCTTCATACCCTCTTCGATTACTTCTCTTTCAAAGATGTAAGTTTCGCCATCGAGCTCGAAAGAAATCTCTTCCTTCTTTGCTGTCTTTGCGCTTTTCTCGAAAGCGTCCTTTGCAGGATAGTTTTCTGAACCTGGTTTTGCGGGTGTACCACCGCGCTTTTTCTTTGCATGAATGTTAGCGTATAGTCCTTTCTTTGCTTCGGATACTGCTTCTTCGCGAGCAACAACCTTTGTAGTATCTTTGATCTCTGCACCGAGGGAATACTTCATACCCTGACCTGTACGTAGGTTAGCAGCAGGGTCTGGAGCACCTGCTCCTTCCTTGGGATCCTTGGTTGAGAAGTCATCCTCTTTCTTTTCCTTACCCGAAAGGTCAGGGATAGAAGTAGATGCGTCAGTACCACCTGCAGGACCAGGTGCTCCTAGTTCTTTCTTCTCTGGTGCTGGGATGGTAGCAGACTCTTCACTGATAGTAGACTGTTGGAATCCACTTCCTCCCATCCACTGTGCATAGGAATCCATCAATGCCTCTGAATAGGCATCATTATGTCGAACACTATTGACTGGTTTCTGTCTTTCCATTATTGAAAATACTACTTTTCCTTTCTTTATTTATGGTATCAACTACTTGCACAGCGCGGATGTCTTTTACCCATGCTCTAAACATGTCACCAGACTCGGTGATTGCGATGACATAGTTGACGCCTGACCTATGTATAATGCCTTTCTGTCCAGTCAGAGCATTGAATATAGTATCACCTTCAGCAAACGTATCTGTTTGTCTGTGCTGCTGACGGACTGCCTGCTCACGTAACTTTTTGAAGTCTTTCATTTAAAGTTTGCTGGCAGGTTTTCTTTAATTTCATTCATCATCATCATACAATGTTTATCATCCAACGCCCGAGGTATACCAGATCTAAATGTTTTGAAGTCAGCAGCAAATGCTGCCCTTCTCATCTTCGTTCCAGATATAGCAAACGTATCTCCGTCAGCATCTCTACTGCCAGAAGATTTGATCTCAAGTTTCCTAAAAGAAAACTCCGTTCCGTTGTATTTATGGAGGAATGACATGGCATTCACCCTATCAGATCCTACAAGGAACACTGCCTCATTATACCCTGCCATCATAAGGTCTTGTAAGATCTCCACGGGTTGTTTAGGACCCGAAAAGATTTTACCCTTATGCTCTGGGAACATCTTCTCCATGTAGAATAGTTTACGATCAGGTGAGAGGGGATTCTTTCCTTTAGTGTCAAAGGATTGAGAAATATAAATGCGATAATCGTGTCGTCCTGATGCACGTTTTACTCCATCAAAGTTTTCTTTGTGTCCCGTAGTAGGTGGTTGGAATCTGCCGAAAGTAAAGTAGCAGGTCTTACAGTTTAACGCCATTGCTTTTGTAGAGTAAAGTTGTTGAACGCAAACTCAAAGCGATTGACAAACTTAATCATGCTGCCATCTTTGTGCATAACATATCCTTCAGGTGTCGTCACCTTATATCCATTCTCTGTCTGGACATAGGTTCTGAACTCCTCAAGGTGGTCCAGTTTATCTATAACCATTTGCTTAAGATTTTGCAACTCTTTGTACAGAGCAATCATCATCTTAAACTTGTAGACATTATCTAGGAGATAGTTCTCACTCTCATATACCAGCGCACACTTCTTTGTTCTGTTAGCAACTGTCTTGATCTTTGCTAACTCCTTCTGCATCTTGGCATCGTAGAAATTTACCAGGGCATGGATCGTTTCGTCCACGTTCGTAATCTGTACTCCAGCTTTAACCTCGCTGTTGAAGAACTGTTTGACGAAGGTTGAGATGTGAAATTTCTTATCACCAGTGCTGCCCATATTGGAAACGAGATCGTCAAGAAAAGGACCAGTAATGGCACACATGCGTTCGATCTTTTGTACATGATTATCAAAGCGTTGTAATTCTTGCTTACTAAAACCAACTCGATCCATTGGTGTGTCATTTTTTATGACTAATGCATCAGTAGATCCAGTAACATCAGCACCTGCACGAGCTTGCATGTCTGCAAGGTCATCACCAGTGTAATGAGTGTGGAATACTACACCAATCTTTGCTCTACCTGCTGCTTTGCCGATAGGATGATCTACTGGAATACCATAGGTAATAGTGTTAGGTCTGAATGTGTACAGTCTCTCACCATTAACCGTCTCTGTTTTCAATGTGCTGTTAGTAAACATGAGGTCGCCTTGCACGACTCCATCGATACCTAGTTTACTAAAGTATTCTAGAGAGAACTTAAGTTTCTCTGCCAAATCACCTGAATAGTATGCGTCTACATCACCAGGTAAGAAGCATAGTTTTGGTTCTGTTTTGTTGAACACAGATTTAGTGCCAACAAAGAATCTTTTCGTGTATGGATGCACACCACAGATGACTGATGGAGCACCATCCCACTTGGTTTGCATGAAACCTTGAGACTCCTGGTGACCCAGCATCTTACGAAGTTCCTTCAGGAAAGCAACTGCTGCAGTACATCCTTCTGTACCATAGTTTAGCATTTCATCTTCTATGTGTTCTAGATGTTTTAATTGCTTAATGTTTGCCATTACTTCTTATAGTAATCCCCGTTGGTGTGTGTTGGGAATGTCTCTCCTCCACTCTTTGATCTGATATTAAATTTGAACTCATAGTTCTTTGTTTCAAATAGGATATCAACTCGCTTTCCTTTGCCGTTGACACCACCATAGTGAATCTCAATCTCATTGCCAATCAGAGCAGAAGAATTTGCCATGTATCTTCTGTCAACTTCATAGCAATGTACATCTGTGCCCGTGTAATGGACCATCCAATATCCATAACCTACACCAGATGCAATGAGTCTCTTCAATGCTCTGACACCAGAAGGTTTTAAAGTTACTTTCCTTCGGTGGTTATTTACTGTCGTTTTACCAGCATCCTTGCCAACATATTCTTTGAATACTGTCTGAAAATCTTCAGACTCAATACCAAACATGTTCAGGTATGCTAGACCAGCAGGTGGAATATCTCCTGTCTTGAAAGAAGTAGTGGGGAACAGTGATAGGTTATCTTTACCACCACCTCGGACACCACAGTTAAAGAAAGACAGTGTGTCTCCCATCTTAACTGACAGGTAGATTTCCTTTGTTGGTTTACCTCCCGCTGGTCCAAAAAGAAGTGTAATATCTGTCAGTGTTTTACCCATATCTAGGGTAGTAGAACCACCAGCAGAGATGTAGATGTCGTTAGCACCTCTCATCCTCAATGGTCTAGAACTGTTGTCACCACCAGCATGTTTAGCACCCTTAAATGTGAGCTTCGTTGCCTTACTTATCTTGTCAATGATCTGTTTCGCATGCTCTGGGTAAGGACCACCCGCCTCAAAATAGTGCTCGCAACTCTCGAAGAGATCTTTCTCGTAGTCATTACCTTTATTTGTTTTACCACCCTTCTTACCTTGACCACCAAATTCTGCTGTCTTTACTAGATCTTGGAAGTCAAAGGTAGCGGTGAGATGTGTGTCGCTGATGCCACCAAACACCTCAATGTTTCCCTTGCCACGAAAACCACCATTGTTTGCTAGCGACAAAATGTCCTGGCGCAGATACCTCTGTATTGTAGCATCTCGTAGGTGTTCAACGTCGTATCCAGACTGGGTGCCGTCCTTGAAAGTGACTGTAATTTCATAGATGTTAATGTCACCCATGTCATCGGCAAGCAAAAATCTACCACCCGAAGCGATCTTCCTGATCATCTTGGTGATACGCATGTCATACTCTTTGCCATTGCGGCAGAGATCTGCTAACTTCATACGAAAAAACCTCCCCTAGTATTTAGAGGAGGTATGAAGGTCAGGTAGATTCTTTGCCAAGGTATTCGTGCTTAAGGGAGTAGTGATGCTTGTGCTCTTTAGTGAGAAGATAGTATCCAACGATATTGCTACCATCATCTCGCCACCCATACCCGATTAGTGCTTCTTTAATGCCATGCCAATCAGGTGTCTTGTCAGTGTGCAGATAGTGGTTGAACTTCTCGTGCAAATTGATCATGGGGTGATTGCTTCTCCATATATTTTATCAGGAAAACCTCACAAACCTACATTATTTTATAATTTCTTTGGATTCAACGGTCATCCGCTGCTCGGTGCTCGGAGTAATAGATGTCAAACTGTCCACCAGGATACCGTTTCTCCAGTTTCTTGACGTTAGTCTCGATTACTTCCTCAAAGGAGACACCCAGTGCTTGAGTTGCTTGAGCGACATACCACAGCAGGTCACCCAGTTCGATGATCATGTGCTCTCGGTTGTCCTCGTTAAAGGGTTTGCCTTGGAACACCATCTTCTTAATGATCTCCAGGAACTCACCACCTTCAGCATTAATCCCAACACCAGCAGTAAGAAGACGCTCAATATTGGCACCATTTCTATCAAGTTCAACAATGCGGTCAGCAAAGTCAACGAAATTTGTTGAAGCATCGGACGTAACACCCGATACAAACTTTTCATAGCGTGAGAAATTGATTGTCATGTTAGATTACGAATTGAGAAAATTTGTCTAGTCTGGATTGCCTGTCGGAGATGTCCTCTAGGCGGTCAAAGGTCTCCTCTTCAGGAGCGTCGGAGGTGATGTCTCCATCAGCATCATCGACATTATACAACTTCATCTTCGACCTGTCAATCCCCACGGTGAAGCGGCGATAGTAGGTGAGATCGTTGTATCGGTTCTTGAGTTGTTTAACAATGATACGACCCGATTTTTCAAGTTCTTCAGTAGAAATGAGAGCAAGCATAAGGTCGGCAGTAGCAGGTAGACCAAAAGACTCACTGGTATCAGTGAGATCGACATCACTGTTACCGAAACCAGAACGAGTAGTTTGAGTAGCAGATACAATAGGTAGATCATGCTCGACAGCAAGACCACGAAGCTCTTCTGCAATCGCTTTAACATACGTGTAACTGTTGACAATGTGACCTTTGTATCGTGACGAAGCACAGATGTTGAGGTAGTCGATGAAGATAATTTGTGGTCTGAAGTCTTTCTTGAGAGCAAGATCACTCAACAATGATTTGAAGTGACCAGAGTGTGCTGATGCAGTAGGATACTCCTTGATAATCAACTTACCTTGAGACTTTCTACCAATTTCATTGACTCGATTCTCAAAGATTGTTTGAGGCATGGTGGCAATGTCCTTGATATTGACGTTCAACAGGTTGGCGTCAATACGTTCAGCGATCTTCTCTTCTGCCATCTCCAGTGTGATGTACAGCACGTTGAATCCAATGGATAAACATGATGCTGCCATGTGACACATGAACAAAGACTTACCTACGCCTGTGCCAGCGAGTGCAATGTTCAGTGACTTGTTAGGCAGACCACCTTTGGTAATGACATTCAGTTTCTCAATGTCAAATGGAATCTTGTTCTCTTCTAGGTGGTAGTAATCATATCGATCAGTTACTTGCTCGATGTAGTCGTGTCCGATGTGTTCGTCGAACGATACTGCGAGAGCGTTCTGTAGAATTGAGGGGATCGCATCCTTTGATACTTCCTTATCACCTCCTCCCTCTGCGATTTTGATAGACTCAAGTAGGGCGTTATAGACTGCCCTTTCTTGACACCACTTCTCCGTCGTGTCAACCAACCACTTGGTCTCAATATAATCTTCAGACATCTCGCCAAGAGACGAGACACACTGCGTATGAGTTTCTTCAGTAAGGTCATTACGTTGGTTCAGGTTGATAATTAAGACTTCTTTGGTCGGATACTTATCATACTTGTTAGAGAAATCTTGAATCTCTTCAAAGAGGACTCGCTCTGATAATTCTTGAAAGTATTCCCCCTTGATGAAGGGGACTACCTTCCGAAAATACTCCTCATTGCAAAGCAGGTTCCTCAAAATTGAGAGTTCAAGCTTCTCCGTCATCTTCTGCTCCGTACAAGAATGTCTTCTGTGCCTGTTTATCTAGTTGGGCAAGAACTTCGGGTGTGAAATAGTGCTCGGGATCTTTCAGGATCTGTTTGGCATAGACTTTCTTGCCGTCGATTTCATATCGACCAGCAACATTCTTCCACAGACCTGCTGCCTCACCGAGCTCAAGCAATCCATAGTGTTGTTCCAGACCACGTTCATCAAAGAACAGTCTTGTTTCAATCTTGGAACCTTCTCGGGTCAGACGAGACTTTTTAGCCTCGCATTTGATAATGTTTCCGATGAGTACCGTTCCATCTTTTTCCTTTTTCTTTCCGAGATAAACGATTGTAGAGGCGGAATATTTGAGACCACTTCCTCCTCCCATTTCCTTTGTAGGAACGTAAGCGCCGATGACATCATAGGTATGATTGGTAACTAACATTGGTATATTAGCCATGCCAAGCTTGAGTGTCAGGATTCTGAAGCAAGACTTAATCAATTGAGATTTTGTCATGTCACGAACTTGCTTGTCGTCCGTGGCATCCTGCACTTCTTTGTTGGTGGCTAGCATACCAAGAGAGTCTAACACAAACATCATGGGAACGCGATCGTCTTTGGGCGTTTCCATATATTTGTCCACGATCCGAACTGCTTGGGTTCGGAACTCTTCAATGGTATTGACAGGCATGATGATCAGACGCTTGGAATCGATGCCACGACTCTCGATCATGTTCCTACTAATGGCAGACTCGGTTTCAAAATAAATGACGCCAGCGTTAGGATTAGTATCAAGGAAAGAGCGAACGACAGAAAGACAAAAGAAAGTCTTTCCAGTGCCTGATTCTCCTGCCAGGGCAGTGATTTTGTTGGAAGGAATACCTCCAAAGATCGAACCACTAACAAGGGCATTAAAGATATAACTACCAGTATCAACAAAAGTTTCAACGTCACCAGCAGCAATGCCGTCAGATGCACGAGAAGCAAATTCATTCTTGGTGTCCTTCAGGATAGAAGATAAGAAGTCCATAATTAAAAGAGTGATAGTAGGGAGGTCGTTCGCTCGGAGTTCCAACCGATGCATTGTAGCACATTCTTGAGTGGTTCGTAAAACGACTTCTCGAACTGCATTTTGTGGTCGATGTACTTCTCGATCTGGAACTCGGTAGGGATCCTACCCATGAAAGAGATAGTGTTTTCCATGATGGGGTTTGGAAGTCTCAAGTACAAGAACTTAACCTTCTCACCCTCCTGAATGCTGGCATGTTTATGCTCAACTTTGTGCTTCTTTAGATACCAGTTATAAAGCAGGGCACCACGCACATGAATAGGTGTCCCCTTGTCATAGATGTCAGTTCTGTTGCTGTACTTCTTCAGATTATTACAACCACGAGGGAATGCAATGTCCTGGTAGTCTTGTTTCTTTGTCTCTTGCCTGACCTGTTCAATAAAATCAATGACATCATCGTTAGTGCCGTTGATAATGATGGTGTATGCCTTGAGAAGTTTGTCTCGGAAGTATGCAGGAGTAGATGAACGTGCCGTCTCCATACCACAGATCTTCATCTTGGGTTCAGAATAACGAACACCCTCACTGTCCCAGACGTTGAGGATATATCTCTTCTTGGCAGTCCAAATGCCTTTAGAAGCGATGTTCTCCCGCTTCATCTTCATCTTCTGCGAGTATGCCCGAACATAAGTGGCGAGCTCTTGGTAAGAACTTTCAATAAACTTCTCAAATTCCACCTCACACACCTTGTTAAGGAACCCAACAATGACTTCATCATCTGCCTCTCGTCCCTCGAATACCTTTTGCACCAAAGGACCCAGGTTAAGGTACATAGAATCGGTGTCGCAAGCAATAACGTAATCAATGTCATTTGTCTTCAGAATATTGTTCAAGTATGCATTGGTCTTGTCACTAATCCAACGGATAGACAACTGACCTGATAGTGTGATTGCTTCTGCAATCTCTAGACGATAGTAACGGAAGTGTTCATTGCCGATAGCACCATAAGCACTGTTCAACTGGATCTTCCTTGCCATCTGGATGTTGTTACAGCGAGAGATTTCCTTCTGTAGTTCAACTGTGGGAGTCTTCTCATACTGCTGCTTGGCAGCGAGCATCCTCTTCTTGTAGATGGTTCGTTCTTGATAGATCTTCTCCATCAGTTTGGGAAGGAATCCCTGCTTTTTGGTGGTGTAATAGGTGCCGTTAGCACACAGTGTGACCCCCTCCAAGGCACTCGTGTCTACCTCTTGGGCAAGTAGTCTATCGACGTTTGCAGACGGGTGACGACGGGGTAGCAGCGTCTCTGGCGAGAGGTTGTACTGCATAATGAGGTGAGGGTATAGGGAGTTGAGGTCAAAAGAGACCACCCAGTCATAAATCCCTGGAATAGGTTCCTTAACGTAGGCACCAGCATACTTGTCACTCTTTGTGTTGACATGTTTAGGGGGAATCGCAATGTTTTGACGAGCAAGATAGACATAGATGATGTTGTCCCACATTCGTACCTGTGAGTACACATCCTCAAAGTTTACTTTGGCATCATATGCCATGGTGATAGCAAGTTCTAGGAGTTTCATCTTGTCATCCAACCTGTCAACCAGGCGAACGTCAATGATGTTGTACTCTACAAACTTCTGCCAATCCTTTGTGTAGAACTCTTTGAAGGTGTCGTGCTCACTGTGGTCTAGTTTCTTCTGTCCTAGTTCCACAAATGCAATGTGGTCCAGACGATATGACTCTTGGTTGGTGTAGGTGAACTTACGATACAACTCAAGATAGTCTAGTGTTGCTACACCAGTGATATCATAGGCAAGTTGTTCCCTGCCTTTGATAAAGATCTTGCGTGGATAGATGTTCTTCCAAGGCGACAAGATCTTTGCAGATCCTGCACCTAGGATACGCTCAATGCGACCTACAATATAGGGCATATCGAACAACTGTACGTTCCATCCCGTAATAACATCGGGACAGTTTGCCTGCCAGTCATGCAGGAATGCCTTCAGCAGACCTTCTTCGGTCTGGAAGTGCATGTAGTTCACGTCCTTCTCTGTGCTTACAAAGGGACGTGAACCGTATACAGTAATCTTGCCAGTTGTGGAGTCTTTAATACTAATGAGTAGAATTTCTTGGTCAGCAGACTCAATGTCTGGGAAACCATTTTCAGCACCAGTCTCAATATCAAGGGTGTAGACTCGGATCTTGTTCATGTCCCACTTCATATCCTCATCAGGATACTCCTCAAAGATATACTGATTGAGGAAGCGAGTCTGACCACAGATCTCGAAGTCAGGGAGCTCTTTATGAGTCTCGATGAACTGTTTAGCGTCCCTGATAGTGCCCTGTTTGACGGGGCGAACACACTTGTTATCCAAAGTTCTCCACTCCTCTTGTTTTTGGGAGGGGAGGTACAGTGTAGGGTTGAACTTGACACGATCTTCAAAGGGTAGTCCGTGATCGTAACCACGAACTAGGATCGTGTTACCCGTCTGCTGCACACTGGTGTAAAACTTCATTCAGATTTCATTTCGTAATAAAGCGATGCGGTTTTGCCATCAGGTTCAGCAATCAAAGTGATGTCTGAAGATCTGACCGCCAACTCACGTTCATCGGAGAAAGGTGGGAAGGACGTGAGACCGTCCTCCGTCACCTCATAGGGGTATTTTAGCACACAATCGGGATCCCCGAACTCAACACCAGGGATCTCTTCAACTTCGCTGATCAACCAGCGACTCTCAAACCGAAGCAGTTTCAGCATCAGTCACCTCCTCGGAAGGAACGAAACCAGTCTCTGCAGCAACTGCAGCAGCTGCTTCAACCTGTGCCTCTTCCATAGCGACTGCTTGGGCAACGGTCTGTACATATGCTTGCTCCAGACCAGGGTCAACAGAACCCACAGCGAGAACAGCAGCGAAAGGAATCTTGAATTGTGTGTCTCCAGAGTAAGGCAGCCACTTGTTAAAGCGGACCTGAACATCCTGTCCATTAGGACCAGGTTCTTCTGACTTCTCGATGCCGAGGGTGTAAGGACGGATCATGACAAGACACACGGGCTTGCCATCTTCTTTGTTTTCCTCCCGAACTTCCTGGAGATCACAAATGATCTTGTCTCCAGTAGATTGGAGGACTACAATAGCGTTTGCCATAACGGAAAAATAGTGAACGACGTAATTTTACCACAAAAAAATGGGGGTGTCAACTGGATTTTGCCAGTTACCCCCGTGCGGCGACGATATGAAATTATTTATTCGAGTAGTAATTCTTTTGTTCCAGAGATATCATAAACAATTCTACGCTGGTGTTCTGGAATATATTTGTTTAACTGAACTACCAGTAGTCCATCCTCAAAGCTTACATCACCGACTTTAACGTCGTCCGAGAGTTGCCACGTATTGACAAATGATCGTTTCGATACTCCACGGTGGAGGTATTCAACTTCAGGATCTCTTGCCGCATTTTTAGTGGCAACTTTGAGAATGTTTGATTCTGTAGAGACTTCAATCTCCTCTGGTTTAAATCCTGCCAGAGCAATTTCAATGGTGAATTTGCTGTTGTCATGCTTGATTAGATTGTAAGGGGGGTAGTTAGTATTATGATTTGACATACTATCTAGTCGATGAAAAATATCATCGAGCCCTACAAAGTGAGGGGAATATATATCCCAAGCGTACTTGTTCATGAGTAACTCCTATAGTTAGCGAGTGTTTTTGTGTGGTCCCCGAAGGCAACCGTTGGCGTAAAAGGGGGACCTAGGTCCCTCGCCTTCTACACTACTAATTATAAGAGAACATTAAAAAAGTGCGGTAGTATTTACCACACTTTTTAAGATTAGTTTACTATACTTCAGTCTTTTTACGACCGATGTTGTATTTGGACTCAAGGATCCAATCATCTTTATCTTTAAATGATAGAACCTTAATTTGATTCAAGGGTGCAATATCTTCGATACGTTCTGCTTCCACCACAGATACTAAACCCCAGTCAGACAGTAACTGTGCAATACGATTACGTCTCTGGACATCATTCTGTGTAAGGTTTGTCTTCTTCCCATCTAGGGCGAAGAGTTCCTTAAAATGAACAATGTAGTATCTGCCCTGCTTATGAAGGATGTGGCAAGACTGGTATAGTTTGCGTTCTTTTCTAGAAGCAACACCGATACGGGTCAGAGTCTCACGAACCTTCAGGAAATCATCTGGTTCAGACAGACTTACTTCCACCATGTCCGAAGGTTGCCACTGTACTTCAATTTCAGTTGTCATCTTATTCCGCCTGTATCTAATAGTTTGGCTATCTGTTCAAGATCAGAATTCGTGAGGATACGTAGAGCGGCAAGTGCTTTGTTATGGTTATATCCATAATATTGCTTCACCAATTCAAGATGCTCAAGAGTTTCTTTCTTTGCCCAAGGAGCGTAACGCTTCCTAGGTTTCAAACTATTTATATAAAAGTCATATTGCATCTTCTTATCCAACTCGGGATGCTTGTTCATCTCATTGGCGAACAAAACAGCATCAGTGTGCTGTGCCATACACTTGTTGATAATAAAAGGAGGGTAACCTTTTACAGCACCCTCATCAGCGTCCATGATATTCTTCTTGGACTGGTTAATTGAATACAGATAATCTGTAAGTTTGTAACTCATGTTTTAGCAGTGACTCCTAGAACTTTAGCGTTGGGATTACGAGCAAGAGCAACCTCTCGTGCTTCTTGGTAGTCGCGAGCGATCACCTGTTCGGTGAACACGGTGCCTGCGACATAGAGTTTGACTTCACACTTCATAGTTAGTCAGCACCAGTTCGTGCCGTTTTGCTTGATCTGTATTATAACTCCCCACGCTCCTCATGGTGTAAGTGTGTGCAAATTCTCCTACTGTCCACCCCTCGAACCGTTCTTTGATAAGAGCAGACGAGTTGTAAGATATACATTGAGGACCAGCAAAGCGATCACAATCACGAGCGAAGGCATCATGATCGAAGGACTTGTGCATAGACCCTTTCCGTCCGTAGAGGTTATCTCTAATATCATATGGGGGGTCGAGATAGGTGAATACTGTCTCGACTGTCGGTAAAGAGCTCTTCATAAGATAGATTAGTAATTTTCCAGTTCTCGATCAGTTCTCCGAATTGAGGTAGTCTATCAATTCCACGCATCGAGAAATTGCTTTCTGACGCTTGCTTGCTGAAGGAGCTGGATTCAGTGAGACCAGAAAAAGAGCACTTGTTAACAACGTAAAAACTAATAGCACGAGTAAGTTTGGATGCTTGATCATCGTTTACTTTTTCCTTTGCTTGGTTGAATAGAACTCTAGCAGATGCTGGTTCGCAATACCGATACTTCAGTTGTACCAGTTGATCACGCATCTCTCTACCATTGTCACGCACCTCACACCAGAAGTTATACAATGGTTCGTACAAATCATTCACCCAGATATTCATCTTGGGATAACGCTTCGTGATCTCGATGGCAACACTACCACCACCGAGAAATGGTTCACGATACTCTCTTACCTGGGTAAGGTCGGGGAGGTATTGGAACAGTTTGCTTACCGCTCTGCTTTTCCCGCCTGGGTAACGGAGCGGTGTTTTCAATGACTTCATAATCAGGAGAATTGTACTTCAAATATTCACGAAAGATGTGCTTCATCTCTCGTTCAGTCATGCCACAGTGTCTGGCTGCAGCAGGTAAGTTCATTGTAGCACGAAAGAGACTTTCATTCGCCTCTTGTACGTTCTGGGGAGTCGTCTTCTTCATCGACATAACCTGCAAATTCAAATTCTTCAATTTCGCTAACTGGAACTTCGTGCTCACCAGCAATGAGATACCAGTGATGTCCTGCACGTTCTCCCAGATATTTCATCTGGTCTTCAGCAAACACATTCTCACGTAGTGCTGCTTGAATCTTGAGGTGGACAAGTTCTTCGTTACTAGGTACATTCATTAGAGAACCAGTTTCTTTTTAGGGGTGATTACTTTGGAGAATAGTCCTTCATATTGCTCTGCCAGATCAGGGTTGGGTTCAGTAACATACACGATGTAGTCTTTAGCAATCCTGATAGAGACTCCTTCCTTGGCAATAGGTGCCCATGGAGCAAATCCAATATGCCCTTGTTGAGCAGGCACTGCTACCACAATGTTCTCACATTGATAAGCATCATCAGTTTCTTCTGCAATGGTGGTGAGAACATCCTCACCAGAATACAGACGCATCAATACAGTTTCACTCATCTTTTAAATAGGTAGCAATAAGGGCAATTCTCCTTCCGTTGGAAGAAGATTCATGACAATGCTGGTAGGAACCATTAAATGTGACTGCCTTGTCTTCTTTGGCGGTCACACTATGCTCATTATCATCTTCATCATACACCAAAGTTCTGCCTTTGTCAAACTTGTTTAAGTAAATGATCAGATTCTCATGTGGATACTCGTGATCAACATGCTTGACGCTAGTACCTTCGGTGTCAAAGACTAGGTTGACAGCAATACGATAGAACATGTGTACTTCTATCTCATTCATACCCAAAATTTGTCGGCAAACAAACGCAGCAAGTCGCGTATGTTCACTCAACGATATGGTATATGGATTCTCCTGCCCTGGTCTCGCTAGAAAGCAGTGAGACATCAGGTGCAGGTCATCAGTTTGATTTTCAATTGTTGTTCCATAGAAATTCCATGGAAAATTAGGAGACATAATAGTCTCCTTCAACTGTTTGTATGCTCCTGTCTTGTAGTTTTTGAGCGTTGTGATCATTTGAAGTCTGGATTAATCCATTGAGACTCTTTGCCATTGCGTTCAACAATAACACAGAATGCGTCTGGATTTTCAGCTTTCATTTTTCTCAAAATTGAGTCTGTTCCTTGCTGATGACTAGGCATCTTGTAGTGGAACTCACGCTTCCGTTCTTCAGTGTAGTAGATGGTGACGTGGAATGCATTTACGGTCATAGTTTCATTTAAAGTCGCAACCAAGCATGACTTCGGTTAGGCATGCAAGTAAGTTAATTTCTTGATCGGCAACGAATGCGATCTGGTACTGATACTTGGCGATAATCAGCACTGCTTCTGGGATGTACTTGGGTTTAACATTCTCATAGAGAGTGTTATAGATCTTACGCATGACAATGTTTGGGTCATTGTCGATGTTGTCTGTCACCCATCGTTTGATAGTGGTGAACTCCTTGTTCTTCATCGCTTTCACAAGGTCATCCAGTTTGATGTCAGCAATATCAACCAGAATGTCTGTGTTGATAGCACCAGCAGCAGCGTGGCGCTGACACTCATTGATCAAACGACGCCAGTCTGGGTAGTATCGTTCGATAAGTTTGAGGAGAACTTCAGGTACATACTCACAATTGTTCTCTTCCAAGATGTTCTTCAAGCGTTTGAAGAACTTCACCTGTAGACCAGCTTGATCACCCTTCTTGATCTTGAAGTCAACCACAGTGCATCGAGAATGCAGTGGTTCGATGATCTTGTTAGGGAAGTTGCAAGTGAAGATGAACCGACAGTTGCTGTGGAACTCTTCGATAGCGGTCCTCAAGGACAACTGCACGTCATTGGTGGTGTTGTCTGCCTCATCGATGATAACGACCTTGTGGGCGCTGCTAGAGGACAGAGAGACAGTGCTGGCGAAGGTGCGAACCTTCTGTCGAATGGTGTCTAGGAAGCGACCTTCGTCACTACCGTTGATCACGATGTAAGAAGCACCAATCTCTTCACACAATGCCTTTGCAACGGTGGTTTTACCGATGCCTGCAGTGCCAGGGAGCAGCAAGTTAGGAAGTTCACCCTGTTCAACGAAACCTTTGAACACATCTAGAATGCTGGGAGGAAGAATACAGTCATCAATAGTACGAGGACGGTACTGTTCCACCCAAAGGAATTTTTTATCCATCATTAAATAATTCAATAGGTTCAAAAATTTCATCCATAGATCCTCTCCTGTGAAAGGAGTCTGGATGATTCATAATATTACCACGAATATACTCACCTGTCCCAGGAGACTTGGCAGTATAGAACATGGCTTTCTTTTTTACTTTACACCAATCAATAGCATAAAGCAATGCAGTTCCATCAATCTGACCGCTAGCAAAATCTGCAGTAAGTGTTACATAAGAGTTTGCTTCCGTCAGTAAGAACCCAACTTTGTCTGGTTTCATCCAATCTGGCATGTCAGGATGTTTCAACCAAGCACAAAGATAACTATCACAACACTCTGGTTTTGATGGATCGTCATGGATACCACAACCAGAATCGACTAGATATGGGCAAGGGTGACCTGGATATACTTGGTGTTCTTTTGCTTGGAGCGTTAGATTTCCCCTACAACACAGAGTACACCCCCCACATTCTCTAGTCAAGGTTCAAGTGCAATAAGGTATTTCAAATCAAGACGCTGGTGCTTCCAGATGCTTGCCCACTTCTCTTTCACCTGAACATGATAGTCACCTGTGTGTAGACGCAGGTTCTCCATCTTCATGCGAAGGTGGAACTCACCAGTGCTATTACCAAGAACATCCTGTTCGTAAACGTTACAGGTGTCATCTTCTTTGTCGAAGAGTTTGATGGTAATCTTGCCATCAGCATCAGAACAGAATGCAAGGTCGGGAAGACAATACACCTGGGATGCTTTCTGCAATGCCTGAATATCTTCTTGAGAAATATTGAACTCAAGGTCAGTTTCAGGTTCAGAGATGTCTTTCTCTGGTGCTGCCTTCAGCGTGATCTCTGGATCAGAGAAGTAGTAACGTGCTTTCCTGCCGTTACCGACAATGTTCACATACTTGTTGCTTTCAAACTCAAGCACTGGCGAGTCGAACAGACTCAATCCAGACAAGAACTCTGACAGATCATAGATGCCAAACGTCTGTGGAAAACTTTCCTCGCACTTGAACTGGGAGATGACATTCTCACCAACACTAATGGTTTTAAGAGTATTACCCTCACGGATCATGATAGAAGCATTGATTGTACAAAAGTTCTTCAGGATCTGGTGGGTATCTCTAGATAGAATCAATTTACTCATTGGTTGTAGGGTTCAGTAACGTTAGACTTGTCAGAGAAATGCAAGAGAAGCAGACCGTAGTGAAGGATCTTGACGATATCACGACGGGCAGTGCCCTTCTTGTCATACCTAGAAGCATACTTGAGGATGTTGCTACGGCAGAATGCCTCTGCATCACCACATGCTTCGATCAGGTCTAACGTTTGAATGCTGTCGTTACCAGCAGAATAGTGTTGTTCATAAGTTGCAGAAATGTAATCACGTAGCTCCTTTAACAGAGCATCTTCATTATATTTGAAAGTCATGCTTGATAGATGTACTCCAGTTGATTATGATAGCACCTCTCAACGGATCCGTCAAGGGTCTGAACATAGAGTTCCAGACCCGTACCGCCGAGGATTTTGACTGACTTCCCAGTCTTCAGCATTGCAATGCTACCGATGTAATTATGCATCTTGGTCAGGTGATTCGGCATTCTCATCAATTTTGTCGTAGAGTTCAATAAAGGACGTTTTGGTTTCTTCGTCGAAACGATTGGTGCAAACTTCGATAGACTTCATACGCTTACCGAAGATCTTGTACGCTTGGACAATGTGGACCAGGCGGCGAGTGCTGATCACCTCATCGATACCACCATCACGAAAGGTCTTGCGAATGATGTCTGCCCAGTCTACCAGTTTGGTGACGAACTCATCATCTTCACAGAGTTTTGAAAGGATCTTCGATTCAACAGCAGGAGTAGGATACTCTTGCTCGAAGGTGATTGGGAAACGCTCAAGGAATGCTTCGTTCAGAACGTTGGTGCCAATGAAGCGACCGTCATCAGAACCCTTACCCTTGGTGTTTGCAGTGGCAACCACAGTGAATCCATCAGTAGGTTGAATGAACTTACCAATCTTTTTCAGAAAGATTCCCTTTCCTTCGAGCACGGATTGTAGACAAAGGATTTTGCTGGAGGCAAGGTCAATCTCGTCAAGGAGCAGGACCGCACCGCGTTGTAACGCTTCGATGACTGGACCGTTATGCCATACAGTGTTGCCGTCCACAAGACGAAACCCACCAATAAGATCGTCTTCATCAGTTTCTACAGTAATGTTTACACGAATCAGTTCCCGTCCGAGTTGAGCACACGCTTGCTCGATACCGAACGTTTTACCATTGCCCGAGAGACCCGTGATAAACGCAGGGTAGAAGAGACGGGACTTAATAATTTTTTTAATATCAGCGAAATCACCAAACTGGACGAAGGTATCATCTTTCTGGGGGATAAGGTTGAGTTCTACTGCAGGTTCTGCAGCGGGTGCATTATATTGTACTTCAATTTGCTCGGCAGTGAGACTCCACTTACCATATCCGACCTTGTATTGATCAAGGCGTTTGCAGATGGTGGGGTAGGAGACTCCAAACTCATCAGCAGCTTTCAGAACTGCTTGACTACCAAACTCATTGCCAAAGTTATCGGAGAGATACTGGGTGAGGACAACAGGGTCGATGTTAGCGGAACGAGGCATTGGTCTTTGTGTCGATGAACTTATTATAGGGCATGATGCCCCTGAAACCAGGGGCAGTGGACGGTTTTTTAGGCGACCATATCGACAAAGGAGGACAAGATTTTCTTGTTCGTAGTCTTTGCCTTCAACATAGTCTTGAATGCCTTGGCGATCTGTGCCTTGGTAGCATCTTCCTTGACTTCAAACTCGGAAGATTGATTGACTGAAGTAGATGCAATCAGGTACAGGGACTGGAATCCAAGTTGCTTGGTGAAGACGAAAGACTTATCCTTTCGCCACTTCTTAAGAACGTTGTCGGCAGTTTCATTGTATGTATTTCGATACAAGTAAGAAAAATCACCACCAGTCAGGATTCTGAAACCAAGGAAGTTCACGTCAGGATAGTTTTGACGCAAGTTCTCAAGCAAAAGAGTGGTGATATTGTCATTGAAATTAGAACTAACAGAGCGAGAAACGTGTCCAGTCTTACGATCACGCAGTCGAACGTCATGAGACACAGCACGTTGACCCCAGTAGCAGTGACGACCTTCAGCTTTGATAGAAACATTGTAGCTGATGTTGTTTGACTCACCATCAGTCAGAATCACAGTGTTGATCTTCTGAACACCAGTCATTTTCTTGAACATGGGGATGATTTCATGCAAAGAAATGATTGATTCGTTCAATGGAGTGCCACTCAAGTCCAAACCAGCAGGTGTAGTGACACCATACATGTTCATGAAGTAACTGATGCTGAACAGATTGCAGCACTGACGATCAAAATTCTTGGTGTTGGCACGAGATGACAGCACATTCAGGAGAGAAAACCGCTTGTGGAAAACTAATTTGTTCTCCTCACGGACACATTTCTCTTCCACGATTGTCGGGTCATAGTCATGCTCATCTGGGTCAAGGAAGCGACGGTGCCACTCATATGTGAAGGCATAAACCTCAAAAGGAATGTTTACCTTGCGACAGAACCACACCAGGGACAGCAATTGCTTGATTGTGTCCTGAAGATAGTTCGACATGGACCCAGACCAGTCAAGAATGAAGATCATTCCATGGTTTTTACCGTCAGGAAGGATAGAAATCTTCTTGAACAGGTCCTCATTGTACTTGTATTGGTGCAGTTTTGCTGTATCAAGCACACCAGTACGTGCAGTTGTAGTGCGAGCATGAGAGTCTGCTGCCTTCTTACACTCAAACTCTTTGACCAGGTAACCTACCTCTTTCGCTGCTGATTTCTTGTACTCATTGTACTTGTTAGTGACAAATCCGATGGGATCATCGTAACGATTGTGTGCATTTTCAGCATAGTGTGCCTCAATGTGCTTCTGAAGCACTGCGTGGTCCACAATAATCTGGTCGATGTTCATCGTAGGAATCTCAACGTACACAGGATCAGAATGATACGGTGCATTTTCGACTAGATCTTGGACCTTTTCATCGAAAGAACGTTGAGTTTCAGCAGTGTCACCACCAGCAGAACCACCAGCTGCTACTTCACCCTCTCCTAGTTCACCTTGATCATTGTCAGGTTGCTGCACAGATTGTGCGCCATCGTTACTTGGAGTATCACTGGGTTGCTTGGATTCTTGTGACTCAACCTTCTCCATAGTGCCTTGAGCAGCACCAGATTGTGGATCTACAGGTGCATCTACGTGCTTTTCCTGCTGGGAATAGGCATAGATCTCCTGACAGACAGCAATAACGTCGTCAAAAGTCTCACAATTCTCCACTTTCTTCACCATCACACGCTCCTCATCACTGAAAGGCATGGCAGAGAAGGCACCAATCTTGCAGTGGAGATTGATACGGTCGATGAAAGAGATGTTATCCAGTGCTTCATCGTTGATCGAGAAGAAGTCTTGGTTGTCGAGTTCTTGGTAACCTTTGAAGAAAGTCTTGGACAAACCAGGGTATTTTCTCTTCATTAGTTTCTCGATGCGAGCATCTTCCACCACGTTGACATAATCCTTGGGCACCTTTGCTACCTCTGCCCAGTCAATGTTGGGTGTGTAGAGGGCATGACCGACCTCATGACCCACCAGCAGGTCGTAGACGCTGTTAGAAGCGTTCCAGATGGGCAGGGTAAGGACACGAGTGTCAACATTGAAGGACGCTGTGGGGACCTTACGATGCTCAACCACGAGGTTCTCTGTAGCGAGTAGGCGAGCGAGGTTACCTTTGATTTCTGCGGTGTTCATCGGTCTCTTGCGTTGATGCACATAGTATATACAAAAAAAGGGTGCCCGAAGGCACCCCTAGACCGCTTCTGCAAGTGTCTCCTTGACGACGGAGAAGTTCTTGACCTTCTCACACACGAGAGTTCTGTCGAATTTCCCCTCCAAACTCTCCTTGTGACTGATGACGAACACGTTTGTATTGTCATCGAAGTTGCGTAGGATCCAACCTAGTTCACCAGTGCCGTTGTTGTCAAGAGAACCATCAAAGATTTCATCGAGGATAAGGATGTTAGTGTCAACGCTATTCTTAAGTTTAGCGATAGAACGCCAAGTAAGCAGCAGAGCAATATCAATACGAGCTTTCTCTCCCTCGGAGAAAGATTCGTAAGAAAAGATATCCCTAAACCGCGACTTGATCGTTTCCTCAAAGTTCTCATTCAATGCGAAGTTGATGTAGAAGTCCATGTTCTGAAGATACTGGTTGATGAGTTTGTTCATCACTGGCAAGTATCTCTTGATGATTCTGGTTTTGATACCATTATCTTTCAGGAGATGAGATGCTGCTAGCAAAGTGTCTCTATCTTTTTTGACGAGGGCAATTTGCTTCTTCAGGTTATCACGTTCTTCCAACAAGTATTTTAACTTCTCTTCTTCCTCGGAGTTATCATCTTTGGAATTTTGTAATGTTTCTACATCTGTCATCAGTTGCCTGACGTTCTTATTGATGCGTGTAACAGTAGCATTGTGACCAGCAATCTTCTGCTGGATGTCATTCAACTCCTTGCTTTTGACCAGGTGTTGTTCACTTCTCTCTTGCTCATCGAGAATGTTGCATCGAAGTTCTTCGATAGCGAGGACAAGTTCTTTGACTTGACTTCTAATGATACCTGATTTGTTTTCTTTAACTTCTTTAGATATAGATTGACTACACGTAGGACATGTGTCGTTCTCCTCAAAAAACTCGTGCTGTTTCTTGTAAGTCGTACATTTGTTTGTAAGTTTTCCTTTCAAGTTGTTTAAAGTCAGGAGTTTCTTGTTCGCGCTTTCTAAACCACTTAAATCTTCATAAAGTTTTTCACTTTCTTCATGAAGTTTGGATACGGATCCTTGACAAATCTCTTCTTCTCCTAACAATTTGTCAATGTACTGCTGCTTCTCTTTGATCAGGGACTCATCACGAGTGGACAACTGATCAATCAACCGACGTTGCATGTCAATCTTTTGATCTGCCATGTCACAACTGTAATCAACCTCTCTCATCTCTTCAGTAGAAGACTTCATCTTATCTTTGAGAGCGATGTTCATCATCGAGAAGATCTGGATGTCCAGGATGTCTTCAATAATTTCTCTACGCTGTGCTAGAGGCAGTCGCATGAACGGAACGAACGTTGACGAACCTAGCACAACGATTTGAGTGAACGACTTATAGTTCATCTTCAGGATGTTCTGTTCCAGATGCTTCTGATAGTCAGCAGCATTACTGGACTGATCTAGCATTGCCCCATTCTGCCAGATCTCGAACTTCGCTGGTTTGATACCACGCTTGACGACAAATTCGTTAGGACCAATCTTGAATTCGATCTCCACCATACAATCCTTTTCATTGACGCTGTTGACCAGCATCGGTTTGTTCACTTTACGAAAAGGTTTACTAAACAAAGAAAAGGTAAGGGCATCCAAAATGGTGCTCTTACCCGCTCCGTTAGTACCAATGATAAGATTGGTTTTGTTGGCAGTCAGATCGACTTCAGTAAAGGTGTTGCCAGTAGAAAGAAAATTCTTCCAGCGAACTTTTTCAAACGTAATCATGGAAATTCGTCAGGGGGTATAATGAAGTCGTCCACTGTGATTATAGCATACTTTTGATCTCTCTGCTCGCATGCTCCTACTATTAAATTCTTGTCTATTTCTACCAATGCTAACTGCAGTCCAGTCTCACACTCGGTCAACTGAATGGCATAACGCTCACAGTCATCCAACTCATCAAAGATCGGCACAACGTGGTCTCCACTATCTCTATCGACTATAGAGAACACACCTTCTGGCTTGTCCTTGAGAGTTAAGATGTAAGACATTAGACCATCTCGCAACTTTCAATATATAGCGATCTCATCAGTTTCTTCAGGTCAGATTTCTCTACGGTCATCTCTACCTCATCGATGTACTCATTGAGTAATGTCAGTGTGTCTTTGACTTCCAGGTCTGGTTCCTCTACGTTGTCTTCATCAACCAGAGTCTCTACAACTTTGATGTCATGCACACCTGCATTGTACAGGTTTTCCACAACCTTCTCAAACTTGTAGTAGTCACGCTTCTCTTCCACAACCAGTTTGACAAAGGTATCTTTGTACTCGGTGTAGTCTAGAACCATGTCCTTATCTACATCGTTGTAGAAGACCTTCTTGAAGATGTCATATGGATTCTTGACCATGCGAAGTTTGTTTGTTGCTGGTTCGTAGAGATGGAATCCACGTTGGTCAGCGTAATCATTCCAGAACATCTGGTAAGGATTGCCAAGGTATGTGATGTTACCCTTGCTTGACTTGTGGTGAAAGTGACCAGAGAAGACTTGCTTGAAGTTCTTATAGACCTTGGGGTCCATACCGTGCTCCATCTTCATGCCTGGTGTCACTTCAAACCCATCAAGTTCAAGGTGACCCATCACAATTTTCGCATCTGTCTGCTGGAGATGTTCCATCGTGGACGCTTCGTTCTCCCTATTGATCCAAGGGACAAAACAAATTCTCGTGCCCTCAATAGTAACAGTACACACCTCATCGTACACACGAATATTGTCATAGTTACCTAGCAGCAGGTCAGGAGAGTTGATGGAGTTTGTATTCTTGTAGTACACACAGTGGTTACCCAGGATTGTGTGTACAGTGATACCCATCTCTTCTAGGCGATCAAAGTAGTGAGCACGGATCCTGTTCCAGACATTGAAGTCAATTGCTTTGCGGTTATCAAACGTGTCACCTAGATCGATGATCTCTTTGATTCCTTTCTTTTCTAGTGTAGGGAAGAACACATCCTCATAGAACTTGAGGAAGTAATTCCAGAATGCCTGACTACCCTTACGACCATCGAGATGTTGATCAGTAATAAGTGCAATAGTCATCTGTTCATTCTTGTTTCAATGTTTTCTTTAATGCTACCCATGTCGGAGTAAGAGGCATTCATGCCTGCCATGTCACCATCATACGTGTCTGTGTGCATGATCTCCTGGTGTCCAGACTTCTCTAGGATCTTACTCTTGATCTCTAACTGACGCTTCTCTTTCTGAATGCGACGAAGGAAAGCATAGTAGATGATCTGGGTGAAGTAAGCAAACGGGTTAGAAGATTTCTCTGGATCGAAGTTAAGGATGTACTGAATACAGTTCTCCACACCATCGCAAATCATGTCCTCTCTGAACATGTAGTTGACAAAGTTTGGTTTGTATGATAGGTGTGTAGCAATCTTGGAGAAGCAATCACCTAGGTATTCATAACATCGTTTAAACTTGACCGTTGTTCTTCTATCTCTATGGGTACGGTAGTACCTGATAGATTCAAGGTATGACTTATGTCCCAGACGTTCACCATCCAGGAAGAAATCCCGCAACAGAATCACGGCAGCAAGGAACTCCTTGTTGTTTACGTAATACTCTGTCTTTGTTCTGGTTTTCTTCATACCATACCGTTTGCTTCAGACAGTATAGTACAGAATGTACTTAATGTCAACCTCAACACCATTTTCCATAGGGGCTTGACAAATACACCTAACACCTATAGAATAACTCTGTCAAGGGTTCAAGATCATTATAGCTATTAATTAATTACTAACTATTATTAAATAACTTCTCTAATTTTTTCTTTTGATCATTAACATTACCTAGATATCCCATTTCTTTTGACATCTTACTTATAGATGAATCTTGTTCATCACTTAAATGACGTTCATAGAAACCTACTATCCTTTCATCTGACTCTGTTAGAGTCACTACTTGATTCATTTTTATAATGAATAGTTCTTCATAAGAACTAACTACCCAATCACTTAATGAGAATCCTTCTACTAATCTACCATTCCTTTTTTGATTTGCTCTAGTTACTAGTAAAGGTTTCTCTACAAGTAAACAGTCTTCTTCAGTCAAGTAACATACTTTAGCAATAATTTCTTCATTAGATGTTAGTTTTAATGTTGCATAGAATTCGTCTTCCATACTTACCTTAAGTCTATGTTTATAGTTTCGTACTTAAAGTTCTCTTCCTGATATATTGTTACTCTTTCGTAAAGATGTTTCAACGTATAGTTATCTTTACGACCAGAGATATCGTCAGCGATATCATACAGTGTAGCAATATCTTTTCCATCTCCTTTACGTAGGACTCTACCAATTGATTGTAAGTTCCTTACTCTAGATTTGGAAGGAGAAGCAAATACGATGTTATGTAATTTTTTGATGTTGATGCCTGTGGAAAACGTACCGTAAGATGCAATGATGACAGCGTTAGATTCGCTTTCTGTGATTGCCCTTACTTGTTCCCTATCCTCTGTATCAGTACCACCATGGACGAAGAATACTTTTCTGTCGTCACTAATGTAATTATTTATTAGTTCGTATAAAGGGTCACCATGCTTCTCCACATAGTTAAAGAGAACTAATGTGTTGCCTTCAATATCGTTGACAAGATTTTTGATTAGGTTATTTCGCTTCTCATGTGCTACAATGTAGTCCATCTCCTCATGGTAGTCAGCGAAGTATTTGTAGTCATGTTTACAGACTAGGATCTTGATCCGTAGGTTAGAAAGGAACCCTTTCTTAATAAGCGAATCTGTCTTCGTAACCTGTTCACATGCACCAAACAAACCCTCCAAGACCCACTTATGAGTCTTGCTACCATCGAGGGTCCCTGTGAAACCGAAACGATACTTGGCGTTGTGGAGTTTGGTGAGGATACCTGTGAGTGACTTTGCCTTAAATAAATGTGCTTCGTCACCGATAACACAGTCAATGTCGTCAAAGTATCTTTTGGGAAACTTGTAGATTGATTGCCAGGTTGAAATAACAACTGGTTTATCCGTATTTTTATCCTTGCCAGAGTATATGGTGTGACAGAATTCGTCTGCATTCCATCCATAGTCCTTAAAATCCTTTATCATTTGTTCTACCAAAGAAGTCGTAGGAACGATCAGTAGAATCTTCTTACCCGCCGATGCATAATAGCGAACGATGGAATAAATCATAAGGGATTTACCAGATCCTGTCGGTGACAAAAATAACCCTCTGTTATTCTTGAGCGCCTTGTACACAGTCATGTACTGATAATCTCTAGGCTTATACTTACAGATATGTTTCATGTAATCTGCAACAGCAGGGGGAGAAACAAAATCGTTCTCCACCTCTACCTCACCATACCAGTCATTATCCTCGTATCGGATAGCGTACTGTCTCTCTTTGCACCACTCTTTGAGGTGTGACAAGAGACCATGATACAGTTCACCTGTACCAGGTGAGTACAGATGGATCATTCCATCCCAGTATCTGTATCGTGGTTGACGCTTTAGAAACTTTGCCTCTGGTAATTCAAAGGAGAAGTAGTCTGCCAATTCACGATGGACATGAGGTTCCGATGAGATCTGTAGATAGACCTCATTCTTTTTCTTGACAACTAGTTGAGACATTAGTTTCCATTAATAAATTTTTCCCATTCAATAGCACTCTTGATCTGGAAACCTCTGTTAGAGATTTGCTTCATCACATGATCGAGGAAGTATAACATTTGATCAATGTACTTGACCTTTGCCTCGGTGTTGATGAGTTCGTCATCTGACTCCAGATACACCTTCATCTTTTCTGATGTCTTAATACTAGTACCAAAAGGTTTTTCGGCGTAGGTTTTAGCGTCAGCTTCTCCACCGTAGTATTCTCTCTTATCTCGTAGGAGTTTACGATATTCAAACTCCAGTGAGGTTTTGATTTGTGAGAGATCTGTGTAATGGTTTAAGTATTTATTGTGCTGGAAAGGGATCTCCAACGCAAGACGTGCCAGATCTTCAGAGTATTGTTTGTTCTTAAATTGAAAATCGATTTGTGTATCTTTGGTCCACTCTTCCTTAATTGATTGGAAGCGTTGATGTAAGGAGTTGAAATTCATAAAGGTTGCATTGACAAATCATTCACTGTGTACCTGTGATACTTAAAGGTGACAGTTGCAGTAAAGAATTCAACTTCACTGACCGTGGCATCAAAAGGTATGCTGGTTAGAGATACTGGAATCAAATTCTCAAAGTTCACAATAAACTGTGGATTGAAATTTGATGTCAGAATCATGAGGTTCCCATCAGAATATCCTTCTGGTTCTCCTGCAAATGAATCTGCGTTACCGTAGTCTCTAATCCAATTCCAAACGGACATGTAATTCTTGAGGTCTTCATCAATGATGAATCTCAATGACAGGTCTCCATATTCTACACCACCGCCAGGGATAATGGGGGCACTTCTGAACGGTGTTGCCACTTCGACAACTGGCATGTTTACATCAGGAATGCTTGCTGATTGACAGAAAAAATCCACCCCTTCAAATCTTTCCATCCGAAAGGTAAAACCTGTTGGGGATAGAAAGTTTCTATTGGATGGTTGTTTCTTGTACCAATCAGCAGTCATGTCAACTTCCCAAGCACTACTATTTAGCAGTCGTTAAAGACCCCTCCTACAGTGGATCCTAGAGATGACCCTGCCTTCTGTCCTAGGAGAAGTGCCCATCCACCTGCTAACCAACCCACGTAGGGGATGCTAGCGACCGCTGGGACGGCGACACCAGCAGCTATAGCACTACCTGCCATCGCACCTTGAGATCGTGCTCCAGCGTCCGCCGCGATACACTCGGCGCTGACACCTCCTGTCTTTCCCACTTCACCTATTTCACCTCCGATGTTGCGAGTGCCATCCATGGTGTACTGGTCTCTGCGATACTCGTCACGCATTTCAGTACCACCACGACCAAAGAATCCCTTCCTCTCTTGATTGAGTCGAAGTGATTTTTCTGATTCTAGAATAGCAGGATCGTTTGCTTTGTATTCAATCTGGTATCCGTCCTTACCTGCTTTGATACTGTAAGATGAATAGTCACCACGAGGAATGTTGATGGTTGGAACCTGTGGTACAGTTGGTTCTTCTGGTCTGTGAATTACATATCCGATCAGACCGATGTGTGATACAGCAAACAACGCACCAATAGTTCCGATGAGAATCTTGAACGTTGACGGTTTCTTTGTCTCTGTCTCTGTTGATGGTTCTACTTTCTTTGCTGCTCGTCTAGCGTCTGCTTGTGCTTTCGCTTCTTCTAGGGATGGCATAATAACCCATAGTAAATTCTAACATCTATTTATTCAAAACATAAAAAAAGCGCCCCCGAAGGGACGCTGTGTAAACCTGGTGATGAATCACATGAGGTTTGTGACTTGTACACGTCTGTAGTACATGTTTGCATTTGCGGTGAGCGATTCGCCATCGGGGGTGCCGTTGTATGCACCGTTGGTGGTGACGAAAGGATTGCTGACCATGCCGTAACGAGTCTTGAAACCAATCTTTGGTTGGAAGGTATCAGGATCGATAGAACGTACCATCTGGAGAGGTACATAGGGGCAGTAGAAGAGACCTGCATCATAAGGGGAAGTACCCTTATAACCGATAACATAGTAGTGCTTGTCGGAGAGGTTCGCTGCATAAGGATCAACGTAGACCTTGATGCGACCGTTGATAGTACCTACGGAGAGGTTACCAGTGTCATCAACATCACCGATGGAAGGACCACCAGCGCCAGTTAGACCGCTGCTGTAGTCGAGAACTCCTGCCATTGCCAGTGCCGAAGCGACATCAGCAGAACAGATCAGGAAGTTGCCCTTTCCTCTACGAGTCTCTTGTGCGATTGCGTTAGCGTCACGCTCGATCTGGAAGAGAAGTCCTTTGAATTTCTCAACAGACCATCTGCCGTTGGAGTCAACGTCGAGGTCGAAGATGCCAGCGTTAGCAACGTTGTTTTGAGCACCTTTCTTTGCAACTGTGTAGACAGTACGGACGACTTCACGGTTGATTTCTGCGAGAACTTCGCTAGAAAGGATGTTAGCAAGTTCTTGCTCTGCATCCAGACCATGGATCGCCTTGAGGTCTTGTGCCAGTTCCAAGGTGTATTCTGCTTTGAGTGCTCTGGACTTTGCAGTCACAGAAGTCTTCTCAATGCTGAATGACATCTCACGGAACAGACGGGAAGCTTCGCCCATCTTCTCCAGGTTCTCACGGCTCATGCCACGACCTACTTCGTAGGTTCCAGGGGAGGAGTCGTTAAGGAGTGAAGGGTTGTTGCCTTCGGAATCGCCACCAACACCAGCGCCAGTTCTAGGAGTATAAGCTCCAGCAGAAGCGTCGTGTGCAGCAGAGAATCCAGTGTCGGGCTCGTTGAACAATGCCTCTTCGCCGCCTTGGTTCTCGTAGCGGGAACGCATTGCGAAGATAAGTCCAGTAGGACCAGACATTGGTTGGACGCCACATACGTCATATGCCATCAGGTTAGGCATTGCACGACGGACGAGGGAGATCAGTACAGGGTCGAAACCTGCAAGACCTGCAGTGTTAGCGTTGCCGAGTGCGCTGCCAGCAGGAGAAACAGTACCAGCGCCTAGGCTGTTAACTGCAACTTCGTTTAGCATGCCGCGCTCTTCGCGCATGAATCTTTCTTGGTTCTCCAGGAGGACAGAGGTGACAGCCTTCTTATAACGGTCTCCGATAGGCGAGGAGCCTTCGTGACCTAGAACAGGTGCCCACTTTTCCTGAAGCTTTTCTGCGTTAAACATTTTAGCTTGTTAGGGTAAGGAAAATTTATAAAATTATTATCAGGAATTCCAGCGATTAATTGCTTGGAGGTACTGTGCCATTGCTGGGGATACCTCTTCGCCTTCGACTGGTGCTTCGTCAGTAGCTTCTACAGCAGGGGAAGCAGGGTTTGCTGGGAAGTATGATTCACGGAGGGTCTTAACCTTCTCTGTAAACTTCTCTTCAGATTCAAACTCTACGCCTTCTGCTAGAGATGCCAGCTTGTCTTTTTGAGTATCTGCCAATCCTTCCGAAACAACGTTCAGAATTACAGTTTTTGCAGTCTCATCTAGACGACCTTGAAGTTTCACGTTGCGCTCAATTTGTTGGTTGAGGCTGTCTTCCATCTTACGAATGTCTTCAGTCAATCCTTCGACAACATCAACTTTGTCGTCGGGGATGTTAATGTAATGCTCTTGGAAGAGATTCTTGAGTCCAGAGATGAAGTCTTCGGTAATTTCGTTACGAATACCACGATCGATGGATACTTGGTTCTCTTCTAACCATGCTTGAATAGCGTACTTGATAGTACCGCCAACCTCTTCTGCAAGCTCACCCTTAACGGTTGCTACTTGCTCGGAGAGACGAGTCTCAAACTGCTCTTCGAGTTTTGCCCACTCTTCAGACAGTTTGGATTTGACTGCTGCTTCAAAAATTGTTGCTGCTTTCTCTTTGAACTCTTCAGAGAGTTCTGTTCCTTCGGTGAGTGCTGCAACATCTGCACTCATGTCAAGGGATTCAAAGGAAGGTTTGATGGGATATGTTACATCAGGACCAGTGCTGGTTGCATATGCTGCGTCAGCACCAACGGTTTGAGTCTTGCCCTGATCGCCAGGATCATTGATGTTAGCGGTCTGTGCAGTACCATCGCTCTGTGCGCCTTTAGCACCAACAGGAGCAGATGCTTTAGCACCAGGATTATCCTCGCCCTCATCGTTTCCGTCTGGACGTGGACCACCGTTGTCGGTGACTGACTGTTGAGCTCCGTAACCATTGACAGCATCAGTGCCTACAGTTGCCTTACCTTCACCAGCTCCAGCTTTGGAGTTGACTTCGGTCTTGGACTGGCTAGACGCTTCATAACCGCCACCACCAGGAATAACTGCTGCAGATACTGTTGGCATAGGATCGCCCGCTTCTACAACTAGACCTGATTCAGTTACAAACTCCTCAAATTTTTCCTTTAACATATCTGACATTTGAGTTTCCCCTTGAATTTCTATAGCTATTTCTATGATTATTTATTAAATTAGAGATTTGACAGGAAGTGTTCAAAGACCTGTAGGGTCCTCTCTTCCAAATCTTTTTTGGATGATTCACTAATGTATCCCTGGTATTTAGACACAGTTTTCTCCTTTAGGAGTCCGTTGTCCCATACCCATTCCTTACCTTCCATAATGCCGTTTACAAATGCATCAGGAGCGGAAGGATCTGCAACAATGTCTGCTGCAGTCGCGAGCATAAAGTCATCCATAACATAGTTGGCGTTTTCACGCCTATCAATGCTACCCATGCCGCGAGAAGAAACACCAAGTTTCACACCCTCACCAAGGAGAGACTTGGCAATGTTGCCCATTGGTGTGTCGAGAATTCGTGCCTTACCTACGAAGTTATTTCCCTCTGCCTTGAGTGACATGATCCTGTGGGATACACGATCAAGGTTTACAGTGGGACCATCGGGGTGACCGAGTTCTCCTAGAGCACGACCTTTGGTTACGTACTCTTCGTTGTAACGACCTACTTCTTTTTCCAGAACAGAAAATGGATAGACTCTTCCGTTACGGTTTTTTACTTCCGACTGGAGGAATACACCCTCAATGTAGAGGTGCTTCTGACCGTCTTTTTCTTCGGTCAAAAGTTTGACCTCCTCAATGTTTTCTGTAATGAGTTTCATTCTTCTGGAGTATCTGTAGGTTCATCAAAGTAGCTAGAAGCTACACTCTGCTTGTACTGATCAATCACGTCCTGTGCTTTGCCGTATAGATAATCGTTAATTTTATCTAACGCTTCGCCACGCTTCTTGTCAGCAATCAAATCAACAATGTCAACGAGTTCAGACTCTAGTGGTGTATCCATAGTGTAATCAAGAGATTATATTTTATTTATCAGCTTTAGGTTTTGCAGGCGCGGGAGCAGGTTTCAACTTCTCCATTTCCTTTGCTTTCTCTAGTTCTCTTTCGCCAGCATCGTCTGCCTGTTGCGCTGCAATTTCTGGAGCGAAGGCAGTGTTCTGCTGGTTCATCATCTCTAGAGAATTGACATCGACTGGATCGATTGCCATGCCACTGTCAATGTCAGATGACATCTGCTTGTCAATCTCCTTGTACTCCTTCTCGGTCTGCATGAGAACCTGACGACGGATGTACTCGGTAGAGAAATACTTTCCAACGAAAGGATCCATCTGGGTAACGAGAGTGACGCGCTGCATCATCATCTCCTGTTGCTTCAATTCATTGAAGTGATTGTCAAACAGGAAGTCATATTGGATATGCTCTTCCATGTCCTCCCAATCTTCAGGAGCGATGACACCCTTGAGGATAAGTTGAGTCTTGAGAATGTCGTGGAACAAACGTGAGAAACGCTTGCGAAGACGACCGATGAACTTACTGAACTTCAGTTCATCACGTAGGATCTCTGTAGACTTGCCTAGGTTGAATGCTTTGTTGTCGTCAGTGAGACGAGAGGGTGGCAAGTTCAGGGAGTTGTATAGTTTCTTTTTGAAATACTCAACGTCCTTGAGTTCACCTAGGTTCTGACCACCAGGTAGTGTGGAGATCTCTGTGCCTCTACCACCTTCGCGGCGAGGTAACCAGAAATCTTCCAGCATACTCATGTGCTTTTTATCATCTCTGATCTCTCCCGTCGAAGCATCGTAAACCAACTTATTACGATAACGTGCCATGACATCACGGAGGTATTGTTCTGCCTTGACTTTAGGAAGATTACCAACATCGATGTAAAAGATTCTGCGTTCGGGTGCTCTGGACAAACGGTAGATGACCAGAGAGTCTTCAATCATACGAAGCTGATTGAGAGACTTGATTGCTTTGTGTAAGAAGGAGAGACTGTACTTCTTGTTCAGATCCATCACACCCGAGTTGACGGTAGCGATGGAGTCGGATGCAATCTTGATTCCGTTATTGGTTGCGAAGTCTGATGCACTGTTGTGTGGCATCGACATCGAACCAGAGAAACCCTTGGGTTGGTAGATGTAATACTCTACGTAATTGCCCCAATCATATTGCAACGCAGTACCTTTGACTGCTTGAGGATCTGATGCAACTCTTGGGTCTTGAATCTTTTGACGAACCTTACGAATCTTGACTGCATCAATGTTTCGTAGTTCTAGGATACCTGCTTTGGGGTTTTCAAGATCGATGACCTTGTGGTAATATACCCTACCATCCACATACCAATTACGAATGATCTGATGAGCGTTCTTGTCGAAGTTCAACATCTTTAAGATGTGGTCGAACTCATCTCTAATCTTTTTCTTTACTCCAGCACCCATCTGAAGATTTGATAGTTCGATCTCAACGGGTGCATCATCTGCATCGCTGACAACAAACTCATTTACAATTTCATCAATGGCAGTGTCTACTTCTGGGTGTAGCGACATGTCTCTATATCGCTTAAGTAGTTCGTACTCGTTTTTCGAGACGCCTTCTACATCTACGTAAGTACCAAAATAGCCACCTGCTACGGTGGCTACGCTGTCATCACTATTAGGGGGAACAGGAGATTGACCCTTGCTCCCCCCGCCATCTTTGATTAAAAAACCAAACAGTTGACTCATGATCTATTGATCTCTAAATTACCTGATGAACTATTTATCAGGTCAGAAAGATCACTTCTTGATCTCGATCTGGGAAGAACCAGTTGTACCACCCTTGAGTGCCTTCCAGTAAGAATACTGGAACTCAACTGTGAACTCTTCGATCTGATCGTTGCTGTCATAAGCAAGGTCGATCTGGGAGATGCTAGTTGGGAAAGCAAAGTACAGTTCGTAAGAACGTAGTTTGTTGGGTGATTCTGGTTGTGCCTCGTCCTTACGGAGTTGGTGTACCTTCATGTTCTGCATGTATCCATCAGTTGCACTAGGCTGGAACAATGGAGCATTGTTTGCCTCGTGAGTGTTGATAGACTCCAACCATTGCTCGAAGAAACCACGAACCTTCATGTCCTTATCGTTGAAGAACGTTGCAGACCAGGTGTCGAATGTACGATCACCAGCGATCTTGACAGTTCTTCCTCTGAAAGGAACTTCGATTACACCCAAGTTGGATGCAGGAAGTGCAGTGGATTTGCAAAGAAGGTTGACCAGTTTCTGATCTTCGCTGTTTGCAGTTGGTTCGTTATCGAGTCCCGCTGGGAACGGGATCTCGACACTGAACATATTAGGCTTGACGCCTTCACCAATTTTACTTAAGAAACTTGAGATGTTTGCCATTTGTGTTTACCTTTCCTTTTTTGGGTTATCAGTTACCGATTACTTCAGCGAACGAAACCCCAGTCTTCGTTGCAGTAAACGTTACGGTGATGTAGTTGATGGAACGGGTTGGTTTCATGAATAGTTCTGCAACAAACTCGTTACGGTCAACAACGTCGGGGGTGTTGTTTGATTCATCACATACCACAAGGAAATCAGTTACGCCGCGACGTGCTTGTACTTCAGCAAGGTAGCTAGTTGCTGCCGTGAGGAAGGAAGAACGTGTTGTCGCGTCGTTTTGTTCAAATAGCACTGCCTTGGCAAGTCCACCAATTCTTCTCTCAACATTGAGGAAGAGGCGACGAACGTTGATACGATCGAAGGAGGAAGGAGATGCGAGTGCAGTCTTGTCGCCAAACAGAGTGACGCCACTGCCAGGGAATACAACAACAGGGTTGATTCTGTTCTGGTAGAGTTCGTCTCTATCTGCTTTGCTAGGATTGTATGCTAGTTTGATAGCGTTACGTAGCGAACCTCTGTTCAGACCAGCAGGGGAATACCAGTCATCGAGCAGAGCCGATGTGTTAACGCAGAGACCAGCGATGTCTCCGTTGCAAGGGATGTAGCGATACTTATCGTTGAAGCGGTCGTAGAAATACTTGTAACCGCTATCAAAAACAGCATAGGACGTGGAAGTCATGCCGTTAAAGAAGTTGAGAGTGTTCTCTCTTTGCTGTTGGCTGGTTAGTGAACCATTGGTGCCAACTTGGTTTGTCTTGTGAGGAGAAACGAAAGCAATACAGTCCTTTCTACCAGCAGCAATTGCAATAACTTTGTTTGCTTTTGCTTTGGTGTCGAGTTCTGTAGCGAGTGATCCGCCCATGAGAACAAAGTTCAGGTTAGGAACTAGTTCTGTGTCAGCGAACTCATCGAATGCGTTCTCGATTTCTGCAGGAGTGTAGTTGTAATCATCTGCACCACCAGAAAGATCGACAGCGTTCAATCCTAGAAGTTGCATCTTGCCACTGATGGCAGAACCTGCAAGGTCTAGTGCCTGACCAACACCATCGGTGGAAGGATTCCAACCAGCAGCAGGAGCAGTTCCGTTAAAGAAGAACGAAGACTGTTCAGCAATGATGTCTCTGTAGAAGTTAGCAGCGCCTTCGGAGCTTCTGCCGTCGCTCAACTTGGAGACATAAAGGATTCTCTCAAGGATTGTGTTAGCAGAACCACTGACTGCACCATCGGTATCGATAACTGCGAAGTGAACTTCGTCATACTCAACACCAGATTCTACAGCGAATGCAGATGATCCAGGACGAGGACCGATAGCACCGAGGGGAAGACCAGTGCCAGGGATGATTGTATTGGTGTACCAATCTTTGACTGCAGAGATTGTGATTGCAGTATCGGTTACGGTAGCAACTTCAAAAGTTGCATCTCCGTTGCCACCACCAACGGTGAGGACTTCACCAGCAACGTATCCAGAACCACCAGCAGCAATTGCGATTGCGCCGACAGTACCTTGAACAGTAGCGATAGCGAAGGTTGCATCGGATCCGCCACCAGCAATGGTGATAGTGTCGCCTACGGTGTAACCAGTTCCAGGGTTAGCGATTGCAATCGATGTAACTGCACCAGCAGAAGTGGTGATGTCAACCGTCAAACCAGTACCAGTACCACCAGTAGTTCCTTGAGCGGTAGCATTGATG